GTATGAACGCGACCTTTGCGCTCAGTTGGCGGAACACGCTGTATTCGGTGTCCACCGGCTTCGTTTAGTAAGCCAGATAAATCAGTACCCTGTACTTCCAAGTGAAGTTCGCCTTGATACTCATTTATCAAGCGGGTAGCTCAGCCCTTGCTTTGTGCAAATTTGATATAGGCTTGTGCTAGATCTTTCACAAACAGTTTTGAATCCTCGCCACCTTCGGCAGCTCTAACCTCTATTACTCGTTTCATACTCGCTCCTTTAAATATGCTTTTGCTCTAGATAATCTGTCAATGTCATCATTAAAATTACCTAATCCTAAATTGCATTTATGACACAACCAACCTCTAAATTTTCCAGTGGCATGATCATGGTCTGCACACCATACTCCTTTTTTATTAGGATTGTGTCCTTTAGCTTCCTCTTCGTTTTTATCACAAATAGGGCATCGATAATCTGTGGGCCTAACTGGTGCGGATAGTTTGATCTTCTTTAGCAAAGCTGATTGTTTCTTTGCACACGGTTTACACTCGTATCTTAGATACTTTGCACCACCGTCTGTTCCGAACATGCCCACAGGGAGGTCTTTTAAACACATCCCGCAAGTTTTCGTCTTTACGTCTAATCCTTCAAACAATTCGTGTATCATTATGCTCGAACTCGTTTGGCCGCACCTATGCGACTGGCTTTGTTCCAATCGTATTTAACACCATCAGGACACAAGCCGTTTGCAATTGTGTCCACACCAAAAATACCACAAACTTCAAAGTCGGGTCCTTTGATTGTTACAAAGAATCCCACTGCTTTTGCCGCTTGCATAGCAGAGTCTAGGGTGTTGAACCCATCTAACTCTGTTCCTGCTTTGTTTATTAATTTATACATGTTTCGATTATACTATGTTTTGATTTTGTTGTCAAATACCATGCTCTTGTACCTATCAAGTTTTGCTTGTTGCATTTCCAATGTTACTGGCAGTTGACTTGGGGACACATGGGCCGCCGGTACATCCGGATAGTAGTTGTGCAAGGCCATTACTTGGAATCCGCCAATTCGATTTCTACCAGTACTGCTTAATTTTTTCATGAAATCTTGACAAAAATCCTTGGCATATGCTAGATCAAAATCTCCATTGTGCCAAAATTCATGTCCAAGATAGTTGCGTTTGCTTGGATCAATAGAAAAATATTTTGAAGAATTTTTCTCAAACTCACTTGAATTGTGCTTTCTCATTGAGTTTATAGTCAATGGTTCCATGCGCAATATGTCAATAGGGAAATCGTGATCCATGGTCAGCGACACTGTGTTCTCTAGACTATGTTTGGTCTCATAAGGAAGTCCTGCAATAAAACTACCCATAGTGCCGCAATTGGGCAGTTGATCTCTAAATTGATACAGTTCTGCAACCACTTTGTCAGGATGCAATCCTTTACCTATAGACTTGAGCGATTGGTGATTCAAGCTTTCTATACCAAAAAATGCTCCAGCAAGACCAATGTCTTTGAGCAATTGATACTGTTCAGGATGTGCCCGTATTAGGTCAATCCTGATATAGCAAGCTAGTTCAAGTTTAAACGGAAGAGACTGTGCAATCTCGGCCATCATTTGTAACTTTTGCAGATTGTCGTTAAATGTGTCATCGGACACAATGTATTTTTTAATTCCAAAATGTGTGTAGTTGTGCAAAAATTCGTTGTACAAGGTATCTTTGTACTTGATATATTCATTGCTCTTTTTACCGTTTAATGGGTAACTACAAAAATCGCATTTGAAAATACAACCTCTAGCAATCTCAATCATGGTTGCATCGCCATGTAGTATATTGTCTTCTGGCTGGTACTCTATCAAGCTTTGGTTGAACTCCCATGACAGATTGTAAGAATTACCATCTACTATCATGGTACCATCTTGAACTGTGTACTGAAAAAACGGATTTTTTCCTTCTAGGAACTTGAGATAAGCAACAATGGCAGCATCACTCATGCCATAAAATACAGTGTTGATTCCCGGGTCAGATTGCCTTTTGTAAGCAGTAGGCCCACCTACTACAAATTTGATCTTGTTGTTGATGGTTTTTGCATAGTCAATAATGAATTCCTCATGAAACTCAACAGTCAGGTGTTCTCTAAATCCCACACCCCATTGTTCTTTTTCGTGCATGTCAGCATATGGACTGCTCCATGCAACAATTTTTGTATCTGGACCTATGCAAAAATCTAGTATTGTTTTGAGTTCATTTTGATCAAAATACCAGGCGGCATCAATAATTTGACATGAGTACCCATTTGATCGAAGCTCGGTAGCAATTCTATATGGACCAGCTTTTTTAAAAGATATCAACGAATGGCAAAGAAGTACCACATCTACATTTTTTATTAACATTCAAATATTTATATACCGCTGAGTTCTAAAAATAAAAACGCAAACAATCCGGTTTCGCCGGGGCGTGTGGACGTGAACTATCGACACAGGGTCGGCACTCTAGGGCTTTCGCGGCCTCCTGCAATAGATAACTCTTGACACCGGGAACGTTTACAGGCCTCTCACCTGTACAACTGGTCCATAGGAGATGCTACATCCCTGCACAGAGCTCCAAGGGGTATTACCCCCGCACGAATCATTGTTTGCAAAAATGGCAGGCCCTTCAGGAATTGAACCTTCGACTTGTGAGTTTGGACCTCACAAGATCAGCCAGAGTAGGCCCATAATGGTGCGACTGGAGGGACTTGAACCCTCAATCAATTAAGCGGCAGATTTTAAGTCTGCTGTGTATACCATTCCACCACAGTCGCGTTGTTTGGTACCCCAGATGGGACTCGAACCCACAGATACAACGACCTCAACGTTGCGTGTCTACCAATTCCACCACCGGGGCATGTGTTTGGTAGGTCATAACGGTATCGATCCGCTGTATCTTGGATGTCGACCAAGCGCTCTACCTTTGAGCTAATGACCTAAGTGTGCTGACTACTTGTCCTATTATACGCTGTCAGCAAAAGCGAGTTCATGGTGCGTCAGGAGAGACTCGAACTCTCAATCCACTAGGGCATTGGCTTCTAAGACCAACGTGTATACCATTCCACCACTAACGCATTTGTTTGGTGTCTCCAACAGGAATCGAACCTGTATCTAATTCTTAGGAGGAACTTGTTCTATCCATTGAACTATAGAGACTTAACTGTTTACTTGACGCAAACTGTCTCGACGAATTAAAAATTTGCGAGTTTCGCCTTCTCGACGTACACTCAGGAACTCTTGTCCTTCAAGTGTGCGAACCATGCGAACATTGTCGCAAATGTAGCGCTCAAGAGTGATCTTGTTTTCAAATAGTTGTGTTTTGTTTTCCATCACTAAATCCTTTGCACTTACTTATTGGCGGAAAGCAGAGGAGTCGAACCCCATCCCTGTTAAGAGAACCTGGTTTTCAAGGCCAGTCGCAGGACCATCCCCGCTGCATTACTTTCCGTTGTTTGGAGCACAGGGTGAGATTTGAACTCACGGTTTTAGGGATTTGCAATCCCTTGCGTTGGGCCTCTCCGCCACCTGTGCATAGATTGGTGGACACAATTTTTGAGGCTGGCCCGTTAGTAGATCACTACCACCTGTTACATTGATGTACGTACTATTGCTTGCCCAAGGATTTACCGCGGTACCTTGTGACTCATACTGAATGATGTAACTCATACGCTGCTCTTGGTCTCGGTAGCAGGAATCGAACCTACGCTCGAACGTCCCAAACGTTCAGTGATACCATTTCACCATACCGAGAAAACTAACTGGTACCTGGTGTCAGACTCGAACTGACATCGTTCTCCGTGTAAAGGAGATGCATAACCTCTCTGCGCAACCAGGCAAAAATATGGAGCGGGGTACGAGGATCGAACTCGTCTCACTAGCTTGGAAGGCTAGAGCACAGCCACTATACCAACCCCGCGTTAAATACACGATGCGAACAAGAAACTTTATTGCAGCTAACGGCAGTGTACAAATACACTTGAGCGTCAACGACACAGGTTCTGTGTGTTACATCTTTGTCAATGATATTTACAACGAACGCCTGACCATGCGATATTTTACCAGCATGGAAGACGCCATGAATTTCATTGAAAAGTTTTAATTGGTACCTAGGACAAGAATTGAACTTGTGATTAGCGGTTATCAGCCGCTTGTTATACCATTTAACTACCCAGGCACTTTAATCTTGAATTAAGTTTTTAAAGAACAGCTTGTATTATAACGCAAGCATGTTTATTTGTCAACTGTTGTTTGGCGGGTCCTGCAGGAATCGAACCCACATCGCCAAGTTCGAAGCATGGCATTCTATCCGTTGAACTAAAGACCCGTGGTGGTTGTAGTTGGTATCGATCCAACCTCCTGGGCTTATGAAGCCCGTGCGCATCCGTCTACGCCATACAACCAAAACCTCTTTGGGGTGACTACTGGGAATCGAACCCAGACTAAGAGAATCACAATCTCTGTTGCTAACCGTTACAACATAGCCACACCAAAGAAGTCTAGCAAACTCATTGCGGGCAGGGTTCGAACCTGCATTCACCCCCATAACGGGGCTTTCTTACCACTTAGAAGACCGCGAGTTCCTGAGGTTAATTACTCCCCAGCATGGTGTCTACCCGTCGATAGATTAATACCATATGTAAACACACTATACACTGGCCGATTATGCATCGGAATTCTTTTTCGCAGGTTAATGTGTTTGCATATGGTAGGGGCACAGGGATTCGAACCCTGACCTGGCGGATTAAAAGTCCGCTGTGCTAAACCGTTAACACTATACCCCCATATGGTCCCTCCACTGAGATTCGAACTCAGACTTCTCGGATTAAGAGTCCGGTATGCTAACCAGTAACATCTTGAAGGGATGGATCGTAAAGAATTGTCTTTTACGTGCCATCCAGGACCATACGGGGGTCTAGGATGACACTATCGTTTACCTGAACGTTTCATAGTGTTACCTCTTTTGTTTAAGTTCTAATTATACAACAATTACAGAATGTTGTCAACTGTTTTTTGGTGCGTCCCGAGGAATTCGAATCCCCAACCTCACGGCTTCGTAGGCCGGTGTTCTATCCAGTTGAACTAGAGACGCATCGTAAATTGGCCCCTGAGGTGTCTGTTGCAGAACACATTACTAACTCTATTGGCAAGGGTGTATACGGCCCCGCTTAACTCAAGGATAAAATGGTGCCACGAGCTGGACTCGAACCAGCCACACACAGATTTTCAGTCTGCTGCTCTACCTGATGAGCTACCGCGGCGTTGAATTGGTCTCCATGGTACGATTCGAACGTACAGCCTCCTGACTCCAGATCAGGCCGTCTACCAGATTGACATTACACAGAGATTGAAAGTTGGTCTTTGTAGCAGGGTTCGAACCTGCGACCCCTAGTCCCCCAGACTAGTGCGCTACCAGGCTGCGCCATACAAAGATAAAAGCCCAGGGACAGTCGTCACGGCAGGATTGAGTATAGGCTTGAAAGTGGTGCCCCATGACAGAATCGAACTGCCGTAACCTGATTACAAAACAGGTGTAATACCATTATACTAATAGGGCGAAAGAAAATAGTCTAGTGACCTAGCTCGTCAAGGGAGAGTATTGACTATGTTTGTGGTGCCCCAGGATGGAATCGAACCACCACACCCTGCTTACAAAACAGGACCTCTACCACTAAGGATACAAGGGCTAAATTATGGCTCCTCGACCTGGGCTCGAACCAGGGACCAACGGATTAACAGTCCGGCACTCTACCACTGAGCTATCGAGGAACAAACATGGAGCGGGTAAGGGGGTTCGAACCCCTGACATCTACCTTGGCAAGGTAGTGCTCTACCAACTGAGCTACACCCGCATGTTGTCTGGCGGTGCGACTGAGACTCGAACTCAGAACCCGGATTACGCCGAGCGACAGATTAGCAATCTGCTCTAATACCATTATAGGACCGCACCAGTAAACTACTTAGTAGGCACTCTCGCCTACTACAAAAAAATTGGCTCCGAGTGTGGGAATCGAACCCACCTAACCATTGATTAACAGTCAAGCTCATGCACCTTGCTCGAGTTTCTCGGAATAAAAATTGGTAGCCATGGACAATTTCGAAATGTCGACCTATGCCTTATCAAGACAGCGCTCTTCCTCTGAGCTACACGGCTATGGTGGAGGCAACAGGACTCGAACCTGCCACCTGATGCTTGCAAAGCACCTGCTCTACCAGATGAGCTATACCCCCACAAAAACTGGCACGGGAACCTGGGATCGAACCAGGGACGACAGAGTCAAAGTCTGTTGTGTTACCTCTACACCATTCCCGAACAAAAATTGGCGTACCCCCAAGGACTCGAACCCTGACCTAACGGATTTGGAATCCGCGATGCTGCCATTACACCAGAGATACATTAACATATGGTGGACCGTAGGAGAATCGAACTCCTGCCCGAGGCTTGCAAAGCCACTGTGCTACCACTATCACTAACAGCCCATACATTCTAAAACATACTCAGCAAGTGTGTTTTAGAATGCAGTGTATTGCTACACCACATGACGGGGTTGATACCCCGACCAGGAGTCTTACTAGTGTGTTCTCACCACACGTTCATGTGTCCTGTCCGCCCGTTTGCCTAGTTTAGTGTGCTGGCTGAGTCCTCGTTACTCATTACACATAAAGAAAAACCCTGGAGTTTTTAGTTCCAGGGTCTTTTGAGTTTGTTAGTTACTGCTATTATGCGTAACCACCACCTTCACAAGACCCTGAGACTCCCGGAATACTATTCACGCGACCAAAGGCGTGCGACCAGGTTTGTGTCGCCTGGAGCATTTGTTTGGTTAACAGTGAACAAGTAATAGAAGTCATTTTGTTTCCTTGGGTTACTCAAACAGCTTTGTTGCTGTTCAAGTGTTAATTATACTTTACTTAGTGATTGTTGTCAACCACTAAATGTTTTTCAGTGTTGTATTTATACCACATGCTGAAAAACTACGAATTTGGATGCGGGTGACAGATTTGAACTGCCGATGCACCTGGCTTATGAGACCGGTGTGGTGACCACCCTACCCGCGCAATTATTTACCATTCTGAAATACACTACCACAGCGTTATACTGCTGTATCACAAGCAATACTACCATGTCTACCCATTGTGCATGTAATGTGTTTTAGAATAGTGGAGGACTGAGAATACATCTCTCCCAATAGCACCTCGAGCATTATTACCAGCCTTGCGAGCCAGCTTTCTCTCGACTTCCACACAGCCCTGTTGCCAGGTATCCATGTCTGCTATCAGCATCGCCGTTTTTAAAGACAGGCAGTAGTCTTGTCGCCGTATGCTATTCTACGCCATCTATCCCGTTGACCTTGCGAGCCATTCAAGTGCGCTAACACCTTACGAAACTTCCAGCATAAACAGATTTCACCTTGCGAGTTACGTCTGACTTGATTAGCTTGCGCCTCAAGTATTAGATGCTTTTCACATACGACCGAGTCAGTCTTTGCATTTTAATCGTTAGCGGGAGTTGAACCCGCAGTCGACTCCTTAACAGGGAGTTAGCTTACCATTAGCTTATAACAACCTACTGCGATGTGCTGACTCAGTTGCTGCATACTCTTTTGGAATACACAATACAACACACCACGTACCTTTCGTCTTGCGAACTACTCAGTCGTCTTTTGCGATCTGCGTCTTGACATTGCTGCCAATCCACCAACCACTCAAACTGCATACGAGCCCTTGGTTGCAACACCTCGGACAAATACACTACCCTTTCTCATACCAATTAACTGGACTGGTTTAGTTGTGAAGTCAGCACCACCTGTTACTTTCCATCTGCTCCGGTTACCCTTGCGGGCCGGTAAGCAAACGTTCTTTCCACAACATCCAGCGTCATTGTTACCTCCACCGGTCTTATCAGTAAAGGGACTCTCGCGAGTCTGAGCAGGCTTGTCTAAACGAACCATTGCTGGCGGAGTTATGTAGGCATACCTCCTTTGGGCTGATCACTCAGCTTATTCTTCACTAGATAGCAAGCTACCTAGTAGGACATTAAACTGCCCCGGAATCTTATTGTAACATCAATTGTTGAACTTGTCAACAACTAATTTTACCAAATCTGTAAACAACTGCACACTATACAGGATTCGAACCTGCCTCACACTGCCAGTGGCAGTGCTGAATACCACATATCATCGGCGTGTACGGCGCCTTGATGTGCATGTGTTTAAAGACTTTTGTTACTGTCTAAGTATCTATTGTATGACAAACAACATTGCTTGTCAACACAAATTGGATAAACTGATCCGCCTACTACCCTGCGTTTAAAGGTACGGAATACATCACTGCACTCCCTTCCTTCCACCAACATGGTTCGACTGTGACTAGCAGTCATGGCAACTTAATCCCCAGAGGCAGTGGATCAACTGGAGTCCCTGGTAGTTGGGCCCATCGTCATTGAGTTTTAGACGCAGGCAGGCCAGCTTAACTTTTTGGTACCCCCACCGGGAATTGAACCCAGATGAACCAATTATCTGTTGCTTACGGGATATAAATCCGCCGTTTTACCATTAAACTATAGGGGCATTGTTCCATTGAAAAACACACTTTTAAACAGTCCTTCAACGGTTAGTCGCTGTCTCCCTTACTACTCGGGCGGATCTGTAAGTGTGTTTATCAATGGAGTCGCATACGGGTTACGATCCCGTCTGGTCACCTTGAAAGGGTGATGACCTCACCAGAAGTCTAATGCGACATGTTGAATTTGTTGCAGTAGTGTCACCATCGTTATTGACACCATTCACCTATTTGCATATAGCCCGGGCTAGGACTCGGTACGTTACTTGAGATTCATCCAGTTGATACGCCATCATGTATACCAGTCCCACTCAAGCGACCAGTCGGGCATCGAACCCGCAACCTTCTACTGACTCGGTCCTTCGAAGAAACCTCGCTAGCGTGACTTCACTTGCTAACACTACAACAAAACTTGGTGGATTGTATGGGACTTGAACCCATGTCTGACCAAGAGTGCGGTGGCGCACACTCGATAATGCTCCTACGGCTACTCACCGTGCATGTGACCTTCCTTGACAACCCATATTCATGGTGGACGATAGTGGAATCGAACCACTGTCACGGCAGAGTTACTGCCGCCTGTTATCCTTTACAACAGTCATCGCCCATTAACTTGGCGGTCTCAAGGGGTAACGATCCCCTTCTTCAACAGTGACAGTGTTGTGTGCGTCCATGAACACTTTGAGACCTATTTCTTACCGTTTAACGCAAGTTGTATTTTGCGTTTACCTTCATCTGAAACATTCTTATATCCCCAAGTCTCAGTTTGGGAATGACAATTCGGGCATAACCATCGCAGATTTACTTTTCTGTGATCAGTCCGAACTCCATTAATATGATCAATTTGCAATGTTATAGGTTTATCGTTGTACTCAGAACCTATTCCACAATGTACACATTTGTATTCAACAAATTTCCGCATATAGTTTTGTGCAACTCCTTTAGTGGGAGAATCACCATTCATCGCTTCGGTAATGCTGTGCAATCTCTGACACATATTATTGCAGTACTTGTGCATGTGATTCTTTTTGCACGGATTTTCTTTTTGACAGTAAAGACATTTAAAAATTTTTAACATAGTAGACCTCTACTATATTTAGTCCGTGCTCTACTTTCCTCTCCCAATTGAGCTAATAGAGCATAAATTAGTTCCAGAGTACACGGCGTTAAACTGTCAGCCTAGGCCCGCTTAACTTCTGTCTGGTAGCAGCTTTTTCCGCCAGCAACACTTTTCCTTACCCTACTGGACCGACTTACTTTCGCATCGTCACATTCTAAGTGTGAAGCCCACGCAGTCTCGCATGGGTCGGTTTCCATCTACTCTAGTACTTGTTATTGCCTTAGTATTTGGCGCCGGGCGTGGTATCGAGCCACATTCTCCTTTGCGTGATCAATCGCATCAGAAACACCATGTCAGACCCAGACATAAACTTGGTGTAGTAAACAGGATTCGAACCTGCCTAGCTATCTGTTTTTACAAACGGGTGATATCACTTCCCATCGCCATATGCCCCTCGGGTTTGCAATCCTGCTACGCATACAGTCAAATAGCCTGTCAACCAAACTTACCACAAAAATTGGTGGAGAATACTGGGATCGAACCAGTCATGACCTAAGTCGGAGGATTTACAGTCCCCTGCCACACCATTGCGGCGGATTCTCCATATACTAACTACAGGACGCCCGGGAGTTCTACGGGTCGTTTAAGAATTCGCTTCGCAGCGACTCTCCTATAAAACTGGTGGATCTTGATAGAATCGAACTACTTGGCAACCACCCCACTTGACAATGCCTACCGGGTTACAGCCGGCAATGGGGAACAAGATCCAGTAACTTGGCGATGCGTGGGAGAATCGAACTCCCGTCTCTGGATAGACAATCCAGGATAATGACCATTATATGAACGCACCATGATCAATTACGAGCTTGTAGACTAAACTACAATTTACCGGTTTCTAGACGAACTCATAAACTTGGTACTGGGTACGGGAGTCGAACCCGTCTTCTCAGGTTGAAAACCTGATGTCCTAACCGATAGACGAACCCAGTATAAAAGACACACTACCAGTCCCAGGGATTCGAACCCTCTGTCTCTTGTAGTTTACCACGAGTTTTTCGCTCAGGCAAGTAGTGCATCAAAAATCATATAAAAACACACAAAAGCAATACTAACCTGCAATTCTAGCTCTTTCCCCGTTTTACAGGGGACGCTCAACTTAGCTGGACTTTCTAACTAATGTGCATTTTTATATGATCCCCGGCTACGTTTTGCTTCACAGCATTACGGACTGTTATCACCGAACATCAAAATCGTGTCAAGTGTTGTCTTGCCGGGTAATCATACATGTAAATTTTTAAGGAATTCTACGCAACTACTCGATCGTTTGTTGCTAAGTGTTTATTATAACACTGTTGGGAATATTTGTCAACTGCTTCTGTGTCTTCTAGCAGTGCTACCGTTTCCGGAGCAGTTGTTGTTCTTCCTAACTAGCCTCTAGTATAACACGATGTGCAATACTGGTCAACTTGTTTTGCAAAAGCCCCGCATCACTGTAGGGTCTTTGCAAACTTCGCTGTATCTCTAACTTGTTTCTATTGTAACACTCTTTCAATTATTGGTCTAGTACATAAAGAAAAACCCGCATCATGTGCGGGTCTTTGTAGAATGTAGTACTTTTGTTAACTACAACGACAAAGCCCCGAGATACAATCGCGCTCATAGGCCTGCTCATAATTGGCAGGTATGTTTTTAAACGTGATTGCGATTGCTGTCATCATAGTGTAGTATATATGACAGAGCAACAAAAGTCAAATATTTTGTTGCTCTTTTTGTCAATTTAGGCAACAAATGGCGTGTAGTCAATGCCTGTAGTGGCAAGACCAGTCAAGCCAATAGCAGTTTCAAAGCTGGCCAACTCGCTAGCAATCACCAACACATCAGCTTGGCTGTACTGGTTACCGTTCATCCAATTGGTAAGTTCGGTAACATCAGCTAATGTAGCGTCAGTACCTGTGACGTTTTTGTAAACGTGCTTGATGAAAGTTTCTGTGCTTACGCCGCCAGCATCAGTTTTGTAAGTGTCTGTGGCCAACAAGGCTTCTGCCAATTGCTTGTTGGTCCAACCAGCGTCAGCAAGATGGATACCAATTCCAGTATACGCATCAGTAACATCTGCTGTGCCCAAAGCGGCAGCTAACAATGCATATACATCACCTGCACGACCGTCAGCATCATAAGCAATGGCCTTGTCTGTGAACACCACACGCTCGTGATCTTCAAGAGTGTATGAAACATTGGTAGCCAGGGTGCTGGCTGCTGTGATCTTGTCTGCGGCCTTGGTCACAGTGAATTCTGTGCTGGAGCCCCCAAATGTGTAGGTGTCAACGCCTTCGGTACCAGTAACATCAACCGCAACGTCAACTGTACCGTCGCCAACACGACCTGTACCTACCACACCAAATGTGGCAATTTTACCTGCGGCACCAACTGTGGCAACTGTAACGATCAAGTTGTTGGCAACTGTACCACCCAGGGCTGTGCCAGCAAGAGTGATTGTGTCGCCAGCCACATAGCCTGTACCAGCACTTGCTGCCAAGCTGTCGAGCACAACAGAATATGTTCCGTTGGTTTTGGTTACATCAAATACTGCATCAACGCCTGCGCCGCCTGTTAATCCAGTAACGTTTTGGTATGTGGTGTTTACTGCTTTGTCTTTGATGGTGATTGTTGTAGTCATTATTTTTTCCTTTTAAAAATGATTTATAAACTGATTGTTTATGTTGCTATTATACAGTGGTTATCTAACAAAACATGTGCGTGTGCGCACATGTTTGACACGAAAGTTTGAGACTTTGCCCAAAACAAAAGCGCCCTTGGGCGCTTTTGTTAGTGTTATTTGGTAGTACCAATTACTTCAATTTCCACCCTGCGATTCTTGGCCCTGCCCACAGAAGTCTTGTTGTCTGCTACAGGTTGCTTCTCGCCACGGCTTTCAGTGTACACACGATTGCGCTCAACACCTCGGCTGATCAAGTAGGCCTTGACTGCTTGTGCTCTACGATCGCCTAGCTTTTGATTGTAAGCATCTGTACCAACGCTGTCAGTGTGTCCCACAGCAATCACGACTTCCAAAGTGATCTTGCTGATCTGTGCAACCAAGGCGTCCAACTTGGCCTTGCCTTCTGGTCGGATCACAGCACGATCAAAGTCAAAGAATGCGTCAGCGGCATACGAGTGTTTGATTACCAAGGGCCTGGGAGCTTCAGCCGCCCTAGGTGCTGGTGTTGCTGGAGTTACAGTTACTGGTACTGCAACAGGTGCAACTGCCTTGACCGGTGCAGGCTTGAGTGCTCCGTCGCAATCAGGATGGGCAGTAGCCGGAGTCCAGTTAGCATCGCGCCAGCACAAGTTGGTGCTGTTTTTTACTGGAGCGCCAGATGCAGTCCAGTTATCGATAGTTTGTGCGTTGACTGCAGATGCCAACAACGCGGTAATGAATAGTAGTTTTTTCATAGTAGTCCTTTCAGTAGGAAACCCACCGAAGTGGGCCCTTGAGTTTCTGTTACGAGGTATGTCTTACCCTAGGCTACGTTTAGGCGGCCAATGCGAACTGTGAGTCGTTTGCGTTTAATTTGTTTACTTCGTTTTCCAAGTCGTTCCTACTACCAAAGACTAGCCTTGATTCAGAATCTTGTGTCGGTGATTGCATGCCGTGCTGTCCACTCTGTTACTCTTGACCCAATCGATCCTGTGTCAGGCCCATCATAAAGAAACTTGCCAACCAAGAAGTTCAGAACACTTAACATATTCTCGCTTCATGGCAACCAGTATCTCTGGTTCGATGTCGTTCCATCTATCCTCAGTTAAGTACTGACCATCAATCTCTACCCAATCTGGGTGTAGTTCAATATAAAACTCCTTGAGAGTTTTTGGACTATCTTTACTTAACCATGGACTACTACGACTCATCAAACTTCCTTATGGTGGACCTGGCGGGCACTGCCCCCGCGTCTTGAATCCTTTTCTCTTTGCTTCATACAGCAATAACTTGTATTATAGCGGCTCTACGACTTGTATGTCAAGCCGTAAGGGTTGATCCCACAACAACCAATTCAGCTCACCAGCCTCACGAGCACTTTCAATGCTGTCCAGAATTTCTGTGACGTTGTAGCCAGGGCCTGGTATGGTTTGAGTTTGCCACAATGTATTTTGTAAATGGATGTTGATAATCATGTTGGTATTTATTATTCTTACTCTAGGTAGTACTTGGGTGAAACACTGCCCTTGATTCCTTTTAAAAAATTGCTAGTATCACTCAGCCAGTATTGATCTACAGATGAGAAAAATCCTTGTGATAAGTCTCGGAACTTCTGGCTCTGGTCCAAGTTTCCGTTGATAAACCAAGTATCGCGTATGCTATACACACGACTAGGGCTTTTGCCATCAACAAACGTGGTAGGATCCCATCGAGGATATATTACTTGTTTGAGTCCCCACTGCGACAAATGAGTTTTTAACACCTTGTTATACCCGGAACCGTGTGCATCTTTAGAACCAGCTGGTTCGTAAAACACTGGATCATGCACTGTTTCAACAAAACGTTTTACCACGTGTGCCTGCTTTACCACAATTTCGGGCATGTCAGGAGTCCAGTAAAACAATTCATCAAAGAACCCGTTGTTGTATTCTTGTTGCATTTTTGGACTAATGCAATTGTCAATAATATCAACAAATTGAAAGTACAACTTCCCATCGTAAAAAACCTTAGGCTTGTCTGATCCCCAAACAAAACAAACTTTTTTACCAGCGTCAATCATGCGTCGATACTCTTCAATGCGCTTGCGCCACATCAAGATGGTTTTGGAATTTGGCGTCCAATGAAAGTTGCTTAGATATTTCCACTCATCGGAGAACTGATCAACTGCATCAACTATATCCTTGCTAAAATCAATCAGTCTGAATTTGATATTTTGAAACTTGGCCAATTCTTTCATGATGGGAATTGCCACTTGATCAACTTCGCTGTTCATAAAAGATTGGGTGCCAGCCGCATCAAAATAACAAAAACTTGCTACTTCGTCAATTTGACACCCTTCTTCTAGCCATGCGTTAAGGATATTATGACTATCACTGCCGCCAGAATAAAACAACACACAATAGTCATAACTTTCGCGTATTTGTCTAGCACGAGCCTTGTAATAGTCCCACAACTGTCCAGGAGGTTCAACTTTCCAATTCATGTTGTCAAACACTGGCCTATTGAAATTCCATTCAGGAAAATGCCCAGTTCGTTTCTGGGCTTCAATAGCTTCTATTTTGCTGTAGGTTTTGATATCACCAGACTGGTAGAATCCAAACTTGTCAGCGTTGTAGGTACAACGATTATTCAACAGCATCTTCTACCACCCACCATCCTAATTTTTTTAGATCTTCTCGGATCTCGTTGGTGACTACACTTTCGCCCACAAAGTTGGCCTTGTACCATTGATGCCGTTCCAGCTGCTCAGGAGTCATGGTTTCGATGTCTGCGTCACCTTGGATGCCCGAGCAGTACCAGTCCATGTAGTCACCTTCGCCACGCATGTCAGCAACAATACCTCCAGCATAGCGCCAGCTGGCACCCCAGGTTTGATTTTTCAACACAGACCATACTTCGTTTTTCTGAAAGTTCTGATTGCACATGGCAGCATACAGATTCTGTGCGTAAGCTTCAGATGCACGTACTTTGGCCACAATCCAGTCTGTGGCACGGAGATCAAACTCCATGTTGTTTTTCTGCCATTCAGGGTCAGCTTCTTTTTCGCGAATTTGTGCTCGATGTGACTGGTAAAACTCAATCATGTCGTTTGCTTCTTCAGCAGTTTTGTCGCCTTCAGCAACTCGCTTGAGTTCGCACTCAATTTGGAAACAGCCACGGTCTGGACTAGAACTAATCATGACAGCTACTAATTTTAGTTGGCTAACACTCGGGCAGTGCTGGTAACTACTGCGGCAATACGTCCAATGTCGCGAAGTTGTTCCACAGTGTAACCTTCTGCTTTCAAAGTCTCATAGTGAGCTTTTACACAGAAATGGCACTTGCCCACAATACTTGCGGCCAAGCTGTAAGCTTCAAAGTTGGCCTTGGTTGTTCCACCATGACTTGCAATAGCATTCATGCGCAACTGTGCAGGCAACCCGGCTAAAGCAGGATCATCTGCCATTTCAACGAATGGATACCAAACGTTGTTTTGAGCCATGATTGAGGCAGCGGTCAGTGCTGCATCAGCTTCTTTGCGGTCTGCCAACACACTGTGAATCCAGGTCCACAGCTTGGTGTTGCCTGTGGCAAATGCTGCCGCTAGAGCAATAGCTTCAGCTAATTCAGGAGCCAAGCTCGAACGTTTGATCACAGCGTCAATGTTGAGTCGAGTATCCTTGGCATAGTCAGGGATGGTTTCTTTGAGTTGATCTACCCATGTTGTCATTTTGTTTTCTCCGCTAATTCTTTATAACCCGCCCAGCTAGGATGTACGCCATCCTTTTGTAAACGAGTCATTGGCAGTACAGAATCTCCGTACTCTGCCGCCATGCTTTTGATTGTTGCTTGAATGTCTGGATTGATTGCAGGCAAGATCCAAAATACTCTAGCAGTTGTTCCAACTTTCTCACGAATACGTTGTAACTCTGCTCGGGTTCGTACGCCCTTGTGGTCGTTACTGCCCAAGCTGATAATAACTGTCCGGGCAGACAAATCTTTGTTCAAGTATTCGCGATTCCATTGCCAGGTATTCCAGCCGCCTTTGGCATAGGCCACACACTCGGGTCTTGCTTGGTGTGTGCCCACTGCAATACTATCCCCAATGATCAAACAATCCAACATGTTAATATTTTCCTGATGCCAACACAATTTGGCAAATATGTTCTAATCGTTCAATGTGCTCAAACGCACGCCACGGACTAGTGTCAATAGCCACTACTCCATGACCTTTGATCCCAACAATGTCATAAGCAATATTTCCGTAGTTATCTAACTGCAAGTTCTCATGGCAACGATCAGCAAGTTCTTGACTGATAGGTGCTACATCTCCTACGTTAGGCGCCACACTTGTATAACGACTGAGTTCTGGAAAGCTATCAGCAAGGCTGCTTAACTCAATACCACGATGCATAGCCGCTACACAATATGTAGGATGCAAGTGAACTACTACCCTAACATCATTGCTATGCTGACCCATATTCTTTTGTAACCCAAAGTGCAAGGGAATCTCTCCGCTGGGCTTTAAATTAGCACTAATGTCTGTGTAGAATTCTTCTGTCCACATAAGACTACTTACAATTCTAATCTTTTTAAATTGATCAGGCTGTAGCGTTTGCTTACGCACACCACTAGGCGTGATATAAAAGTGATCACGGTCGTGATGACGAATACTTACATTGCCATCACGACTGGTAATCCAGTTGCGGCTATATGCTTCGACTAATGTGTCGCATATAGTTTCTAACATTACAGTGTCTCGCCGCCAACTGTACGGTTGCAAGCACACAGTTCACCTGTTTGCAATGCATCCAACACACGAAGTGTTTCTTCTGGACTGCGACCCACGTTCAAGTTGTTGACTGTAACGTGTTGGATCTCATTGTTGGGATCAACAATGAATGTGGCACGAAGTGCGGCACCAGCTGGAGCATAGAACACACCCAATTGTTCAATCAAGCTCAGGTTCTTTACTGTGTTGGTTGCAGCATCGTAGGTGGCACGTTGTGTGTCAGCAAACTGGTGGTGTGTGATCTTCTTCAAATCAGCGTGTGCATTTTGCCAAGCCACTTTGCAGAACTCATTGTCTGTTGAACCTGTGAGCAACACTGCGTCACGATCAGCAAAGTCCTGTGCCAACTTGTCGTAAGCTACAATTTCTGTGGGGCATACGAATGTAAAGTCCTTGGGGTAGTAAACGATTACTTTCCACTTGCCTTCAAAGCTGGTGTCTGTGATGGTATAAAACGCATCTTCAGGTTGACCGGGACGAACGCCGGTGACTGCGAATGGGGCCAATTTATCGCCAACTGTTTTCATTTTGATTTCCTTGTGTTAAAATGTTGAGTCTCAGTGTTTATACTGAGTGTTTATTGTAATAGTATATAGCAATGAAATCAAGCAGATTCATTGTTTTTGTCTGAAATTATTTCTATTGCTGTAATTGAAATAATTTATACTATAGTGGTCCGGCGTACAGGAATCGAACCTATATAAAGGGCTTAGAAGACCCGTGTATTATCCATTATACGAACGCCAGATGTTTGGTGGGCCAACTAAGAATTGAACTTAGACTCAATCGATTATGAGTCGACTGCTTTACCATTAAGCTATTGGCCCTAAAAAACTATTGTAACAGGGTTTTTATTTAGTGTCAAGCCTTGGACATCTTTTTCAGCAAATACATTGTGACTTCTGAACCCGAAACTTTCACCAGCTCCTGTGGATACTTGTTGCAGTTGCCCCAGCTATGGCCGACACTTTTAACGCCGACCATCTTGGGATTGAGCTTGGCCACTGTGCCCACTGTCATGCTGTTGCTACGTGGATACACCACACAGTCGCCAACCTCCAGGGCCTGTCCAAACAGGTCTTGATGTTCAATAGGTGGTTTTGTTGTTTTCATGCCACTTGCCATTTCTTTTGATCCAAGGCATGACAGTGTACACAATAGCGATTTTGCCGTGCCCAGATTGAATGACCATTGTGTTCTACCGCACTCCACTTGGTCCAAGTATGCCAGTTGAATCGGCACCAAAAACTAGTCACAGCCGGCGGCAAGTCTTGCAGTGTTCTAAATGTGTTGAGTTTTTCGTTCATAACCAAGAGTGGCATGACCACTTGTTGAGATAACGTACACTTGCACCGAACGACCCAAAGTGCTTTTTGTAATAGTTGTTGTAGGCTTTCTGCCACTTCTTTGAGATTGGCTCGGGACTGTGACAAGCAAGATAATGAAGATTACCAAACTGTCGAAAGATAGTTTTCTTGTTGAGTTTGTAACCTGCAGGATACCACTTAATTCGGCTTTGCCAATTGTAGCTACCGTGCAAAGCGCCATACTTTCGGCGTTCACGCATGATACTCTTAGTGTCCATGCTAGAGCTAGGGCGGAATCGATTAGGTGTTTTGTTCATAGCAAGTGGGGCAAAGTGCGTTACGGTTGGGACCACCTTGTGGGCGAATGGCAGTTTGGCACTCCCGACAAAGTATAAAAGCCTGGGTATAAATGTAGCCACGTTGAGCAGGCAGGATTGGTTCCCAGCTACCATCAGGCTGTTCGGCGTAGCCTAAAATTTGATCTTGAGTCATTCAGTTACCTCACAGCCCTTATTATAGTCCCACTTGACGTTGCCGCCAAGTTGTTTGAGCACATCGTACTTGGCAATTTCACTCTGGCAGGCTCTGGGCATACCTACAGATCCTACCACAGCCATGCAATCTAGGCAACGATAACTAATACCGCTTGAGTGATCAAACTTTGCAACACCGCCACAGGGCAAGTGCATTGTTTGATACCGTACTCCGTCTGCATATACACTCATGATTGCAGTGCAGCCCAGAAGGCAGTCTTTTCCAAGTCTTGTTGAAACTCAGGGTACACTTCATCCAATTGATTTTCTTGAATTTCCTTGTAGCCTTTGTCTAGCTTTTTAAGGAAAGGATGATGCACATCCCAGAGACTACCTTCGACCAATTTGGTTTGTAGCTTTTTGCCACGGCGCCCCCAAAAGGTTACGTACTTGCCATCACTACGGTAAGATGCAGTAGGTTCTCGCAAACAAATTGCGCCCCAGACCTTGTCGGCGTTGGTCTTCTCGTCTTTGCACCATCCAATGTATTTGTATTTCATTTCTTCAACATGTTCCATACTTTTTTAGGGTCAATAACGTCAAACGGTTGTTTGACTTCTTTGATCACCATTTCAAGTTCAACTATTTCCCAGTCTGCTATACGGTTCCAGCCGCTTCGTTTGTCAGCATTCATCACGCCGGTCAAGAATGTCCTCAAGCTGCCCAGTGACTGAAAGATGCGACCAGTCTTGTCGTAACTCAAGTACACAGGTGTACCCTTTACAAACTCGGTAGGATCTGACAGCTTGCGAATTTTGTAGTAGATCATTGTTGCAGTGCTTTCCACATTTGTTGATGTTGTTCTTGGATGTACCTGCTAGCAACGTTCAACATGTTCACTGCATGTTCATAACTCACAGGAATAACAATTTTATCGCCACACTCAATTTCTTTGAGCAGGTCAAGGCGTTCCCATTCAGTGTGCGGAATCATCGTGTTACAATCCTATAACGAGAATGTGGATATTTTGCTTGCAACCATTCCAACAGCCCTGGCTCCCAAGGCAACTGAATGGTGTTGTTGTAGTTGGTAATATAGGTCATTTGCTCCTCACGCAACGGTAGTTTTCATACTTCAATCCAAGTTGCTTTGCAGCATCTTCGCACATTTGCAGGGCAGACTTCATGTTCGTCCGGCCTTCTTCCATATGAAACTCACCTAGAGGTCGCCAATCGTATTTGACCACTGTGCGAGAACCCTTGGCGTCACCTACACCAACTACAGTCCAGATCATCAAGATGTAAATGTATCCCATTATTTTCTCTTTCCTGCTTGACGTTGTGCATCAGCTAATTTGCCAAAGCCGTACTCCAGTTCGATCCAGGGACGATCCAGGTCATCGCTCCAGGCACGGTCACCCGAAACGTATGCACGGGTGTCGACTTCGCGAAGCACATCGCTTACCAGCAGTTGGGTAAACTTTTCAATGTCGTCAAAGTTTAAAACACCAGCATGACCATCGTACCCATCGTATTCGTACAGGATGCTGATGCCAGCTTTGCGGGCAAGTTCTTTAATTCGTTCGTTCATGCAAACTCCTTGGTGCTGAGTGTTTTCCACATTTTACGCTTCTCATGGTAACGAGCCATGCCCGGCCAGTCACTGGCAAAGATGCTGAAACTGTAGCCAGGACGCTGGCACCAGGTATTGAACTCTTTGTCAAAGTACCCGCCACCACCACCGCCTGTACCAGTGTGAGCACGTTGACGACCACTGCGGAAAGTACCTTTAGAGAACAAGTCGCTGCCAAGATAGATACCGTCAAACTCTTTAGGCCATTCAACCAGCCAGTCAATACGTCCTTGCCAACCTGGGTAGCCACGTGGGCGACCGTCCTTGGCTTCGTGGCTGCTCCAGCATTGAACACCACCTACAGGACATGAGTGGCTATTACTAACCATGTCGTTCCAGCGCAGGCTGTGAGTGATCTGCAACAGCCGCGGCACCGGCACAACTTGAGCATCTTTGCGTCGACTAACTTTTTTGCCAACACATTCCCAGTCGTAAGGATCGCCCTCGGCAGCTTCGGCCCAGAACAGGTGCTGGTTGTCAATAACCATTTGCATCCAGTCGTCAATGCTTTGCTCACGCTCGTACAGTTCAGCCCAGGCAGCATCTTTGGCTGCTTCGGCAATTTGCAGTTTGCGTTGAGCATTGCGATGTCGGGCCAGTGTTCGCAGGTGGGCTTGATACTTTGACTTGTCTTCAAAGATCTTGCCGTCTGCGTCTGATTTGTATGCTGTGATAATGCTCATTTTAGTCCTCTCGGAACATTTTAATCATTGGGCCATCGAGGGAATATTCACTCTTAGGAATACACTGTTCCACATCCTGCAAGATACGCTTGAGTTCGCCGATGTTGATAGTAAGGAACTGGGCAGTTGTTTTAAGTGCGATATCTTCGCCATCACGCAAACCAACAAAGGTTCGCTCTTGTTGAACAGCCAGCAACATATTTTCCTTGCCGGCAATTGTGTTACGCAGATTGACTGCTACGGTTTGGATGTTCATACCAGTTCTCCGGTTTCATCGTTGACACAGCCGTAGTAGACTGCTTCATAATTCCATTCGTATGGATCATGCAGTCTGTTGTGATCTATGATCCACGCATCGGCTTGTTCTTTAGTCGCAAACTCACGCTCTGCCTTGACCTTGTACAGGTTAGGCTCACCATTCTCTACGGGATGGACTTGAACGATGTGTACGAATTTTGTCATAGCGAATCCCTCAGTTTTTGAATTTTACGAACCAGTTTCAGATACTTTGGAAACAGATTAGAACTATAAATGCTACCACTTGCTTGCTGGACGATCTTGCTGGCTTCAATCTCAAGTTCCATAATCTTCTGGGACTTTTGTTCACGGGTTAGAATTGCCATTGTGTGCTCTTTTTTGCTTTGCTATGTGTATATTATAACAAATTGAGCATTTTGAGTCAACCAAAAAAAAAAGTAGTACACAAGTACTACTTTTTAGGTGCGCTAAAGTATTACTTTTTAGCGTTGGCTCGCACAGTAGCAAAGTCAATTTCTTTGATCAACTTTCCATCGCGATAGACTTCTTCCAAAGCCTCTGTCCAAGGACCAATGCCTTGGTCTGTCCAATTCAGTGGCTGTCCAACAGTTGATGCAAATTCAACGCCTGACTTCCAAAGTGTTACACGACCTGCCTTGCTCTTCTTGCCAGGATCAGTGACAGGGTCTTTGACAACATCAACCCACTCACCGTTCATTTGCATAGCACTGCATTTCATTGCAAAACGCTGTGTGTCACGATCTACAATTTGAAGTAGAGCGCCACCCATACCAAAAGCAATGTTGTCGGCACTCCAGCCCATGGCCATGAACGCACCAAGAATACTACGAACTGTAAGCTCGTTGATGCCATCACCTTGAATAAGACGTACATTGTTCAACACTTTGAAGCCTTTAGCGTTTACTGTGTACCCAAACTTCTCTCCCAGGATCTCAACCAGCTTACGGTTAACTTCAACAGGATCACCGCTGTCAGGACGAATAACAACAGTAGCGCCGCTGTCAATTACTTGTTGACGCAGTTCTTCTCCCCAGAGCTTGCTGGCAGCATTGTAGATATCATAGCTGTCAGAAACAACGGCGAGGACACTGCCTGCACGGGCAAACTGGTTGAGCATGTTTCGGTAGGCGTCAACTTCTCCGTCACGACCCCAACTGGTGATTGTGCTGTGTTCAGCGGCTGGGATGGAGAACCCAGCGACGCCAGCATTGTAATACTCCCTAGCAAAAAGCACGCCAGTAATAGTATCCGTACCCATAAAATTAACCAAGTGTGCCGCCCCACCAATTCCTGCGCTCTCCATGCTACTAACACCACGAGCACCAAAATCGTGTAACTTAAAATCAATAGTACTAGGTTCACCTGTCTTCTCCAAGTAGTCAAGAATCACTTGTTTAATTGTATAACTTTGTGTTGCCACAGTAGTACCATACCACACTGCACGAAGCAGGGCTGTTTCCAACCAAGTGGTCAACCAGAAGCACTCTGGATCAGTGTTTTCAATTGTTGCCAAGACGTTGGACACAGGTACCACTGTTCCTTCAGGGACGGATCGAATAACAACTGGGAGGTATCCGTCGCGCTTGTCAAGAATGTACTGCCATCCTGCTCGGTTGAAAGGCTCACCGTGTGCGGTAAGGATTTCATCAGCGATATCGATATCTGCTTGAGTGATTGGTTCGAGCAAGTACTCTTTGATAAAGGCCTGGAGTCCGAACATAACTGTTCGATTGTAACGTCCGCCCCGCGACTCAATATACGAGTATACACCTGTGGTTCCTGCTGGATATTGTTTGAACATACTGACTTTGTAGCTGTCAGTGTTGAGGATAAGATTTTTTGCGAGTTTCATTTTAAAGTTCCTTTAAAGTTAAAAGCCTTTGCGTCTATCGCTTAGGCACCTACAAAATGTTGCAGGATTTCGTAGTGGTCTTCAAAGCAGTCCTCCGACCGGACTTCTGCAATAGGCACCCACCGTGCCTTTTCAGCGTCATCGCTTCCTTTTACCTTAGGCAGTTCGCCGTCGGGTAATTGAATGTGAAACGCATGAGTAATAATACGTCCTCTTGGGCTACGGTCGATAGCATCGAACACCTTACTGCGTTGAATGCTACCACGCAAAACTGGAGCTGGTACTTTGATCATAGTTTCTTCGCGTAGTTCACGGATAGCCGCATCTTCTACCGACTTGTCAGTTCGAGCATTGACATAGCCACCGGGCAGTGCCCATAAACCTCGACCTGGCTCGGCACGGCGTTTGATCATCAACACATGACCTGAACAAATCACAACTGCATCAGCAGTCGAAAAAATTGGAGGATACTTGAGGCCTGCATACTGTTTATTGTGTTCTGCAATGAACTCGCGTTCACGAATGGTCTGTGCAAACTCTTCAGTTTGGCGAAAGGCCATTAAGAAATCATAAGCTGATTCAGGAACAACGTTCTTGATAAAGTTGCTGTTAAAAGTCCATTTGAAATACAAGTCACGTACATCAACGGCACTAAGGAATTCTACCAGCTCGACATCTTCGTAACCCCACTGTGGGAACATGTCAAGGTAGAAACTGCTGTCGTCTTTTTTGTGACCAATGATACCCACACGTTCGCCGGACTTGGTGTGTTGTGCCACAATTTGCTGTACACGAACTGCCCAGGCTTGATCGTTATAGATAGTATCAGTGTTGGGTTCAATGGCAATCTGCAAGCTAAGGCCCATGGTAGCTTCGCGAATCATTCGCGCACGTTCTTCGAACGTAAATGGATTCTTGTAAGTGCGTGGTTGGCGCGAACTACCAACAACAATAATCAGCCGATCGCAAAGTGCGGTGGCACGCTTGACAATCTCCAAGTGAGCGTTATGAAAAGGTTGAAAGCGTCCAATAAGGACCAAGGTATCGTATTTTTTCATTTTGTACCTTCCAACATGGCGACTTTGCGGCGCAGTTCTTGTTCAATTTTGGCAATCTCTGCCATGGCCTTTGCTCGTGCTTCTGAAACGATTTCAGTAGTAGAAACTACCTTGGCTTGAATTTTAACTTCAAGTGCTTCGATGACTGTAACATCTCGACGCATGTAGTCTGTGCTGGAGAATGTTGGAATCTTGCCCAGCGATTCCCAAGTCTTGTGTTGGTTGAAGTACGGGCTCCAGTATGGATAGCCGCCGCTGTGTGAGTCAGTGTCGTAATAGACACGCTTGCCTGCTTTGTCTATTGCACTCAGTGCATAGGCTTTTTTGATGGTGAATGTAGTTGCTTTTGGCATACAAAAATCCTTTGTATAAATGTGCTCGGAGTCTATCTCGTTGCTTTGTATTTAGTCTTAGTATAACACCTTTAGTATTATTTGTCAAGTCCGATCAAAGTTAAACTGCCTTTCGGTAGCAAGATCATCTTCAATATCGTCGACCAACTTTTCCAAACGCTCAACTTCTTGCTTTGAACTTTCGTACATGGAAAGCAGCCATTCAATGCGTTCAACTGTATTGCCTTCGCGCCAGTCCTTGCTGCCTTCAAACAACTCTGTGGGCAACAGGTCACGAATGCGTTTCATTTCGGCTTGTAATTGTGTTCTCATTTTGATTGTTCCTTATGCAACACCACGCACGTCTGTGTTCAAATTTGGCTTCATCTCACGGATCAAGCCACGCTCCAGGTTGTGGGCTTGAGTCTTGCCGCGCACCACATCCAAAACACGCACAGTGAACTCACCAACACCACGCTCACGCATGGTTTCGTACAGCATCCAGCTCTTGTCTTCGCTACGTGAACGATACAGGTGCTTGCGGCAACGAGTCATAACACTCAGTTTCACAGTTGATGCAGTTTTAGCAGTAACACCAATATAGAAGTCAGAGCCCGACTCAATCATGTAAATGATGTGAGTACGATCTGAGCGCTTTTTACGGGTTACTGTTTTTGTGTTCATGTGTATATTATAGCAAATTGGGCATTTTTGGTCAACCGTTTTTGCACATGAAAAAGGTAGTACTTTTGTAGTACTACCTGGTGTATACTTTAGCTTACTTTTTGGATTTCAGCACGCCAGTAATAATCAGGGTTACCGCCTGTTTCCCAACGAGCTTTGTAAGCTTCAGCTTCGGGCAGTGTAGTAAAGAACCGGGTATCATTGGGGTCAACACGTTGTCCCCAACCCCGCTCATATTCAGTTACTGTGACTTTATACAGTCCGGAAAGTTTGACTTCTGCCATTTTGAGCTCCTTTCGCCTGGGTTATCAACTACTACAATTACAGTATAAGCGATCTGGATTATTTGGTCAACCAAAACATCAACCGGTAAGTATTTGAATGACCACAAACCTTGATCCGCACACCAAAAAATTCATATACGACGATGAGATATGGCAACACAGTCAGTGCCTTCAGCAAGAAGAAGCCACAGCCACTTATTTTACCAATGCTCTCTCCAACCTGGGTTACGAACCCATTGACAATTCAGCTCAGAGTCAAGGTGTGGATCGCAGAGTTTGGCGTCGTGGAGATCAACAAGTTGTGGTATGTTTGGTAGACGACATTCGCAGTTGCAGTAGTGACTATCATGTGGACCTGCCTTACTTGTGGGACAAGAACACCACAGTGATCACTGACAACTATATCACTTGCCCTACTCAATATCGTGTGTGGCGTTTGCCGGCCAGCTTCTACGGAATCTACAGTTATGCTCCGCAACCACGAGTATGGCAACCTGAACGACATTTTACTTTCAGTGTGAATCGTATAGACACACGTAGATTCAAACTCATGCTGGAAATAGCCAAGCGAGCTCACTTGCACAAGGGCCATGTAAACTTCAATGCACAACGAACCATTGGGCGTCGAGAACTAGAAGCGCCTGAACAACTAGCAGTGAACTTTGCAGATTTTTGGGAAAACTTGTCTGTGGAAGATCGAGAATTTTGGTCAGCCAGTTTCAAACTGGTTGCGCCACAAATTCCCCTGCGCAATCATGAACTAGAACACGACGAAATATACACTCGCAGTTACACCAACATTGAATGTGAAACCTACAGCAGTGACAACTCAGTAGCACTTAGCGAAAAGATATTTCGCTTGCTGGTTTCGCCTAGTCCATGGACTGCATACATGGGACGATACGGTGTGGCTTATCTTGAAAGCCTGGGGTTTGATTGCATGCGAGACATTATTGATCACAATCATTATGACCGTCTCAAGGAAGTAGAAAACAAAAACAACATTTTTGTTTGGAAAAGCATGCGAGTGGTCAACGACATGCGTACTGCTGATCCTGCAACAATTGCTCAGAGATGCAGTCAGGCGGCTGCACACAATCAGGCATTACTGGCTTCGTTTAAACAACAATGGCCACGAGACTTTGACACATGGCAGCAGCAACACATGAATCAACTGGCATAATTTGTCCAGTTGATATAGCTGCGGGCCCAGTCTACTGAGAATTCAAAATCTGCAGACTGCTGGTTCAAGTAATTCTGCATCATGCCCACACGCTGATCAACAGAATGCAAGTGATGAGCAGTGGTGTGATCACCAATCTCCAACCACTCAATGGCCTGCTCAGTTCCAGAACGAAGCAAGACTTGAGCAGTATTACCAAACCCAGTAACTTGAATCAAGTCTTGATTGGTGCGTATTGGATCCCAGTCACCAAATTGATCAGCATGTTCCACGGGCACTGTGACTGCAACTCCTACAGTTCCTGGGTCCAACAATAGATTCAAGGCCATCAATCGTGTGTCCCCACAGTCCACTATGTGTTGCCCAAGGTGCCAGTGTGTGAGTACAGGCTTGCGTATGGGCTCCGCGCCCAGTCGTTGATAGATCCAGTTCACCCACATTAGTCTTGCTACTGCATCTTGCTGAACACTGTTCCATTGCTGTAGATCTTTGCCTTTTGTGGCCATGTCATGGTTCACAGCAGCAACACATTGGGGCAATGTACATACTGGCTGCAATAGATCCACTGGCCATGCTGCATGATAAAACATAAGATATTCTGCGCCCAGAGCTTGTTCAATTGTGAGTTGCATGTAGTATTTACAGAGTAAATACCACAACATGAATTTTGCACACTTTATCAATCAAACACTGGGACCAATGGGCTTTGACCTAGTGACTCGGTATCAGGTCACCTGCGGTGATTACGATTACAACACAGGATGGCCGTTGAATTTGCCAGTTGCTGAGTTTACTCCCAATACTCTAGTAGTATTGCACTTTACTGATTTTATTACTTTTAGGGACGGAAAATGGCTAGAGCTAGAAACCATAGAACGTTTTTACGGCGAACATTCCAAGCAAGTTCTAGTCACGTACTGGACTGCTGATCTGGACAAATTTTATTCTGGTCCTATCAATCTTATCAAGTTCAGCAACCACAACTATGACCTTTGCAACGCCCTGGCTGCAGGCTTTGACGAGTGGCGCCACATGTTGACACAACCACGTACCCATGCATGGCAGTGTCTAAATGGCAGAATCTGTGTGAATCGCAGCAGGGTTGCATATACATTAAAAAGTTGGGGCGGCGATAATAACTGGCTGAGTCTTGGCACAGAAATACCCTTGCCTGAATTTGACTACAGCAATTACTTTGGCTGCGAAAATTATCCAAACTTTTTGGCCCTGTCCTATGTGTACAGTAGTTCAGCTGTTAACATAGTAACCGAGACTCAGTACTTTGATCCTACTGGTATTGTGACAGAAAAAACTTTAATGGCATTTGCTGCGGAACAGATACCTATAGTGATTGGCCATCCCGGTATTGTGGAGCATTGCCGCCGCATGGGGTTTGACATGTTTGATGATCTAGTTGACACCAGCTATGACACCATTAGCAATGATCTAGGACTAGAACGAGCTGAACAAGCGCTGATCTTGAATCGCGATCTTATTCAAGGGCGAATTGATTTAACGCCTTATCGACGCAGACTGGAACGCAACCGAGAATGGGCATTATGGGGTCTGCCTGATCGAATGGAAAGAGAATTTGTAGTGCAAGCTCATGCACTAGCTGATCAGCTGTTACCCAGCTATACCCCGTAAGAACTTTTCTACATCTCCGTACAGAGCAAACATGGTGGCTTCTTTACCACCATAGATATAGATCTCTGGTGATTTGCCTTGTGTGAGATAGTAAGGACAGGTCATTTTGCGATCCAGCGTCAACAAGGTAGCAGCTTTGGCATGAATGCCAGGTGGTACTGGAAATTTGTGGTAAACAATTTCAGTTAGCCCAAAAACAAACAGTCCTTCAGCACTGAGCCTAAGACCCGTATCGTCCCGTGGATCCTTCCACCATTGTTGTAGTGCTTGATCTAGGGTTGGCCTAAAGTCTCCAGTGACCAACCCCAGCACAGCTTGAGTAATTTGCTGTTTACTGAACATTGGGGAATACCTGAGCCCCGTGAGTCAATAACACCACACTAAATTTGTCAGTCTTGAACTGTGTGTTGAGTTTGCGAGCTAGATTAATAGCATGCCCTGGATTGCTAAACGATACTTTTTTGTACTTGGGGCCAGGGTACTGAGTCAGCAAATTGCTGGTCTTTAGGTTGATAGGCTTGGTATCGTAGAACACCGCCCATACTCCTTCAGACGCCAGCACTTGCTCAGTCTTGTAGGTTTGTTTGTGTGTATGCTCAATTAGCACACTGGGTTTTGGTCTTGACATCATTAAACTCCTAGTTTTATTTAGCCAAAAACTACGCCGTTTTAAAATGTACCACCAGTAAGTTCTACTTTGATAACTTCGTCGCGTGGAGTATTGTGCTGACTTCTCAAGGATTCTAGTACTAGTAGCAGTTTGGTAATATCAGCATGTAGATCTTTAGCATCTTTGAGACTCATATTGATGTCGCGACCGCCGCGACTTTCCTGCGCTTTGATTAGATCAATAAATCGGTTGATATGTAGACTCATGTGTTTCTTTCAGCCATTGCGGCGTGGTATCTAGCCCAAAAGCTATGGTAACTGGCATTGTCTTCAGCGCTGATGGTGTTCATCCACTTCAAGTGAATCTCTTGATTTCGCCACTTGATGGTGGCATTTTTTGGATCAGGCGTGTGTACTTCTGCGTCACCTGCGGCTACTGCGGCATGTACAGCAGCTTCATGGATGTCGTGCTGCCGACGCCACTCTTGTTGTTCTTGTTGATCAAGAGTGGCCACCCAGTCTTCCATGGTAAACTCACCTCTATGCACCGTGATCACTTTGTTGTAATCAGGATCAGCGTCAAACTCAATATTGACTTGTGTACTCATTTCAACATGTCTTTCAAACGATCACGCCATTGAATAGCGTCTTCTTCGTAGTCAAAGTGCGGACTAAGCTCTAGGTCATGATTGTTGTCTTCAACCCAGACCCAACAGTCGTTGTATTCGTCATTGATCAAGGTCACGCTCAATCTCCTCTACTACAGGTTCTTCATTGGGAAAGTAAGTTACACACCAGTGCTGACCACCTTGTACATAATCTTCTGACCACGAGTGCTGGTTGTTGGTAGTCACAGAAGGACCAATCAAGGCCAACATGGTCAGCACTTGCTCACGTTCTGCACCCTCTAGTGTACGCCTAGGCGGTCCCATTACTTTGCGCATGAACGCTTTGAGTCTCACTGGATCATTGAGCAACTCGTCTGAGTATGCCTTGATCTGTTTTAACTGTTCAGCGTTGGTCATACTCGTCCTGTACTACCCAGGCCGCCTGTGCCGCGATCAGTGTCAGACAATTCGTCAACCAAGGCAAACTGCACCTGCTGTACTGGAACAATCATGCCTTGTGCAATACGCTCGCCTGCGGCAATGTGCGCTGTCTTGACGCCGTCGTTGTGCAACTTGACCATGAGTTCGCCACGATAGTCTGAGTCGATAATGCCAGTGGTGTTGCTGAGACGAAGGCCTTGTTTGAAACCGTGTCCACTGCGGCTGTACACCATCATGACATGGCCTTCAGGAATCTCAAAGCTCAGGCCAGTTTTGAACACTGCACTGTCTCCGGTTAGGATATCAGTGTTGTCTGAAATAGTACAGATATCAAAACAGGCAGCACCTGTGGTGGCGTAAACGGGCAGTTGTGCCCGGGGATCAAGAGACTTGACTTTGATTTGCATTTGCTTCTTCTTTAGAGTGAAAAGGACCTTGATACTTGTAGCGTTCAAGTACAATGAGTTTGGGGTTTTGCACAGCACGCCAGTTACGATGCTGTTTGATCATGTACCAACCTGCGGCAAACCATGATTTGCTTTTGTTGCTGGTAGTAAACAATGGTAATTTGTGTTTGACATCCCAGATGGGATTGTACACACGACATCCAGTGTCATAGCCGTGAACTTGATGTCCAAGTTCTTTGGGTTTCTTTGTAACAGGTTCAAATTCAACATTCTCACGATTTCTCAACATGGGAATGGTTTTGTAGCTGGCAGTTTTATTACGAATAGTAATTTGATAACCATCATCTACAGCCTGGATATTGCCTACTTTTTGATCGTCCTGCTTCAGGATCCAATACTGATTGGCTACCACTGGTTTAGCGTGTATCATCTAATACTCCTTTGTATGTATTGTTCATCCAGCGTCCCACTGCATCTGCATGGTCGCTGAGCTTGTTTAACTCGTACTTGCCACAGAACTTTAGAAAGTGCGCACCCACCATGCCCACGTCTCTGTGACTTACCTGTTCGCGAATGGCTGTGTCTACAACATCTTTGATGTCCTGCGGTTGTGCAGTAAGGTCAATCAGAGCCACGTTACGCTCGTAATCTTCTAACACCTTGTGTTCTACTTGCTCATGGTCAGTCCAACGTTGCAACATCATGTTGTTCCACGCATAGCCTTTTTTGCCACGATCTTCAAATGCTTCTGTAATGCCCACACGATTCTTTGTACCTTTTACCGGGGCACCTGGATATGCTGAGAACACATTGTCACCGGGATCGCCACGTACACATTTCAAAAACAACACCCACTTTTGGTAATCCACAGGTGCAATAAAGTAAGGATCTGATTTGCCCACTTTGATCTTTGAATTGCTTTCAATTGTAAAACTTAGATTCTTGCCCTTGCCGTCTTTGACACCATCAACACTAAACAAGTGATCGTTAACACCGTTGTACAATCGCACGTTGGGTGCCACGAGTTGCACAAAATCTGAGTCTGTGCTTACAATTGTGTGGTCGTCTTGGGGGTGTAATGCAATCCAACGTGCAATGACGTCATCCGCTTCGGCTGTTGCGCAACGGATCACACTGCAATTGGTTTTCGTAGACAAGTATTTAGTCAGCGCATCGTAGGTTTCCCAGAACAGCGTGTCTTCTTCTGCTTCAGTTTCTGTCATTGCACCACGTGCCACAGCACGGTTGGCTTTGTAGGGCTTGTAAAAGTCCTTGCGCCAGCTGCGTCCTTCCAGTGCGAACACCACGTGATCTGCACCCAAATCACGTGCCACTTTGTTAGCACTCATGATAGTCAAGTGTAACGCAAACCCTAGCTTGGTCCATGTGTCTGCTGCTCGGTGTGCCTGGTGTCGAGCACGAAAAAACATGTTGCTAGTGTCAATAAGTAGGTATTTCATGTGGCTCAAGTAGTTGATTAGTCTTGATGTATTGTAACAGATATTCGCCCCAAAAGCAATGGGCATCTGGCCCAAAATGCCAACTATTTGGATTGACCGTATTAAACCCTTTTGCTCGAAGTATACTATTGTATGTGTAAGCAGGATCGTACGGGTTGATATAGCAGTTTTCCCAATCATAGCGGTTTTGGGCATCACCAAAATGATTGTTTCCGTTAAACATCACATGCCGAATTCCCTGTGCCTTGAGCTCTTGATGGAATTGCCAAATTGTTTCATGTGCTTTTTCGGTACATTTTTTCCAATCAATGTCTGCAATGTATTCTTTGTAACGTTGTTTGAAGTGGTCCGGAACTTCATCAGCTCCGCTGGCGTTTACTTGCACCCAATCATCGCTGCCATCAAACCACTCTTCTCGTTCCCAAGTTGACCATTGCAATACCACAAACAGATCTTTAACATCTTCTTGGGTCAGCAACCACTCACGAGTGGTACGTATAATACGACGATTGCTTCCGCCAGCTTGTGCATCCAGGTACAGGATCGCTCGTAACCAGTTGGCCAACTCGCATCCAAAGCTTGCACGTTCGTTGTCAGGATGTGGTAGTTTACCTAGCCCCCAAAACATACCATCATCTTGTGCCCAACCATGAGGGTTTACTGCTTCAGCCGCAGCCGCGTGACTATCACCGTTTACATATAGTATCATAAGCAGGATGGTTGTTCATGTAATCAATCATGGTATTGCCCCATGCGGCATGGGCTGCTTCATCATAGTGTTGCCACCCGGGAGTGATTTCGTTGAAGCCACGTTCGCTACACCAGTTCACATAACAAAGGTTTTGATGGTAAGGACGGAAAAAACAATCCTGCCAAGGCAACCATTCAGCTGGGTTCTCGACTTGAAATGCATTGAACGCATTGAAAAACAAGTGTGGTATCTGTTTCTCTTGCAGCATCAAGTGCAAGTTGTAGATCTTGTTGTGCCAGTAGTAACCCATCACACGGTGCCACTCGCCTTCTTTCTGAATGTGATTTTTCCAGAACTGATATCTGCGACGAAACTGCTCAGGAATACGTTGTCCTACGTCCAGTTGATTGATCTCGTGAAACTCACCGTCAAAGTACCATTGCTCACGACCATGTTCAGTCCACCCAATTACCACAAGATCCGGCGCAGGATTATTGTGTATGTAATCCAAGGTGCTGTTGTATATCAAGTCATTGCTGGCTCCACTCACTGCAATGTTTGTAGCAGTAGCACCAAAGTGGCTGGCTATAACACCAGCCATGCATTGATCACGATTGTCTAATTCTTCTCCACTCATGTTGGAGTCGCCGTTGAAAAGTATGTTCATTTATTCTCGATATGCAGGATTGGGAATTTCTAACTCAAACACATGAAAGTGTGATCTAGTTTCTGAAGTTTCTTTGAGCAGTTCCAGTGTTCTACTGTGTTCGGCCTCGTCCCGGGTGGCATAAAAACCTGGACCAAATTGAACCGCTCCGGTACCAGCCACGTACACATAGTTCAGCAACAGACCAGTCTGTCTGATTAGTGAATAGACTTTGAAAGTCTTAGGAGGCTTTAGTGATTCCATTCAACTGTTCCTTTTCAGCTTCAGCAGCCGCCGCACGTTTACGCAAACTACTGCTGGAGAACGAATGATCTCTGCTGTTGAACACATGCTCTATACCCAGTCCAGAGCCTTCGTTGCGTCCGGTAAAGTTGGTGTCTTCGTACTCTTGGCCCAGGATGCGTACATCAATGGGCAAGGTTAAAATCAAGTCAACCAAGTCTCGCTCTGTGGTGTACACCACAATCTCGTCTACAAATCTGCAGGCACTGAGTTGTATCTGTCGCTCCACAATGCTTTGCACAGGAGCATTTTTAACACCTGGACGGTCAATGCTGGCGTCAGTTTGTAAACCTGCAATAAGATAATCGCAGTGGTTCTTGGCTTCGGCCAACATGGCAATGTGCCCAGCATGCAGCATGTCAAATTGACTGAATGTGATGCCAATACGTTTGCCTTGGGCTTTGAGTTCTTTGATGTGATTGAAAATCATGATACTTCGCTTCTTCCGTCGCCAATGTTGCGACTCTGTACATAAATGCCGGAATTCTTGATAGCTTGCTCCTGCTCCCATGTTTCCATTACCACGTGCCTGCACACGTTCTGGAACCACTGGTCCACCACGTCATTGTCTGTTTTACCTTGGTATCCAGCTCTAATCAAGTTGGCCACGAACTTTTCGTTCCAGTCCAGCTCAAATGCCCCTTGGTGCAGATTATCCGGATCCACGTCCATGCTGAGTACTGCTACATAAGGCTCGCCACGTTCGGTAGCTAGTTCTTTGGCTGACTTTTCAGGAGCCTTGGGCCTTGGCTTTGGTGGTGGTGGAGGCGGTGGTACAGGCCTTGATTGTGTGGGAGGTGGATTCACATTGGCATTTTTGCCAAACAAACTTTTGATTCGATCAAACATTTATTTCCCCCAGCCATTACCCCAAAGATCCACATGCAATCTTGGAGTATACCAGTAACCGCGCTTGAGTGCTTCGTCTGCAACATGAATTCTGTTACCATCATACACACTAACCACACCGCCTACTGGCATCACAAACACAGGACCAGCAAATCCAGCCAGTCGATATTCATCTACTGCTTGATCCAATTCGTCAAAGTCTGCAATCTTGTCTACCACAAACTTTAGATATGTGATACCATGTGTTTCATAGTCAAACACAATTTCTGGACGAATAGCGTCTTCACGTTTTTCGCCACTGACACTTAACTTGGGACTGACACTAAATGTAATTTCACCATGCCAGTCGTCTAGATATGTTCTAAACTCTCTTGACAGTTCCTGAGTACCGTTGGTCTCAAATGTGATGTGTCGTAAGCCACGTGCATGCAACAAGTCCAGCAGTTCAGGATATGCTCGTTGCCAGCCCAGTAGTGGTTCGCCGCCTGTGATAACCAAGTGTACTGGGTTCCCATTAGGTTGCAACCAGTTACCGTGTGGCAGTAATGCAGCCATTTTGTCCACTAGTTGTTCAGCAGTATAGCTTGGGCTCAAGTGTTTGAAGGCTGGATGCCAACTTGCATAGCTGTCACATCCTGTGCTCACCAATGGCAATTCTTCAAACGTTTTGTACAGTTCCACAGTCTTGGCTACTTCATCTGCTCCTGTGCTTTTTTCACCAGGCTTGCAGCCAAACCCAGAGCAGGTAAAGTTACAGCCAAACATGCGAAGGAACACACTAGGAACGCCTACATAACGGCCTTCGCCTTGTGCTGAGTAGAACAGTTCTGATACTTTGAATTTCATAATTTCTTTGCTTTAACTAAAAGATGCCAACCTAGATATTCTCTAACAGCTTGACGATGTGATTCACTCATGGCCTCAAACCACGGTTCTAACTCATAGCGTCCTGCCTTGTACGAGTCTACATTATACATGAAACAGTGGTCCTGACGCAACCTCTCAATGTGCCAACCGTTTTGCTCGTTCATCAGTTGATGTATTTCATCTTTGGAGAACGCTTGTGCATACGGACAACCAGCTTGTGCTTCAAATTGGTCCAGACCCTTTTGGATCATAGCATACTTCCAAGAGTTCTTGGCATACACCATATAACGGAACTCGCCACCTGGTTTGATAACTGCTTGCACATTGCTGATGATTTTGTCAATGCCAGGAAAGTGATGGATAACACCATAACTGTACACAAGGTCAAACTCGCCTAGTTTGGCTAGAGCGGCAGCATCTGTTGCATCAACATTATGAAACTCACCTTCAAGCCCTAGTGTTTCAAACCTTTGCTGACTTAGTGCGATACTCTGATCTGACAGATCAATACCCACATATTCAGCACCGTGTTTGGCAAACTCTTCAGCATCACTACCAATGCCGCAACCAATTTCCAGCACACGTTTACCAGCCCACAAATGGAAACCAGCAAACTCAGCAATGTGCGGCTCAACACGATATCTGCGTTCACTTACTTCGCGAAAGAACTCTGTTGTGCCAATATCACTTTGACCGTGCTTGATGTTACATGGTTGTGTATTCCAGTATTTTTTGATACGTTCTTCAAGAGTCATGTGTGTCATTTGGCACCTGTTTGGAAATGTGTATGCGGATTTTTAAACTGCATCATTTGACGGTTTACATCATTCTTGGCAAGGTGTTCCCAGGGATCTTGTTCACCGCGGAACACTTGATCAAAAAATGTCAAGTCAATACCTTGTGTTCTCAAATACTCGGCAATTTTATGACAGTCTCGGTGACGAATGTCCATCTGTGTCATGCTGTGAAAGTCCTTGGGGTTGGCAGGATTTCCTTCCAACATGGGACGATTTTGGAATGTTTCGTCATTGTTGTTGCCAGTAAGGTCATGCCGATCGTGCAATACATCAACTTCAATACGCTGCCAAATGTTTAGCATATACGCCTGCTGACTCAGCCAAGCGTCAGAGATTTGATGCGGACTCAAGTACCCCAACAGATCCAACCACTTGCGAGGCACAATAGGGAAAATACTATACGGATGATCGTTGTGAGTATGAAAGGCCAGCAACTTGAACTTGCCTTCCCACTCCATGATCTTGGAGTCCCAGCCTTGAGTCTCCATTACAGCATCGTCGTTCCAGAATACCAACCAACGTGCATCGCTCTTGCGAGCTAGTTCGTTAACATATTCGTTGAGTCGAATGTAACCCAAAGGCGGAAACTTGATAGCAGTGTAGTTAACATTTTGCTGATCCAGCCAGGGTTGCAGTTCTTGTACAAAGTGAGTAATACCCACTGGGTCATCGTTGTCAAACCCAAACATCAACTGCACACGACTAGCATCAGATGCTAGTTCAATAACGCTTTTGATACTGCGTTCAAGTGAATCTGATCGCCCGCGAGTGGGCAACAAGATAGCAATGTCAAATTCAGGTGTAGTAGTTTCGCTCATTCATTATCCTTCGTAAGTAGCTGAGTTTCCAGCGTGTTCAAATACTTCCACACTACGCAATCTAACGCCAGCGCCCACAGGATAACGAGCTTCAAACACACGTCCATCAGGGTGTGTCCAACCTCGACCTTGTTGATAGGCTTCTAGAATTTCTTGCATGGTGCGATATGCCAGTTCGGCAAACTTCTCACAGCCCACAGCTTCTACAATACGCAGATCCAGAACACCACCCTCTGCTTGTTTGCCCAACTTGGCTAGTTCTTTAAACTTTGCCAGATGTGGATCATCAGATCCAATCACAGTGGTATGATCAAACTGCCATTCGCTCCACTCTTTGAATGCCTTGAGGCCACCAAAGTCCATGACCCAGTTACGGTCGTCTAGTGTTTCTGATTCAAATACAAGTTTGATACCGATACTGTATCCGTGTAGCAACGAGCAGTGGCTGTGCTTACTGCGCCACTGTCTAAAGCAACAGCTTAGACCTCGATCGTTACCGTATGTTTTTGTTGATAGATATTTTGCCATGGTGTTCTCCTATGTTAGATTATAGCATAGGCTTGCAGAATTTGTATAGCGGGATGAATGCCGTAAAGGCCGCTGAGAATATTACTTATACTGGCTGTTGATAGCCAGATTTCTTGTAGTTGGCTTGCCCAAAAATTACTCCACGCACTCCACCTACGGGATCCGCACAGTCGCCGTGTTTTCTTGGGATCAAATGCACATGTGGGTACATCACAGTTTGACCAGCAGCAGCACCCATGTTGATACCAACGTTGAAGGCATCACATTCTCCTGCGGCTACTAGGCGATTACCATGTGCTAGTGCAGATTCAAAAGCATCAACTATCACTGTGCGGGTATTAAAATTAGGCACAAACAACAAGTGCCCTACTGCAACAGGAAATCGATCTTGGAACACAGTCACATGAAAATCACTAAGGTCATCAACCTTTAAATCCCAAGGAGCAACTTTGTCATGATATGCTTGTTCTAGATCGTTCATCGTGGTGCAAAGTCCTGTTGCAGTTTGATGTTGTCAAAGAATTCTTTCTTGACACTTTGATCTTCTTTGAAAGCGCCTCTTAGCACTGTAGTTTGCGTGAGACTAGAGTGTGCCATAATACCGCGATTCTCACAGCATCCGTGGGTAGCTTGGATATAAACAGCCACATCCCTTGAGCCGGTAGCAAATTCGATTTCCCTAGCAATATCCATACATAGCTCTTCCTGGAGAGTACCCCGACGGGCACACCACTGCGCGATGCGAGTGTACTTGCTAAGACCAATGAGTTTAGGCCCAGCAATGATTCCAATATAAGCAACACCCGTAACAGGCTGGTGATGATGCGAGCACATGCTCTTAAGCTCAGAGCGTACAACCAACATGCCGTCGTACGCTCCATCTGTGTCGTTCGGGAAAGCCGTAGCATTAGGGCTCGCCTCATATCGACCAGACATGATTTCATTGTAGTACATCTTGGCCAGTCGCCGCGCCGTGCCCTTGCTATTGGGATCATTTTCTCTGTCAATCAGTAGGGTGTCCAAGACTTTTTCAAATGCTGCTGTAGCTTCGCCAATCAAGGTATCTTTTTCAACATCGCTAATGTATTCGCTAATGTTGTCGCCAGCCCAAAAACGTTTGTTGTCTTGTTTGAGTCTATCACGGATAACTTGGCTAAGTGGTCTACCGTCTTCTTCTCTATAATGTAACTGTGTCAATTTTTTTCCTGGGGCTGGTTGTGCTTGGGTTATAACTGGATCTGGGACAAATTCTGCGCTGGCGTGCAAAATTTTATCTGGTACGAATTCTTTTGTCAATATGGTTCTCCGATGTTGAAGCAGTGGATTGCTTTTTTGTTAATTGTAATGTATTTAGATCGCAAAGTCAAGCAGTAATGGTTATCTTGCGTAAATCTGGATACTGTACATGTATGGGTACAGGATTGGTTTCCTTGATACCTTCTAGCAAGGCAAGCCCTTGCACGGCTTCTTCCAGTGTGGGCTTGTAGTGATACCCAATTTGGAATGTGTGCTGTTCTTGCCATGGTGATATATTTAGGTCGCGACCATCATATCGTTGACGAATCATGGTGTCGTATGCTCGTGAGTCATCCAACAAGATAGCGCCACCGCGCCCAATATGCAAGGGTTTGGTGTGCCCAAAACTCAGGCACTGCATCTGTCCAGAACGATACATGTTCTTTTCAAGACGTCGGGCACTGTCCCAGATTCTAGTACCATGGAACTGGTATTCGCCGGTCCAGTCTTCTTCACGATAGTAGTACTTGATGCCTAACTTGTGCATGGTCATAGGAATACTCAAGTAGGTGTAAGGAGTCATCACAACTTCGCGCACACGGTCGTGCCTCAAGCACAGTTCAATAGCGTGGGTACAGCAATCAGTCATGATTGCATATGGCGCACCTGTAAACTCTGCTAGGGCCTGTTCAAACTTTAGAATTTTATCAAACATACCAGTTCCATGCGTGTTGAATCATGTCAGACAACTTGTAGCGTTGCCACTCTCCCAGCTTGTTAAACTTGTCTGCGCTGGCAGTAAGCATTGGCGGATCACCTGCTCGCTTTTCACCTGCACGAATAATTACTGCACTACCAGTAACTTGTTGTGCAATGTCAATAACTTCTCGGTTGCTGGTTCCTGTGCTGGATGCAAGATTGTAAACTCCTGTTTCCACAGCAGAGCTCAGAGCCATAACATGTGCTCGAGCAATATCTTCCACATGCACATAGTCGCGTATACAGGTACCATCAGGAGTAGGGTAGTCAATGCCGTTGAGCACAAACTCTTGATTGTCCCGAATGCTTTCAAGAACTCTAGCAATAATATGTGTGGCTCCGGGCTCTTGACCGTGTCGTCCTTGTGAGTCAGCACCGCAGGCGTTGAAGTAACGAAAGGCCACATAATCCAGGCCGTATGCACGATGATAGCTTTCCAGCACTTGTTCTACCATAAGCTTGCTTTCGCCGTATGGACTAATGGGCTCTTTTGGGTCAACTTCATGACATGGATTCATAAAGGGAACGCCGTACACTGCGGCACTGGAACTAAAAATTATTCTAGTTCGAGGCATAGCAGAAATCACAATGTCCAACAGTTGTATGGTCTTGACCACATTGTTGTTGTAGTAATCGCTGGGGTTTTTGATGCTGGGCCCAACCAAGCTAGTGCCGGCACAATGCACAATAGCTTCAGGGCGCAAATCAAGAAGACGACGAAATGATTCATCACTAGCAAAGTCTGCTTGCAAGAAATTCATAACACCTTCAAGATGAGCAGGCAAAGGTCTACTATCAATGCCGGTTACTGAATATCCGGCGTCTCGTAACTGTAATGCAATTTGGCCGCCAATGTATCCAGCGGCTCCTGTAACTACTATATTCATTTTATCCACAACTCCTAATACATATTTTATCCGTTAGATCAGTGCTAACATTTTCTAATAACTGGCTTACACTACCAAACTGTTCTTGATCGGACAAGTAGCAACATCTGCTGATGTTCCCTGCCGCCGACACATACACACTTGGCATAGACAAATGCATACAATTTTTATCTTCAACTGCTAGTTTAACACGATCAATGTTGATTAGCAATCTCATCGAGTCAGTGGGCAACAAGTCAAATTCTTGACCTGTTTTGTAGTGCCTTGCTAGTGTTTTGCGTCGGTACAATTTTGCTAGATGAAATTTTTTAAACTTCATCTGTTGGCTTAGTTTTAAGCACTGGGACACTTGGTGTTCGTTGTGCTTGTACGGTATAAACTGCCAAGTTGCATATCCGCCAGCAGAAATAAATGCCTGCGCATTTTTAATAATCTTTTCAAAGCTAGTACCTTGACGATATATCTCATGTACGCCTGCTAACCCATCAATCCCAAACCAAACATCATGATCAACATCTACTAGAGTCTGAGCTAGACCAGTCCACCAGTCAACGTTTCGTAGGCTACCGTTGGTATGTATTTGTATTTTTTTAGCGTACTTTTTTGCGATATCTATCAACTGGTCAATGTGAACAGAAGCAAGAGGATCTCCAAAGTTGCCGCAGAATTGAACACCGTACAAGTTGGGCAGGCCACTGATGATTTCTTCAAACTTGTCCGGAGACAAGTCTTGTTCGACTACACCGTCGGCCAAGCCATATCCGTTGTTGTTCCTTGGACATGCAGGGCACCATGCGTTGCATCTAGAACTTGCTTCTATGTGCGCCCACTTGATGCCTTCGACTTGCATTATTCTTCGATCTTTACAACTTGATACTTTTCGTGAGCAACATGGTCACGATATCGGTTGCCCGCACGATTCCACTGCTCACCTTGTCCGGTAACAATATCAACAACACGGTCAACAGTGCCATTGTTCCAGTCAGAAATAAGTCCCATGTTGTGATGTGGTTCACGCAATAAGTTTTGCATCTTGTGATAAGCGTCATCTATGCTCCAAGGGACATATAGGCGGTTAGGGTCATTTGCAAAAGTTTCAGGGAAACTACGATATGCAGGATAAAGAACATTACACCCCACAGTGTCGGCTTCGGATACAGTGTTAGATACCCAGTCTTGAAGAGCGCAATTAAACAAAACACGAGTATCATTAAGTAAGGCGTAGTAGTCATCTTTCTTTAGATTTTCGTAGATCTTGAGCTTGCCCTCTTTCTCCATGCGTCGAGCCCGCTCGATATAAGCCGGATTGTTGCTGCGCAATGGGCCTCCCGAGTATATCGCAAACTCACAGGGTTCGGTCGTAAGCTCGCCATACATTTCAATAAGGTCCATAAAGAAGCCGGGCTGCTTTTCTTGATCAAAACGAGCCGCGAAACCCACCCGTCTTGGACGGTCACCAAACGGTGTGATTTGGGAACTACCTCCGATGCGCTCAAGAACTTCCTCTTTTCCAAATGCCAACCCTGAAATGTTGTAGATCGGAGCAGTCCATCCAGCAATGCGCATGTGCGCGACCATTTCTTCGTTGGTAGCCAAGACGCCGCCGCCACTGAACGTGACAATTTCGTTAACCATCTTTTCATACAAATCCATCCACTTGTTCAGTCCCCAAACATGTACAAAGTCATCAGGATCAATGGCCTGTGCCAAACAACGTACAAAGATGCGAGGACAATGGCCTGGCGGGATCTGGTTCAAAATGTAACCAAGACTTTCAAAGCCTGGCTGGAACATGTCTTCAAAGTAGATAACGTCAGACTCAGTAACTTCGCCGTTCTTCATCATTTGAACCAAGTTCATCATTTGGCTCATGGCAAAGAAACTGCGACCATGTGCGTCCAGAACTTGACCCACTGAGATAGCCTGTGTGTTGTCAATGGTGGTACCAGGCACATAAACCACATCCAAGCCACGACGATCAAACACACGACGATTCCACTCAGTAAGCTGTAGTGTGTATCGGGCTTCGTAACTTTCCAAGCCCATGTAAAATAGTTTTCTCATTTAAGTCCTTGTATTTTGCCGCGGTACGTGGCCTTGAGTTTATTCAGCACATCTTGATCAATAGCTTGAGACATTTTTTGTGCTGCTGCCATTGTGTATTTTTCGTAGGGATAGTTGTAAGGATCAATCTGTTCTGGACGTTGACTACGTTCTGCTCGACTAAGCTGTTCTTCCATGCGCTCAATCCTTCTGTGCAAGTGGTTCATGTCTTCATGCAGTCTACGCAACGGACCTGCGTTGCGATCATGCAATCCTGAATCACGCGACTCGGGTCTAGTTAGCGTGACCATCATCATGAGACTGCGTAGTGCATTTACCACACGCGGATCTTTACTGGTCAGCGCTTCGTCGAACATGTCCACAAATCGCTCGAGATCAAAATCTGCTTGGTCTTTTTCTCGAGCGGCACTCATTGTGGACGATATCCTGCAAAGCGTCGAGTGTCTTCGTCCCACATGTTCTTGGCGTTTTTGCCTTGTGAGTACTTGTTGAACTGCTGCCACGCATAGCTCTTGAAGTTGTAGAGATCGCTTTCGTTGTAGCGATATCCATAGTCTTGGCAAAACTCATAGAGTTTTTCCAGGTCTTCAAAGATCTCGTTTACACGGGCATTGGATTTGAATGTTGGCTTTGCCATGGTACTTCCTTAAATATTAACACTAAGTTGGGGGCGGTGAGTTTCATATTTGATAAGAGCGCCGTTTTCACCATCTTCGGCTACCTCAATCCAAACCGCACGGTCTGGATACTTTGCAGCAATCTGTAGATACAGATCATCTGCCATCATTTCGCAACTTTTGTAGTCCAGTTGTAAAATGCTGTCTCTGTAGAGATTCTCCAGCCAACGCTTGAACTGGATAAACTCAATGTCTCGATCGTTGTGGATCACATCAATCCATACACGAAAGTGAAAGATATGACGATGTGGTGTGCCAAGAAAGCTTACATCGTATTCGTCACCTGTGGCCAGTGCCGGATCAGTAGCTGCTGCAGGGTAGCAGTGGATGCCTTCTTTGCGAAACGTGACCCAGATTTTGCGTTCTGCTGCGGCCATAATTCGTTCCATGTCTTCTCGTTGTACTATAGTCATGCTCATAATGTTGAGTCCTCGTTGTACTGATCCCAGTCAGTGAATGTTCGTCTTGACATCAAGCTGTGCAGACTGTGAGTCCAAACGCCAGGATTGGTAGCGTCAAAATCACTGTCGTCCAGCTTGATCATGGTGTTGTAGTTCCACAGTTGTATGTAAGGAATACTTACACGAATTTGTGGGATGAAGTTGCGATACTCGCACAGGCCAGTCTCATTGAATGTTTCCACGCACTTGACCGGAATGTCCAGACTGCACATGTAACCTTTTTCAAGAAAGTGCGTGATCATTCTTTCCCAACGCTGCCACTCCGTATGATCATCAGGATCAGGACAGAAGCTGTGATTGGCACCAAAAAAGATGTGCTCAATCCCGCGAGGGTTCATGTCAAAGTGATGTGCAATTTCATCAACTGGTTGAACGCCAACCACAAATAGTGTTTGTTTTCCAAATGCTGGAGTACGTTCTACTTCAGTTCCAGTAAAGAACTGAACATTGCTGTGGCCTTCTCTGTTCATTGCTGATCCTGCTCAAGTTGATCAAGTTTGTTGTTGTCTAATTGTACACTATCATCAACTAATTGTTCAACCTCAGGTTCTTCAAAATCAAATAACGCATTAAACTGAGTACGTGCATTCTTGGCTTTTTTACCTTTGAACCCACGAGTGCCCACAATTTCCATCCAGTATGAATCGTAATGCTCAATTATGGCTTCTGCACTTTCGCGATCTGGTGCTGCAAAAATAGCTTCTACAATGTCTTCAAACTTGTCATAGTCGCCACCGTCACGCTGCATCATGGCCGGACGCTCTCCTGCGTCAAATCGACGATTGGCTTCTTGTACCGCAGTCAAATGCATCCAAACGTTGTGGCCCATGAGCAATGCATAACTGAAACTGTCCCATGATGTTTTGCCCCACTTACCGTTTTTGTTTTGATCTGGCAGCACATCATACAGTTCGGGATCGCGGAAGTTTTCTTCTGTAATAACAACGCCTGGCTTGGGAGTACCAGCTTTGTAGATACAGATGTCCTTCATTGTTAGCATATCGCTAATAGGGCTGTCTTCCCAGCGTGGATAAATTCCGTCTTGAACTACTCCGTCCGACCACTTGCGGGTGTCTGTTGAGTACTTTTTGTCGTCTGCCGACGGCGCCATTCTGTAGCTCCACTTAGAATCGTTCTCAAAGACGTTTTCAAAATAGACTTGCCCGTTCGCCGTTGCAAGGAATGGACTAGCACAATCAAAAGAGATAGTAAAAGCAGGGTTAACATATTTTCTCACAGCTCGCTGAATAACTGTGAGTAGAACTGCCCACTCCAGTTTACTTGTGCCCAAGAAGTGCATCCAATCATGCTTGCCTTCTTGTAACAAGTTGTCGTAACGCAATGCTACCAAGCGCTTTAGTACCAAGTGAACATCACACATGTTCTGGCCACCCATACTCCAACCGTCAAAGTGCGTGTCAGGATACTTGACAGGGTCGCAGTAGTCCTTCATGAGCTGGTACCAATCTTCTGCACTGGTATGATTGTCGCCTTGTAGCACGTTCAAGAATCTTGCACCACCATTCTTGACACCACGACGGTGTTTCATAAAGTACTCGTTGTTGAACTTGGTAGCATCAACTGCTTCTTGTAGCGTAGTAATACCGCAGGCTTTGCTGGCTTCTTTGCTGTGAATAACCCAGGTAGGAATATCAAGGATCATGCCGTAGTCAGCAATGTTATCCAACCACTTGAGTACACCATCACGCTTTTTTTGTGCTTTGGGGCATCCTGAGTTGGCTTTCCAGTCGCCTTCCCACAAGCCCTTGGCAATCTGGAATCCTCCAGAGTCGCCCAAGATAAAGGTGCCAGGTTCGCGATTACGAACCATGTCCTCACTCCAGTCTTGCTTGGCCAAATCCAAGTTGGCATGACCACCTGAGTACAAACTCCAACGATACGGAAACAAAGCTTTTTGACTATCAAGCCAATTCATCTGTTCCATGTCTGTAAGACCCTTGGGGAAACGAGCAGGATCTACATACTGTTCGTTTCTTTGACGGCCCACAAATGTAGCATAAAAACCACTAATAGCTGGCAAGAATACAGCGTACTGACTTCTGCCATCAGTACCTGTTTGTTTAGCCGTTAGGTTGTCTTGTGCCATTACTTGCTTTGTGCTGGGAGGATGTAGTTGTACACTGCAATACCAGAATCTACTGTGATCTGAGCAGCACCGTCGTCACTGATACGTACCACTTTGTCACCGTTGAGATCCATGATGCTAGCAAACTGCTTGGCTGGGTAGCTCCAAGCACGTTTGAGTTGACCTGTGACCCCAGCTTGGAACACAAAGTTACCAGCATGCGTTGAGTGATCACCAAAGTAAAACTTAAGGTCAGTGCCTTCAGTCTTGACTTGAAAAGTTGGTTCTTCAACGTTGGCACTCATTTGCCACTTCAGTCGCTGAATGCTGGCGTTTGTGGGTTCAAACTCAATATGCCAGTTCACTGGTTTCATCTTGGCAGTTTTAAGTTTTTCACTTACCACACTAGACGTCATAAAACGATAGTTGTTCTTGAAATCGCCGTGCTTGTTTTCAAAGTTGATACCGTCCGGCTCTCCGGGATTACGATGAGTAATTGCCAATTTAGCGTCCTCACGATATTCCTGCAAGTTCAACAAGGTCTTGAGCTTGTTGAGGTTGGGCATACCAAATGTGCCCACAAAGTCGGCTACAGGGTTGTGGTAGTTGCCTTGCACTACCACGCTCAAGTCTTCGGCCAAGCCGCTGATTTGAGTAGTTTTGTCGTCGCCAACAATCTTCACAAGGTCAATACAACCAAGGTCAAAAGTGTGCTCTACCAAGTCTAAAAGACAGTCTCTCATAAGTTTCTCCTAATGTTTAAGTATACAGGGTTTATTTAGATCGTGCAACAACTTTGGCTAAAGTTTGTCCACCGCGCAATGAAACAATCTCGCCAGGCCTTCGCAGTTCTAACCAAGCCAAATCTCCAGATCCAGTGTGCTGAAAAATCACATCAAATCCAATAGTTTCGGCAATTTTTATAATTTGCGATTCCGGAGTGTAACACATGAATTTTCGTTCTGCTAGTTTAACTCCGTGTGCTCGATCGCAGTTGTTGTAGGTCATGACCAAGGTGCCACCAGTTCGTAATTTTTCATACGATTCAGCAAGGTACCTTTCAATCAGTTCCATGGGTTTGTAATTGAAATAGTTGTAAGCAAATATCAATCCAAACTGGTTGTCAGGCATATCGCCTAGAATTTTATCGTTGTCTTCGTTGATCACATACTGTCTCAGCCGAGCACGATATGTTTCGTTGAATCCCATAACGGCAGGATCAATCAGGTCCTGAGCATGGTCTACCACATACAGCGGATCCAAGGGCACCAGATCTTCAATGAATGTTTCAAGGCCTGGACGAATAATCATGCCTGGAATGCGCCAATCAGTGTAGTTACGAAGTCTAGTACGCAACAACAAATTACTGTCATCGTCAATGGACAAGCGACGATTTAGAGTATTGTCTGTGGGTTCATGGCGTATGCTGTGATGATACAGCTTTGTGCTTTCTTGAAAGTATGCCGCTTGTTGTTTTTGTATTGCTGCTTCTAGCTCTGCTTTCAATCCGTCATACACTTTGGCAAACTGTTCAAAGGATTCGTTTACCACACTTAACCGTTTGGCAATACGAGCTTTGTAAAATCCAATGTCGTGTTCTTGACTGGACACCAAGTGATCAACAGCCGACAGCTCATGCTCAGCTTGGGCACATATGAGCTTTACGCTCATAGTGTCCAGTTGATTGCGATAATGTACAATGCTACTGAGTTTCATTCAAAATCAAACAAACTAGTAAAGGTGTTTTCTGTATTGGTAGCAGAAGCCAAGTCCCATGCCAACACGCCCAGCAAGTTGTCAACCTTTTGGTCCACAACAGTGGCCTCCATTAGAGCATTGTCAAACGGCAACTCAGTAAACCAAGTTGGTAGTCTCTGCTCGTCTGTGGGGTAACCAATGCTGGTCCATCCCAGTGCATTAGACTTCAACTTGCACACAATGGTCTTCATACCGTCAACGATCTGCATTGAGTAGTTGTCACCGTTCATTCTGCGCATGTTGTTCCAGTTGATAGCAGCTCGCACATGTCCAGGCATGTTGGCTTTGCCCAGTCTAGTTTCTTCAGCAGCATACTTGGTCAAGTTATTAACACGCTTGGGCGAACCTTTCTCCCAACCTGGGCGCTCTGCAAACTCGTATTTGAAAGCACGAATGTGTTCAATCAGTTCGTCACGTTGAGCTCCGGCCAACAGCTTGTTCAAAACTTCTAGCAAGAATTCCTGAATAACCTTGGGAGTGTCAGACCTCTTGAGATCAAGTCCAGTGGCTTTGGTCTTGCCAATTTTGCCATCCACGTCCAATCGCTTGTTCTCAATATCAATAGCGTTGACAGCGTATCGTTTCTTGGTAATAAACAATCCACGATCAGCCACAGTTTCTCGACCACACTTGATCAGCTCGCCCATTTCTCTGGGGCAATGAAACGCTTGTTCCATAAAGCCCGGAAAGCTGTCGTTGACTTGATCGGCAATTGAATCATACAGTGCGATGCAAGTTTCCTTACTCCACTCCATACGACCTTGTTCCACTTCAGCTTTTAACACAGGCCACGCTGAAAAATAGCAAGAGTCAGTATCACCATAGATCACTGCTTCGCCCACATGGTCATACTTTCCAGTAATACACTCATTGATGTGTGCATCCATATGTTTTGCAATTGCACGACCAGTCAGCGTAGTTGACTGTCCAATACGTTTGTCGAAGAATCTACAACCAGGGTTTAGAATAGCACCGTACAAACTGTTCAAGTTAATCTTCTTGACCAGCTGCCGCTTGTCCCAGAACGCAATGTCCTTGGGGTCTGTTGCTTGCTTCTTCTTGGCTTGCATTTCCTTACGCTCTGAGTACCAACGTTCCAGCAAGCCCGGGATGATACCTTTCTTCTCATAGGTAAGAATAGTTCCGTTGGCAGTGAGAATCCAAGGCTGGTGACTATCAAATATGATCTTCCAGATTTCAGCGGCTGAGTGAGTGCTTTCTGTACCATCCTGCCAGTCAATAATAATCTCTGTACCAATTTCTGTGTTCATCACAGCGGTGTACTCAAGGCTACCAAACAAGCCTTCCCAGGCTTCAGCAAACTTGCCACCGTTCTTGGACAACTGAGTCTTGATATACTGATCAGTCATTACAGGACGCAACTGTCCAACCACTGTTTCTGGGCCCATGTTCATGGCGCGAATTGCTGATGGGTATAGTGAGTTAATGTCTACCGATCCTACCCACTCATGTAGACCCTTGCGTGGATAAGCCACATAAGCACCAGCGGCCTGATTGTCTGCACTGTCATTTCGTTGCTGACGGTTTGGCACCACCATACCACGTTCATGTGCTTCATTGATAATGGCCTGCTCGGTCACAGCCACAGCACCCATAGTGGTTTGCAACAGCACAGTGTTAGCGTGTGCCAGTTCACTTGCAAGTTCAAGAAAGCGTAACTTCTTGTCCAGCTTGTCCAACAGTGCAGTATCTTGACGGTTGTACTCAATAAACTTTTTAAAGTGTTGGTTGTACAACTGATCCAAGGTACCTTCAAACTGTGTTTTTCGATCGCCTAGTTCGTATTCAGCAATAGCATCCAAGCTATAGCTATGACGTTCTTCGTAAGTGTATTTGCGGTACAGTTGCATATAGTCCATATGCACACGGCCTACCAGGTCATATGTTTCTTGTTCTGCACCAAAACGTTCAAACATACGCTTTTTAGGTATCTGCCCCCACAAACAAAACTTGCGAGTATCATCCTTGCTGAGCACCCTAGTGATACGATTCACTGTGTAAGGAATATCATAGCCTTCTGAGTTCCAGCCACTGAGCACATCTGCATCATCAATCAAGTCCAAGAACATTTTAAGCATGTCCTCTTCTTTCTCAAACAAGAATGTGTTTTCAAACTCAGCTACTAGTTCTTGGGCAGTCTCCATACTCATGTGTCGAGGAGGAACAGCCAAGGTAACCAATTGGTCCATCCAGTTCAAGTAAACTGATATAGCAGTGATTGGGTTGAACGGATCCTCCACTGGTGAGAAACCCTTGTCCTTGTGAAAATCTACTTCAATGTCGAAAAACGCTGTATGCAGTTCAGGAGCATCTTGGTCTTTGTAATTTTCTTCCAAGCATCTAAAGATGGGATTGATATCCGACTCATACAACTGCTTGCCCGAGTGCATGCGAACTTCTTTGCGAAATTCCTTGTTGTTGCGTGTGCTAAATCGTGACACCGGAGTGTCATAGATACTGCGGAACTTGCCACGCGGGTCGTCGTAATAAAAGATATAGTTGGCCGGGAATTCGCGATACACTCGCTTGCCTTCTCGGCGTTCTACTGTGTGGATGCGATCGTGCTCACGATCATATAGTGCGTCAATATAACTCATTGTTCTCCGTTTATGGCCGGTAAGCCGTGATTCATGCTCGTAACGTGAGCGACTCGCTGTGTAAAACAGTACTTATAGTGTTTTGCCAACGGTTTCCAAAATTGTTTCCAGCAGCTCATGGTCTTGCTTGGCTTTACCAAATTCAGCCTTGTGTGCCAGCTTGATAGCCTTTTTCAAAACACCTGGTTTGATTTCCAGTTCTTCTGCTACTGCTTTGATTGTATCATTGAGTCCGCCTGTGAGTGTTTCAATTTCTTGAGTCACTTGCATACCCTCGTTGATGATTTGAATCAGTTTGATCTTTTGATCACCGTTGAATGTTTTTGCTTCCATAGAATACTCCTTGTGAGTTGCTATTGTAGCATCATTGCTAAACAAAATCAACTCATGTACTTGCCAATTTGCAACACTGATCTCCAATCTGTGCCACGTCTGGTTTCCATTTCGGCCATTAATCGATGGTAGGTTGTAATTTCTCTTTGATAACGAGCATGATCCAACTGAGTCTGAGCTGTGGGCAGCAAGTTTGCTAATTCTGGATATGCCGCCAATCGAGCTATTACTGGCTCCACCATTTCGGGCGGAATCAAGGCTGGCGCAAAGTACGGCTTGTGGTTGACTTGAAAATGCACAGTGAGATCAGGATCATGACTGTGTACAAAGTCTATTACATTTGCTAACTCAAATAGATTGTAGTTACTGGCACAACTAATGAACCCAATTTTCAAGTGTGGCATTTGGGTTCGTAATTCAAAGAATTGAGCAATGTTGGCAGCAATTTGTTCCCACTTAGCTGGCCAGCGTATAAGTTCGCATGCGGCACCAGTTGCGTCTAAACTGATCACAAGATCTATGGCTTTAACCTGACTCCATGTATCCAACACACGTTGATCAGGAAAGAATGTACCATTGGTGTTGTAGCTGATGTGCAGTTGACTTAGTGGCGAAGATTCTGCATAGATGCCTAGCATTTTCAAATGCTCAGTGCTCATTAGCGGTTCGCCACCAGTGAAATGCATTTGGTACACATGAGAAAAGTCCAGTCTACGAAACAGTTGTAGCTTGTCTTCAAAGCTGTAGTCTTGATCAGTTAAGCCTTCTTCACGTGCCCACGTGCTGCTGCTGTAGCTACTGCACATAATGCAAGCCAAATTGCATACATTTTGCGTGGTCACATCAATGCGATTGAGTTCAACACGAATGTCTTGGCTTTTGTTTTGATTGCTGAAAAATCTACGGCTAGGCGGATTTTGTGCTTCTTGGCGCCAGCAGTTGCTGCAAGCAGGCGCAGGAGTATCATCAACAGCATGTTGTCTTGTCTGCTGCAAAAACTCGTTGGTAGCAAAATCAAATTTGTCAGCCACCACTGGGTCAGTTTGTGCTGCACAACACGGACTCACAAGCACTTGCCCTGAGTTGGTGCTGCGTATATGCATGGTCTTGAACTGGTCTGAGCAGTAGTATTTCATGTTTTCTTTCTGTAATTCACTGTCACATCGCTAAATTTGCAATGATCCAGTTCAGCTAGTACTTGCTGGAATGGACCCGTGTCCCGATCCTGTATGTTACCAATAGGAAAATCATACATTAGATCAACTGGGTCAGCATTGTATTGGGCAAGCCATTGCTTGAAACTGTTGCTTTGATAGATTTGCTGTCGGGTTGGCAAGTAAGCAATTTGTAATCCACCAGCAGACACATAGTGTCCCGAGGTATCCCAGTCAGTTGGATCGTCTTGGTCCAGGTAGCTTTGTAATAGAGTCTTGCCCAGTACTTCTGAACTGAGTATTATGTCATGGTGTTGGCTACTATGATACTGACGATAGCCAGTCAAATCAATCCAATCAGAAGTACCATACTGAGTAGGATGATATAGTTTTATTTCTTCAATTTGTGTAACTGGAATATCAGCTGGTCCACGTGGCAAAAAACTTTCTAGTTCATGCACATGAGTGTTTACTCTATCCAACATGCTCATTACTGAGTCATAGTCAAAGTTGCTGCCAAAATCTCTAACATTGCATCGTTGCTGGTTGTGGGTAAAAAATCTATGCACACGATTAAGTGTGTTGTGGTCAACAGTGCTGATATCAGGTCCTGAATATATTATGCCGTACTGCACTAGTTGACCAATCAAGCGGCTACACTCAGCTACAGCATGATTGAACTTTGTAGTATCCATTTCGGGAACCCACAAGTGGTCATGTGCTAGCACGGAGGTGGTGTAATTGTTATTTAGAAACTTGTTGGTCCAGACTTGCACTCCTGGGTTTTCCAACAAGTCAACTTGCACTTCAATACGGTTTGTGGGAAAGACAAATTCCAATATCATAATGAATTTATCTAAGAGTTGATAGTGCTCACTTTAAAGGTTCCGGTAGCGAATCGGATTACTCTGCCCAGCAGCCGGGCTCACCGCGGTAACAAGTACCGGTCCTAAGGTGATTATTTTGCTAGACTCTTCGCATATTGTCTGCGACGAATAGCTGATTCTTGTACCACACGTGCCATGATGCTACGGCATTCAGTAGTGTTGCGTAGGCCTAGTTCTGTAAACCTCTGATCCACATAAGCCTTGACCATTTCCGCACTTTTCTTGCTGTTGACACTTTCCAACATGCGTTCAACTTGTGCCAAAGCTTCAGCCACAGCCGGAGCTGCCGCTGCTATACGCTTGTCAAGATTGGCTTTTTCAGCTGGCGTTGGTCCACCAGCAGTAACTCGAGGCGCACCAGGTAGTTTAGGAGCTGCCAGCGCTGGTGAGCTAGGTGCAGCCGGAGCCTTGATGCCAGTTGTAGTTGCTCCGTATCCGCCAGGGCCAGCAAAGTTGGCTGTTTTAGCAGGCGCTGCTGGTTTAGCAGCAGTCTTTGCCATGCCTGGCAAATTCATCACATTGGCTGCACTAAATCCTTGCGGCTGAGCAGCAGGTGCTGCTGGAGTTTTATCAGCATCGGCTGCTTCAGGTTCTTTGTATCCGTACATGGATGCCAGCTTGTCTTTTTCGTAAGGCCGCTTAGTGTCAGGATCAATTAATGCAGTGGCACCAGTTTGTATACCAGCTTTGGGTTCCGTTGCAGCAGCAGATTGTTCACCAGCCAGTGTTGCTTGCAAAGCTTTGATTTCATCTTGCTTGGTAGCAATTTGTTTCTGTATGTCAGCAGCTTTGGGAGTCATTATGTTGGTTTGCATTTTGTCAATGGCATCGCCGCCTACATTTTGTACTCCGGTATTGAATCCGCGAGCTGCTGCACGACCAAGTCCAGTAGTAGCACCACCAGCAACTGATCCTAATGCTCCAGCAGTACCGCCTGCAACATTGGCAACTCCACGACCTACACTTTGTATGCCTTTACCAACGGCTGTGCCTGCTGCTCCAATATCTGTGCCAACGGTTTGCCCAGCTTTGCCAACAGCTTGTACACCTTTTTTTAGGTCACCGTATGTGTTGGCAGCAACATTGGATGCTTTACCTAGGCCTGACTTGGTAGCATTGTATGTTGCAGCTACTGGATCAGCAATAGCTGTTTTGCCTACTTGTTTGATTGCACCACCTAATGCTCCAGCTGCATTGCCTACGGCAGCACCGGTGTCTGCTACGTTTTTTGTAAACTTGTTTGCGCCCTTGGCAAACTTATTGGCGCTTTTTTGAATGTCTTTGAAACTAAGTTCGTCTAATTGGCCTTCTGCTAGACCTTCGCCCATGTTGCCCAGCATTTGCTCAACATGACGAACCCAACCTGACACATCGCTAGATCCAATTTCATCTACATCGCCCACAAAGTCAGCAACTTCGTCTACTGCCTGTCCAACTTTTTCTGGGCCGTGTTTGGCCAACAGGTCTGTACGCTGCATTAGAATTCTGCGAATGATAGCTTGTGCTACTGGCGAGTCTTGTTCACCAGGATTATCCATCATGCCTTCCGCCACACCTTGCTCTTTGACTTTTTTACGCAAAGGATTAGTAGGATCATCTTGGAATCCTTGTTTGGCGCCGCGCTTGATATATTCATCATACCCGGATGGTCTCTTGATTGGCTTCTTGTCGTTCTTGGACAATCTAGTAGGGACTCCCATCCAATCGGTTGGTATCCCGGCGCCTTCCGCCACACCTTGAGTTTCACCCGGACCATATGCTGTGATCACAATGTTGCCACGCAAGTCAGGTTGTTGTTTCAACATGTCCTGTGCAGCAGCCACAGCAGCAGCCTTGCCTACCATGGCATCACTAATGTGTTCTTGTGTGTCTTTGCGCTTGATCCAAAAGTTGCCTGTTTGTGCATACTGTGCCAACTGATCATTTTGTGCTCGTAGTCTAGCATCAATAGCATCACTGCCAGCAGGTTCACGCTCGCGATTCAACCGTGCCTGACGAGTAGCGTCAATGGTCTGTTGCTCAGGTTCTGAGTGCCAAGGACTGCCGCCGCCTTGGGCTTCAGTTAGTGTTTTTTGGTCAAAGAGGTCATCTACAAACATTTTATTTTTCTTCCAGGTAATCTTGGTCCAAGTCAGCGTTTTTTCTGCGTTTTTGGAAAATCTTCACTGCCATGTCAGCGTGATCAATATTGGGAAAGCGTGTGGGCAAACTACGGCCACCGTGTCGTACTTCAAACCCGCGACCTTGGTCGCCGTAGATTTCTAACACAGCGCCATCTTCCATGGCCACTGTTTTGACTGGTTGTTCCGCTGCTACTGCTTGACTTGCAGCAGTTTGGTCAATGTCATGTGCTAGTTCTGAATCCTCAAAGTCGCTTTCGGGCAACACAGGATCTTGTGCTGGAGCAGGTGGGGCTATGCCAGCTGGTTCAGCTTGTGTGGGATCTTCTTCAATGGGATCTTCTATGTCAAGTTCTTGCTTGGCTTTGTGTACCAAGGCCTTGTCAATTTTGTTTTTGTCTTCTAGACGTTCTAGGTAGTCTACAAAGTCACGTTTGACTTTGCCCAGCATGTCTTCTTCCACAGCCTGCATGGTTTCTGCCAAACTTGGTGCTTGTGGCTCAACTGAGTCTCCCACAAATTCGCCCTTCATGGGATGAGCAGGGTCTTTTTTACTTTTGAGCACTGTGCTGATGTTGCGTGGCTGAAACAAAGCTGGTAATTGTGGTACACTTTTTTGTTGTGCATTCAGCCCAGACTTGACATTAACTGGAGTAGTACGACTCTCCACTGTGGCTAGTCGATCTAGAATTGATCGTATGTCGTGATTCATGCTCGTTGGTCTTTCAAATAACTTCTCAACATCCAGCCATGCTTTTGATGAGCGTCAATACGCGAGGCCAAAAAGTCCATGATGCCTTGTTGGTTTTCTTGTTCAGCTTCCCCAAAGCATTCATTTAATAGTTCTATCATTTGACCATTGTTGGCCAGCAATTCTTCAAGCATGAGTCGAGCACGTGGAATTTTTGTTTGTCCAGAAATACGAGATAACTCTGCAAAACGCTCAAAACTACCAGGAGCATATTCGTTCAGCGCACGAATGTATTCAGCTGTGGGATCAATTGCACCATACACATCATCGTAGATCATGTTAAAGAACTTGTGCAGTTGGCCAAAGTCTGGTCCTTCCACATTCCAGTGGAACTGTTGTGCTTTTGTGACAAAAGCGTACTCAGTTGCCAGGAGTGTTTTTAAAGCGTCCGCTAACATTTTTATTCCTCTTGTATTCTTTAGGCGTATTTGGAGTTGGGTCCGAATCCGTTACATATTTACCTGTTAACATTGATCCACCATTTCTTGTTTTCACTCCGCCTAAAGGCATGCTCACAGTGGCTACTGAACCAGCAGTTGTGGTTTCCATTATATCACGCATTTTCATTGATTATCCTTAGAGTGTAGTTGTCTACAAAGTGTGCAGCACCATGATTGACTCGGGGGTTACTAGCAGTCAAGGAACCTGCCCCTACAAGTTCGTAACGTATGGTATAGTCACCAGGTTCGGCATCAATAGCCACAACTTCTTCAAGATACTGGTCATGCCAAATATAAGTGCGTTCTGTAAACAACTCATTGTTGACATACAAACGATACACTGGAGCAGTGTCTGTCCAATCACAGTGAACATCGTATTGTATTTGAATATTGTGCAACTTCATGTGGTATTTAGCGGGATATTTTGATTAACCGCTGCTATTGAATCTGTACTTTTGTACATTCAGTACTCACTATTTGTTTGCTCTAGGGCAATAAATATCAACATAATAATAACCATAAGGTGAGCAAAATGAAAAGAAAAATTGCCATGGGCCTAGCCAGCCTGGTGTTTGTAGCAGCCGTCGGCGCACAAACCACCAACACCAGTACTGCCACTAGCACAGGCGGCACTACTACCAACAACACTCAGTTGATCAATCAAGGGACCTACGATTCATCAACCTTGGTTGATACCAACAGTACCAGCAACAGTACCAGCACTGTGACGTCAAACAGCAACACCAACAGCACGTCAAACAGCAACAGTACTGCCCAGGTCAATAGCACCAGTGCTAACACCAATACTAATACCAGTACCAGTGTTAACACCAACAACAATATCAACTCGGGTACCAGCACGGTCAACAACAACAATGTCAACTCTGGCACAATGACCTACAACAACAACAATGTCAACTCTGGCACAATGACCTACAACAACAACAACGTTAGTTCTAGTACCAGCAACAACACCAATACCAACCACAATATCAATAGTGGCACAATGACCTACAACAACAACAATGTCAGCACTGCTACTAACAACAATAACAACGTAAGCACCAGTACGGCTACCAACAACAACGTCAACACAGGTGACATGACCAACCGTAATATCAACACGTCTACGTCAACCAGTAACAACGTTAACAACAACGTTAACACCAGTACCGCAGTGAATCAAAACGTGCAGACTGGTGACATGACCAACCGTAACATTAACGAAAGCACTATTACTCAGCGAGTAATTCAACCTCCACCAACTGCTGTAGCACCTGCTATGTTAAGTGGTGGTAATGCTGATCTATGTTCAACAGGCAGTTCCGGTAGCGTACAAACACAAGTGTTTGGCGTAAGTTCAGGCGGAACAGTACGTGATATGAATTGTGAACGCTTGAAGTTAAGCAAGACTTTGTACGACATGGGAATGAAAGTAGCTGCTGTGGCAACTATGTGTCAGGACCGTAGAGTGTTTGATGCTATGCTAGCAGCAGGTACACCTTGCCCATACGAAGGCAAGATTGGCGAGCAGGCTAAAGCATCATGGGAAGCTAATCCAGAGAAGCTACCAAAACCAGATGAGGCAAAACTAGATGACAATTATAAGAAAATTGGCATTGGCGCTATTCTTGGCGTGCTTGTCCACAAGTTATTCTAATAGTCAAACAGTAGATCCCACTACCGGTAATTTAATCAATACCGGTACTACACCTACGGATACAACTAGTACTTGGAACAACGGTGTTTATGTTAACCAACTGTGCTTTTATGCCGGCGAACCAGGTAACTGCGGCCCTAACCCTAGTATCGGTAACGGTGGTAGTATCAACTTCAGTTATGGACTAACAGATCTTAATCAAGTGGTCAACATCAACCGAGCACTAGCAGCTGGTGGGACTGGGGTACAATTAAGTGGATTCAACTTTGGATTTACCGCCAAGAACGGCAACGGTTGGGATGGTGGCCAACAAGACTACTTGGCAGCGTATGTGAAGTTGTACGGTTCAGGTGGTAATGAAATTGCAAATTACGATTACTCATCATCAACTAATCAACTATACAACTGGACTAACTTTAAATTTAGTGAGACTTTTGCAACACCTTATGTAGCATCATCACTAAGCACAGCACAAGTGGGGTTTGTAGGTAGGGACAATAACTTCTGGGCTGGCAACTATGGACCAGAAATTATTAATGTTAGCTTTGATCTAAAATACAAAGTAGATCCGTGTGCAACCAATCCTGCGTATAGTGCTACATGTGCTGGATTTAGCGGTATACTTAATACAAACAACTTGTTGGATTCAACTCAGGGCGGAACTAGCCTAAATCAGGCCTTTGCTGTTAACACCGCATTGCAGAATGCAGGAGTAGGTGCTATGGTGCATGGATTCAACTACGGGTTTAACTGGAGAGTTGGACAAAGTTTTTCTGGTTGCACTGCTTGGAATCAAGACGGTTCATGTTCGTGGACCATGAACATACCTGCGTATGCTAATGCTACTGTATCACTTACTAACAACAGTGGTAAGCCAAGTTTGTTGTACTCAAAAAATTACAGTTTCTCGAGCGACGGTACTAGTGGATCAGTCAGTGACAAGTTTTTGTTACCAACCAGCTTGAATCAATCAATGTTAGGTACTGGTAGAATAACAGGATCAGCTGGAGGCACAGGTTCTTCCATTGAAGGTGCCTGGGCAACACTGATTTACACTGCTGATCCTTGTGTGGCTAATCCTTTATACAGTCCAGATTGCAAAAAGTATGGCGAAGCAATGGCTAGACAATTGCAAGCTTCTGCAACCACAGCTTCGACTGTTACTTACAACGACGGATCACAATCAACAACGCTGGACTCTACCACAGGCACACCGGTACTTGATCCAACACAGCCCCCACCACCACCGCCAGGATCTCCTCCACCACCTCCACCTGGAACAGAACCTCCCCCAGGTGCGCCACCTCCACCTCCGCCACCTGGACAACCAGCAGCTGGCGGCACAACACCTGCCAATCAACCTCCCCCACAAGGTGGCAGCACTCAGCAGCCCCGAGCTGGTGAAGTCAAAACTGCAAGCGATACCAGCAAATCCAGTTCATCGTCTGGACCTAGCTTGGGATCAGTTATGAGCATGATCAGCTCTAACCAGGCTAGAATAGGCAACGAAGCCAAGTCAGTGGTACAAGCCGCAGAATCATCGGCCACGCAAGCAGCAACATCGGCTCAACAACAAGCAGAAACAGTTGCTGGTGCATTAACTGCACAAAGTATCACATCCAGCATGACACAAACATCAGCTACTTCTACAGTGTCGCTGGCAAATACCAGTCAATCACAGATTGCAGCAGTAAACGTAACCAACGTTACTCAAACTTCCGTGGTCAATATTGGTGGATTACGAGCACCTGGTGCTAGTGTAATTGCAGACCCAGGATCAGCTTTGCCGTCAGGTATGACACAGGGACAAATTGATATGTACAGCTTGCAAGCACCGCAAGGACGCAATGCTACACAATCTGAGCCTGAAGTACCACAGATGGAAGGCATCAAAATTGGCAGTCGTTCCGCCCTAAATGACGCAATGGAACAACGTCCTATAGTGCAATCTAGCACACAAGAGTCACGCACAGACACTGTAAATCGCAATGTGCAATCTAATGAATTAGCAGCTGGAGTTAATATTGCCAGTATGGCTACACAACCACAAGGGTATCAAACATACTCTGCTACCATGCCAGATGTGGCATTTTATGCACCTCGAGAAATTTACAAGAATCAACGCACTGTTGACAATGCAAGAGCACAGCGATTGCTCCAGGGAGCCAGCGATAGATTACATCAAGATCTGGTAAACCTACAATACAAATAAGGAAACTAAAATGACAGAACCAATCAAAAATGTAAACGCCAAGATTGACGAAGCAGAAGCAGCCATGAAAAAGTATGCCAGCAAGGATACTGTTATCAGTATTGGCGGCTACGAATTTACTCCGGCCAAACTCATGGTAGCAGCTACCATTGTGAGTTCAACACTAGGCGGCTTGTATGGTGCTTTTGAAGTGTACAAAGACTATCAAAGCATGAAGAAAAAGATTGCCGAGTATTCAGCCCCAGACTTGAGTGAGTTTGACAAGCGCTTGGCTGTGATTGAAGAAAACAGTCAAAAGGGTGCAGACTACACTCGTGACATCAAAACTGACTTGAAAAACGATATTCGTCGTAACGAGTCAGTAACTGAGCAAGTGGAACGCAGTGTTAAACAAGCACAACGTGAAACTGAACAAGAAATGCGACAGGCCCGTAAAGATGTTCGTGAAGATCTTGACAAAGCACGTGGCGAAGTCAACTCTATCCGCAAGGAAATGGCAGATGCACGTAGGGAAATTAGCCGTGAAGTAGAACAGCTCAAACGCGAAGTTGACGGCAAAATCCAGAAGGCTATTGATAACCCCTTGGCCAATAAATAATTCAAAGGAACCAACATGACAGAAGAAAAGAAAACACTCACACGTTCTGAACGTGAAGCACAGATCAAAGACAAAGCCGGTTTGGTTATTGTTGTAATGGCCTTGTTCTTGGCAGCAAACACTTATATTGCCAACAACTTTAGCAGTGCAGCACAGACCAATCTGCTAAAAGCCTCAAACACTTATGGCTTTTATCAAAGCAAGAGTATCAAGCAAACACTAGCAGAAGGACAACTGGAAGAAGCCAAGATAGCCGGCAACCGGGAACGTGCTGCAAAACTACAAGCCAAGATTGATCGTTACGAGAGTGAACCTGAAACAGGCGAAGGCAAGAAAGAACTACTAGCCAAGGCCCGAGCACAAGAAGCTGCAAGAGACGAAGCTAGATTGCACAGCCCATGGCTCACGTTCTCTGGCATGTTGTTTCAACTTGCTATCGTATTGCTTTCAGCTAGTATTCTTGCTGTGAACATGCGCATGTATTGGGGGTCGTTGGGTGTTGGTGCAGTGGGATTACTGTTAATGACTCAGGGCATATGGCTCTGGGCACCACTAAGTATGTAATGACTTATTTGATTTACACCTTGATAGTCACGCACATTACCATAGTGTGCGTGACTTTGTTTTTGCACCGTGCTCAAGCACACAAATCCTTGACATTTCATCCTGTAGTAGAACACTTTATGCGAGCTTGGCTATGGCTTACTACAGGCATGGTAACCAAGCAGTGGGTAGCAATACATCGCAAACATCATCGCAGTACGGATGTTGCAGGTGATCCACACAGTCCTCATGTGTATGGTTTTTGGCGTGTGTTATTCAAAGGAGCAGCATTATATCATGCAGCATCAAAAGACAAAGTCATGGTTGATTCATACGGTCGCGGTACTCCTGCTGATTGGATGGAGCACAACGTATACACTCGTCACAGTAGACTTGGCATTGGCATTCTCTTTTTGTTCAACCTAGCAGCGTTTGGCTGGGCAGGTATTGTTATTTGGCTGATACAAATGGCCTGGATACCATTCTGGGCCGCAGGGGTAGTTAATGGTCTAGGACACTGGTGGGGATATCGAAATGGTGATAGCAAGGATCACAGTCGAAACATCACGCCGTGGGGAATCATTATAGGCGGAGAAGAACTGCACAACAATCACCACCTAAGCCCAGCAAGTCCTAAACTAAGCATCAAAACATGGGAATTTGATATTGGTTGGATGTATGTAAAATTGCTTAAATCCTGCAACCTAGTAGTCATCAGGACTTGATGTAGCTGCGCTACATCTGCTCTTTCGTTGCACTCAGAGCTGTTTAAATCCTTACGGGTTTTTAATTCATCTAGATTGCAGAGCGACAATGACACCCACTCAAGGCGTCATTGAGATTTTCATCTGAGTTGCTTTCGCTTCTTGACCGTAGGTATTTGGATTGCATGTCTCTGGGCTCTGTACCTTACCCCACCTACTACGATTTTTAAGAGAACTTCGGTGTCATTTGTTCTCATGGACATATTGCATCTAAGTCAGCTCGCGCTGCACTCAACCTGTACGACTATGCAAACGTAAAACCCAGCGGGGCAACATTTCAAGGCATCTCAAGCCGTGGCTTGAGGTAGTGCATAGAAGTCTTTTGCGGAGGAAAAGAATTGGTTGCCGTCACACATCAGAACGGATTCACCAGCAGTATTATATCCCGGCCTGCTAACCTTGTGTCTCGCTTGTTGTAGTATACAGGGTATCCAAAATGATCACAATTGATCATTTTGGTCAACTTTGCCTTTAGTTTGCAATAAGTATTTGCATGAAAAAGACATTACTTTTATTGATTTTTACAGCAATTTTGTCAGGTTGTGCCAATCAACAACTATGTGCTGACACTGCCAAGACTATTGCACATTCTAGTTCTATGGCAGAAATTGCAAAGTGGAACGCACTTCAAGAAATTGCTAAATCAGGTAATGAAACTGCCAAGATAGTTGCGTTACAAGTTATACAAGCGCATCGTACACCCGCAGCAACACCAGTTTGCAAGAATTTTTAATCAAGCAATCTTGGTCACATCAGATACTGTACTGTCCTTGCCATACTGAGCTTGTAACAATACACGAGCCATCTGTGGGCTCTTTGCAAACACAGCCACATCAATGCTGGTGTTGTACATGGGATTCTTGACTCGTACTCGAGCTGAGTACACATTGAACCCTGGGGCAACCGATTCAGCAATAAATTCTTGTGCTCGCATAGTGTTATTTATTTTTGTTGCGACCTGATTTCATGTTTGCACACCAATGATACATCCGGGCTTTTTCGCCTGATGCATTTTTGGCTCTTGCACGTAGATCTGTAACACTTCCTGAACAGCTAGCGCCCGAACGTTTCACACGTCCAGGCCTACTTTTGCCCTTTACTTTGCCATCAGCAAAGTTTTCAGTTACAAATTCACTTGCTCGCATATCAGCAGTTCCATTTACGTAGAGCTAGAGCTTTACGTGTAGGTTTGCCATTGGGCTTCTTCATTGGACCTTTGACTCCGCCCATTCTAGCACAGAATGATTTGCGGCGCTTGGCTGCTTTTGATCCTGGCTTGAGTTTGCTTGGCTTGGTAGTCACAGCAGTTTGCAGTTTTGAACCAGGGTTCTCTCTACGATAGCTAGCAACACCTTTGGCATTGAGGCCGCCACTCTTGCTCTTGCCTTCTTTGCGTCTCCATGCAGCAGTTTCGTACAGTTCATGGTCGTCTACTGATTCAAAGTCTTCCCAGATTTGTTCAGCATCAACTCCGTGCTCTAGTGCCAGTTGCTCAACCATTTCTTCAATGATATCAAATTGTCGATCAGCATTGAGATCTTCTGTAATTCCAATACCACTAAGTTCTAACACACGAGTTAACTCGTCAGGTCCTGAATCAGAATCGTCACCACGCTGTTCTTCGCTTCGCATGTAGTCCCATACTGCAACCAGCATTGACTTGGCCACAGCAATCTTTTCTTGGCACCATTCGGGCAAGTTATCGCCTGCATTGATTACATCATCAATGCCTTCAACTGCACGTTTTAATGTTTCAAGATTGTTGTCAGCCATGCCGGCTTCGTCATCGTATTCTTCGTTGTCAAAATTTGGATTCATGTAAATTCCTTTAATTGTTCGTCCCTAAACAGGTATATTGAGATGGGTCTGCCCATTTTCCAAGCTCGTGTGGTTCTGTGATGCCCGTCGAGAATGTAGTACTTACCAGCTTTTTCATATACCACAGGCTTGTCCGGGTACTCGTCAAACAACGGTCCGTCACCACCAGCATTGGTCAGCCAGTCTTGAGTGGCCAGCAACTGTTTGGCGTCAGCAGGCACAACGTCTGGCTCTGCCCCAGTATCAATCAAGTCAAACACTTCGTCGTGCAGGATGCCGACATCTTTGTAATTGCCCGGGGGAGCAAAATCGTGTTCGTCATGATCAAGATAGTCACCAATGGGCAAGGGAATGGCGTATTTTTCAATTCCCCAGGTTTCTGTAACATCTTGTCTGGGAGCCACAAGAACAAAGTGCTCACCAGATTGTTTCATGGTCCAGTCAGGTAACAGTCGTTTGACCATTCTAGCATATAGGCCCTGGCGTGAATCTTCTTTGGCGCTGAACGACAACACTTGTATCTTGTCTTTGTACTTTTCCAGGAACGCTCGCATAATGTCAACCACTGTGCTCATAACTTCTGCTGAGTTTCCAGTACCAGTTAGTCCAAATTTTTGCAATCGATCCAGTTTGCTACCGTGTCGTTTGAACTCTGCTTCCCATTCACCGTCAGCGCCATAAGCATGAAACATGTATGGAACTTCGCCTACATGGAATACTGCTACTGCTTCTTCACTGCCCTGAAAACTCCACTTCCAGTCTTTGCCTGGTTGGAACAGTTCTGTTACAAATTCTTGTGCTCTCATTATGCCATCTCCGGAACCACTGTAACACCTGCTTGCATGGCGCCAGGATGTGCTCGTAACCAGTTAACAGCGTGTCTATTGGCATCAGCTTGTACATTGCCAATGCCACTGAATCTATGTAATTCACGACCGTTGGGATCTAGCACCAACCACTCACCGGTCCACTGTTGTTGTGCTTGTCCTGGAGTAGTTAATGTGCGTGGTGCTGTTGGCTGTTCGCCAGCTACATCAACGATGCCACCTTGTGCTTGGTCATTTTGTTGTGCTGCTCGTTGACGTTGCAGATCTACTGTAGATCCAGGAACTGGAGTACTAATGGTTCGCACACCATACAGTTCTGGAGCTTCTCGACGTTGATCAATTACTCTACGAGCTTCTACTTCAGCACCCATACGGTTGGTCTGTCCCAATTCTGCTACACTTGACCCATCGCTTATTCTAAACACTTCCCAAGGTCCAGGGCCGGTTGGCATTAGCGTATTGCGGTTAACAGGCGGTGTAGCTGGTCTGCCCGCAGGTGTACTAATTAACTGGTAGTCTGCAGGAATCTCGCGAACTTCAACGTCTGTTCGCATGTTGGGATTTTCTTCTCGTGTTCTCTCCAAGAACGCCATTGCAGCCGCTTGGCTAGGGAATCTACGTATAACGTTATAGTCTATCTGTCCTGGTTGTCTAATAAAGCGATTGTTGTAAGCCATCCAGAGTCCCCAGTTGCCTTGACTGTCCGCAGCAGGTTCAGCAGCTTTTGTCTTGGGTGCCTCGTATGGACGTAATGGTTTAGCTTGTAATGTATTTCTAGCACTTGCCCAGTCTGGATAATTGCCTGGCTGTAATGCAACATCAATGGCTTCTTCTTTGCTGTTAGCAACAACTTCGATGCTGCTCATGTATCCTGGTCTAGAAACATCCCACCACATTGGTCCAGTGGTTTTGCCCTTGGCAACATTGCGAGCCAATTGCTTTTGACGCACTTGACGTATCAAGGCAGGTTTGTCTAGTTCGCCAGCCGAATAGTTGGAGAACAACTGAATAACGTTTACGTCACTCTTGTCCGCCATGCCTTCAGACAACAACTTGTACAGCTTGGTCAAGTATTCTTTGCGGTACGCTTCGGGGTTGATAGCAGCACTCAGGGCCACAGTAAAACGCAACAGGGTGTTTTCAATATTGGCAAAGTTGCTGTCCAGCCAGTCGCCACCAGGGCTACGGAATTCAATGTAGCCAGTCTTGGTGTTGATTGAAGTATACTTGTCTGTGATACCTGTGTGTATGGCCTTGGTTGCAGCACCGTCCAGACCTTGTTTCATCAAGTCCATGATTTGTGCAGCGGCTTCAGGCTTTTGCTTCAGCGCTGATTTGATCTTGCCCATGGCTGATTTAGCATAGGTGTTGCCCGAGCGGCCAAACAAGTCCAGAATGTATTCGTCGCCCATGAGTATGGCCAGTTTAACATAGTCCAGCTTGTCAATTGAATAGTCGGGCACCGAAATGTTGATATGCAAGCCAGTTGAGTCGTTGGTGTAGCAACCAGTCTTGTCTGCCCAGGACTTGACCTTGTTCAAGTCTGAAATCATTTCATCTATAGGCATGGGCGGGCTAACAAATTCCAAGCCACCATCGCCAGGATTGTCGCCTTCTAGACTACCATCAGGTTCCACAACATAAGTTCCTGCTTCACGACGACCACCATGATACTGGCGACTGGCATTAACAGGCTTGCCCATGTAAGAACTGAACTCATCTGCCACTTGATCAATGTCCATATCTCCACCTTGGCCATCGTTGATGTCAATGTAATAGGGCCAGCTGATATCAAAGTTGCTTTGAATGTCACTCATGTAGGTATATCGGTCATCCAAGAAACTGCGTTCGTCGTATTCTTCGTTTTGTTCTTCTGCAAATGTTTCAAATGCGTCATTGTAGATACGGCCACCAGCTTCAAACGATTCTAGCACAAACTGTTCTTGTAGTTCATCAAGTCTGGCAGTGAGTAATTGTGTGAAGTCTTCTGACTCTGGCGGCAGGTCAGGATTGGCTGCAACAACATCAGCTCTAGCTTGAAGCATGGCTTCGTCGCGATCAAACAACTCATTGACTTCAATAAAGTCACGCATGTAATCTACACCGTCACGATCCCATTGCTCAGCAGTTTGTTCCTGCTTCCATTCTTCGTACTCACCAATTAACTCATCCATCAGGTTATCTACTTGTCTACGTCCATTGTAGTCACCATCATGAAAGAAGTCGCGAATGTCACTGAAACTTCTAGTACGTTGATCCTGATCCATGTCAGGTTCGTATTCTGGTTCAACATCGGTTTCGGTGTTGGGCACAATCATTTCAAATTCCATACCAGCTTGTGCGCCTGTCTTGGCAGCTTCGGCTCGCAGGTTTTTGCCGGTCATTTTGATTTCCAACAAGTCTTCTTTGGGCTGATGCTGGTCGGATACGTCCACGCCACCCTTGACATCAGGATCTAGATCTTTTGTCTTTAGCCCCAGTCTCTTCATTTGTTTTAGATAGGTCTGTTCTAGTTCGTCGCTGGCAAATGTTACCACAGTATCTGGAGGACCTTGATTGTAATCTTCAGGTTTGGCATCATCCATGTCGCTGATATCCATGCCAAGTCTGTACCAGTCTGTAAGATCTTTTACGTCAATCTCAGTTGTGCCCGCTGGCATCTGTGGTTCAAACTCTGGGCCTGGCGGCTCGTAGCTATCTCTGTCCCAGGGTTCTTCTTTTGATTGGAATTTGGCAAATTCTCGAGACATGGATTCTACTAGCCCGTTTGTACGAGCCTGCTGTGGACGGCCCTGTGCATCAGTTTTCAAGCTCATGCGGTTGGCATTCTTGCCAGTTGCCCCTGGCTGAACGTCGGGACTCAGTGCCATTACAAAACGTGGATCGTTCTTTTCAGCAGCAGTAGGAATGTAGCCTGAGCTTTCGCCTAGTGTTCGTGAATCAAAGTATTCAGGGTGGGTATCAGCAAAATGACGCATGAATTCGCCTGCACGAGCATTGGCTTCGTTTTCAAATTCACTGCCGGTATCGCCGCCGTTGTCAGGAATACCTGTGGTCTGTTGTTGATGCGCATGTGTAAGCTCATGAGCCAAGGTACGCAACACATCCACAATGTGACGACCATGCAGACTCAGTGTGAGTTGATTGAGCTCAGGCACATACTGTCCAAAGCTGCCATTTTGTTCAGACCACTCAGGCTTGCGCTTGATAATAATCTTGGGTATTTTAGCAAGGCCTAGCTCACCGCTTACGTAACGTGCAAAACTTTTTAGAACATCAACATCTTTGGCAGAATCTTGTTCCAAAAACATCTTGGTACTGGGACTAACACCGTCTGGGGTAACTGATACTTCTTGAATACTTTCACCACCGCCTCCGCCATCTCCGCTGTCGCCGTCTCCAAATGCAAAACCTGGACTCCAGAAACCGTAGCGAACTCGCTTTTTCTTTTTCTTGCGCTCAGTCAAACTGAGTTCAAGATCGCGAGCAGCAGTTCTAGCATCGTACAGTTTCTTGATGTAGCCTTGTGCTCGGAGCATCTTGTAAGCCAAATTCTCAGGACCCATCTCACCACTGCGAGCCAGGCCAGTTTGGCGCATTTTTTTGATCTTTGCTGCCATAGCAGAAATCTGTTCGTGATCTTTGCTGTCTACAGCAGTTTGTATTCTGTGCTTGAGATCCCCATACTTGCTGCGCACAGCATCGTCGTTTACAGTGCTGCGTCTACGCTTGGGAATGTTGATCCAGTCATCTTTTACAAGGCTGTACATACCTTGACTAACTGGTGGTTGATTGGCATTTTCCACATACAACTCTACATCATATCCACCAATGGTGATATTGTGTTCAGCGTTGTATTGGTATTTCTTGGCGTCAAACAGTTCACGATAAACATCGCTAGTGTCTGCTTGGGGAATGTCTACCACAAGATGCAGATCAATGTCTGAGTGTGGAGTATAGGTAAAACCTGCGTTGGACCCTGATACTGTGATGTCTTTGACTTCAAGGTCTGACAGTCCCAGGCTTTGTTTGAAGTCTGCTGCAATCTCCAACAGCTTTTCACGCACCTCAGGTCGCATGCGCTGTTTGTGCCACAGGCGGGGGTTCAAGTCTTGGTTGAACTTGACGGCATCGTCAAGGCTATAGGAATCTAACTCAGCGGTATTCATGAATGTATTTACCGCTGAGTTAGAATGTGTTATTTCTTGCTAGATGCCAGCACTTCAGTCTCCATGGCAGGAGCAGGTTGTGCAGCCAAGTCATGCGGTGTTGTAGCAGCAGTTAGTACTGGTGCAGTAACCACAGTGGCCTTGGGATTGAACATTTCGCCAAGATCTTTGTAGAGCTTTTCGTGTGTGCCGTAATCAAATGTGTATGTGCCCACGTGCTTGAGCAAAATACGTTTGTCCACAAACACTTGTCCGCCAATGTCACGCCAGTTTTCACAGAATGTCCAGTCTTCTGAGTAGTAGCGGCCTTCACGCACAGCAGTATCAAAGTAGGTTTTCATGTACTGATTCAGTGCAGGGTCCAGGCCAATGTCATTGCTGAAAGGACGCACAGCAGGGTGTGCATTGAGTTTGTCAAATACTTCACGTTTGATCAACAAGAAACCAGTACCAGTCTTGGTAACTTCAATCAAGTTGGATTCAGGGTCTTCCACTTGTCCAGGAATACCGTTCACGCACCATTTCACAGGCAAGCTCTTCATGGGGTACAAACCACCAATCACATCTTTGTCTGCGTTCAGCAAAGCCAACAGATGCCAGGGTTCCCAACCAATGTCTGCGTCAATAAACATCAAGTGTGTTGAGCCTTCTGTATGTAAAAACTTAGCAGAAAGAGTATTACGTGCTCGACTAATCAAGCTTTCGTTGGTCATGGTTTCCACAGTCCAGTCAATGCCCAACTGGCGGCATGTGTTGGCCCATTTAACAAAGCTCATGAAAGTTTGTTCAGTTAGCATACCACCATAACAGGGCATGCAGATGTGTACACGAGTAGTGCGAAGGTAGTCAATATTGACTTGGATTTGCTGTTCAGCCATTGGGTTCTCCAGTTAAATTATAGACATATTTAACGGCTCAGTTGATCATGACAATTATTTTGCAGCCCCTTCTCGCTGCACAGCTAGATATAGCTCAGGAAAAGTTTGACGCCAACTCAAAGCTCTCCGACGATCCAACGTATCTAACCAATCAATCCATTGGTTGCTACCTGTGCATGATTCCAAACAATTGATTACTAGCTCAGCGACCCTCCCAGGCTGTCCCTGAAAATCTATCAACAGTTGATCTTTAAGAGTGCTACTAGCTGAGTTGATACCAAGCAACCCAACCACAAGTTGATACGTATTGTTTATACCAATTTGATCACGATAACTTTTTGTATAATCATTCCACCAATCTTCGGTGCTCTGGGCAATATGAATATTATGAATACCCAGTGCAGTGGTCATGCAGACCTCGTCGAATCCCATTTGCATTATTTGATCAATATTGGACATGACCTGGATCCAGTTCAGAGGATACCGTATGTATTCAAATTGTTGATCGGTGCCGTCAATACTCAAAAACACAGTAACATGTTCTGCTCTCTTGAGCAAATCAATTAGATTCTTTGAAGGCATACGACTGCCGTTCATGTTGAATGCTATTTGAGTGTTTTCAAGGTTTCCAGAATCTGCTAATTTTTGTAAAATAAATTCAGGGTCCTGACTTAGTACTGGTTCCCCACCGTTGAAATAAACTCTTTTTACAGTTGAAAAATCCACAGCATCAATAATACTGTTGCTTTTTGCTAGTGAGGCTGTTCGTATAGGCAAAGCAGCACCGGGTATAAATTTTTGATCTTCAGCGGCCCAAGCGCTACTGTGGTAACTACTGCATATAACGCATTTGGCGTTGCATATTGGTTCTACGTTCCAGTCTAGATTTTTTAATTCTGTTGTTTGTAACGGACTATCTTTGAAATTAGCATAGTACTCAACTGAACTGGTTCTAAGGCTACGGCCAGTATATTTCTCTTGATCCCAACACACATTGCATTCTTTGCTGGCAATGCCGTCTTGGTTTTCTTTACGAAGCCTTGACAAAAAAGGATTAGTGTTAAAATTAACCTGAGAGTTGTTGACCAATTCTCCAGTTGCAGCGCAACAAGGTGCAACTAAACTGGTATCAGCACTGTGCCGTTCCAAATACATACCTTTGAATATCAAAGGGCAGTACACGTCATTCATCTAGGTAATCGTTGTTTTCGTTGTGTTGAGGCATAGGTCTTTGACCAGGACGACCTTTAACGCCACGCTTCTCAGTGCTTGGCGGGGTTGTTGGCGGAACAATGTCGCCCTGATTTCTATATGGCTGTGGAGCCTTTTTAGGATTGCGAATATCGATAGGAGCCTGTGCTACCACAATCGGAGCACCTTCCGCCACACCATGCTCACTGCCAATGGCTGTGTCCAACAGTTTGACCACTGTGGCAGCTAACTTGGTGTTGCTTTGCGTCTTGGGGTACAGGCTCATCACAAGAGCTGTTTTGCGGCGTTCGTCTAAACTGGGCCAAGCACTACGAATCTGTGTGGCCGACGTCATACCTGGACCAAACTCTACTGTGGGCAAGTAGGCCATGTAAGCATGCTTGGCAAATGGCTCTAGCTTTCGAGCACCCAACAAAGGTTGTAGGTAACTAGGTGACCCGTCTTTTTTGACTCCGCCAGGTTGTGGTTGCGAGTTGGCGTCTTTTTCACTGCGCACAAAGATCAAGACGTCTTTTTCAGGATTGTACTTGCTGGTTATTTCGGCCGCACGAAATGGCGAACTTACTTGTACAAAGTGCCCAGTTTCAACTCCGGCTAATCGGGCTAGTTTTTCTTTTACAGCAAACGGAAAAGGTCTTGAACTGGTATCGTTGGTTGCAGCAACATACACTTCGGCATCAGGAAATGTGCGTTGCGCACTTTGATAAAGGGCGTGATGCCCTGCGTGATAGGGATGGAAGCCGCCAGGCATGATTACAATTGTGGTCATGCCAGTATTTAGTTTACATGTTTTCCAACAGCCAAAGGTAAACAGGAGTAGAGAACTTCATGCTCACAGTCCCATTGCAACCCATTTCGCCGTAGAATCGATGAACACTGGTTGGTTGAGAACCATTAAAATCGTGGGTATATTCTGAACGATCTACAACAATCTGCATGATGTTGATACCGTCAAGTTCTAGGTCAGATACTGTGAACACAGCATCTTGAACTATGTTGCCTTGTTCGTCCAAGCGAGTGTGATCTGCTTGTTTGTGTTTCATTACAATTCGCAGTTCGTGCTCACTGCCACCGTTGTCAAGTGTGTGTTCAAACGAGATTACACTGTCTACATGTTCGCAATTGATCACACAGTGTTGATCAATCCAGACTTCTGCACCAATAGCAGCACTAGAGAAAGAAGGAGAGATGGTCCCAGAAATAGCAACAGTATCGGCCATGTCAAAAAGTAATGGTTACAGAATTAATAGTACCACTATCAAACTCTACCACACGCACACGCATCCAGGTAAAGTTGCCTGTGATGGTAGCAACCTGTCGTTGTGTTAATGCAGTAGGGGCCAGAATGTCGTAAGTTTCAAACCAAGTAGCGCTGTTGGCGTCAGAATCCAGTGTGGCTTCTAGTCGCATATCGCCTACAAATCCAGTAAGGTCAAATGCAATAGTTTGGACACTGCCCCGACCCCAGTAGTAGTTGGCCGCTTGGGCAGCATCGCTACTCCAGTCTTGACTACTACCATCGTAGTTGCCTGAAGGAGTACCATGCACTGTGGTCCCTAGCATTACTGTTGATGTAGTCATTTTGGCCAGTCTATTTCAACTACCACACCTGGACCCACTAGTTCTTCACTTACTGAAGTTAGTGCTAGTACTACTTCTTCGGAAGCAATGGTGCCAGGGCCAACAGGATCTGAGTCCTTGACCATCTTGCTGAATTTGATACTGATAGTTTCTTCGTGTATTTTTGCCATAGTGTATTATTTAGTCTGTATAGGTAATGTTTCACGCACAACGTCTGCACACACTAGATTCAACATGAGTGCATCAGCAGCATTGTGATGGTCCACAAAGTGATGGCGCTGTAGATAGAACTTGAAATCGTTCAAACGCAATTTGAATTCTTTAGTGTAACCAAAGCAGTCTGTTCGATCCTTTAAAAATTTACGCAAAGATTCAGTGTTTTGATATCGTTCTTTGAAATAGGTACGATACTGATACTTGGACTCTTTTAACTGCACTACACCTTGTGGGAGTGTGAGTCGTGCTTGTTGGAATTGTACGCCCCAAATATAGTCATCGCCAGCCTTGGCCAGTCTACACAAAGCAGCAGGGTTGTTGGCATACACATGTATTGAATGGCTATGTATAACCTGCTTGTGTTCGATACCAAGGTTGGTCAAATGGTAGTGCATGTCCTGGGCCTGACTAATATGTGTATTAGTGATGGGATCAATATTGGATCCGCGGCCCCAACCAGTATTACGAGCCCATTGATTTCGCGTCGCGGCTGCTTTTACGATCTCCTGTCCTGACCGACATCTTGCCAGGTGAGCGTATCGCATGTGAAACGCTACACTGTACTCGAACTGGTCAAAGAACAAACAGCTTCGATCAACCGGTTCAAATGCCGATGTTACCATGATCCACCTGAATAAATCCGTCAGCGTCCGCACCAGTAACTGGTAATGCATCTACTTCAAATGTTACTTGTTTGTCAACCAAGTGTGCAGTCACGGTGCAATCGCTAAGTCGATCAAACAGGATCTTCTTTGAAAGTGGCACACGAATCAGTTCATCAATTTTGCGACTCAAGGGACGAGCACCCATTTTAGGATCATAGCCTTGTTCGGCCAGCAAGTCAATTACTGCTTCGCTCATGTTGAGTCGAATGTTTTTGTTGGACAAACTTGCTTTGAGTTGATCCACAAACTTGACCACGATCTTCTTGATAGCCAACTGGTCCAGCTTGTTGAATCTGCAGATCTGATCAATACGATTTCGCAGTTCAGGCTTGAAGAACTCTTTCATGGCTTTGTCTTCGTTGCCGGTTTTTTCTTGTGATCCAAAGCCAATAGCATTGCCTTCGTTGTCTCGGGCACCCAAGTTTGAAGTCAGGATAATAATGGTGTTTTTGACATCTACTCGTTTGCCTGCAGAGCTTGTGATATGACCTTCGTCCAGCATCTGCAACAAGATGTTTGATACATCTGGGTGTGCTTTTTCAATCTCGTCAAACAAGATGATACTGAATGGATTTTTAGTAATGTCACTGATCAGTTTGCCGCCGCCCACGTTGCCATCTTCAAAGCCCACATAGCCCGGAGGTGCGCCAATCAAGCTAGATACTGTGTGCTTTTCTTGATACTCACTCATGTCGTACTTGAGTAGTTTCATGTCCAAGTTATCGCTCAACAGTTTGGCCAGTTCTGTTTTACCAGTACCAGTTGGGCCCAGGAACAAGAAGCTGGCCATGGGGCGAGTCTCGTTACCAATGCCTGAAAAGTTGATGTACACTCGTTCCAGCACAGCATCCACAGCAGCATCCTGTCCATACAGCTTTTGCTTGATGTTGTTTTCCAGTTCAAGAATCTTGGTACTGCGTTCGTTTTGCAGTCGATCCATGGGCACATTGGCTATTTTACTAACTTGCGCCATGATCATGTCTCGTGTGATTGTAACAGTACCTGCATCTTTCACACGTTCTCTAGCACAAGCACCGTCCAACAAGTCAATTGATTTGTCAGGGTTCTTGCGATCATGAATGTAACGTCCACTCAGTTCAACTGCGGCTGTCATGGCTTCTGTATCAATTAACACATTGTGAAACTGTTCCAGCCTAGGACTCAAGCCAATCAAGATTTGCTCAGTAGTGCTGGCATTTGGCTCATCAATACTCAAGCGATGGAATCGACGCATTAGCGCACGATCCTTTTCAAAGCTTTCGTAGAACTCTTCCCAGGTAGTACTTGCAACAACTTTCAAATGACCTTTGGTAATAGCTGGTTTCAGCATGTTGGCAAAGTCCAAGCTGCTTTGTGATCCGGCTCCTGCACCTTTCATGGTGTGTGCTTCGTCAACAAACAAGATACAGTTCTTTTTGGCTTCCAAGGCAGCAATAACTTGCTTGAACTTTTCTTCAAACTCACCGCGATACTTGCTTCCTGCCAGCAGGGAGCCAACTTCTAGGCTCCATACTTCATGACCCTTCAAGAACTCGGGAACACGTCCAGCCAAAATCTCTTGGGCCAAGCCATCAATGATAGCAGTTTTGCCCACACCTGGGTCGCCTACCATGAGAACGTTGGCTTTGAATCGTCGTGCCATCACTGTGATCATTTCCTGCAACTCAGTGGCACGACCAATCATGGGCTCCAACTGATTGGCAGCGGCTTGTGCAGTGATATTGGTGCAATGTTCAGTTAGGATATCGTCAGCTTGTTGTGTACTCAACTTGACGTCGGACTGAGAATAAGTCTTTTGATAGAACTCCACAAACTCACTTTTGCGAATGCCGTACTTTAGCAAATAGTAGTGTGCATGGCTGTTGGTTTCGGCCATGATTGAAAGATAAAGATCGATTACACTAAGACTACGGCGACCAGTAAACATTGCCTGCACATTGGCACGGTTAAAAATTCGTTCCAGTGTTTGTGTTTTTCTGGGCTGAAGATCTGCTCGATCCCGTACAAGATTCATCTGGCTGTCAAGATAAGCATCCAGTTCTGCTTCCATCATTTCTACTTCTACACCGTATTTTTCCACCACTTTGCGAAACGGCACGTGTTGAATCATGGCCAGCAAAAGATGTTCAGTCAGCACATATTCGTGCTGTTTGGTGCGAGCAATTTTTACTGCTTGGTCTACCAGTTGTTCAATTTCGGGATTGTTTTGCATTTGGTTCCTAAATGATGCGTATGTTACATTATAAGATATCTGCCCAATAAACGCAAGTATTTTGGTTATCGGTACTGTTGTATTGCTGCGGCTAGTTCGGGTGGTATAGGTTGTGGAATTCGAGCTGCCAGTTTCACATGCAAATCGCCTTGCCGTCCTTGTTGATCTCTTAACCCTTGTGTTCGTAGCCGTAATACTGTGCCAGGTTGAGTATTTACAGGGATAGTCACAGTCAAACTCTCCCCAGTTATACTTTTGACCACTAGGTCTCCGCCTAGTATCAAATCCCAAATACTAACAGTTTGTTCAGTAGCAAGATTTAGGGCAGATCTAGACCAATTTGCATCTGGTTGTATTCTAAAAGTGACCACTAGATCTTGTCCACCTGGTGCCAAGCCAGAATACTGAATAGAGTCATTGTCATTGAGACCTAACGGAATCTCAATTTCCACAGTGTTTTGACCTTGCCCAGTGCTCAAACTCACAGGACGCCGGCCACCTGTTGCTACATCACGCAACGTGATCCACAAGCTCATGCGAACATGATTACGGCGCTGTTGGCCTGGAAAGCCTTGCCCAAACATGTTGAATATGTCATGTATGTTGTTGAACTGTGTGCTGCCGCCAAATCCTGAAAATTGCGGAGCAGGATTGTCGTAAGCAGCACGTTTGTTGGCATCACCAAGTGTGTCGTAGGCAGCTTGTATCTGTTGAAACTTGGCAGTGTCCCCACCCTTGTCTGGATGGTGTTGGCTAGCCAGCTTTCTAAATGCTCGTTTGATTTCATCCGCGGAAGCAGTTCGGCTCACGCCCAAGGTAGCGTAGTGATCAAGCATGTTGTATTATTAGTTTTTGCACTTCTTGGCATTTGTAGCACTTGCCGCAGTTGTTGTAGGTAACACAACTGCTAACCATGGACCTCACATCTACTGGAATAGACGTCCATTGATCCCACTTGGACACATGTTCTAGCGGTCTAGTCCATGGTATGTTAGGATACAACAAGTTCCAGGCTTCTACAATATTGGCTGGTCGACTAGGTGGGCTAACGTCTTCAAGACAGCGACCAAACCAAAGTTCTGTTATTCTAGTATCTTTAGCTACCCAGAGATTAGCCACACTAAGAAACGTGCGAGCTTGGTGTACAAAGTTGTAGGGATCAGGTTCTACTGGCAACTGAATTCGTGCATAGTTCACAGTGAAACCAAACCGTTGTGCAATAGCTTGAGCTGATTGCAATTTGGAAGTTACCATGTCTTTTGGAAATGTTGGTAGCACAGTGACCAGCACATCTTCCATGGGGTCTGCATCATTGAGTAGTGCAGTACTTTCTACACCGCCGCTGAAAAAAATAAGTTTGCTCATAGTGTTACTTACAAGCAAACTAGTGTGACTTGATTATTTTTTCTTGCCTTCGGGCACTTTTTCAGCGCCTTCTAGTTTCTTGTGCTTTTTCACAGTCTTGCAGTTTTGTTTGGGCTGCTTGGTCTTGGGATCAATTACAGTTTGTCCTGCTTTGTCTTTTACGTCAACACAGACTTTGGTGGTTTCTTTGGGCTCTTCAGCATACGCCAGCGAAGTACCTAGAGCCAAGGTGATTGCTAAGATTAATGATTTCATGATAGTTCCTTTTGTCAAATAGTAGAGTTAAGCAGGTTCAACCGGGGGGATAGCCGGTAAAGGTGCGTCTGGGGGAGTAAAATTGCTAGTGTAACGGGCAACTCCGTTGGTGATTCTAAAATCGTTGATGTATCCGTTGAGATATCTTAGTGCGGCACCGCTTCTTACAAATCCTATGTAAGTGGTATCAGCTACTGTGATCGACAACGTAACGGTTAGAGTTGCAACACTAGTTCCATTTACGTACACTGTGACCAGGTTGCCGTCACGAACAACAGTCAGATAGTACCAGTTGCCTGCAGTAATCAATCCAGTTGCGCTTGTGACTCCGTTTGAAACGCCTGCAGTGGTTTGCATAGTGAAAGAAACAGAACCAGCAGGATTTATCGATAGTTGTACCCGTTGAAGGTCCGAAGAACCAGTGCCACTAAAGAAAATACCACTGGGTTGCACAGCATCAAACGCTGCTATATACACCCAGCATTCTAATGTATAGTCTTTGTTGGCATTTAGCGTGAGATTAGGAGAGTACAGGTAACCACCTGTCCCGTCAAAATACATACTGCCTGTGCCCCACTTGCTGACTGCTGTGGAAATTTTTGCATTGCCCGCTGTTTCATAATCGCTTATGGTGGTCGAATCGTATATGCCTGCGTTGGTTCCATTCAGCAGCAACGATGTATTTGTGATTGCTGTCAACGGTGCAGTAGGCGGTGTAAAGGCCGAAGTATAAACCGCTGTGCCTTTGACCCATCTTACGTCAGAAATATACGCATTTTGTGTTCGAACAGTCGAGCTGCTATAGTCATATCCAATTTGTGCAGGTCTGCCTGTGTTTGCAATAGCAGTGCTTCGAGTACCAGATGCAACTGATATTCCGTTGCACCATATGTTCCATGAAGTACCTTGACGAGTAACGGCCACGTGGTTCCAGGCGGTAAATCGGAGAACACCAGTTGTGCTAGTAATTGTTGTGACGTCAGCGCCACCACCAGGACTGTACCAAGCTGAAAAAGTCAAAGTACCTGAACTGTTTCCTCGCAAGATCCATGACGCACTTCCACTCTGCGCACCGACCCCCATAAATCCGCCACCCGAAGCGTTGAATAATATTGGATATATCCAACACTCAGCAGTGAAGTCACTATTTTCAAAGTCAAGAGCAGTATTGGTTGCTACTGTTAGGTAGTCTCCTGTGCCATCCAAGTACGCACTGCCGCCATACACACTTGGTGTGTACGCTTCTGGAACACCGCTGTTGTTGATTATTCCAAAAGGATTAAATTTTTCAACTGCAACATTACCACTACGTGTGATAGTAAAGTTATTGGTTGAGTTATCAATGAAACGATTGCTTTGGCAAGTTAATAGCGTTGTTCCAGTAATAGCAGTAAGTGGTCCAGTCGGAACAGTGTAAGTTGTACCAGAGTAAACAACTGTATTAGTGACTCTAAAATTTGAGATATAACCTGTGTATGGGGTTGTACCATCGCTTCTGGCACCAATTATTGGATTACCAGTATACAATGACGCTGTTATATTAGCCCTTGTACTATCTCTTACACCATTGACATATAGTGATAAATTGTTTGATCCATCACGAACCCATGCTATGTGATACCAAGTATTTGCTGAGTAAGTAGACGTAGATTCGTAACTTGTTGATGCAATGCTAAAACTAAATTTATTAGCTGCATCATTCCATAACATGTTCCATCTACCTGCAGCAGGGCTAGGGTTACCAAGATATTGACCGTATATACTTTGTGCGACCGCAGTACCAGTGACGTATACCCAACACTCAATCGTAAACGTTCCAGTGGCAGCAACTGGAGCTGATGAAAGTGTTAAAAAGTCACCGGTGCCATCAAAATAGTTGCTCCAACCACCGCCATAAGGTCCAAATGAACCTTGAGTAGGATTGCCGTTACGTTTTACAGTAAAATTGTTGGTACTAGAGTCTAAAAATGTATTGTTGTCAGTGTTGTCAGTTCCTGAACCAGACAACAAAGCAGTCACATAATCAAAGTAGCCTGGTGGTGTTGGCGTTGGTGTGGTACCACTAACAAATGAGATACCGCCGCCGATAGTAATGCCACCACCAATTGAAATTGTCATCTGTTGTTCCTGTTGTTAACTAACTAGCGGAAACTCAGCTTCAGGTGGAGCTTTTTTGCCGCCCCAACCTGTTTGTACCGGTGCGCTGCCCCAGCTGTTGCTGGCTACTGTAGTCGATCCCCAACTAGGTGCTGATGTATATGCCGCAGTTTGTGCAACTGGTGCACCAAAGCTGGTGGGTTGTGCTGGACTCATTCCCACTGCAGGTGTTGGAGCAGCAGCGCCGCCAGTTACACCAGCCATTTTTTCTTGTCCACGACTCCATGCGCTAACGCCCAACACAGCACCCATGGCCACGTGGAACAAGCCACCGCCTTGCAGTGTGATTGGTGCCCACTGACGGAATGCATCGTTGGCAGCTGACACTTCCCAGAACTGCACCACAGTAAACATGATTGGGAAGAACACAAAGTCAAACAAGCAGGCAGTCATGTACATAATAGCCATCATGGGACGCCATTTTTTTGTCATCCAGTCTTCTTCTGTTTTGGTAATTTTACTTGGGGGTAATTCTTTTTTTGCCATTCTAATTTCCTTTTATATACTTATATTCAGTATCTACTTTTATTGTTGACATTAAACGTCTCCTGTGTTTGTTGCAGGGAACGCACGACCATCGCCCCAAATAATACGTACAGCACCTCCGCCACCCGGTCCGCAGAAATTTGTCCCAGATGATGCTTCGCCTGTACCACCGGCTCCAACTACAACAGTGTATGATTGTCCGGGTGTTACTGCTATGCTGTTCTTCCACCCTAATCCGCCACCACCGCCACTAGTAGTGTAAGTACCGCAAGCGCCACCACCGTATAAGGCGCCTGTAAAGTTGGTAGTAGTATATGTATTACCATTGGCTCCACCTGAGCCGCCTTTAGCGTTCTTCAATGGCGTTGCACTTCCTGTTGTGCTACCAGCTCCACTTGTGCCTTCGCCTAATATGCCAACTCCGCCGCCGGAACCCCAAGCACCACCACCCGCAGCACCGCCTGTGCCGTTGCCGCCTGCAACAGTAATTACACCAGATCCATTGCCTGCGCCACCGTTGCCGCCATTGCCTGAGTAACCGCCTGCACCGCCACCGCCATAGAATACGCTAGTGCCACCTAAACTGAAACCACCATTGCCGCCACCGTCGCCTGCGAACCCGCCACCTTGTCCATATGGGAAAGCATTAGCACCTGTAGTAAAACTGCCACCTCCCCGTGAGCCGCCAAGTCCTGCTACTGTGCTGGTATCAATAAAATAACTATTACCACCGTCACCTGCTCCGCCAGAAGTGCTTCTGGTCCCACCTCCACCACCGCCAACAGCTACTACAGACACTGACGTAACACCTGCTGGTGCGGTCCATGAAAATGTACCTGCTGTGGTAAAAGCCTGTTGGCCGGCAACGGCTATACTCTGTACGGTAATTCCGTTGCCAATTGTGATTCCTGGTCCTACTACAATGGCCATTAATGCATTCCTAAAACGTGCAGTGCATGTTCAGTGTGTTTTTGTCTATCTGCTAGGCCAATCTGTCCACCATTGATAGCACGAGTCAAGCCCTTGACGTCATTGGCATCAGCAAAGCGATTCAAGTTGTTTTGTTCCCAGAAGAAGCAGGCACTTTGTGCTGCACCTTCAAACGTGGCCAAATAGTCAGCAGCTTCTTCTACAGGAATACCTAGACTGCCTGCAAAGAATGTGTAGTTGTCTTTGCCTGTAAGCTGAATTAGCCCACGTCCGCAATAGCGCCAGCCATCACCCGAAGCTTCGTCACCGTTGCCCATTCTGTTGGCATACACCTTGTTGGCAATCATTTCGGGCCGGCGTTCATAAGGCTTGGCAGATTCCAGTGTGGGAAAATACTTACGGAAAGTGTTGTTGAGTCCTGCTGCTGAGTAGTTCAAGTTTTCTTTAATGAACTTGAACCCGCCTGATTCGTGGGCGCATTGTGCAATGAAGTGTGCTACTCTCTGGGGAGTATCAATTCCGTAATCATCCAGCAACTGATCAAGTGCTTCATGCCAGTCGTCAATATAGGGATTTCCTGGTACCAGTTGTTTTAGTTGTTGTAATGTGAGTATTGAACTCATTTGTTAGACCCTTCAAATATTTTTCTTTGTGCATCATACCATGCTTGCCATCCGTCAACACGAGCAGCACATTGATGATACCTTGTGTAATTTTCCACTACAGTTTTTAACAGTTCAGTAATGCTGGCAGAATCACCTTTGATAGTCATCAATGCTTCGCAAGATTGCTTTAGTTCTGGCACAGCGTCAGGAAACTGTTGTCGCACAGGTACCACTGTGGTACATCCACACAACACTACTGCAAATAACAACACAGTTATTTTCATTATTTGCCCCCTTGTGCTGCTTGGTTTAACACAGCCGCAGCATTATGTGCGCCTATAATTTCTTTAGGTACAGGACATTGTTCAATGTAACGCACCACTTCTTGATTCTTGACAATTTCACGATCAATATACTGAATAATGTCGTTGCCTTTTTCTCGAACCACTCGTGTTTTAGTAACCACTTGCGTTTGAACTTCAAGATTTTTGTTGCTGGAATCTACTTGTGCTTGGGCCAGCTTTGATTCAAGCTGTTGTACACGATCTTGCCATTCAGCTTCGTTGGCTCTGCCACCTTGCAAGTACACACCAAACATCAGTATCACTGCACCAAACACTTGCAATGGTGTTTGATACCCACTAATGCCTGGAATCCAACGAGTCAACACACTTGCTGTAATCAAGCCTGCACCCACAGCAATTATGGTATAAACCACAAATGCTACCATAGCGTCAGGTAAAAATGTTATTAGCCACATGGGACTACCCCCTATGTTTTATTTATAAACTTTGCAGTTAAAAATCTAAGCTGCGTTTTTTGAACTTTTGCCAGGTAAAAACAAAGTCGTCAAAGTCCTGACTGCGATTTTGTGCAATATTTTCTTGCATGAACATGCTGAATTCATCAGAAGGATTGGTCAAGTCGTACAATTGATCCGCTTCCCAGTCTACTCCAGTTTGTTGATAATATTTCCAGTGCCAGTCTATGCTCAATGTTAATGCAAAAGATTTGCCTATCTTTCTAATTTCTTGTTCAAAAAAGCCTTGGCCAAAAACTTGCCAATGACGACTAAGACTACTGGCTAAATGACTTTTTATCTTGATAATTCGTCGGCCGGGAAAATGATATTTCAATAACTCGCTGTTGACACAATGAGTAAGTTCGATGAAATTAGTGCATGTTACCACACGAGTGCTTGCAACAGGATAAGGCCTAATGTCTCGATCGCTGTAGTTTATAGACGGTATAGGGTGAGGACTAGCATGCAGTGAAGAGTCTGGGCTGGACTTCCAGTCAAGATTCAACAGGTGCCATGCCAAGCGATTACCGCCCGAGCCAGGATAATAACTGATCACTACTGGTGTCATCAGTAGGTAAACACCTGTTGCGAACCACGTTCAGGAAACAAGTCCACAGCGGAGTCTCGACGACGTATGTCCAGAGTCAAACAGTGCAAGCCACCATCCCAGAATGTGCGAGTTCTAAACGGCATCCAATGCACAGTGATACCTTGGCGTTCAAGTTCTCTAGCAACTTTTTCGTTTTCGCCCAGCATAAGAATATTCTTTTCGTCAACCACCAAACAATTGACTTCAAAGAACGTTTCAGTGTAGTCACCAATCCAGTCCAGTGCATGCTTGATAACATGCTCTTGAAATGCCAATCGATCGGCCATGCCCTGCACGAACCATTTGCCATTATGTCCGGGACCTGCTCTAAATGCAGCATGCCGACGATCAAAAAATTCAGGCTTGGCAATATTTAAACAATACCAACCAGGAAATGTTCTATCATAAGCATCAAAATATCTGCTGGTGATCAGCACACCTGGTTTGGCCACAGCAAAACAACCGTCAACATGTCCGCCGTTGGCCAGCAAATGTATTCTGCTGTTGGGCCACAGGGGTGCAACTTTGTCAACAAACTCTTGGTGTTTTTGTTCATTGGTGGATTTACTGTGACAGGGCATTATGTCCAAATAAAGATCGTTCCCAACTCTCACAGTGTTAGCACCGCACATCCAACCCAAATGTTCAAATTCTGGCGGCTGGGCAATGTGACAGCGTGAGTCTCGACGATATCGATCCAGTGCTGATTTCCATGGGTTTTTCCATGACATCACGTTGCCCAATAGTGTATTTTGATAAACTAGAAAATTGTCCCTGGGAGTAATATCAGGCTTGCGCAAATAGCCACGAGGATCCATGAAGTCTTCAATGTTGTGGTACTCTGGCCTTACCACATGGACACCTAGTTCTTCTAGCTTGTGATGAATCACAGCAAGGTCTTGCTGTGTTTTTTCAGTAATCTCATGAAAACAATCGCGCACTTCTGACGACAAGTGATCGTACCAACTGGCTGGGTACACATCCCCTAACCAGACTTCTTCTAAAGGTGCCCAGTTGGTGTAACTATTGATTATGGGTAAGGACATTAAAACTTCTTTCTTGTTGCAACGTATTTAAGAAGTTTTTAACCCACTGCGATATGTTATATCACTTTTACCCGTATGTCTGCTACAGCATAGTTTTGTGCATATTGCAGTGGTGGCGGTTCTAATCCCAGTTGCTGTGCTAATGCACGATTGGATAGTGGTTCTGTGCCGTCATAGTCGTACATTGCTTGTTCAATGCTGGCATTTTGTTCGTCAATAATTCTGCCTATGGTAGGCAAATCTTTGTAGTAACCGCGATAACTAGGATACTGGATATCAAAGCCGCCGCATCTTACCCACCAACCCAGGCAAGAATCACTGCTGCGATGAACCAGTACAATGGCACAGTCAGGCCATCGTTCTCTAAGCGTTGCCACATGATGCGCAAACGAGTGACTTTTGATGATACGTATTCCTGTACCTGAAAATGGCTTATCAAATTCATGTTCACATTGTTCCTTGGTGTATTGATCTAGCTGGTCAAAAAAATTGCCAAACTCCATGCCTGGATCCCAGTACGCACCTAGATGCAGTTGGTGTTGCCCGTTGTGTTCGTAGGTGCGTTGGTCTGTGTGGTCACTGCGATCAATGTCTGCACTGTAGTAGATGTTTTTGACCACACTGCTCCATTTAGAGCCCGGAGCACCGGCTACAAAGATGTATTTCATTTGTTAGGATCAATTCTGCGAGCAATTGGTTGCCATGTCTGTTGCAGGCGTGCCATGCTGGCTCTAACACCTGCAGCACTGTGCTCAGCAGGAGTAGTATACATCATGTTTTCTTTGAACTTGGCAGCAGCTTCAGCTGAACGAATTGCTGGTACAAACTGATCACGATACCAAGTTTGAATCTCTTGTGGGGTGCCTGGCGGCAAGGCCAAGTTCCAGCAGCCATGTATGCTGAGTCCTGGAGCAGCCTTGCTCATCAAAGGAATGTGTTCAAGCCCGGGCAAAGTGCGGGTATCAGCTATACCAATGAATTTGAGCTTGCCAGTTTGCACATGCGGATAGCCCACTGCTACAGGTGTTACCCCAAATTCTACATGTCCGCCCATGACATCTAATAGAGCCTGTGCAGGACCTTTGTAAGAAACAGTTTGCAGATTATCACTGCCTGCTACACTTACTTTATCCACAAGATATTCTACAGCCAGTTTGTGCCCGCCACCGCCAATGGCCACGGTCATTCGTTGCCGATTACGAATAGCAGCCACAAATTCTTCTGGCGTATTGATCCGGCTGCTAGGGTGTGCCCAGAACGCTAGAGGACTACGAGCAATGTTAGCAACAGGTTCTAGATCCATAGGGCTGTACTTGATCATGTTGGGATACCAGATTTCAGGAGTTACCCAATTTGATTGGCAAGCAGGTACACTAATGGTATGCCCGTCACGCGGTACTGTTACAAAGTGATTCATAGCAATGTTGCCATCAGCACCTGGACGATACTCGGGCTTGAACACTACACCAGTGGACTTTTCTACAATATCAGCTGCAATGCGGAATGAGATTTCGTTGCCAGCACCCGGTCCGTTGGGGAATACCACTGTAACAGGTTTTGTAGGTTGCCAGGCTAGTGACAGTCCTGGTACAAGTGCTAGTATGGCTATAATTTTTTTGATGTTCATGCAAACTCCTTAAATAGTACTGAAATCTAACTTATATATCAAAATTTCCTATGAATACCAAAATTTTTAACCTAATTACAAAAAATTTGCAAGAAGCATTTAATTTGCCCAAGTATGCAGATATTTCTATCACGTCAGACACTGTGGTTAATTTGCTACCATGGACCCCAGCACGATACTCAAAGTTCAAGGATGCAGTAGAAGCAGAGCTTGCTTTACCTTGCGAGTATCGCGGTACACTACAAGATATTGTTGCGGATCTAAGTGAACGTTACACACATCGTTTCTTTAGTGAAATCTGGCGTCCTAGAACAGGCGAGTACGATCACTCAGGTTGGGCTCTGGTAGAAGAAGTAAACAAACTCAACCCTGAAAAGGTACTGGATGTGGGCTGCGGATACCATCCATTCAAGGGACGCATCAACAACATTATTGGCATTGATCCTTACAATGATGCAGCAGATTACGAAGTAGATATCTTGGACTACAAAGTCAAGCCTGAATCACATGATGTGATCATTGCCTTGGGCAGCATTAACTTTAATTCACAAGACGAAATTGAAGCACGATTTGCGCATTGTGTAAATCTGTTACGTCCCGGAGGCAAGTTCTTTTTGCGAGCCAACCCAGGTATTCCACACAAGACAGGTCCGTATGTGGATATCTTTCCTTGGACATTTGAAATTGTGAATCAGTTTGCTGAACGCTACGACCTAACTTTAGACACATTCAAAAAAGAACCTACCGAACTAGGTAGGTTGTATTTTGTGTATACCAAACGGTGATTACTTCCCAGCAGCGCGGAGATTAGCGCCTTTATTGAAACTTGGGCTATAAGGACTGTTGCCTTGAATGTTGCCTTTACGTGCTGACCAGTCGTAGCCTGCACGGTGTCCTGAACAGTCCTTGGTGCATTCAGAACCTAGAAATTGCAACTCATCCAGTTGTTCATCTTCATTTTTTGCACGACCCTGGCAATGCGCACGTTGGCTAAATCCTTGTGGTCGTGAACAGTCAATGGAGCGTTTGTACTTTTTGCTCCATTTTTCTGAAATGAATTCGTTAGCTCTCATTTTTTGGGCTGTTGTGCAGGTTGTTGTGCTGTGGGCATGTTGCGGTACACGCGACGGTTAGGATCGTATACTGTTTTCATGGGACCTGCGCCCGCTAATTTTTTCAGTCTTGACACCATGTCATCAAAGTCGTCAGCATCATAACGTCCACCAATCTTTTGATCGTTGGCTTCATCCATTTCGCCAGGTAGTGCATTGCTGTGAATTCGTCCTGTACCACTTTTTGGCACAGCACCACTGGTACGAGCAAAAGGATCTGCGGGCAAGCGTTTGCTTTGTCCTTTGAAGATGTCATCTCGACGAGTTTTTGATCCATCACCGCCATAGCCTGTGGCAGTTAGGTCTTTGCCGTATTCTCTACCTTGACGTGCATTGTAGTAGTCATCTCTGTCATAGTTGCCTTCCGCCACACCTTGCTCTGCTATTTGAGGACCGTGGTGTTTGTTGTATGCTACCCATGCTAGCTTGAATGAACGATTATCAAACGGCATTGGGCTACCGCCGCCGTAATATAACTTTGAAAACGCTTGTTGCATCGTATCACCTTGGGCGTGTTCGGCAGCAAACCAACCTATTTGCCAACCCATGATATCTAAGCCGGCTTCGTATCCACCTGATCGTTCAAATTCACGCATTGCTTCTGGATCTCTGTCAAACACGGTTCGATTGTCCTTTGGTTTACGCTTGAATATATTTTTGATAGTATCAACCCAGCCTTCCGCCACGCCTTGCTCTACCACACCTTTAATCTCAAAGTGATTAACTGGATTACCGTTAATCATATAGTGACCATTCTTGTAAGAAGTTATTACGCCGACGCCACTGCCGCCATCTTCCCAATCAGGTTGCTGCGGACTTGTTTCGTACTTGACTCGTTGGCCAACTTTGTACTTTGGTTGTTCCGGAGCAGCACCCATTACTTTGTTGGCAATTTTATTAAGAATGCCTTCAGCCACGTCATCTTCTTTGATCTTTTCGCAGTCGTTCACACGCTTGCCAGCGTTCTTACCTGTGCCAGGTTGTGTTCCTACCTTGCGGTATCCGGGCCAGCACTTTTCAGGTCCTGCCACAGACTCTGAAGTTGGTTTGCGCATTGCGTCACTATCATTGGATATAAATTGGTTTGCTCTCATCGGATGCCTGCCATACTTTGTAGTGAACGTACTTCTGCTGAAGGTACATGTACTGGACGATGTGCCAAGCCTGCTGCTGCTCGCATTTCGTTTAGTTCGCCTTGATTGGCTTGTCTGTATGCATTGGGAGTCAAGGGCACTGCTTTGGCAAATGCTTCTTCGCTCCAGGGCTGTGTGCGACCTTGGTAACGCATCTGCCAGTCACCGGGTTCAAATTCTGTCAAGGTGCCAAGATCGTCCAACAATGTTTGTACAGCTCCGGGCGCACTTGAGCGACGACGAATCTCTACATACACCAAGTAGCGACTGGGTTTGATTTCACCTGGTGAGCGATCAGCGTCCAACACAAAGTCATAGCCCTTTTCAAACCAGTTTACAAGATCCTTGGCTGCTTGTAGATCACGTACAAAAAAGCTCAGTACAATGATGTCATCATCATCGCCCATTTTGCTGGCAAATTCATCAATGTGAACGGTGCTCTTCATCATGCCGTCTAGGTCTTTGTATTGCAGACCTTCTAATAAATGTTCAAACATCAAATTGCTCCTGCTGCGGGTTGTGGGGCTTGTCCTGGTTGAGCTGTCAAGTCTGCTTGTGCATCTTGTGCTTGCTCATCGCTTTGTGACTCTTCCTTGTCAAGATCCTGCTCATAGGCTTGATCCAATTCTTCAAGATCAATGTCTTGGTCTTCCATTTCAATACTACCAGTACGAATATCACTCATGAGACTCTTGGGCATGACTATTTCTACCAGCCACACAGGCTTTTCAATAATGCGAGCTTTTTTGGTGCCTTCGCGGTAGTCTGACGGGTCCTCAATCTTGATTGGTATTTTCATTTCTACCTTGCGATAACTGACTTCACAATCAAACGGTAACAGTCTACGGCCGCCACGTGGATCAGGCATGAGTTTTTCAGGCCACATAAAGGTGCAAGCCACTCTGTACTTTGAGATTTCAGGACCAGCAACTAGTTCACCAATTTCCCAGTTCTTGAACGCATACACATCTACTTCATCAAGCACTCGCTCAAAGTCAAGTAGTGTGGTAATAGTTCCTTCTGACATGTAGATGTCGCGGATGTTGTCGGCGACCTGCCAATAATCTTCATTGTTCTTAAAAAGTTCTTTGTCCATGGTCGTATATTTAGTCAAATGGCTACAGTGGTAGAATTTGATATTTGACTGTGGACAGCCTAATACTTAGTCGAACAAACAGGAGAAATGTGTCCACATATCTTGATTTTTTTGTGACCGTAAATATCTAGGTCCAAGCAAGGACACAACTAGGAGTACACACTTTGAGTAGAAACCGCGCCGCCAAGGCACACAACAAACGTATGACGCAGACCCAAGAAAACACCATTAGTTTTAACCAAGCACCTAAAGTGGCACAGCGCCGCATAGACTTGATCCCTCGAACACGAAATCAAGAACGCTTGGTAATGGCTCTCTTAGATCCAGCGCAACATATTGTAGTCACAACTGGCCCTGCAGGTACTGGCAAAACTTATCTAGCCATGCAAGCAGCAGTAAAAGCACTTAGAGAAGGAACTTGTGATAGAATCGTTATGACACGCCCTGCGGTAGGCGTAGAAGGGGAACAACACGGTTTCCTCCCCGGCAACCTAGTGGCCAAAATGGAACCATGGACTCGTCCTTTGCTGGATGTCATGCGTGAATATTATCGCGCCCAGGACATTGCAGCCATGATAGAAGATCAGGTAGTGGAAATTGCGCCTCTGGCATTCATGCGCGGCCGCACCTTTAAAAACTCGTGGATTATAGCTGACGAAATGCAAAATGCAACTCCAGCCCAGGCCAAGATGTTAATGACCCGCATAGGTACGAATAGCAAGATTGTGATAACAGGAGACGTTGAGCAAGCTGATCGCAACAATGGCGACAACGGCTTGATGGACTTGTGTGATCGTCTGCAAAGATATCAAGTTAACGGTATCGCTGTTTGTGCTATGGAAGCACGTGATGTACAGCGACACAAGATCATAGGAGATGTACTAAAGTTATACAGCAAATAACCTATACACTTGCACATCCTAGGATGTGCAAGTTTTACACTATAGATAAGTTATTTTGTTTTAGAAATCTTGTCAACCTGCTTTTTCCAAAAAGCACGTTCGTTTGTGTACCAGGCACGAGACTGATCAATGTTAAGCGCCACTGGATGCAATTGATCTGATTTATAACTGTTGACCACTGCTGGGCTGGCATTTACTGTGGCCAACAACTGATGTAGTTCTTTAAACCTATCAGCACTCATTGCAGTACTGGCAAAAATAGCATAGTTTGCCGCTAGTTTTTCTGCGTCGGGAATCTGTTTGAGTTGAGTCCCTGGACCAGTTCGTCCCAGCACAGCAAGTTTATTAGACTCCACAAACGGTGCTACATCTGAAGCAAACGTTACAGAAATGTCCACATGACCACCTGCAACCGCAGTGGCAGCTTCAATATTGCTCTTGAAGTTTGCAATAGTTGCTGTTTTGTTGACATTTGTGATTTCATTAGCAGTCAAGTGTCCAATACTACCAACTCCACTTACACCAATAGTGAGTTTGGGGTTGGCATACACTTCGGCCATTGTGGTGTGTTTGGCGCTAGCGATTGACAACGGACTGCCAATACCTTGTACCAGTACCGGCACAAAATTGTCCAAGTTGTGTGTGGGTTCGGTCTTTTCAAAGTAAGGCCTAACAATAAAACTTGAACTCATTGCAACCAAGGTATTTTCTGGGCTAGCAGTTACTGCATTGGCAGCAATAGTTCCGCCAGCACCTGGTTTGTTTGAAAACAAAAATGTATATTTGTTTTGCATTTTGTTCAACTCATCGCATATAACACGCACTGAGTTTGCTGAGGTAGAGCTTGGACTAAACGCCCATTGCACTGTGATTTTTTCTTGTGCATTTGCTGCCAACGATGTTAGCAGCACTGCGATGGATAGAAGTTTTTTAATCATGGGTTTACTTGATATTTTAAAAGTATTGATCAAGCTGGTTGATCAGATGTTACTGCAACAGTATCTTGCGTTGCAGTTTCGGGCTTGACAATTTCGTAGCCGTTTTCTTTGAACAATCGTTCGATTGTTGATGCATAGTGCTGATGATAATAACTCACAATTCGATCCCAGTCACGTGGTACAGTAGTACCGCCCATGCTGGCCTTGACCACTTGCAGTTTTTTAAAGTCCAAGATCACGCTGGCTGTTTGTAAATCGCTGGTCTTGACCCGCTTGCTCACAGCCATGGACTCGTCAATTTTTCCATCAGGTTTGGTATAATAAGTTAACAGTAAATATCTCATTCAATTTGTCCCAGTTCAATTAGTGTAGCGCTCAAGTTGATCTCTACATCTGCCACAGCGTTGTTGTTTACGAGTCCGTTACGGATGATCACAATAGCTTGATCCTGTCGCTCCACAGTGTCACCCCACAAATCCAAGTTGTCATACATCCAGCGGAACACTTCTTCTGCTTCTTCTGGACTAGAGCTTTGGCACAACAAGGTGCGAGCCTCACGTACCTTGCCACGTTTGAACAAGTCCACACAGTCCAGCTTCCAGTCACGGACTGACTTATCACTGTCACCAGGAGCACTCAATGTACCTGTCTGACTGTTCATTTGTGTGAGATTCAAACACTTACGCAAATCAGGATAAGTTGCTTTGACATAAGTGTCTAGTACATCAAGATCAAACTCTACGCCTTCAGTTACCAGCACAGTGGCAACTCTAGCAGTGAATTCTGTGTGATCAGTCTTGGTAATGTGAAAACCTTGACAACGACTGTGTAAAGGAGCAATAATCTTGTTGGGAAAGTTGCAAGTTAGAATAAAGCGCACACTAGCGGAATAGTCTTCCATTAGATTACGCAAGGCAGGCTGCACCGAGTTTGGGTTCATGTAGTCTGCTTCGTCAATAAGCACCACCTTGAACTTGCCAAACGGCATGGTTTGGCAAAAGCTGATCAGCTTGTCTACCCACTCTACCTTGCGAGCTTCTTTAGAACCGTTAGCATACATCACATCGTACTCGTCTACTCCCAGCTCGTTGATCAAGAGCTTGGCTAGAGTAGTTTTACCTGTGCCTGCTGACCCCGACAACATCAAGTGCGGAATGGATCCATCACGAATCCAGGCCTGTACTTGTTCTCGTTGCGAGTCATCAACAAACACATATCCGTCTACGGTGTTTGGCCTATACTGTTCTACCCATAATTGTTTCATGTTCTTCCTTGTGGGATATTTTTACCAAGTTGCTTTTCAAATGATGATTCGATATTTTGCATGTCTTCCGGCAAAGGTGGTGGCACCCAGCGCGGCTTTGGTGGCTTCTCGCCAAAGATAGTGTCCAGTCTGTTGTTGAGTTCCGCAATGGGAATACTCAATGGACGTGGTCTTGATCCTTTACTCATTTTACATTAATTCCTATTTTGTGTCTATCGATTTGATAATCAATTATGCTGCATCCAGTCTGGTTTGGCTTCCACATGAATAGCATCCGAAAAGGTAACATCTGCTGGCATGTCATCAGACTCCATCATGATGTCTTTGGGGTCAACTCTGCGTAGTGTTTGCTTGCCTGTTTCGTCTTCAATGTCGATTCCACGTGTCCAACGGCCATGTTCTACACAGATCCAGGTACCAACTTTGACCTCATGTTGGTCAGGTCCCACGGCGTATACCTTGCCCCACCGTGGACGAATACCTGAGCTTTTGCCATTGTCTTTGACCAGTACAATGCCACCATTTGAAAGTCGTTCCTCAAAATTCATTTCACTCACAATCACAGCGTCTCGCAAGGGCTTGAGTTGTGATCGATCGATACGATGTGCTGAAAAAGCTGCTTTAGCCGTCATAATTACTTTCTGTTGCTGGTTTGATTGTTGTACTGTTTTTGCACTTGGTCAGTCTTTTTAGAAATCACACGGTTCATGTCATCCACAATGTCTCCGCGAGCGTTGACTTTCATGTTGCCTACTGCCCGTACATTTTCATTTTGCAAGGCCAAGCGACCCATGTCCACAGTTTTACCCTGTGCTGTTTTGTATACTTTGCTGGTCATAACCATCTCCTTAAAACAATATTTAACGCAGAAACTCAGCAGGATCTAATTCGTAGTACAAGCTGTCTATTCTGTGTACGCCCAGTTTGTATAACACATAACTGGCCACGCTGCTTCCGCGACCCACACCCCAAATCAGTCTATTGTGAGTCATTACATCTACTAGGTACTTGAGATATCGTAACAGATCAAACAAGTTGCGTTCTTGAAACAACATGAGTTCCTGTCCACAACGTTGTAATTCAACATCGCTGTGACACAAGCTCAGCACATGAGCAGCAATGTCAAGATCTTTGTACTCTTGAGGCATGTACCAGTTGGCTTGACAACGATGATCCCATTCTTCTACTGATTGTTGCTGTGCCAGCTCGTCGTAGCGAACAAACGCAGGCACGTTGTCAAGAATGTGTGCAGCAGTTTCTAGGTCAATGCTGTTGTCTACCAACAAGTGATTCAAGATTTCAAAGTCATGACCTTGTAAGTACAGGTTCATGACATCTTGTTCACCAAATATCATTTGGCCAAATTTGTCAGTTCTCATTTTTTGGAAAATTTGCAAATACCACAGTGTTACCAGAATGCTCGGCTGTTTCTTCAGGCCATTCAAGATCGTATTCTCGCCATTGATTGTCAGTGATCTTGACCACATTATCAGTATTGTTCAATGGCAATAGTGAGTGTCCGGGACCTGGATCGTCCCACCAGCCTGGTTGATTAAATGGACCCAGCGCATCTTCAATGTCGTGTTGATACCATACATTGTCGCCTAGACTACTGGAGATATCTAGACTGTCCACAGTCATGCGTCCTTCCATGATAGCATTGAGCTTTTGAAACAACATGATACCAATAATTTGATCTACTGGTTCTTCGGGCAAGGTGGTAATGTTTATACCCATCATGCTCATGAGCTCACCGCGTTCCAACATAGACTGGTTGATAAACACTGTGCTCTCCAATTCGCCAAGTACAAAGCACTTGAGCCTGTCCATGGCAATATTGGTGTCAGCAGGGTTCTTGGTCTGAGTAGTAAGACTCAAACTCACGCGGTATTGATTGAGTTGCAACAGTTCTTGGTAGTAGATACCACCCAAGAATTCTAAGTCGTATTGTAGTCTAACGTTCATTTGATGTTGATCTTGTCGTCAAAGTTAGTGCCTTTCAAGTGCTTGGCTAGATTTTCCTGCACCTTTTGGCGATATTTGGATTGATATGTTTCAATTGCCATGCGTAGTTGATTACACAAATGGCCGTTACCAGTTCGGGCAGCAATGCCCAGTTTGTTGTTTAACTCATTGATACGAGCACTGAGCTGTTCCTCAGTGTACTCGTCAAGATTACCAATTAAAGGATGTTCCATGCTGCAATTATAATACAGACAAGGTCAAGAAGTCAACAGGTTTGGTTCAATTCCAGTTGCCTACAGAAATAACCGAACTGGTGCCCACAGGAATTAGCTTGAAATAGCTATTGCCCTGCACAGTACTGTTACCACCGGGTGCGTTGGTGTTGTATCTGATCTGTGGAGTGAATGTTCCAGCAGCGTTGGTTCTCACAACACCTTGCAGTCGCACAGTAATAAATTCCGAATTGGTAGTAGTACCAGATGGCGTGATTTGTGTGGCGCCTACTGATGTTGAAAATGTTCTGGTCAAGCTGGTTGCACCTGCTGATGGAGCACCTGAACTGGTGGTTACGTCAGCGGCGTAACTGATACTTGAAATGCTTCCGCCCAGCGCAAACAACAAACTTACAGAATGGGCTGCACTAGGGGTAGCAGTATTAGAGATAGTGTACATAGCTTCAAACATGTAGGTAGTACTGGCATCCAGGGTAACAGTACCATTAGAAGGGCTACCAAATATTTTTTGTGCTGTTGTGTTTTGAGTCAGTGTATACGGAGTTAGGCCAGGTGTCATAACAAACTGCAAGCCCGGCACCAAGGCACGTTGGTTTGCAGTTGCAGCGGCGTAAAAAGATACCCCGTCATATTCAAACGCACCAGCGGCTGGAGTAGTTAGAACATCACCTGCTGTGAATTGCAGTGCAGCAATAGATCCAGTACCAGCAGTGGGTCTAACTCGAGAATTTGAAAAGTTAGAGTTAACGTTGCCTACCGCACTAACAGTACCATTGGTGGTAATATTGCCGCCAGCTACGTTGCCTGTAGAGCTTACAATGCCAGCTGTGATAATGTTGCTACCAACCACATTGCCTGACGCAATGATCTGTTGCCCAGCTAGAACGTTACCAGTAGCACTGACATAACCCACACCGCCAAAACCAGCAACAACGTTACCTGTAGCAGTAACGTCATCTACTTGCAAATCAGCTGCTGTGAAGTTTGTTAACGCACGGTTTAGGTCAAAAATTGTAATAGTTGTACCGCTGTCGTATGTACCAAACGCAAACTCATACACACCTGTGGCACCAAAACTTATGGTATTGCCGCTGTAACCTTGCAGACCAGCAAGCCCCAGTGTGACCGCAGCTGGTAGCGTTACAGTGTGTGCAGTGTTGGTAATGTTGATTTGTAACTTGATATATCCGTATGTGCCCGACGCTGGAAAGTTAGTAAAACTCAGTGTAATGCTTCCACTAGTAGTAATACTTTGATAATGACCTTGTGTGTAGTTGATAGCAATAGCACCGCTAGTGGCAGAAACGCCAACTCGATTAGCGCCAAAGTTTCTGATCAATGCACCAATAATTGGCGCAGTACCGTTCATGTCATTGCTGATGCTCAAGGATACGTTAGAGCCAGTCAAAGGTGCTTTTAGCAACACCTTGTTTTGTAAGTCAGTAATTTCAGCGGCTGCGTCTTGAAAGTTTACCTTGATGTTGGTAAAGTTATCACGAAAGCCTTGACTGTTGTTGTCTTGGCCAGTTACGGGATATGCACCGTCAATGTTGTTAGGGTTAATTGCACTTGTCATCTATTGTCCTTGTGTTTATGCGAATGTGCAACCGTTGTTGCCAATACAGAACCATTTTGAGTTGATGTATTTGAGAGTACAAGCATCGCCAATGGTATCAAACGTTACGGTGCCAGTACCTGAAGTTTTCCATCCTGCATTGGTCACAGTGATTACCATGTCTCCGCCATCAGCCAACATAGCAAGAACCTTGACTTGTCCATTAACTCCTGCTGGCAAGGTAGCAACTTCTGCTGCAGAAGTGCTAAAGTAGCTGTCGCTTACACCTAGATTAACCACACCCACGTTGGCTACATCTTCTGAGCTGGCATTCAATGGTGATGCCAAGGTAGCTAATGGAGTCACTGTAAACGAACTGCCATTGTCGTCAGTCACAAACTGATAGGTATGTGTGCCAGCAACTGTGGAATTGGTTCTTGGGAAATACAAGTTACCACTGCTGTAACCCACTATTCCTGAACTTGACAAGTTCACGTTAGGAACCACCAAGTTGTAAGGATCAGATGTGGTATTTGCTGCCACAGCATTGATTGCTAGAGTTATTACTGCGGTGTTACCTGCGGCAGGAAGATTGGTAAAATTCAGGGTTGTAGCAGCATTGGCAGTGATGGTTTGGAATGAACCAGCAGCATAGTTGATGTTGGCCACAGGGGCTACATTACCACGATTTAATTGAATGTACCCAGTATTTTGTAGTCTGGCACCATACACCACGCTGTCATTAAACTCATTTATAGACGTACTGACCTTTGAAATAGAGTTGGCCTGCAAGTTGGTAATTTCGGTTTCGGCGTACTGAAAGTTTACCTTGATGTTGGTAAAGTTATCACGAAACCCCTGTGTGTTGTTGTCTTGTCCGGCCACTGGGTATTCGCCGTTGATGTTGTTGGGGTTGATTGCACTTGTCATTAATGAGTCCTAATTAGACCAATATATTGGTTCTGGGAAATACCAGATATTTATCGTTGATTTCACCAGGATTGTACATATCCACTGGTTCGATAAATTCAACGCTGCCTTGATCAAACGTTGTTTCTTCTGTGACCACAGTGGTCAATGGTAGCCAGCTGATCCTGGTCAGTTCAGGACCTGGAGAATTGGGCACGTACAACTGCGCACTACGATATCTACTACCACGGGTTACTTGTACAAAGTCGCCAGCGGCAGTTTGTCCAACAACGTTTAATCTAACCACTGTACTTATTGGGTCCACTGTGATCTGATACACTGCTAAACGTTCGTTATAAGTGATAGCACTCATGGAGCCGGTGTCATTAGACAATGCCAGAGTAGTGCCACGCATGATGCAGGTACCGGTGCCAGAGCTTAGTGTTTCTCTAGGGCCACCTGGGGTCAAGGACACAGTGATTTGTGCGCCACCTGTAATTGCGTTGATAGTAAGAATGTAATAGGTAGTTCCAGCAACCAGACTACCAAATGTTGTGGGATAGAACGTCACTGCCGAACCTACTGAAAACCCTGTGCCGCTACTGATAGTAATCAAATCTGTACTACCCTCAACTGCGGTAACAGTGGCAGCACGAGCTAGAGTAAATGTGGTGGTACTAGGAGTAGTTAACACAACATGTAATCCAGCACTGAGCCCTCCAATAGGAGTAGATAGTGTGATAGGCAAGTTAGGATAGACCTTTATTGCACCAGTGGTGTTAACATAAGTCACACGATTTGTTGCTGCATCTGTTTCAATACATTCAATCTCTTCTCCACCTGACACAGTATAGCTTTCGTCGTATTCAAACCCGTCAAGGTCATATTCTTCAGGAACATCATACACAGTCACGTATTCTTGCCAGGCAGCATCCACTGTAGAATAAGAGCTTCCGCCAGGTATAGTGTAATCTTCCTGCTTGACAAATACTATAGTGTCACCATTGACTTGTGAAATTTCACCATCAAGGCCTCCAAGAGAATTGATGTAGTCTAGGGTGCGTTCGTTAACGTCACTATAAGCTAGGTTGGTCGCAATACTAACGTTGCCATAGAATTCATACCCTGATGTATCAAATCTATCAAATGTGGTGAGACTGGGTTCAGGAGTCCAGTCTTGTGTGGCAGTGTCCCAGTTCAAACTCAAGGAACGATCAAGAATATATCGATCAACCTTGAAGTCTACTTTGTTTAGTTGTTCGCCAAATTGTGTCTGCAAGTAATATGCAATTTGTCGTCCACGTCCAGGCTTGACATAAGCAATTACCCATGCTGGAGTAAAGCCCAGCACTCTGCCGTCAATTTGTTTTGACGTCATCCACAAAGGCAATCCAGGAGAAATTTGTCCCACAGTATCAATAACTTGGTCACGCATGTTGATCAAGCTGTTGGGGTATACTTCGCGTATTTCTGAGCTGCCATCAGCAGGATCAATGATAGCATATGGCAGTGTTACAATTTTGCTCACACTTTGTCCAGCATCATTTACCAAGTTATCAATAATCTTGCTGTATACTACTTCATACACAATATTGTCATTGGCATCACGAGCCACAGCAGTTTCAATAGACCCCAGAACCAAGTTCTTCCAGTAGTGATTGAAATACAAACTTTCGACATAGACTTCTAGTGCATCAGGTGCAAGACCAAAAGCATGTTGATATGTGACTCTAGTGCTAAGACCAAAGTTGGGATCAGTAGGTCTGTACAGATAGTCTGGTACAAAGATGTTTGGATTGTCTAGCAATGTTGCAATCAAGGCACGGTCAGCTTCGGGTGGCATAGCCTGCACATATAGATTCTGATAAGGCGCATTGTATTCTCGGATCACTTTGAGCGTGAATGACTTGAACACACTAACAACGTCTCTAGTGCCAGTAACTTGCATAACCGGTGTCAATACTGCACCAGATCCGCCAAAGCCTTCTGTGATAGTAATATTGGCAGGTCCAGTGTACCCAGCTCCGCTGTTGCTGACTTGTACCGCAGTGATTGCACCATCAACAATAGTAACGTTTCCGACCAAGGCCTGCACAGCACTAGCGCCAATTGGTGTTTCAAACACAATTGTAGGAGGACTTAGATCGTTATACCCACTGCCACCGTCAGTAATCAAAATTTCTGAAACGTTGTAAAGCAATTGTTGTGTGTCTGGAGCATAAGCATTGACCACAAAATCAAATTCGCTATCCCATATAGTCTGGTTGGAATCAAATGTAGTATCACCAAGGTCAATAGCAAAAGTGTTAAACGTTACACGGCCAGCAATGTCTCCAGATGGTAGCAATTCAAGACCTTGTGGTAAACTATTGAACTCACCTGATGCCAAGCGATATTGTAATTCTCGACCTCCTCGGTTCACAGCATCTACTCGCAGCAGACTTGTGGAACCGTTGACAATAGTACCAAGGTTGCTGTCAGTAAGCCAAGTGATTTCACTATCAATAGCTCCCACAATGGTCAGCGAGAAAGGATAAGGACGACTAGCAATTACTGGACTAGCAGTCATTGACCCTGAACTGGTTGTTAATGTTACTGGCACCGTAGAGGTTGGGCTAGCAGCAATAGTAAATCTATACTGGTCAACTATGCTCAGCACATAGTACAAGGTGTTGTCAGCTAGACTGATGCCACCAAGTGCAGTACCTGAAAACTTTAGCGGTTCGCCTACCCCAAGCGAAGTGGTACTGGTACATGTTATTCTGTTGGTGCCAGCTGTGGTTGCAGTACATTCCACAGATGACTCTACTGGCTGTGTCTGATACACTGTGATGTTGAAACTGTATTCAACTTCAGTAGTTCCTTGGTCTGGCAGTACGCCGTACAACCAACCAGTGGCAGGATCTAGTTCTAGTCCAGGTGGCAGTCCAAATCCAGTATTGACACTGATGGCATATGAAATATCTTCAGTGTCGTAGTCGTCACCAACAAACTGATAGGAGAAATAGTTGTCACTGCGCACTCGACCCAAATCACTGGGCACAGCATTGGTCAAGAACGGCGCACGATTGTTGGTTTCGTCAGCAGTTACAAAATCATTGTCAGCAGTGATTTGGGTAGTATCTGCTGTGATTTCATTACGGGAATACACAAATATAGTAAACTGCCGTAGGTCGCGACTTTTGCCATCGCTGACTTCTAGAGTAAATTGATAGTTTCTGCTGACAAAATCTACCACAAAGTCATATGGCTCAGCGTCAGCCGCAGTTTCGTCAAACCCTGGAGTTTGATCCAAGGGGGTAGCGGGGCGAATATAACCAGAAATTGCGCCAGTGGAACTGATTGTGAGTCCAGGAGGTAATAGCCCTGATGCTAGACTTACCACTATGGTGTCGTCAGGATCGTCGTCAGTGTATTGAATCTGAATGCTGACTTCGTCGCCGTCGTAGAATGTGCCAATGCTGCCAGCAGGGGTAATAAACAATGGAATATCATTGCCTGTTATAGTTAGTGTGAAAGTTCTGTCTGCAATACGCCCAGAAGCAGTTGCACGTACTACAAATTTGCTAGTAACGTCTTGGTTTACAGATGTTGGTACACCTTGTAAACTTGCAGTAGCAGTAGGAACTCCAACAATTTGTCCTGAAGTAGTACATTGTACGCCAGCTGGCAAAGAACCTGCAATCACTGTGTAGGTAACAGGACCAAGATCTGCATCAGTTGCAGTTAGTGTCTGTTGAAAAAATACCCCTTCAGGTATAACGCCTAAGCTGCCAGAAGCAGTTTGCCAAACAGGTTGTGCCATGTTCTTTGAACCTTATAGACTAGTCCAACCAGATGCTTGCAAGCCTCTGATGCGACCAAGACTGGTATTATAGTATATAGATCCAACTGGCACACCGCCAGGATCTGCTGCAAGAGATGCCAGAGTCAACATGCCTGTAGTTACGTTAACGTTGCCACCATTTACGTTACCAGTAGCACTGATTTGTCCAGGTGCAATAACGTTGCCACCAGTTACGTTGCCAGTAACATTCAGTGCTGAAACTACGTTGCCTGACAGGCTTAGGCCAGCAGCTTGTAAGTTTCCGCCTACTAGGTTACCAGTAGCACTAACTCTACCAGGGGTAGTAATGTTGCCGCCAGTTACGTTGCCAGTTACGTTAAGCGCTGAAATAATATTGCCGCTCAAGCTGATAGCACCAGTGTTAACGTTGCCACCTGTGATGTTTCCTGTGGCACTAACAAATCCACCAGTGACCAAATTACCGCCAGTAACTGTGCCAACTGAAGTTACAACACCCACAGTAACAATGTTACCGCCTGTGACGTTGCCGCTTACACTAGAAGTGACACCAGTGTATTCAGTAGCACTAACGTTGCCACCTGTGATGTTTCCTGTAGCACTGAGTATGCCAGTACTGAACAAGTTTGGTCCTGTGATATTGCCGCTAACATTAAGCGCTGTGATTACATTGCCAGTCAAGCTGATATCGCCAGTATTGATACTGCTGCCAATTAAATTACCAGTAGCACTAACTCTACCAGGAGTGGTGATGTTACCACCTGTGATGTTACTAGTGACAGAGAACGCAGATACTACGTTTCCGCTAAGACTCAGTCCAGTTGCATTTATGTTGCCACCAGAGATATTGCCACTTGCGCTTACAACTCCGCCTGTGACCAAATTACCACTAGTTATATTGCCTGATGCACTAACAGTAGTTGACTCAAGCCCGCCCACAATCATGTTGCCGTAAGAATTAACTGTGACCAACTCGTTTGTGATACTAACTGAAGTGGCAGCAATCAATTTGCCTGCAGAGTTATCGTATCCAACAAAAGCAGAGCTTTCACTGCCGCTGTAGTACCAAAGCTCAATACCTCGGTCTTTGCCATCATTACTGGTTAACGGAGCGTTGTTGGCACCGCGGCCAATTCCCACAACAGGGTCTTCAATGGCTAGGGTAGTTACGTTGTTGTAAACCAAGTCGCCATTGACTGTCAAGTTGCCGCCAATGATTGCGTTGCCCCCAGCACTGAGTGAGCCAGCAGTGAGCAAGTTGCCTCCAGTTACTGTTCCTGTAACAGTGATCAAACCAGCTGTAGCAATGTTGCCACCTGTGATGTTTCCAGTAGCCGTAATCAGCCCACCAGTAATGATATTGGCACCAGTAACGTTGCCCCCTGATGTGACTGCACCGGTAACACTGACCAACCCACCAGAGTTGATGTTACCACCAGTGATGTTGCCTGTAGCACTAACAAATCCACCAGTGGTCAAGTTGCCAGCGGATACATTACCCGCAGCAGTCATGTTAGCAAGGTCAAGATTACCAATGGTGACCAATCCGTTGATATTCAAATTGCCGCCCGTGATATTACCTGCTGCACTGATCAACCCAGCAGTGTATACGTTGCCACCAGTGATATTACCTGATGCTGTTAGCACTGCTCCTTGGACTCGGGCAGTTGCAGTAACGTTGGCTGTTCCAATATCCCCGCCAGGCAAGCTCAAGTTGCCTCCAACTATGTCACCAGTATCTATACTGGCTGATTGTAACTTGCCTACAGTAACCAAGTTGCCGCCAGTAACATTGCCAAATGCTGATATTTCAGCCAGAGCTGACATGTTATTGCTGGTAATATTGCCACTGCCGCCCAACGCATTGCTTACTATCAAGCTGTTGAGAGAACCCACAGTTTGCAAACTAGAGTTGATTACGTTGGCGCTGAGTGTGGTTCCTGAAATAAGTGCAGCATCGGCACTAACAATGATACCAGTTAACTGACGCCCGTTACCTACAAAAAAGCTAGCGTTTATGTTACCAACTACAGATGCTGCACCGCTTACTACAATATCCCCACTGGTGACCAAGTTGCCACCTGTGATGTTTCCAGTAGCACGTACTACACCGTCTGCGTCAAGATTACTGCCAAAAATGTTGCCGGTGGCTGATATTTGTCCAGCAGTTCGAATGTTGCCACCAACAACGTTTCCGCTTACACTTACACTGGTCAATACCCCAACAGTTTCCAAGCTTGAATTAACCACGTTGGCACTGAGAGTATTACCAATAATAGCATTAGCTGGCGCACTAGAAGTTACACCTGTTAGCAAAGCACCGTTGCCCACAAACAAGCCACTAGATACCACGTTTCCAGATGCACTTATGATGTTTGCAGCCATTGTGCCTCGCACAGTTGCGCCAGTTCCTGACACAATTATCACGTTGGCCACGTTGGCGCTGCTCATGTTGATTGTAGAATCTTCAAGAATACTTATATTGCTGGTACCGTTTGCAATGCCAGTAATACCGCCAATGTTGAACAATTCTGTAAAATTTTCGTTTGTTTTTTCGAATGCAGTGCGTAACGGATCGCCGTCGCCATCGTTGGCCACGTTTCCTATGTTGATTACTTGCTGTACCATAAATTAGAGTCCTCTTAGCTGTATTTACCAAAAGCCTAGACTAGGCCACACACTTGGATCTGGGCTAAATATTCATAATCGGAGTGATCAATGAGTTATATCATCAACAACAGTCGCGGGAACATCGTTGCAGTAGTACCTGACGGCACAGTGAATACCAGCGCCACAAACCTTGCACTTGTGGGGCAAGGCGTAACCAATTATGGTACTGACCAAAACGAAAACTTGGTATATTTGCTGGAAAACTTTGCCAGTCCCACAGCTCCTAGTAGACCTGTGTTGGGGCAATTGTGGTACAATAGTGCAACAGACTCTATGTCTGCATACAACACTGCCAACGTCTGGGCAGGATTTGCGTCAGAAACGTATGTGCAAGCTCAAAAAATCAGTCCTGTGTTTACTGGTGTTCCTGTGGCGCCCACCGCGGCATCGGGCACAGCAACCACACAACTAGCTACCACAGCGTTTGTTAGTAATAGTCCTATATTTTCTGGCACTCCTAGAGCACCCACTGCGGCCCTGGGAACTAGCACTACACAGATAGCAACCACAGAATTTGTGCAAGCAGCCACTGGCAGTTTGGGCACCATGAGCCAGCAAAACTCCAATGCTGTATCTATCACAGGTGGCACAATATCAGGACTCAGTGCTCCTATTCCACTGGCATCAGGAGGTACTGGAGCATCAACTGCGCCAGGCGCAAGACTGAATCTAGGGTTAGGATCTATTGCTACTCAAGATGCCAATGCAGTGTCTATCACTGGAGGCGACATTGCCAACATTGGCGTTCTAAGCTTGAACAATACCACTACTGGTGTTGTGGTTAGTACCAGTGGTACATTGGCTGCTAGCGCCACATTACCTATTGTGCTAGGCGGCACTGGGGCAAACACCGCAGCGGGTGCAAGAACCAACCTGGGCTTGGGTACAGGTGCCACTACCAATGTGGGCACTATTGCATCTCAGAACTCTGACGCAGTGACCATAACAGGCGGAACTATTACAGGTATTACCCCTATTGCTATAACATCAGGCGGCACAGGAGCAAATACCATTGCTGGAGCCAGAACCAATTTGTTTGCTGCGTCACAAGGCAACAACTCTGACATTACATCATTGACTGGACTTACTACTCCGTTGGCAGTGGTGTTTGGTGGCACTGGTGTCAATAGCTTGGCCACAAACGCACTGGTAGTGGGCAACGGAACCAGCCCGCTGAATACCATAGCTCCGGGAGCCGCAGGTAATGTGTTGATCAGCACTGGGTCTACATGGCAATCTCAACAGTTTCCTGATGCTGGCGGTACAGTAACCAGCATCACTTTTGAAGCAGGCAATGCTATTGCTATCACAGGCACAAACCCTGTTACCACTGCGTCAACCATTACTATTACCAACACTGGTCTTACTCGAATCCAAGGACCCAACGCTGCTGTCACTGGCGGAGTTACATTTGCTGGTATTGGCGTATTGCAATCTGGTAACGTGTTTACATTTACAAGTACAGGTGCTCAAGGTCCACAAGGCGAGCCAGGCGAACGCGGACCTACTGGCACTCAAGGTCCGCAAGGAACTCCAGGAAATCAAGGGCCTGTGGGACCGACCGGTCCTACTGGACCACAAGGACTAACTGGGCCACAAGGGCCACAGGGTGTGCCAGGAACCACATATGTACTACCAACTGCTAGCGCCAGCACTCTAGGCGGCGTCAAGGTTGGATCAGGTTTAAGCATCAGTAGCGGAGTACTATCAGCCTCAGCCACCACGTATCAGATTACCTATGCTAGTGCAGTGCAATGCGTAGGATACTCAAACAGCAATAGCTTTGACGATACTACCAATTACTTTGACGTATTCCCACCATCAGGAAAAACCATGTCAAATCTTGCGGGATTCATGGCTAGTTTGAGCAAAGTGTATTTTGCTGGCGTTGTTGACAACAACGACAGCATGAGAACTCAATGGTCAGTGCTAGCAGATCGTGTTAGAGTGTGGGTTCAAAATACTGAACAACGAGCCATACCAGCTGGTAACTACATTGCATTATGGAATTAACAAAGACAATTATGTATTATGTTTGTATTGAAGATGACCGTGTGGTCAACGTACTTGATTATCAACCTGCTGTGCCTGACACAGTGTCAATCGTAGAAATCAGCAACAGTGACTATGCATTGTTGACCAGTCGAAGTCACTATTTTGATATTCCTACCAAAACAGTGTTACCTTATAGCAACACAGTAATTAACACCCGAGCACAAGAACAATCAAACAAAGCACACCAACACCTGCTGAACAACACTGATTGGCAAGTACTGCGACACATAAGACAAAAGGCTCTGGGGTTGCCCACAAGCCTTTCTGAAGCTGAATACCTTGATCTTGAACTAAGTCGAAATCAAGCCGCCAATTCAATTATACGCTAAAGCTACTACCACATCCACAAGTGCTTTGTGCCTGTGGATTGTCAATTACAAAGCTTGAGCCCATGTCAGATTCATCCCAACGTATTGTAGCATTGTCAAGATACTGCATGCTCATGGCATCTACTAGAACAGTAACTTGATCATAGTTAAAGTCAAAGTCATCTTCGTTCTTGGCTTCATCTAGAGTAAAGCCATATTGAAAACCTGAGCAGCCACCACCTTGTACAAACACACGAAGTTTTGCATTGGGGTTGTTTTCTTCTGCCAAGATATCTTTCAACTTGGTAACGGCACTTGTATCTAGTTTCATTATAATCTTTCGTTGCAAACATCCCAGTCAATAATCTTGAAGATATTGTCCAGATATTTTTCTTTGTCGCTTTGATAGTCCAGGGCCCAGGCATGCTCCCACCAGTCAACCAACACACAGATGTCTGTGCGCACAGCATGATTGGCAATGGTTTTGATTGCCCCACCAGTGCTCAAATACACCCATCCAGATCCTTGAATCTTCATGGCTGCTTGTTTGAATTCTTCTCGGAAGTCTTCGTATGTTTTGAAATGTTCTTCTATCAGCGCGAGTACTGCACCACGGGGGCGGTTGGCACCTTTAGGAGCCCTAAGCTGAGGGAAGAACTTATTGTGTAAAAAACTGCCAGCACGATTAAAATCTGCATTACCTTCTCCTGCGTTGTAGCGCTTGGCATATCCTTTGGCCAAGTGCTCGTAGTGATAATCAATAGTTTCTTTGCTCATTACAGGTTCAAGATCTTTGACGCCGTAAGGTAAAGGTGTAGTTTCCAGCTTTGCTGGTTTAGTGCTAGCTTCTACTAGATCAATTGTGTTGCGTAAGTCCATGCCAGTATTTATTTTCGACGAGTTATACGTCCCCGAGTTAAATCATATGGACTTAGTTCCATTTCTACTCGATCCCCAAGCAACACCTTGATGTTGTTGGTTCTCATTCTTCCTGATAAATGTCCTAGTATAACAGTGTTTATGTTATCTAGCTTGATACGGAACATAGCGGCTGGGAGAATTTCCTCCACAGTTCCTTGCATGTTAATAGTTTCTTCTTTGGCCATAAGCAATTACTTAGCCGAACACAATTTCGGCGCTGACTTTGCGCAACCGTTCAAAACGGAAACTGCGCCATTCGTTTTTGTCAAGATCAAACACTCGAATACTGTGAGGATCTGGTTCTTTGCGAGACTTTCGGCTTTCAAGCACAATGCCATCAACTGGTACTGTTTGCACGACTTCGGGTAATTGTTCTGGGTTCAAGGTACAGCGCATTTCACGATCGGTGCCGTCTGCTTTGGTAAAGATCACAGTGACAGGTCCTTTTTGTAGCAAACTTCGAACCCAGTCACGCATGATTGCCTTGTTGGCATCGTCGGATTCTTGATATTGAGTACCGGGTGCATTTTTTAGCAAGCGCACAAGTTCGGCTTGATTCCATGTTGCCACTGTATCGTCTAGAGTCATGATGTTCCCTTTGGTGTGAATATATTATTATAGCATAAACAGTTATTGCGGTCAATCAAGTTCTTAACCTCAACATAGTGTACAGATGTTCGTGTATGTCCATCAGCGATCTGAATGCGTGATTTGGATGCTCGTACCAGTGTTCTTTAGGTTGCTGTCGAATCCAGGCAGCAATTACAGGGTCAGTGTTAATGGTGTACCATTGATTCTCATCTACCTGAGCCTGATCCAGTACTATCACGCTGGGCTGGGCTAATTGTTGGGCCATGGAATTGAACACAGAATTGCCAGTATATCCGGGCATATAGTAATACTTCATTTGGCCCATTTCATAGCAAACATCACAGCTTCTTCGTCGCATTCAAACTGAATAAACTTTTCTTTAAGATATCCTGGACTGTGATAATAACCGTGGCGGCAATTAGATCCTAGCCATGTATCTACCAAGTGATCTCGGTAACTGCGCTGGTACATGGCCTGCACATCGTCTGTGGTATGTGCATAAACAACCTTGTGCAATACAGGAAACTTGATGCCAGGAAATTTATCGTTTGTTTTATAAGTGATCATACGCGGTTCATCGCACCCCACATGTCGATCTGTTCTCGCAGTTTGTCATTTTCTTCACGCACTCGGTTGGATTCTTTATAGGCTGCGTTTTCTCTACTAGCAGCCGCGTTCTGTTCTTTCTGAACTTCAGCAATGAACTGCATGATAGTACGAGTTTTGAGCTGGTCTCTTTCGTTGATGGCTTGTTCGAGTTCTTCCTGTGCCAGCTCAAGTTCGCTTTCGGCATGTCTTACATCATTACGAAGTTCTTCGATATACTGTCCCGGGGAATACTTGTTCCAACCCTCACCAAAGGTCCAAGACTGCGAATCCATGCCAGCGTCTTCTAGATCATCAATCAGGGCTCCGCGAGTTTTTGCAAGCACATTGATCAGTCTACGAATCAAGGGATCGTTGGACGACAAGTCCAAGTAATGCAACAGTTCCTGGTCACTCATAGAGTTGTAGTTCATGTCATCCGCGGCGCATGGTTGCAATGTCGTGGGCTTCTTGGTCGCTGAACACTGGCACAGCGTTGCTCTTGTGCATGGTACCAATACCCAGAATTTTTGTGCCTGTGTACTGTGGAATGTCCTTGGTACGCACAGCACCAGAATGTCCTGTGTCGCGACTGGCAATGTGAGCAGTCTCGCGGCCCACAGGTGCTGTCAACTTGTATTGCAAGGGCTCAGCCTTCATGGCACGAGCACGGCGCTTTTCTTCTGCTTGAATACCTTGTGACTTCAACAGTTCTTTCCAGCTAGCGTCAAGCTCGCGGGCACGAGCAGCCTCGGCAGCGTTGCGAAACTTGACCTTGCCTTTGCGCTTGCCGCTCATGCTGAGACTGGGGTGATGTAAATGCATGCTCATTTTTTCAGTAACTCCATGGTGTATTCAGTTTCGCGCATGTTGGCAACAACTTTGATCCAACCTTGATTGAGGCATTCTGCAATCAGACTACGATAATTTTCTGGGCATCGTTGACTGATTTCAATTGCGGCACGGGGCACAACAGTGATGCCATTGGGGCTGAACGAAAAGTCCTCGTGCCCCGGGCGCAGTGTTACATAGGATCGATTTGCTTTAAACATGTGTATATTATAGCAGATCTGGAATTATTGGTCAATGTAGTACTTTTTACTTAAAAAAGATCAAGGCCATCAGTGCCGCTTGCACAAAGAATCCCAGGCCAATAGTGATCATGTTCAGCAAATCACGCTGGATAGCCGCTTTCACAAACAACAGAACCAGAGCAGACCACACCAACAGCACCATGTCAACTGGCAACATCACGTCGGTGAGACCGTTCATTACAGCCAGCAAACTGGGAATGGTGGCAGCATGCATTACCACTACAGCCAGCCAACCTACTGTTTCAGTGCTGACTTTGCTAAAGATCTGTTGTGCTCGTTCTTTGAATGTTTCGATATCAAATTGATTGTAGTTCATGTTAGATGTTCCGTTCACGTGGTTTATAAAAGATATGGGCACCAATCTTGGTAATGCGATCCAGGCGCCACTGTGGGTTTACATAATCAGCATGGTAATACAGGGCTGGTTCTAGACTAGGAAGTCTAAATCCTTCAAGCAGGACCTTTTTGGCCACTTCCATACTTTCATCGTAAGCTGGTTTATTGATGGCTCTAGCACGGTGTGCTGAATCACAGTACCATGAGAACTGGCATACTACTCGTTCCATGATCTTGTTCTTTTGGTACACCACAGCACAAATGTCTTTGGGAAAGTCCGGGTGCTCAGAACGATTTAACGTGACCTGTGCTACTCCTACCTTGCCTTCAAACGGTTCATGCCCGGCTTCGCGGTAAATGTTGATAGCCAAGCAATCCAGTTGTCGCTGGCGCTCTGCGGCTGTAACTGTGGGACGATTACTTACAAAGTCCGTGAGTTTTAGAAATTTGTATTGTGTAACTGCTTGTACCAAAGTAATCAGTACCAGAAGTCCTACTATACTCAAAGTGAGTTTGATAACTCGTTCCATATTTTTCTCCTTTCAAGGTGATCCAAGATCACACGGCTGCGCCTATGGTGACGCCGTTGACAAAAGTGAGTAAAGAAAGCTGAAAGACCTCGGGCCTCTTTGGCATACTCGTCTGGGACAGTGCAAAGCACCGTCCAATTCTAGTTGTCAACGAAGAGATCTGCCGAGGATCTCTAATGGACAAAGCTGGCAAGGCCAACTTGTTGTGATTGCTGGCAGTGTTACCAGCGCTTTTACTTAGCCCGGGGGCAAAATAATCTTGTGTTTTAAGCATAATACCCTGCGTTGTTGAACACAAGTGTATTATACACGAATTTTAGATATTAGCCAACCTGAGTGTTGCGAAAAACACACACTGGAATGGGTGTCATTTTGTGCAAGTTGCGCCGACGGATTTCACGATACTTCTTGAGTTGTGCTTTTTCATCCTTGTTCATCGGGATAGTCAAAGTTTGATACACACACTCACGATCCAGGCGATCGTTGTCCATAGCTCGCTCAAGTTCAGGGTATGTCATACCCAACTGATCTTCGTCGGTGCGATCATCAGCCCAAAGTCCATCGGTTGGCGGCGCATCAATGATCTCTTGTGGGAGTCCAAATTCTCTGCCCATGTCCCAAACTTCTGTCTTGAGGCAATCGCCAATAGGGCTGATATCCACACCACCATCCCCATACTTGGTAAAGAAGCCCACACCAAAGTCTTCCACTTTGTTGCCTGTACCTACTACCAGGCCGTTGTGACATTGTGCAATTTGATACAAGGTCATCATGCGCAAACGAGCACGTGAGTTAGCACTAGCCAACAAATATGTTTCGTGGTTGTATTCTTCAGCACCGCACAAGGGTTCTACCTTCTTTTCAAATGCTGTAAACACAGGAGTCAAGTCCACGCTCATGTGTGTGACTGTTTCCTTGTGGTGTTCCAGCAACCAAGTGGCCTGCATTGAGCTGCGATTGTCTAGTTTCTTGTTCTGGCGTATGGGCATCTGTACCACAATGGTCTTGAGTCCAGTTCGAGCGCACAAGGCACTGACCACGCTGGAGTCAATACCGCCTGAAATACCCACTACAAAAGTGGAGATATTGGCACTCTTGGCATAGGCCTTTAGCCATTTAACAATGTGATTTATTCGTTGTTTGGATGTCATTTTTTTCCTAAAGGGTCAGGCATTTTTTTCAATGTATTCCAGACCTGAGATTTTTCCTGGCATTGTTTTTCTAGTTCACGATATCGTTCGCCTAGTTCACGCAGTTCGTCCCATTCTGATTCCATGTCAGGATTGGGTTGCAACCAGTTTAGTCGCTCTTTTAGCACCTGCAAAGTCTGCATCAGGCTTTCGCCATTGACTACAACATCGGCATTGTCGCCTTTTAGTTCTAGCGTGGCACTGGGAGTAGCACTGCCAATTGACCAGTCCGCAGTTGTGTTGGTAGTCCATACAGTGTTGGGAGTTGATGCCCACATAACATTGCTGGTATCAATACTAGAAATATATGGTCCTGCACTTATAGTCCAGGGACTAGTGCCGCCACTGATAGCACTTCCTTGAGCACCAGTTATGCTGATGGTGTCAATGGTGTTGTTTGTTTCTGTAGGGTCCATGTTCCGTCCTTGTTATCAGTCCAGAGCATGGTATCACCAGTGTGCCAACCAAGACTAGCACACAATTCTGGACCTAGATCCAGGAGGTACTCTCCTGGATGGTCAGGATCATCAATTACATTCACAAGATGTTTCATTGCATGTGTGTACTGGTTGATCTCTGTGCCGCACAAACTCACGAACACGACGAATTTTTTCTTGAATAAGTTGTTGTCTTAGTTCAGGAGTCAGTACCAAAGGCCAGTCCTGAGTTTGGATTGGTTGGTGGCGGTCGTGTTCATGAAATTTCATTTTGCTGCTAGTGCTTCTTTTTCTGCTGTGATTTCTTTGCGGCGCTCTTTGATGCCCTTGCTCATTTCTTGCAATGCCTTGCGAGCACGAGCAGCCGCGGCCTTCACGCCCTTGCCAGTGAATTTTTCATTCTCAGCAATGTATTGCTCGTAAGCGGCGACGATTTGTTCATGTTGTGTCATGATAGTTTCCTTATGTTAGAATAACAATTATACATGCCTGTAACGGCAATGTCAACGAATAGCTGGTATTTTGGCACTCTAGTCTAGATAGATATGCCGTCGATTCCAGGTGTCCCACACTGTGATCAGCGCCATGCCATGCCGCCAAGTTATCAGAAAATTGTCAAACGCTGATTGAGCATGCAACATCATCTTGTTACCAGAGATGTGAACATGTTCAACACGGTGGTCACGGACCCAGGTCTTGAACATTTGTTCGGCCTGTGTGTGATTTCGTAGGGTCAAAATGTACAGTGGTTCCACTGAACGATAGCTTGTTATAGTCATTAAACAGATGCGCTGGTTTCCCAGGTGTCAAGATATTTAAGCTCTTGCCGCGCATACTGTAATTATCTTGATAATGAAAAAAGCGGCCTCTTGGGCCGCTTTGTGATACTGGTTATAGTATTAGAGTGGGGCGTCTTCTACTGCGGCCAGGATCTGTTCGGGAGTAACATCCTTTTTGCGAGCACGGATCTTGCTCATGCTGGGAGCTTCGGCCTTGACTTTGACCTCGCCCTTTTTTGCTACCTTGCTTTTCTCTGCCAGTTTAGCTGACACGGCATAGCCGGCATCACCTTGTGTGATACCTTGTTCAGTCAAATACTGCAGAGCTTCCAGCTTGGTCATCTCACGTGGGAGTTCAACCAAGTTGATATTGGTGCAGCCTGCCTTGTTAAGAATCTTGATACGTGCAACCAAGTCGTTCGCAAAGCGAGCCTTAGTTGTACCATCAGGGTTAGTTGCAGTACCTGCCACGGAAAAAGTCTTTTCGTTTGTCATAAAGTTGCCTTTCAAATTGCCTATCAAGTTACAAAAATGCTGTGTTCTTGCACAACATATCAATATTATAGCAAAAGAGTGTTTATTGGTCAACCACTTTTTGCTAGAATTTTGATTCTTTTTGCTCAAATTATTGAGCCAATTCTTTGCTTTGGTGTTTGATTGTTTCCACACCATTGTCCAGGATACGGGCGATACCACCAAAGCCCACAGTGGCCACGATCAGGCCCAGAACAAAACCAATGATTAAATTTCGCATGTTAAACTTTCCCAATTACGTAAAAAGGTTGATCTTCAATGCCCAAGGCATCGTAAACGCACTCGCGAACCGCAGTGTCCATGGCCTCACCAAAATGATCCTGCTCGGCCAGCAGACGCAGTGCCTGGACGGTCTGGGCCCAAGTCAACTGGTTGGCTCTAGCAGCCACCACAACGGCATGCACTGCAACATTGCCAATTTCAGAGTACATGCTATAGTCGGGCACAACACTGCCTGTTAGATCGTATTCAATTTCAATGTTCATCACAGTCTCTCAAGCAGTGAAGTCAAAGGTATAACCATAAGACCCATCGGGATTCATTTGGACCTTGTTGTTGTATTCTTTGTTTAGTTGTTTGAAGATTTTGAGAGCTTCTGGCGTAGTGCAAATCACGCTGAGCGTACCACAAAAGAACTCAGCTCGGTTGTCAGATTTGAGAACCTTTGCAACCTTGTCAAGAACCACTGTTTCAAAACCCATTTCAAACTCCTGTTTTGCTTTGCTATGTGTATATTATAACAAATTGGGAAATTTTGGTCAACCAGAAAAAGTAGTACTATAAAGTATTACTTTTTTACCCGGCTGTTTTCGCGGTCTGATGCCTTTAGCACACCCAAGATCATTTTCTGTTGTTCCTGCTTGCGCATTTCTGCAATTCTGCGGCGCTCACGATCCTCGTGCTTGGCTCGCTTTTCGTTGTCACTGATTCGCAGATGGGTGTCATACTCCCGTGCCCACTCCACACCTCGCAACCAAACTTCCAGCTCTTCTAGAGTACCACGAAACACCTCAGCATCTCGGCTGTAGATTGGCACTGCATCTTCGTCACGTGGTTTGAGGGCCACCATGTCAGGATTGCTGTTGTCCCATCCATGCCGGGAATTAGACAACATGAACCCAAGTTTGTTTACAGTTTCTTCAATGCGTCGAATACGCAGGATTGTTTGATATCCGCTCATCGAGCAATTGCCTCCCACACCAGTGCTTCGCTCAGTGGAGTCAGCTTGTTGCTCAAGTGGGTGCCGCTGTAGGTGTCGCCAACATACCATACACCGTCTTTCATGATGTAGTAGTACTCGGCACCACAACCTTCGGCACGGCGCAGAAAATCTTCAAAGGTGTGATCCACTCGGAACTCAACACCAGTCTCGCCACGGTCACGACCGTAAAAACTAGTGATGCCTTTGACCGGGTTGTCAAATGTGTGTTCTACGCCTTCGGGAATCTCAACGTTGCGGTCCAGGCTAGAAACGTCACCTAAGGCTACTAAATGATTGGCCTTGGCACTGTCAAAGTGCTCTTGCAGGATCTTGCCGTTATGATCCAGATAACCATCCCAGTGGCAGTAAACTGATTTACACTTGTCACCATGCATAACGCCGATACGACTACGAGTGCCCATGAATTACTCCTGTTTGTTGCTGTATGTGTATATTATAGCAAAAAGGCAAATTTTGGTCAACCAGAAAAAACTAGTACTTTTTACTTAAAATAGTGCCAAGCAAGACCTGCAAGTCCTGTGGACAACATTACGGCATTAGTCACAATCAAACTGGCTTCGCGCCAACGTATGCTAACCACCAACCAAATTACCCCGCCCAGGGCTAGAATTATTGGGCCTTCGGGATAAAATCCCATGCTGTTGACAGCCGTGCCCACAATCAGGATCACAGTTCCGATCCACTTTAGATACCAGTTTAAATCTTTTTTCATGCTGTATTATAGCATTTTGCGAATTATTGGTCAACCAAATTCAATGTCGCGAAATTCCAAGCTGTTTTCCAACTGGTCTGTGGGCACATTGTGTGCTTGGTAACCGTTATAGACCAACTCATAATATCCACGAGTGGGTTTATCAATTTGATGACCCGACTGCATGCGGTACACTAGAGCATGAAAGGTTCTAGTACCATGCACAACCGAACTCACCACGCGATCGTAGTAGAAAGGATAGCCCTCAAGTTGATCCAGTGCTTTTAGATGTTCGTCTGTGATTTCCCACAACACTCCGTCTACAAAACTGTCAGCACACGGTTCTACATCTGCATGTCGTGCAAATCGAAACGAGTGATTGACCAAGCGAGCATGCCCAAGCGACTTTGCGCCTGGACAGCGTTGTGCCATTTCTTTAGGGTTGGTGTTCATACCATATGAAAAATACAACATAGGGACTTTCTAGTAGTTTATTGATCGTATTATAGCACAGTTACATCTAGCAGTCAACCTTGTGGTCTTGCCCAGTTGTCACGTTTTTCCCAGCCCAGTCTAAACCCATAATGGAATCCGTTAACATCAGCAAAGCCATTTGGTCCGCGAGCATCAAGGTCATACTCAAACTTGGCATGCCAATCACCGTTGCGTTTTATCTTGAACCAGTGTGTGGCATTGTATCGGGCACCTTCGTGGAACACACGCACTGGGCCAAACTCTGCAAGATCCTGCTCATGATCAAACTGCAAGGTCAATTCAAACTCACCTAGAGCAAGCCAAAGCACTCGCAACAGTGGCCATATTTCGTTGACCAAGGTATCGGCTACTGGATTGATGTTGGTTTTGATAATGTTGTAATCAAAGTTTGTTTCGTAGGGAATAACATCTCTGGAATTGGAGGGATTGTAGGCCAATGTGTAGTGAGTTTCCACTCCGGGGCGTTCAATCTTTTGTGAGTATTTGAGATCTTTTACATGGCGCCGCATGTGGTTCATCAGAATGTTAACACTTTTGAGTCGCACTAGTCTGTGTGCGGCAGTGTTGGTATAGTCTTCTGTAGTCCACAAGGCACCAAAGTGACCAGGACTGATTCCAAACTTTTCTCTATTCTGACTCAACGGAGTATCCGGCAGCACATTACAGGTCTGCACAGCGTATCCTGCAATGTTGGTCTTGCGAGTGCGCCACATCAGGGTCATGGTGTCTGCAAAGTCTTGACGATCTTCTCCGGGGAATCCCACAAACCAGTTGGTAAATGCACTAATGTCTGCGGTGGTTATGTCTTGAAGATTTTGTTCTACAGACTCGCGCTTGACATTCTTTTTCATAATGTCCAACACTTTTTGGCTACCTGACTCTACACCAAAGTTCAACATGTCGCAGCCACTGGCTCTGAGGTCTTGAAAATATTCCAGATCCATGCGACCGTCATTGCGGCAGTAGCCTACCCAGTGCAGATCCACTAGTCCTTTTTCAACGACTCCACGAGCAAATGCACGTAGTTCATTGAGATTGCCATTGACCAAACTGTCAATAAACCAAATGGTTCTAACACCAAACGTATGATACTGGTATTCAATCTCGTCCACAACATTACCAGCCAAACGACCACGATAACGCCAAAACGTAGTTTCACTGCAGAACTGACATTTGGCCACACATCCTCGACTGATTTCTGAGCCCACTGAAGTGCCAAGTCTGTACAGATCCAAGGGCAAGTCACTGTAGTCAGGCCAAGGCATGGAATCTAGATCTATGCGTTGTTCTTTGGGATGACGTAGTATATGCTCTGGTATAACTTTGCCAGTTTCAACTTTTTCAAGTATATCTAGAAAAATCATTTCGCCTTCACCAACCACAATGTGGTCATACAGTTCGGGACGTTTGACTTTTTCTTGTATGGCCTGTGAACCACCTGCTAGAAACACTGCGTTGGGCAAACGTTCTCGCAAGCGTTCCACAACCCAATTGGCACAGTTGTTGTTGGTGTAGTACAGGCTAAAACCAATAATGTCAGGTGCAAACGCTACTATGCGATCAATGTGCTTTAGTAGCACTGGCTCAATCACTGGATGCACTTGACTCCAGTATGGTTCTTCTTTGTCCCATTTCCAGTCAGTATATGGGCTCCACAGTTCTTCGCCAAGTTCGTGATATGCTTCCACATTAAGGTCATAAGCACATGTTGCAAAGCCAGCTTGCTTGGCTAGTGCAGTGAGTCTAGCAATGTTGTAAGGGGCAATATCCACGCTCCAAAAAGGAGTCATAACCATTGCAACTCGTTTTGTTCGAGTAGTTGGGTGAATTATTACTGAACTTAGATTCTTTTGCGCACGACCTTTGCTGAGAGATTCCACTGCACTCAACATTTGAGTATGTGGACAATCGGATTGTGGTAACGGAACTACATCTAGTGTTGGGGCCGGGGCTGGCTGTATTGCAAAGACTTTGTTGTTGATAGCGGTTCTCAAAGTGGTCATACAATATTTACCGCCCCATGAGCTCCCAGTCAAATTAGCCTGCGCTACGGCGTTTTCGTTTGCGTTGAAATTCCTGTGTAACGTAGTAGGTCACAAGATTGCGTTGTATCATTGTGACCAAGTTACCGTGGTCCTCTGGCACTACAAATCTAACTGGGCATCGACCCCAGGTGCCGCTTTTTACAAAATCATAATACCAAGCACGATGTTGTTGATTTGCAGGATCAAATACTGTCCATGCTCGTCCGTGAAGTTCAAGTTGACTCATGTTATACCTCAAAATGTTTGTAATGACTGTCCAAGTTCCAGGTCACAGTATCAACTGGAGTACCGTCATGTGTTTCCACTTGGATACCCAGGGACTGATAACGTTGCCAGAACCAGTAAATGTCCGGTGTAGTTGACCCTAACTTGGTTGAATTCAACTTTTTGTGCTTGGTGGCACTCAAGCGGCAGGTTGGAATGTTGAGAGCTTCGTCAACTGTGATACGATCAAACAACAACAAATCACGAGCTACCGAAGCAGGAATCACATGCTCAAATTCAGTCTTGGTGTTATGTGCCAGTCCAGTTTCGTAGTAGTGAGCACCAATGTTTTCTTTGATACTATATCCATGATATCGGCGCAACAACACATCAATCATGTCACGAATAAGTCGTGCAGTCTGATCCTCTACCTTGAGTTGTTTGTACATTGCCACATACCGCTCAATCTCGCTTTTGCAAAATTGTTGAGTAGCATCATAACTTGCACCACCACGTTTGACTGGAGTAGGCTTCTTTTGTGCAAAACTGTTGACACGTTCCATTAGCGTTTTCATATTAGAACAAGTCCTTGACGTCAGGTGTGTACACAGAGAACGGTTGCTTGGGAAACTTAAAACCCTTGCCTTGTGTTGGAGCCCAAGTGGTTTTCAACTGGTGCCAGAAAAATGCAGTACCTTGTGGTGTGTTCTTGCTGTTGCGCGGAGCATCAGGCCACATGTGCTTGGCAATACCCTTGTAGGTTTTGTTATAAGCATTCAAGTTGGCTTGGTGTGCTGTGCTCCAGAAAACACCTTTGGCATCAAAGTTGGCCTGGAACAAGTCAATACAATGTTGAGCCAAGTCTTCAATCTCTGCGTCACTGTAGCTGATATCCTGTTGCTCGCACAAGTTCAAAAACTCAATAATGATAGGAATTTCCTTGCTGTTGATAGGGCGTTGTTGACTGTCAACAATGTACTTGCCATACACTGCAAACTGTCGCACCACTTCTACTGAAGCGTCATCAAGTTCGTTGAGACGACTAATCGCACCAACTTGATCAGTATCGTTGAATTTTTCAGCAGTCAAGAACATGCCTGCGTTGGCAATGTGCTTCCACTTGGTGTGTGCATCAATCCACTCGGGCTCGTTGACACCGTCAACTTCAACACCATAAATCTTTTGCATAAAGATGTCAATGATGTCCAAGGGCTTTTTGCCTGCGTTTTTACCAACTGTGGTGTTGTTGTTGATAAAGTTACCGCGAATCTCGCCACGGCTTGTGATGTCGTAAATGTTGATTGGAACTTCAACGTCTTCAAACGGTTCGCCCAGTCCAACAGTTGCAATCAAGTACAGTGCAATAGAAGTGTGCTGGCCATCCCACCCACCCCATTGCCCGTTGGCAGTACCATACACCTGAATAGGTTGTGCTTGGTATGCACGGAAGTTGGTAATGATGGTAATGATCCAGTCCAGGTTTGGCTCGCGTTGCATTGTGGTATCAATCACAATGTCCTTGAGTTTACAAACAAGACTCTTGCACAAACGAAACTTGGAGCGATCGTTAACGCTCTTGAGTCCAGGGTGGTTCTTTTTAAATGTTGCCAGTGCTTTGGCCAGTTTGCTTTGCCAATTGCGCTGTGCTTGGACTGGCAGTGCGGCAACGGTATCGTTGTAGCGTTGTACCAGGTCAATCAGGTTAGAAGCAGAGTTAGAGTAGCGAGCATTTTTAGTAGCCGCGTAAGATGCAGTAGCTGTTGCCATTGTGATTTCCTTTAGTTCGTAATCGTTACAACTCGGTGACCCCATGTCACGTTGTTGTGTTTTGATTAGCCGGTGCAATCTTTCACCGTATCCATAGTATAACAAAACTATAGAAATAGGTCAACTGTTAAATGAAAAAACCCGCATAATTTGCGGGTTTTTCAAAAAGTAATACTTTGGTTTACAAGATACGTACTGCAACCTTTTGATGTTTGCTGACTCGCCCAATGTATTCATATTTGATCTTGTGCTTGGCCACATGCTCTTGCCAAGCGCGGAACTCGTCCAATTGCCATCCGGGATAGTTCATGTACTCGTCAAAGATGATCACTGTGCCAGGTACAAGGTTGTCTTTCAAGTTGTTTAAAACGGTAACTGTGCTGGAGTACAAATCACAATCCACGTGCAACAATTGCACAGGACGCCGACCTTGTTGTAGTACAAAGCCTGGTAGTGTTTGATCAAACCATCCAACGTGCAACTTGCAGTTGCTACGAACTCTAGGAAGTTTGCTTCTTGCAAAGAATCCCTTGCGCATTCTGCTGGTCCAGTCTTCAGGCAAGCCTTCAAATCCATCAAAGCCATGCACCATTTGATCTGGCAACCAGTATGCAAACTGATTCAGTGTACGACCAGTAGCAACACCAAACTCCAAGACCATACCGCGGTCCAAGCTGGGGTGCAATTGTGTTTCGCACACCCACTTGTGAAGGTCATAGTCAGTGTCAAAGTTGGGAACGGCTCGCATGTGTTCTAGTACATATCTAGCAGATTCCTCACTGGCCAATCGAGTTGCAGTAAACTCTGTATCAATCACATCGGTGTACAGGCCTAGCAGTTGTTTTTGCTGTTGTGTAGGTTGTGGATAGCGATACCACTCTTCCAAGCGGTCTAGTAGTCTGTGTAGGTTCATGTAATTTCTCTTTCTTTTGTCTCACGATCACTGTGAAATTTGTAACCAATACGCCTAATTGTGTCAGCAGCCGATTGTGGATCGTTTTCAAACATCTCACGAATATCGTCTGTGTCAATACCCGCAGTGGCAGTGATAATGTAAATTTCGTAGTGCCTCTGAGTATTATAACGTGCTCGGAGTTGCCAATGCAACAGATTAGGTAACTCAGGAGGCTTCTTACCTTTAAGCAAGGCGAATGTTGCATCAGCCGGATTGGGTACACGTTCACAGGCTTCAAGTCCGTAGCAGTCCCACATGATGGCAAACTGCTGGGGGCGAGGATCTTCGTCGTCAATCATTGCAAGCGAAAACGTTTCAGGTAGTTGGCTGCTTGGGCTACATCTTCAGCAAAGATGTCGTCTACAGTTTCTAGAATCACCAGTCTCATGAGTGTGTTGCTCATTTCCAACTCTGCTGGATCAAGCGTTGATTGCCAAGCCTCCACATCAGCAAAGTCAGACAGACTCCACAGAATATCCATCATCTCTGCTTGTTCTGGTGTTAGGTTATCCAGGGTGATTTGCTTTTTGTTCATAATTGAGCTTTCAACAAAATCATGGTCATGTCTGACTCACGACGAAACATAATAAAATAAGGGCAAGGTCTAGTGCCGTTGGGTTTGGCACGATAGCTGGTCCAATCCGATGTCGCAGGGAACCATCCGCTGTTGCCAAAAATACCACGACACACAGATTCAATTGCTTGAATCTTTTCTTGTGTGGGTTGACTATGGCCGTTAAAGCGCAACCCTGCTTGATAGCCGTGATCTTTGTGTACTCGATAACGACGATTCAGCTTGATAATTTTCATATTATCCCTTTAGTGTATGCCACATTCTAGGATCGGCGCCTAGATATATGGCATATTGGCGGTAGTCACGCCATCGCGAAAATGCATTTATTTGACGTTCAATCCAGGTAAACATTGAATCACGAAACCAAAAAGGATTGATGATTGCTACCAGTAGCATGATCAGCACAAAAGGCAGAACTGGCCAAGTCATGACCAGTCTAAATGCCAATGCACGCCAGTAACGTCCGCCAGTGCGTGTCATGGTCACAGTCTTGGGCAAACTCATAGTGAACTCCGTGTTGTAATGCTGTTATTGTAACAAAAGATTCAATTGTGGTCAAGTCATGACCAATGTAATACAAAAGCAAACAGATCTCGTTCGCTATCAAAATAAAACACGTATCGTCCGGGTCGTTGATCTGTGCTAACTTCAATCAGTTCCCAACGCCATTCATCTAAGAGTTCAGTTTTGCACCAGCAAATTATGTTGTCTAAACTGCCAAAAGGTTTGGTAATTTCTTTGCTGTGAGCAAAGCTGTTTTTTTCACGATCCGGGAGTGCAGTGGCCAGCATTATTGTTAGTTATGTTTTGATCCATTTGAGCTGATAAAATGTTGCTGTGGCACCGTCTTTAAAATCAAACGTAGCATGCCTGGGGATCACAGCATCACTAGAAAAATTATCATAATATGCTTGGTGGTATGCCCAGCAAAAATCTTGATCCAGGATCAGGCCATCACGCACCAACTGAAGCTTGAACTCTATAGCTTCAGTTGGTGTGATATGCTCAAGTAACACTCGGTTTATAGTCAACACAGTGTTTTCAACTTGTTGGGTTAGAACAAGTCCAGTCGTTCCCAAGGCAAGTCAGCCCGGCCAAAGTGACCATAGTTTGTGGTGCCACTGTAGATTGGACGGAACAGGTCAAAACGCTTGATAATACCTGCAGGGGTCAAATCAACCAAGGTGGGAATCAACTCAGTCAGTTCACGTGCTAGTGCTAGGTCTTCACACTCAACATAAAAACTCATGGGTTGTGCAAGTCCAATTGCATAGCTGATTTGACAAGTAGCCCAAGGTGCTTTACCACTAGCCACAATGTTCTTGGCAATGTAGCGCATCATGTAGGCAGCGCTTCGATCAACCTTAGTAGGATCTTTGCCACTGAAGGCTCCCCCACCATGAGGGCTATAGCCACCATAGGTATCAACAATAATCTTACGGCCAGTAAGCCCAGTATCACCATCGGGACCGCCAATAACAAATCGACCAGTAGGGTTGATAAAGAATTCTGTTTGATCATCTACATACTTTCCGGGCAAAACACTTTTGATAAATGCACCTACTACATTACGCACAGTTTCAATACTGGTTTCTTCTGAGTGTTGTGTGCTACATACCACCTTGGCAATGCGTTTGGGTGAACCGTCGTCATTGTATTCAAAGGTTACTTGACTTTTTGCATCAGGGCCCAAAAATGTTAGAACGCCGTCTTTGCGGGCTTGTGTCAATTGCTCTACAATACGATGACTCCAGTAAATGGCACTGGGCATGTAAGTGTCAGTTTCGTTGCAAGCATATCCAAACATCAAGCCTTGATCGCCTGCACCAAAGTTATCAGTGCCCAAGGCAATATCAGCACTTTGTCCGTGCAACAAGTTGGTGATTTCAACAGTGCGCCAGTCAAAGCCTGACTGTTCATAGCCCACGTTTTTGATCACTTTGCGTACAGCACTTTCAACTTCAGCAGGATGCAGTACACCTTTGTACTCACCAGCAATAATCACACGGTTGGTTGTGACCAAAGTCTCGCATGCACATCGCAATGCTGGATCTTGCTTGGCCATGACCAAGTCAAGAATTGCATCTGAAATTGCATCGGCAATTTTATCTGGGTGTCCTTCTGACACGCTTTCACTTGTAAATAGATAGCTCATAGTTTCCTTCTTTAAATTAATTTACCAGCTTGACGTTGCCAAGCTGATGAAAATACCTGTTGCGGTGGTATCCGCGGTGCGTTTTGTGGTATGCTGTTGCGCTCAACTGTACTGGATTTTCCAGTACGCTCTCCAGCAAATTCAACAAGGGATTGTCTGTCTTGACCACAATCAAAAACGGATCCATGCGCTTGTGATGTCGTAGCCAAAACTGTACATAGTCCCCAGAGCGTCGACTGACCAGTATGCGCTTGATCAAAGTAAATGTGCCTGCCAACTCCTTACCAAACATTACAGATGCTGACTGGGTTTGTGCAATAACTTGGTCCAGATCAGTGTCTTCAACATAAAAGTACGGCAGTCTATACAGCAGGCCAATGTCTTTTTTCTTGAGTCCAGTTTCGCCAATTAAAAGTCCGTACAGCTTTTTTCTAAACTCGCTCATGGGGTTTTTGGACTTCATGGTATCCATCAAGATGCGACCAGTGTAGTAACTGCGAATTTCTTGTGCTACTGCACGATCTTCCGCAGTGACTTCAACGTCAGCAAAGTCAGCCCAGCGGTTTGCTGGATTTTTCAAATACAAACGATACACTGCCCAGGCCAGGGCAACAGGGTCATCTTTGAATGTCACGTCCGGCTCGGGTTCGGGCTTGAATACCGCTTTAAAGTCGTCCCAGTCTAGTGTCAAGTCTTGAGTAGTCATAAGCTATTGTAACACACTGTTGGTCAATGGTCAATCCCAAAGTGCTTGGTAGTACTTGCCAAACAGTCGGAATCCGTTTTGGATACGAGCTTCCACCACCTTCATGGCATCATAGTCGCACTGGTAAGTGTCATTGGGACCTTTACCCATTTGATAGTACTTGTGCTCTCCTTTGGGCACTTCGTTGCCGGCTGCGTCTACGGGAATCCATTTGATGTCATGTTCGCCTGAACGGAAAGCATCTTCCCAACTATCATCTACTTTGCACTCAAACGCAAAGATCATTTCGTCCATGGCCCAGTCCCAGCGCTTGAAGTGGTTTTCATCTGTGTCCCACTCGTTTTCTTTGGGCGGTGCCGCTGTGCTACGCAGGTGTTCGGGCACATCTTCGTCATCCACAAATGGACTACCATGTTTCTTTTCTTTGAGTTGCTTGAGCATGGGCAGGATAATAGGACTCAGAGTATGGTCCATGCTCCAGGTATCCCAGTAATCAATCTTGACAATCTTGATTTCAGGATGCACTCGATCCCATACCCAGTGAATTGCCTTGCTGAGGGGCACCAAGCGGTCACTCCACTTTTCGCACCATTCTGGACGCTCCACATAAGTGCGGTCGTCAAGGCCGCGAATACTTTTGTCTCGACTGCACTTTGACCAGTCGGTCCAGAAAAACATGTAGTCCAACATGGTATATGGTGAGATCCAGTGATCTCGGGGTTTTGATAGATAGATTTTCATTACCAGGCTCCTACGTCTGTTATGTTTTGAGAGTATGTGCGTTCAACTTGTTGAGTATGATAAATCGCTGTGTGGTTGAGGCCAATCCCAGAGTCGTTGGTTTCTTCAATGGTCACTCGCTCAATACTGCCATTGAGTGAGATCCACACTGCCAACTCTTTAATCTGTTTTGCTGTTAGTGTTACTTTTTGATACGACACGCATGCTCTCCGCAGTATAGTCCAAGAAATCGCCACGCTCATTGCGTATCAAGGCAGCATGCGGGTCTAGGATTTCGATCTCCACATCATAGTTGGTGACTTCGTAGTCCACAAACGAATGATCCTCAGCATACTGTCTAAAGTATACTCCGCCACCAAATCCTGATATCAGAATACCGCGTTGGCCTTTTGCTGGAATTTCTTGATTATTCATTTTCATCCTTGGGTTTGACTCTAGCAGGTCTAGGCTTTCGCGCAAACGCTGCCTTGAGTCGTCGTTTGGTGCGTATATGTTCCAGGCGAGCCAACATGCTCTGAAACAAAGGCGGCTTTATATCTCCACTGTTTTCAGTTGCCATGAGTCTGCCTCCGGTTCGTGACCAATATAGCCACGTGGGTTACAAACCACACGAGTGTCGCCAATCATGTAGTCAAAAGGATGGTGAGTGTGTCCATGCGTCCAAAGACAAATCTGCGGACGATCCAAAATAAACTCACTTAGGTCTGAGTAGTAGCCACCGTTCATGATTTGGTCGTTGCCGTACCGTGCATGAATGCTAAGGTGACTGGGGGCATGGTGTCCGCATACCACAAACTTTTGGTCCGCTTTGCCTTCTACAATAGTGCTGATATACTGCTTGGTTTTGAAGTGTTCTTCAAATGCATCCTGGGGCGAGAATCTACGAGCCTTGGCTTCGTTCCAGATCACACGAAAGTCGTTCATCATGGTGCGCATGTGATAAATGGTCAGCTGATCACCATTGTTCATGTCAGTCCATAATGTGCCACCAATAAAGGTCACGTCGTCTACCCGAAACACATCACGTTCCAGTACATGCAAGTTGGGCAAGTAGGCCAAACGTTCTGCCAAGCGAGTTTTGTTTTTGCTGAAGTTACCGTGATAGTGTTCGTGATTGCCCAGCACATAGATCACATGTGGGAATCGCTCACTGCATCGTTGCATGAACTGATGCCAACGCTGACTCTTGGTGCTTTCGCCCATGATGTTGTTGGCGTCATAGTCACGCAGATCTTCTACTACTAGAATATCTCCGCTGAGAATCAAAACATCAGCACCTTCGCTGTTGTCAAAGTCCAAGTCTCCAAACTCAAGGTGTAGATCTGATGCAATTGAAATTTTCATTTTGTGCGTTCAAGTTCTTGTTGCAAAGCGGCCAGTATTACTGGATCACCTTCAACAATTGTGGCAGTTTGTCCCGGAAACATTTCACTCAAGCGTTCGCGCAACTGTTGCACGGTTGTTGCCTGGCATACAAACTGATTGTTTTCTGTATTATACGTGAAATAAGTGTTTTGGTCAAACTCTAATTTGAGTCGAATGCCGTCATCTTGATCAGTTTCTTGGACTACTTCTGGCAGCAATCGGTCTACCACACGATCAATCACACGGCGAACAGCCCATCGCAAGATCAACATTGCTGTTATCATACCCGCTAAAAATGCCAAAAAATATTCCATATCAACCTCGCATGCTTTCCAGTGTGATCATCTTGCCCAGTTCACGTTCAAAGTCTTGATCGTCGGGCACAATATATAGCTTGTGATTGCTTCGATCTGTTTTGCGGTCATAGTGTCGGAACGTCACAATACGTCCGCCAATTGCATTGCGCACAGTGATGCTGAGACCGTCTTCGCTGTCTATGTCACTGCGAGATACTAGTCGGTTGCTTGATTTAGTAGTAGCATAGACCTCCTCGGGTGCATCTGGATCATTGAGCCAGTTGCGAAGTCGTCGTTTGAGCCAGTTCATGCTGCCTTCCTTTGTTTCAAATATTGTTCCCACTGTACCCATTTGTTCTTGACCAAGAAGCCCCAGTCACGTTGTTTGATACCGGGCATGAACAAGGTCCATGCTGTTACCCCAGGGTCAAGCTCAATACGATGATAGCTGTTAGCGCGAGATATACGAAAATGGCCGGGTCCTCGCCAAACTTGGAGCTCACCGATTTTTTCGCCTTTGCTGTTAAATTGAGGAAGCCATTCATAGTATCCACCTTTCAGGATCAGGGTTGCATAGGGCCAGGGATGATCATGTACATCGTCTGGGTCACTCTTGAGAAACTTGTGCAAGAACACATTGAAGGGAAAACGCTCACGGTCTTTGAGAAACAGGTAGTAGCGTTCCAGGTAGGGTTCGTTGTCCACACGGTCCAACACAATGCGTTTGCGACCCAATTTTTCCAGTAGTTTCAAAAACATACTATCTCCTTTACATGTGTATTATACAGTATCTTGCACGAATGGTCAAGAAAAAGCCCGCCAAATTAGCGGGCTTTTTGGTAATACTAACTGCTTATCAGTCAACCAAGCCCAATGCCATGGCCTTGTAGCCGGCAGCAATCAACTTGCGGCTTGGCTTACCCATTTGGTACTCGGTGACCTTGACACCATTGCCGGCCACGCGAGTGTTTGCATACACTGCGAAACCTCCTTGACGAACACGGCTGACTTCAGCGCTCATGTTCTTGATACCGAAACGCTTGGCAGCGGCTGCGGGAGTGATGGCTTCGCCTGTGCGAAGAGCGGTAAACAGTTTGAATGTTTTGGTTTCTGGATTAAAACGCATAATGGTTCTTTCGAATTAAGTTAAATCAAATATAGCTGCCCCATGCAGCATGTCACTATTGTATACTAGCTGTTGAACATAATCAAGTGTTTTGATTATATTGCTTTGGTACAGTTGACCAAATAACAATAGCTCGTTTGCATTTGACTCCTTTGGCTGGGAAATTATCGCTGGTGTGAAACTTTCGCCTAGATGCAGCAAACAAACTGCCCTTGCGCCAAGGAAAAATATCTTCCACATCCAAGTACCGTAAATCCAATCGATCCACGTGTGTCAAATACTGTTGATGCAAATCATCATCAATGCCATGTGGTACTGCCCCAGTTTCAGCGATCCAGCGATCTAGGGTCTTGATGGTATCGTGTTGCTGTGAAAATACCAAGGTACTAGAATCATAATTGTCCAAGGGAATGATAAAGGTCCAAGCAGCATCTTTGGTGCCATTGGGATCAAATCCAGCACTCATGACATCAGTGTGGATACCATAAGGAACATAGGCATCCAAAATGTGTGCATTGTCTAGACTAATATCCGGACCAAACTGTTGCTGAAACCGGGGTACCAAAATGTTAGCCACAGCACGATAAGACGGATGGTTTAGGTGAATGCTGTGTGTCACAGCACTGTGGCCTGAGACTGGATTGATGTCGCGGTAAGTGTCAGACTCTGTTCGATTGGCTTCGACCACTTGTTCAATCAAGGCAATTTCTTGTTCACTTAAAAAGTCAGGGATAACTTGAGAGTTAAATTTCATAAAGTACTTATAAAATTCATTTCCACTTTAGTGCAAATGCCATGGCCTTACGTGAATCGTTGAACTGCCAACAAGTGCCAAAATGCCCATGTTTTTCACGCCAACCGTTGGGACTGATACCGCGAGTGTTGCCGTAGTTGGCAACACACCAATCAAACATAGCGTCATAATTCACAAAGGATTGTGAATCGTTGATGGTGACCTCATAGCGCCACTCTTTGCGATCTGCTCGTCGTTGTTTAGAATTCATTTTGACCACCTTAATACAAACATCATCATATCTTTTTCATGTGCAAAACAGAATCTATACTGATCAGTGTGTCCTCTGCCTGCCCAAAATACCGTCCATACACCAGATCTATTGCCTATAGCTTCCCATCGTGGACCGTGTTGTTCTTCGCACCATCGCATGACTTTACGACACTGGTCCTTCTGAAGCATGACTTCATAATCCAAATGACTGTATTGTTGCTGAGTTTCGGTCATAACCACCTTAATGCAAACATTACAGCATCTTGTTCATCACTAAAATAATAAACAATGCTAGAATCATTAACCCAACCACCAGACACCGGCTTTAGTCTTGTGGTATTACTGGCCTTGTTGGTGATATAACTTGAACAATATTCTTTAGCCCATGCCAAAGCTTTCCAATCAGGATCATAGGGTAGTGTTACTGTCATGCCCACCTCAACAGGAACCATTCGTAGTCTTTGGCATCACGGAATCTAAATGTTCTATTCACGTTAAAGTACCAGCGTGACCAAGCATCGGGGTAGTATGGCTCGGGACCAAATTGTTCAGTACACCAAGCAAATACTGCCTGTCCGTCACCGGGTAGTTTTGCTTCATACCACTTGGCACGACTGAACTTGTACTTGGGTTCTGGCTTCATGGGTAATACAATTTCTTTGCAAAGGTTAGTACCATACAATTTGTTGAGCACCATTTTCTGATAGAGACTCTTGCCAGTCCGCCGACCCGAAGCATACAAAGATATTTGACCCTGTTTGAATCCACCTTGATTCAGTCGGTCCCAGAGTGCTTGTTGGTACGAAAGGAACGGGAAAGGTTCTATGCCTTCAGTTACATCTTTGATAATGTTCATTGTGTTAACTTTGTGATCAAGTTGTATTGGTCAATTGCATTGCACACATTGCGCCAGGCTTCAATTTCTGCCTGCACTGGTTGTCGTGAAATATGGGTACCCGGATCATGGTCGGGGCAAGGAGTCCAGATGCTGACTCGGATAGAGTGAGAGTGCGGAGCCTGGGTCTCTCGCCATTCTGTATAATAGTTGTCCCAGTAATACAATCCATAGCCCTCTTCGTCATCACCCAGGGATGGCAATTTATAGGCCAGGTAATGCCCGCTGACTCTGGGGCAAACGTCATCTTCGTGTCTCCAAATGCTTGTGATCATGACCACCTCAATGCAAACAAGGTATACATTTGCTCGCTAGGGAACTCAACAATCATTTGTTTCTTTAGGCCAAGTTTGCCACCACGCTCACCGTGGTAAACTTTTCGAGCACTGTAATCACGTTCAAGCATGTCCCAGATACTCATGCCAACACCTTCGTAGCCGCCAGCATTTTCCCAATACCAATTGGCCAGCTTTTTCCAATAAGGTTCAATATTTACTCTCATGTCCACCTCAAAGCACAAAGCACGGCATGCTGTTCATCAGCAAACCATGCAACACATTGACGTCCGGAACTGTGAAACTTTAGTTCATACATGTCCGGTTGCCACTCTGTAATTTCGTCTAACCATGCTCGTAATTCGTTGAGTTCGATAAGTCGGGCTTCTGTATTCCATATCAAGTTTCTTGTTTTCAATCGCACTGGTACATTATGCAAGCGGTTGTCTGTCATGACCACCTCATAACAAACCAATCGCGTTTGCCTTCTTCTGTAAAGAAATATTGATTACGCATACGCTTCCAACCTGTGACAGGAGTTTCTCCCCACAAGTCTTGTTCGCCAAATGTGTGCTCGCACCAGGAATCAACATCTGGAAAACTGCGTTCATACCATGTATCGCCAGACTGATGGTCTTCGTCTATTTCAACGATGTAATAATCAACACTGCGGAATTTGGTTACATTTAACTTCACGATCAACCCCACTTCAGCGCAAACAACACAGCATCCTGTTGGGATTTAAAATGCCACACAGTTTGATCCCGACGAAACATGGCACCCCTGTAATTGTCTTGACAGTTTTGCTCGCACCACACAAACCTTTGATCCTTGCCCCACACCCAACCGCCCGAATGCGGCACTGTCACACGATGGAGGAGATCTCGGCTGCGACTGTATCTTGCTGTCATGACCACCTCAACAGGAACAGTGAATATTCCTTTTCGTCCCAAAAGTAAAAGCTGGGATACTGTGCATGCCAGTTGGGCTCGTAGTGGCCGCCGTGATAGAGATTGTTCTCACACCATTCAATCATTTCAGCCCAGTGCCCATCCCGGAACATGTCTACACTGTTGACATCAAACCGCTTGACGAATACTGGGATCTTTGACGTGCTTACAGTCGCCACGGAATCGGAAACCGGAACATGTGCATGATAGATTTCCACTGTGCTCTGTGATTTTGTATTCATCGCCTTTGCTACCTTTCACTGTCCATGAGCGACCTTCGGGTGCAGGTTCTTTGACCTTGGTTTCGAACTGCACCGGGTTCACAACAAACTTGCGACCACGGGTGTCAATGCGGATAAAGTTTTTGAACGTTTTGATGTCGTCTGTGCCGCGGGGCTTGAATGCATACATCTTGGTCTTGCTGTCATCCAGCAAGTAGATACCGTTGGGCACAGAGTCTTTGTAGTCAGTTGTTTCAGCAAACCATTTCATAGAAATGTCACTTCGTATTTGTTGAGAATGTAACCAACATCACGGCTACCACCGTAGCCAGCAAATGTGTTGCTCACTAGTTTTACACGAGCAAACCCTTGACGCTCGAGTGTGCGAGCCTTTTGCAGATCGCGTCCACCACGCACAGACTTGATGCGGCCGTCTGCATTTTCAGAATATAAATGGTTGATTACCAGTTTCATTTTGCCATGATCCTTGCTAACAGTTCACGAGCTTGAGTGAGATCCATTACAGGCTCTGGCCAAGTGTTGTAAGTTTGAGTCCAATGCACAGTGTATAGTTTCATTTTGTTTTCCTTAGGCCACGTTGAGTTGCACATTCAGACCTTCCCATGTACCTGCAAGCCCGGTTGAAAACTCCAGCACTCCGGCGTTCTTGTAGCCGCCGCTACGTTGAAATTCCAGTGTCTCCAGGGCCTTTTGGGTTGCGGCATTGCAGTTTACAAAGTCACCAACCCCATTGCGAATTTGCTTTGCTGTGGCATAAAAACATGCGGGACCAACAATAACACGAAAACGCTGGGCTTGTTTGAAACGCTTGATTTGCATGGTCAACTCCTGTTTTGCTTTGCTATGTGTATATTATAGCAAATTGGGCAATTTGAGTCAACCAGAAATTTTGTAATACTTGAGTACTACTTTTATCAGTAGAAACCACTAGTGGTAAATACTGAGAAGGAAAAACACAAAATGTTCACTGCTATACTTGCATGGTTTACCCAACTATTTGCACAAAATTATCAAACCCGATTGGATAGTTATATTCAATCTCATCGTCCTACTTCGGTTGCTGAAGTAGAATACCTGGAGCGTCAGTACTCCAAAATGAACCGCGGAGGTCTGTTATGAAACGTATGTTTGCTATAGTCTACGAAATTCTGCAAGAAATTGGCCAAGCTCGTGCGGCGCAACGAATCAACCAAGGGCGCTGGGATTACTGAGGGGTCAACAACCAGCCCTGTGCTGTTGCAGTATGTTGCCATTGATAAAATGGCACCTTGGTATCTAGACAAAACACATTGTTGATTTCCCAAGCATACTGGGGTCTTGATTCCCACCCATCAAATTTCAAACTGTCCAGATATACACCACGATGATGCACTTCTAGTGCAATTGGGTGTAGCACTGGAACAGTGTGACACAAGTTAACTGTTCCCGTCACGTTGCCGTTGTATATCACAACACCGTTGATCAAGACTTGTGCATGACCATCAGTTGATTTCAACACCAGCTCAATGCTGATCTCAAGGTCAGTATCCAGCAGATCTAAATAGTTGTTCATATTCGGGCAAATAATTCAAAATAGAGTTTTTGCGACTGCCTTCTAGTTTTTTCAAGAATGCTATTGCATCCGGTAGTCTTGAACTTTCGTCTGGCTCATGCACAAGATAGTTTGCATAGCTCTGCAGATCTTGTAAAATTTGCTGTTGAGCAGCATTGGGATCTCGGGTGTTGATCACTAGGGAATCGTGCTTGCTAAATTGACCAGCCCAGTCCTGTAGGTGGTTTGCACAGTGTTGTCTAAACTCAAGTGGCAATACTGATGGTCGCAGATAGTCTGGCCTTTGCAAAAAATTACAGCTTTCCACAGCAATATTTTGCTGCCATGCATATTGGTACACACTCAACAATCGAGAAATGGTCAACAGTGTGGGTGTAACCCGTAATTGCACCAGCCAATTTTGTTGGCGTGCTAGGTCTACCCATTTATCTCGTGTGGCCATCACATGCTCTATCCTGGATGGCCAGCGCACATAATCGTTAACTGGGTCAAACGCCTCCACGCTCATGCCCAGATTGACTCCCGAAAACTCACACAGTAAGTCAGCAACTTCTTGGTCCCATACAGTTAGATTGGTGGTAAACCCAATGGTGGCTGTGTGATTTAACCCAGCAGCTATCAGCGATTTCAGTATGGTCTTAAAGGCTGGCGTTATTACTGTTTCGCCGCCAATAAAATGCAAGTACTGCACATGTTTGGATTGGCGCAGTAGATTGGTAAATTTATCAACCAACGCAGAATCATCAGTCCAATTTGACTGTGGCAGCTGATCAATCAACCCAATCTTTTTCCATTCTGCAGCCAGGCGAGAACTGTCACGTGGCGAGCAAAATACACAGGCGCTGTTGCAGTAGTTGCCTAGATCAATTTGCCAATCTTGGGGCAACTGTTCTGTAACTCCGGTGTTGTAATTGCTGGCCCATTCTTGCGACCAGGGCGAGCTTTGCATGGTTTTTTCAAACTGCTCCAAGCGAACACCAGTTTTTAGCAACTGCCGTTGTCGTCCTGAAATTTTTCCATGTTGATCCATTTGATAACATTCATTACAGCCCGGCAACTGATGGCCTTGTAACAAATCTCTCCGTAGTGGAGCCATGTGTTGCTGGAAAAAATCTACAGGATCAACATCTCGTATGTTGGCAGTACCGTTAAACTTGTTGCTCCAGCGGCAATACACCATGCTACCATCATTGGTAATGCGCATGTGAATCCAAGGGCTAGAGCAAAAGTTTTGCTTAAACACGCTTTTGGACCACCTTGTCTGCAAGACCAAACTCAACTGCTTGTTCTGCACTAAGGAACGTGTCAAACTTCATGGTTTCAAACAGTTCATCATAGGTTTTGCCTGCTGTGTTGTGACGCACATACAACTCAGTAAGGCGCTGATTGATACGCTGGCTTTCGTCGTAAGTGCGTTTGGCATCTTCAAATTGCAGCTCTTGTACATGTACTGAGCCACGTGTGCCCGGTGTACCTGAACTAACACGGTGAATCATGGTACGCGACTCAGGCAGTACAAAACGCTTGCCCGGGGCACCAGCTTGGCCTAGAAAACTACCCATGCTGGCAGCTTGGCCAATCACAATGGTTTGCACGTCTGGACGAATAAATTGCATAGTATCGTATATAGCCAATCCTGCAGTTACCAGTCCGCCGGGACTGTTGATATACAAGCTGATATCTTTGGCAGAGTCCTCACTTTCCAAAAACAACAACTGAGCCACAATCAAACTGGCCGAGTGTTCGTTAACATCAGTGTCCAGCATAATAATACGGTCTCGGAGCAAGCGACTATAGATGTCATAACTGCGCTCGCCTTTAGAGGTTTGTTCAACAACCATGGGGATCAAACTGGGCATAAATTCTCCTATGTTAAGTAATGCACTAGGATAAGTATACTATAATCTTCCAGGAAACACAATGAGAGACCTACTCAATTTACTCGATAACATCCTTACCGAATCACGTGGACTTAGCGCCCGCAACCCCGGAGAAGTATATGCCCGATCAGGTGGTACTTCGTCTGACGACAAAATTACTTTCCAAAACTTAACATTTTACCCAGAAGTTGGCAGTTTCAATTCCACCGAGGAAATGATGGCAGCGTTTGATCAAGTTGAACAATCAGTAGGACATCCGATTGAAAAAGTCAATCAGCCCAATGCAAGGTTAAAAGCATTTGGTATTGCGGCATTTAACACTGCGGTTGGAACTCGATATCTAGCAAAATTTGCCCAAGACATCAAGCCTGTTAGAACTCAAAACACATTTTTTCAAACCAAAGATATTCCTGGAAACTTTAGTCAAACTGATGCTCGTGGATCCAAAGAAAAAGCTGGATACAAACCCAGTGATGTACTCACTGAGTTCAAGAGTCAAACTCCTGACAGCATTCTAGCACAGATTGGTGCCAAGTTTGGTGAGCAAAGTGCTGAATACCGAGCGGCTGCAACTATTATGAGTTCCCCAAAATTCCCAGTAGCAGTAGACGGCGAAGGGATGGATTTCAAAGGTTTCCGAGACTACTTTTGCGAAATGCTGCAACCAGCTGTGTTGATCAACGGCGGGCAGGTCAAAGGAAATGCTGCCAAGGCTGCTGAAATTTTCATGGGGAAAAATGGATTTTCTGACTGTGTGGTTAGTTTTAACCAAAACGTCTCTGGCGAGCTGTATGACTCATTGCTGGTCAGTCCTGAAGGCAAACAAATCAAATTGTCAAGCAAGGGTGCTAAAGGTGCCATGGCAAGTTCTGTGAACCTATTGACTGCTGTACGCGAATTAGAAGCCGCTGGTATGACCCAATTTGCACAGAATTATCCGGAGGTGATTGCTATTCTTAAAACCATTCACAACGGTGATCACAATTCAGGGCCACTAAATCTAGCTGTGCAGTTTGGTATCATTAATGAAGATGAAATTCCACAAGTAATGTCACTCAAACAGTATGCTGGCGTTAAAAATTTCGACATCAGTCAAGCCCCAATATCAAAGAATCTCAAACAGATCTACAAAGATCGCACAGCTGACGATCCTAGCAAAGTAGTTCCATTAAATCACTTGGTGAGTTCTATTGCCTACAAGGTCTGCAACGAGATCAATATGAAAACTAATTTTTCTGACGCAGCCGCAGACATTTTAAACAACTCAGCATTTGTTCAGATGTACACTGATGCTACCAAGTCTAAAGATGGACAATTTATTATCCAAGGCTTTACTACTGTTTGGCCTAGCAAGTTGTTTACTGAAGTTACGCTAGAGGCACAAAAGAGTTATAGTTCAACATCTAGCTCCGCAGGCAAGTTGGTGTTTAACATCAACAAAGAACCAAAAGTTGTTGACAACAAAGAACACACAGCAACAACAGATGCACCTGGCGACAGCACCGCAGGTGAACTAGGTGATAACATGGGACCTGGTGACACTGACAAGCTTGATGCAGTAACACAAACACCTCGACTGCGAGGTCCTGGAGCACGAACTGCCAAGTCCACTGCACAACCCAACATGAGCCCCGAAGTACTGGGCCGAGCTGCAAGGATCTAACATGAGAGCAAATGAATTTTTAAACGAAAACCAGGAACTGGACGAAATTGAAAGAATCCCCCAAGGGGCGTATTCGGGTGGTAAATCTTCGCTAACTGACAAGCAGACGGGCAAGCAAATAAAGAAACTACCCGGTGGTAGTGGTTTACTTTATTCAACTAGCGAAGGTAGATATGGTGGCATTGATATCAAACTTTGGGATCAAAACGGTAAAGACTTTCTTGCTCAAAAAGAAAGAGGTGTTCAACCCAAACCAGTTCGTGACCGAAGAGAGACTGTCTACCAGTATGAGCGTAGAGTTTGGGATTGGCAACGCAGCCAGCGAGACTTGAATACTCCTGGACAGTTGATCGGCAAACTGTCAGTAAGCAGCGTGAATAGTTTCCCGCTCAAAGGTGCAGTACAAGTCGATACTATCACAGTAGATGAAGACTATCGCGGCATGAGTCTAGCCAAAGCCCTGTACGGTATTGTGCTCACAATTCTCAAGCGTCCACTCTTGGCAGGCACAAGTCAAACACCTGGTGGCAGACGAAACTGGGTCAGCTTGGCTGGCATTCCTGGGGTGCAAATGAAGGGTTACTTTGCTATAGATGAAGATGACATAGACCCTAATGCAGAACGAAACAGATTTAGTAATACAACACCAGCACAGGCCAACAAGAATATTGACATTATCATGGGACAATTAGGTGGCCAACATATGGGCAAAGGCAGAGATGGGTATGACTACTTTGCGTTTGACGTTCAGCCAAACACAACAGGCACAGAACTGGAAGCAGTGGTCAACACCAAGTTGAGTCGAGTATACGGCAGTAACTACAACTCAGAAGCTGGCTTGTATGCTGTCTGGACCGGACAAGCCTAACGGGCTAGTTCTGCCACAAAGTCACAAATATGCAAGGCCAATGCGTCTTGCGCACTCAGCCATACATCTTGGGGTGGCAATAAACTGGTACGCACCTGTTCAGCTGTTAGCCCAGTGCAGGCCTGATAGTGGGCCAACATTCTAGCCTGGGTAAGCTCAAACTCTTTCATTGTGGCAAACAGTTCGTGTGCCTTGCCTTCATTGTACCAGCTAAACTGATGACTTAAAATACTAGTGTTGGGAGTGAGTATCCTGCGCCCTGGTGTTCCTGCAATAAACATCAACAATCCAGCACTGGCAATCATGCCCAGCCCCACAGTCTTGACAGGAATGGCACTGCTACGCATTACATCAATCAAGGCAAATGCCGCACTGGTATCGCCACCTTCGCTACAGATCATCAACAACAGTTCTTTTTTCTTTTTCTTGGTCACAAAGTTTTCGTGCAAGATCCACTCTATAATAGGACAGATAGCCTCTTGTGTTACCTCGCCCATGAACACATACATACCATTGTCATTGAGAGATTGAGTATGATTGGATTCAAGAATTTCTGTTGTTTGTGTCATAGTATAAATGAAAAAGCAGCCTGGGGCTGCTTTTATTTATGGACTGTTAGTCTTGGCGTCGCGGTCTAGCATCTAGCTCACGAAATGCTGCATCACTCTGCGCCTGTGCCGCTCGCTGTGCTCGATTCTGATCTCGTCGTTGCTGAATAGGATTGGCTGTGCCTGTGGGCAATGCTACCAGCACATAGCTACGGAATCGACTGCCTTCTGACAAACGTTTGACCTCTACTACTTCGGCGCCAGTTACGTCCACAGTGCGACACATTGAGCGAATTGCAACCGAACTGTTTTCAACGCTTTGTTCGCCTACATCTGCACGAAACATTCGACTGTTCTTGTCAACTTCGCCACCTGCTGCCATACAGATTTTACCAAATGCAATAGTCTTGGCTTTTTCATCTGCCATGCTAAAGTCTCCACTCACTGCTGTGCCATTGGCATAAACTGCGGCATTGGATTTGGGCAATTCGGTCATCCACTTGGGTGCTTTGTCAATAGCTCGTTCTGCATATTGCTCACGCTTTTGTTCAGCTTCATAAGCCCTGCGGTCATAAGTTTCTGTAGGAGTTGAACTGCATGCTGCCATGAGAGCCACAACAGGGATCAAGATCAAAAGTTTACGCATGGATGTCTTTCAAAAAGTTAGAATGTGTTATTGTACACGATAAGGGTTAATGATGTCAACCACTACCCAAAGGTTTTGGCTGGTCTGGCAAATGGTGCCGCCAATGGCACCAACTTGATTTATAAACTGTAGGCAAGTGCTACCCGGATGGCGACTGTGGCTGAACGCTCTGCGTCCATGATTGTACACAGGAAATTCGTGTCTTTGTCCCACATAGCCCACAGCAAATTTTGTTTTGACAACAGGGGTGCCGGGCTCGGCTATGACGCCATCATTACACACCATGGCCTTGTTACTGCTGATCTGCAGACTGCCCAGTTGTTCCAGGATAGAATCTTTGGCTCGTTGTTGGGCCATGCCGCAACTTTCTTCCATGCTTCTACCATCGGCCCAACTAAAACTACCTTCGCCGGTATACACAGTGTTGTCGGCCTGCGCTTGCACTCTAGCACGACACCGTTGCCAGCCATACTGTTCGCGAGTAACAGTTTGTTCTAGGACCACTACTTGTTTCAACACTGTGGTGGCTCGTGTGTCAGTTCGGCTGGTTAGGTGACAAGAGTCTTGTGCTGTGGCCAGCAAAGGAATCGCACACAATGCAAAAATCAACTTTTTCATATCATGCCCACTTTAGTTTGAATGCCACTGCGTCTGCTCCGGACTCAAATGCAAACTGTTTGAGCCAATGACTAGCAACCCAATACCCACCAAGGCCACGTTCGGCCCACAAGCACAAGGCCATCCAGCTGACATCACGTTTACGCAAGTCGACCTCAACCACATGCCATCCCCGTTTGACTGCACCACGTACCGAGCGTGGATTATTTTGCTTAAACGGTAGGTGCAGGCAACGTGCCATTGTGATGCTCCTGGATAAAGTCACGCAAGATTTGTTCCACTAGTTGATTCAAGGTGATATCACGTTCATGTGCTAGCATCATGAGCTGATACCATTCTTCACGGTCCAGCTCCACCTCAACAGAGGAGCGTCCATCTAATTTAGATTCAGTCATTCTTGCTCCTGTTTTTTGTGTTTGGGTTTGCGCTTGTACACTGTTTTGGGCTGTTCCACACGGCCACGAAACGGCAGGTTTTGATCAAACAGTGCTTGATGTCGACGCTGTCGCGGTGCTTGCAGTGTAAAGGATATGGGCTTCATAGTAGTGTAATTATAACAAAATGGGAATTATTGGTCAAGTGTTGGGTTGTGCGTTGCAAAATTGCCAGAATTTAAAGTCTGCACCACGCAGACCCATGAGTTGTCCTTCATAGTCACGATAGGAGCAGGCTGCGTACTCGAGCATTCGATGGTTGCCATACGATGCTTGCATTTCTGAATTGAACTTTCGCTGTCGTGTTACTTCAGACTTAGCAGGGCCAGGCTTTTTGTAATACTTGATCATGCGACCAGAATCAACATCGTAAACTACCCAGCCCATGCTATGCTCCTACAAATTCTCGAACGGCGTCAAAACGAGTGCTGGCAGGCACCCACCGAAAATGTGAGCGGCGTCGGTTGGGTTGTTCCCAATCGAAACACACCATGAACCAATCACGTTCTGCACTAAAGGCCACATTGCGAGCAAAACGCATCACATGAACCCATCGTCCATTCATTCTTGCCACTGTGTATGTCATGATGTGCTCCTTTCTTTATGTGTATATTATAGCAAAACGGGAATTATTGGTCAATCAGTACAGCATGGGTTCATATGATTGCTTGCCTTGCAGAGCCAACATGACTTCTTGGTGTTCGGTGTAGATCATGTCTGTGGATTCCAGGATTCGGCGACGTTGGATAGGCTCTAGCCCCTGCCAAAGAATAACTTTATCACTGTCACCGTAGCTTTGCTCGGGAAAACTGTCCTGAATCCAGCCCACAGTGTGTTTCAGGGCGTCGATGGTGTTGCTAGGATGGCTGTGCTGTACGGCCCGCATAAAGTCATTGGCCAACACTGCTGACCAGAAGCTTCCCGGAGCAAAACCATGCACCAAGTAATTGTACATGGGATCAAAGTAATCCCGAGGCACTGTCCAACGACTGGCAGTTACCATCATACGATCACGACTAAATTTGGTTAGATTCATTCGTCATTCCCATTCTCAACAGTGATTTGGTCGCCACGCAGGACCCAAACAAAGGCCATAAACACAGAACTCAGCCAGTCTGCGCCTACTGCTCGCATCATGCGATACCCTTCCATGTAACCAATTTCACGTTGCATTGCTGGCTCCTTGTTGCTATGTGTATATTATAACAAATTGGGCATTTTGAGTCAACCAAATTCGTACATATACTGAGCCATGCTAGGGTCAAGTTTGATCAAGTCCTTTGCGGCCGCTGTGAGTTCACGATAGCGACGGTTAACTTCTGCACGGGGCAGTTCACCATCACAGCTTAGATTTTCTGGGCTCAGAGCACAGTCGATTGTCTCTGCCACACGCTTACGACCAGCGGCAGTTTGAACTTCGTACAAGGGATCAATGCGCTTGCCCTGGAACAATGCCATGTATTTGTTCTTGTTGTCAATGTAGGCTTGAAGTGCTTTCATGTCTGGCTCCTTTTGCGTTAATATGTGTATATTATAGCAAATTGGGCATTTTTGGTCAACCGTGAAAAAGCCCCAAATTTGGGGCTTTTAAAGTACTACTTTAGTATTACTTTTTGGCTGTAGTAGCTGTGTAAGCTTTCATAATGCCTTCACCAAATTTGGTGTAATCAAACTTCATGGCTTCTTGTCCGGCTTTGACTGCTTCTGAAGTCAAAGTGGTAAATGTGTCCATTCCAACTTTAGCTGCCTTCTTGGTGTAGTCAGCTTGAGCGTCAATGAATTTAACCATTGCGTCTTTTGCAGTTTCGTTCTGAACGAAAGTGTTGACAAATTGCTTTTTACCGTTTTGCACGGTGTCGATGATTGCGTCTGCTGTAAACATGTGTTTCTCCTAATTTAAGCGAGTTAGTTATAGAACCCGGCCTATCCAGCGTCCTATGTGTTATTGTAACATATATTTATGTTGCAGTGCAACATAGATCGCGTTCTTGCATCTGTTTAGTGATCATTCACTAATTTTACAGTGTCTGCTGTATCGATAGTAAATACTGCATAGGAGAACTTTATGCTAAAAGCAATTTTTGATTGGTTTAAAAACCCCAGCCCTGCGGCACAGGCGCCAGCAGTACAACCAGAAGCAGTACCTTACAAAGTGGAAACACCTGTACAGGTTGCTCCAGTGATGGAGGCTGCACCTGTTGTGGCCGCACCTGCTGAAGTTGGTAAACCAGCCAACGATCGAGTCGAAGCCACTGCTAAACCTGCTCGTAAACCACGAGCCAAGCCAGTAGCAAAACCAGCAGCCAAGCCGGCCACAACGCCAGCTGCAATTACATCAGCCAAAAAACCCCGAGCCCGCAAGCCGGCACAAAAATAAAAAGCCCCGAAAGGGGCTTTTTTATTGGATCAACATACGAATCAGGCCAACACTATCAATTGTGGTTAACAGAATATAGTTAGCGAGCATGCCAAAAGATTTCCGAGTCCAACTAGCCCAAGCATACATAGCGCAACCAGAGATCCAAACGGGATAAAGAGCAAGAAGCGGAGGATTGGGGACTGTGAGTGCCATAGTAATACTGCAACCAATACTGATAGCCCAAGCAAGAAGCTCAACAACAAAGCGAACTCGGTGAGACTTAAAGTCACTACGGATCCAATCAAGAGTGCTGTGCAACATACTGGTCGTACACTTGTTGGCTGGCAAGATTTTTGCCCTTGGCCTCGCATTGAATATCAAATTGATCAGCAAAGCCCAAGACCCAGTCATTGCATGCTGTGTTCCACATCATATCACTGTGAGCCCGGAGCTTTTGCTTTTTAAAGCCTGCATCAAGAAGTTGAGCAAGGTCTGGTCGAACGCTTCGATCATGCCCAACCAAAATATCTTCACGACTAACTGAGTAGTGAAGAACAGGACGCCCACCACGCCAAGACTCCAACACCCGCATAACACGAGAGTCATTAGGGTTGATGTATTCGCCTGAGTTGATCCAGTGGTGGTGTACATCCAAAACAAGAGCAACACGCTCAGCCACAAGTAAAGTAGAATCGAGTCCATTAGTCATTTCATCATTTTCGATGGTAATCAAATTCCTGGCCTCTGGAGTAAGGCGACCTAGGGTCTGCAGGAATTTAGCGACACCACCTTTGCCGCTCAAATGCACGTTGATCTTGAATCCATGATCATGCCATGTAGCACCATAGCCCATCCAACGAGCCATGTCTGCATGATACTCAAATTCTAGGATGCTTCGTTCAACAATTTCGTCACTTTCACTGGCCAGCACACAAAACTGTCCGGGGTGGAAGCTGAGCCTCACGCCTAGTTCTCGGGCACGAGCACCTACAGGAGCAAAGATCTTTTCGCAGTGTGCTTGCACATCTGCCTGTTGCCAGAATGGGATCCAGTCTTCGTGTGTGTAACCTTGCAACATTTCTGAACCCAGTCGCACCATTCTGCGCTCAAGTGGCAGTGTGGCCACACGCTCAATCATGAGCAAGGCCGCACGAGCATTGTGATTCATAATGTCCCACTGACGTTGTTCAGCCTCACTCTTGTGCTCGCGAAGCCAGCGCATGGTAGTTGAACGCCCGTTAAGGTCCCGATCTTTTGCATTGACTTTCATGCCGCCACATTCGGACGGGTCATTAAGCCACTTGCAACAAAAGCCAAATTTAGGTGTATTCATGCTTGTATTATACAACAAAGCTGAATATTGGTCAACCACGCACAAGATCCAGTGTTGTACAGTGAAAACCACCACCCAAAGTTCGGCTGTGTCGTAAAGTGTGTGGGATAACAGTCATGCCCAGTTGGTTTTCCAGGTTGTGAATTAATTCAGTTTGGGCAGCATCCACAATCACCGTATGTGGATTGATGCTCAACATGTTTAGGGCAATCCATTTTGATGCGTAAGGGTATTCATGGAACCCTTGAGGCACCACTTGATTTACATACAACACTGTTTTATCTTGTAGCATTTTGGGCAAGGTAGCATTGCTGACTCTACTGCCATTTACAATAAATGTATCAGCATTTAGCGCCACAATAGTTGAATCAATATGCACCCCTGCATAAAAGTTGCACAACTCAATCTCCACATCTGGCACCTGATTGCACAACCATTCGTATGCGGCACGGTTTCCTGAAGAAGATTCTAAAAACAGCCACTTGTGTTTGGACACCCGTAACACATTGGCTGCATCCATTACCATGCCTGCATTTCGTGGCATGTGAACAATTGATTCTGCTTGTTCTAGTATGTCAATGTAGCACTGATATTCCATGTCTCTGCAAGGATACATCATGGCCGGATCAATAATTGTACTGCCATGCACAATGAATCGATCTCGAGGGCAGTAGTTGTACATACCATCGTGTGTTTGAAAATTTAAAGTACTGGGGCGAACAACTTCTACACCGTGCTGAACCAAAATATTGCATAAGCCCTGGAGATCTTGATTGGCTTCGTCAATGATATGTTGCGGTACCGGTCCCGAGGGCAGTGGAGTTTCTTTCCAAAGAGTGTGTTCAGCTTCGGCACTGAACACTGGATCATGAACAGGCCAGTTGGCATAGGTAGCATCACCAACCACAATTTTTTTCAGTGTGCTGTATTCGTCGTAACTGGATATCATACGTGTCCTGTAATTTGCAAAGTGTAACGGTCTTCGAGACCAAGGTTGGCGGCCATGTGCGGAGTGTCGTACACCCACTCTACCACATCACCTGCACGCCAGTTTGTGTATGCTTTATTGTCAACTTCAAGGTAGTGCCCGGACTTCCAGTCTTCTAGCAACAACAACGCACGTTTGATAGTGTGTTCGCGGCCTTGCAAATCAAACAGTTCAATATAGCGTTTGTATAGATCACTGTGAACTGGCATCACTGTGCCTGTGGGCATTCTGTAAAAGGCCAGGCCAATATCTTTCCATCCTAGTTCAGTGTAGATATTGATGAATCGATTGGCCCAGGTGGGTAGTCTGTGACGCATGTCGCACAAGTCTCCACAAATCTTGTTGTGGTATCCTTGTTGCTGCCACAATGCCACTGTGGCTGGATCGTTGAAGGGTTCTGAGATGTAGTCTAGAGTTTTAAACTCATCATCCCAGAACTGATCCATGTGGTATTTAAACGCCGCGGGTGTTGCCATAATGAACAACTTTGTACTCAGGTGTAGATGCTAGTTTGCGCCATGGATCAACAATAACTGATCCAGGTTGGATATCGCAGTAGGCCTGTGTATCTTTTTGTTCGCCTGTGTATTCATAAGTGATCTTGCGGTTGTGTGCCCAAAGGAACACAGCTGGGCCGCTGACTTCTTTGACTACTTCGTCCATGTTATCTGCAAGAGGATCAACATACACCACAGGCATGCCTGCTTCTTTGACATAGTGCCCAACCAAGGTTGAGTATGAGCCAATGCAGTATTCAACATCTGGCTTGTATGCTTTGCCATGAATCACAATAGGCAGTCCTGTGGCTTTTGCTTGCTCAACCAGGAACAAGCCCAAGTTCCGGGCCTGGATTTCACGAGCATGCATGATTGTGTCAAACAAGTCATAGCCCACTTCGTAGTGTTCTGCCAACCAACGTAGTGCAATGTTATCACGTGGGTGGCATGCACCTGCATCGCCCATGCCTGCTGTCATGTACTTGGGACCTTGCAAACGCATGGTGCTTCGTGCAAGAGCATTAGTAACAACGTCAACGTTGATGTTGCCAATCTTCATTGCAAAGTCTTGGATCATGTTAACGATACCAACCTTGGCTGAAATGTAGGTGTTGTAGAAGATCTTGATAGCTTCACATTCGTCCCAGGTACCAATTTCGTAGCGTGGGTCGTTGTTCATGATTGTTTTGTACAAGGCAATCAGTTCGCCTGCAATGCCGGTAAGCTCGCCATCTTCTGTACCAATGATAACCATCTCAGGATTGGCCATGTCCCACTTTACAGAACCCATTGCAATCAAATACGGATTGTACAAGAACTGATGTTTCTTGTCCAACAGTGGTACAAACTTGGCACGTGTAGTACCTGGTAGCACTGTGGAGATTAGCACAACTTTCTTGCTGGTCTTAGCATGCTGATTAACTTTGTTGATGGCATCAATCACAGCATCATGGCCAAAGTCTCGTGGTGTCATGTGGCTTGAAGGTACTGAACCATCGTAGCCTTCAGCATGTGGTGTAGGTACTGCGATAAAGATCCATTCGCTTTCGTTTACCAATTCGTCAATATCACAGACTTTTACTGTGCTACTGGTTCTTGGGTAAATGTCGTAGCCACGAACTTCATGCTTTTCAGCCATAACTTCGGCGCAGTCAAGGCCAAGTTTACCGATTCCGATAAATCCAATTTTTTTCATGTATGAGTGTTCCTTTAGATAGATTATACAACTTACAGGTGGTTTGAACAACCACTACGATAATTTAATTTATGGGATTTTGCCGTGGGTGGCAAAATAAACACTCAGGCGTTGCGATTCAAACGATCTAGTACAGCATCAAGATTGTACACAGTGTCTGTAGCATAGTCAAATGGTAGAATCTGTCCCATGGGATTCTTGTCACTGATCACGTTAAACACTGGCGGGAAATCTCGATGAGTAAGTGCTTCAAGATTCTTGAATTCAAATCGTTGTTGCTGAGTCAAAACAATGTTGGGATTTTGATAACCAGACCAATTGGCCAACAGTTCATATTCGCTAAACCACTTGACTCCAGCACTGTAATCCCAAGGGGTTTGATCAATAACTGTATCTAACCAGTGTCCTGAGAATGTGCTGGTAATTTGATTCCGTAAGCTGAGCCAGTCTTTTTTGAGCACTGGCATCATGTCGCACACAAACGAATGCGGATAGGGTCTTGGCAAGCCAGTGAGATTCTCAGCAGCTTTATAATATCCCCAGTGATGACTAATGTTGGGTTGATAAAATAGATTTAGTTCTTGGTCAACTAGGCAAGAGTAGGGCTGGGTGCAAAATGTATCAGCGTCTTGCACAAACACAAGATCTGCATCCACGTAGTCTATACTGGCTAATTTCAGCGCTTGTTGAAACAACCAACTACCTCGGTAATCATTGGTAAGGTACCAGTTGTTGATTTGCGGGTATGAATTGATCAAGTCTTGGTCTGTGAGATACACAAACCCTGTGGTGTTGATGTTGTAGTGTTCAAACACTTTTTGCAATCGGCTACCCGGTAAAGGGCTCACGATATAAGTGTTGTCAAACTGGTCAAGGTTAAGATCAAACTGCAAAGACAGGCAAGCATTACCAATACGATGTGCGCCTACCGGCACGATTCTTGCTGTTTTCAAATCAACTCCTGATATAGTTTATTATTTACCGGCAGCTTTGGTATAGGTTCCGTCCCAGTCTGCTGGCGGAGGATTGCTGCGGTAATGTTCCACACGCTGACCAAGGTTCACATAAAAGCTGTCTAGCTCACAGTTCCATTTGCCCAACAAGGTTTGAATAGCTTGTCCGCATTGGTCCCATTCCTGAGCTCGATAATGCTGTAACAACTCGCCATGTAGTTTTTTGTTGGCTTCAGCAATAGGAAATTCCTGCAAGGGAATTTTATCAATCACACAGTATGCAGTCACAGGGATGTTGTCCGGTGGTCGGCGAACAGTATCCAACTCTAACACAGTATGACCGTCGGGAATTTGAGTAGCGGTGTCTCCAAAAATAATGTACATGTATTTTCCTTTTAAATATGTATGATGACTTTTACATTTGACTTAATTTCTGATTTGCACGTGGAAACGTGGCCCGCAGTTGACTGGAAAGTAATGCCTACCAGTCCAATCTGTATAGTAGCTGGAAACATCAGTCGTGATCGCAGGCACACTGTTGAAACCTTGCGAGAACTGGGCCGTAGCTATCAAGCCGTGTTTTATATTGACGGCAATGACGAACATGAACAACATCTAGAGAACCTGAGCTACAGCTATGCAGATCTAGCCCACAAAATCAATCGAATACCCAATGTGGTATATCTTCAAGACAATGTGGTTGTGGTAGACGGTGTGGCAATCTTGGGCACCAGCGGCTGGTGGGGGTTTGATTTTGATCTTGGGATTGACCCCACTGGCAGCGCACAGCAATTTCAAGAGCAGCGCAACCTCAGTAACGAAGCAATCAAATCCATTAGTAGAATGTCCAACACAGATGCCATGTACATGGTAAATTCAGTCAAGCGACTACAAACTCATCCAGATGTCAAGAAAATTGTAATGGTTACTCACACTGTGCCTGACCCTGTGCTGATTGCACATGATATCAATCTTGAAGGTAAACTCGCATTCAATACCATGGGCAACAGGCTCATGCAACAGGCACTGACTGTTGATAGCGAACACAAAATACACACTTGGTGCTTTGGCCACTATCCTGGATCAGTGGATCAGGTTCGAGGAGGGATTCGCTATGTCAACAACTGTAGAGGCAGATGTAACTCAGCTTGGGGTCAGCATGTGTACTACCCCTTGCGAATCACTGTGGATTATTGAACAGTATCTGGCTCAAGTTTGATCTGCAACGGGAAACTTAGAGCTCGAGCGCTCACTGTGACTTCAATTCCTTTTTGTTCAGCAATTTCAAATGGTAGCACTGCTACCACTGCTGAACCTTCTTCGTGAATATCTGTGGTAATAGTAAACGCAGTTTCTTCGTTGTAGTCAAAAAACTCCATCAAACTTTCTACAACAAACTCCATGGTAGTTTGGTTGTCATTGAGATAAATCACCTTGTACATTGGCGGTTCTTTCACTGCCTCAGAAGGTTTGATACGTGTTTTTGTTTCAGATTGAGACATTGCTTGTTCCTTTGTTGTAGTGTGCATGAATTTGCACGAGGTCTTTGTTGATAAACTTGTTGTACTTGTGCCAGTTTCCTGAGCAATGTATCTGTGATGCCAAGAAGAATACACCACTACCAGCAGTATAACGGAAAACACCATCGGGTGTCAACCAGTCTAGAAAGTATTGCTGATGAACTGGGTCAATTGAATGTTCAAGATCTTCTGTTTCACTGATGTTGCAGATCTTGGTTGCTGGATCAGGTGCAGGTGTAGCCCAATCCTTTAACATCTGACTTAGATGGGCGTTACTATCTGCTTCTTCTTTGCATAGTATTACATTGAATTCAGGATGTGTATCCAGTGCAATAATAATAGTATATGTAGGGACATCAAAATGTTTGCAGTAATCGTCCACATGTGTTCTGTGAGGCAAACTTTGGCGCTGATAGTTGGCCCATATATTTTCGCATCCGGGCAAAAAGTGATGGGTGACTCTTTGTACAATATCCCAACATTGCTGACTTTTTGAAGGTTCGATCAACAGCCTATGATCAATTATAGGTTCTTGATCATTCATGGCACAACCGTCTGCGACCTCACCGTTTGTGGTGGCATTTACATATTTGTCTGCAGAAAATGTGTTGTAATATTGTTTGAATAACTTGATCTCTTCAGCAGAGATAAGATTGTGTTCTATTCTAGCCATGGTGTTCCTAAACAGTGGCAAGTTGCCTTGCCACTGTATTTACGTTGTGATCAAGAAGTATAAGTGATCGCAATGCTCTTTGGCTTGGCTTCTTCTGGGACTTCACGCTTTAAACGCACGTTCAAGATACCAAGTTCAAGGTGTGCATTGGTAATTTCCACATGATCTGCCAATTGAAATTCTCTGCGGAAACTGCGCTCGCTGATGCCTTTGTGCAAGTAGTTGACTACTTCTTCATCAGCAACATCGCCTGTAGTTTGCTTGCCTTCAATGATCAAGACTTTTTTGTCCTTGGTCACGCTTAGGTTGTCAAGACTAAAGCCTGCTACAGCCACACTGATCATGTACTCGTCTTCATTGACTTGCACAATGTTATAAGGTGGGTAGTTGGTATTGCCTTGTTGGGCACTTACACGCATGAGTTCATCAAACATGTTATCGAAACCGATACCAAATTTGTGAATTGCAGGAATGTCGAAAGAACGAAGGGTTAGAGTTTTTGTCATGTTTTTCTCCTATTAAGCAAGTATGACGTTTTGAAATGTAGCCCGACCATCGGCACTACAAATGTATTTATACAGGAAATCTCATTTTCTGTCAATTTTCATTGGTTCAATCAAGTGGTATTCGGGCAAAGACATTGTGGGATTCCAAGTCATGGCAAAGAAACTGTAGTGTGCATCATCATCAAACGTGAATCTTTTGCCATACTTGACTGTTTTGGTAAAGTAAGGAATACTGTAGCGATCTGACCATGCATGCATTTCATGGTTGATTGCGGCTGTGAGAATATTTGAAGGTTTGTACCTAAACTCAATATACATTAAAACTGTTTTTTGGGCAGTTCTTGTTCACGCATTTTCTTGCGCCAGCGGCTCTTGGCAGCACTTGCTTTGAGTTTGCGAGCCGTGGTAGGCTTAACATAGTGCTCTCGATCACGCAGGTCATTCAACAGCCCCGAAGCAGCTATCTTTTTCTTGAACTTGCGCAAGGCACGATCTACGTTGCCATCCTGTACCAATACTGATCTACCGTGTAATTTTTCCATAATCCTTTAGAGTTCCTTGGGACTATTTACCAGAGCTTGATCAATATCCACATGCTTGATACCATCTGAGCGATAGCGAGCTAGATTGTACATGTGCGGTAACAACACACGCTCTAGTTCACTGTGCAGGCCACGTGCGCCTGTTTTGTTCTTGATAGTGCGCTCAGCGATCAAGTCCAAGCTGTCTTTTGAGAACTCCAGCTCAACTTCATCTTGCTTGAACAACCACTGATACTGACTCACATAGTTGTGTTTGACTTCTTTAAGAATACGCACAAGATCTGTTTTGTCCAGTTCTTGCAGTGCAACCCAAGCTGGAAAACGTCCCACAAATTCAGGGATCAAGCCAAAGCGTACCAAGTCATCAGGAGTGGTCTGGCTCAGCTGAGCTTTTTCATCTGTACGTACATCAGCACTGAAACCAATACTGGTGCCTTTCACACGGCTCTTGACAATATTTTCCATGCCTACAAATGCGCCGCCTGCAATAAACAAGATATTGGTAGTATCAATTTCTACTGTTTCCCCCGAAGGATGTTTGCGTCCGCCTGTGGGCATGACTCTGCACTTGGTACCTTCTACCAATTTTAACAAGGCTTGTTGCACACCTTCTCCGGACACATCACGAGTGATACTAGTGCCTTCGCTTTTGCGACTGATCTTGTCAATCTCATCCACAAACACAATACCACGTTGTGTCTTTTCAATGTCACCGCCTGATGCAGCAAACAATCTTGAGATCAAGCTTTCCACATCGTCGCCTACGTATCCAGCTTCGGTCAAGCTGGTGGCATCTGCAATCACAAACGGCACGTCAAGATACCGAGCCACGGTACGTGCCAAAAGTGTTTTGCCCGAGCCTGTGGGGCCAAGCATGAGAATGTTGGCTTTTTCAATTTCGTGTTCGGGATCTTGATTGGCAATGCGCTTGTAGTGATTGGCAATAGCCACACTCAACAGGATCTTGGCTTGATCCTGTCCAATCACATACTGGTCTAGATGCTCACGAATCTTGCGCGGATCCAGGCTGGGTGTGCTGGGGGCTGTGATTTCTACCGGGGTGTCTACCAGTAAGTTTTGGCACAGGTCCACACATTCGTTACAGATGGCGACATTTACGCCCACGATTAGTTTGGTCACAACATCTTTGTGTTTGCCACAGAAACTGCAATTGTAGATAGAGTCGTTTGATTTCATATTGTTTTCTTTTGTAGACGTTGAGTAATCTGTTCTTGCTCATTACTGCTGAGCAATTCTATATCGTATTCACCAGATTCTAGCTTGGCTATTAGGTGGTCCAGGTATGCTTCGTTGTAAGTATAGTTATCTGTTTGAGTTTTGTCAACTGAAATCCACTTGTTACCATTAAACTTATATACCCGATTAGGCAATGTACTAGTTAATACCCAGGTATCGCCTTTGTGAGCAGTAGCTGGCAATGTCAACCCAAAACCTGATTCACTAGCATTGTTATCAATTAGAGCTAGCCAAGGTAATTCAGCAATCTCGCCACGAGCAAACATTGCACGTTGTTCTTTGAGAGTGGCACCTGGGTTGGCCAATTTCCATTTGACCATGGCTGCTTTGACACTGGGATGGTCATCGCTTAGTTCAGGATCTTCATCTTGATTCTTGTCAAGGAATGTTTCCATAACTGCGGCCAAACGTAGCCGGTCTTCTTCACTCCATGGCTCTTTGAAATCATCAGGGTTGCCCGAATATACTTCTAGTTTTCTTTCGGGTATATACGGCATTGGCTTGAGATCTTTAAAGTTTGAAAATCCTAGTCCAAGATACGGATGCTGTTCTAGTAGGGTTTTCTCTGGTACAGGTTCTGGCACCGGCACCTCAGTCTCGTCGTAGTCTTTGGGATGCTCGCCTGGATCAAAAAACTTCATGGGCCCAGACTTTGGCTCTACAACCGGCTCCTGTGGTTCAGGAATCGTTGCCGCGGCGGCCAGCATTTGATTGACCACTTTAAGATCAGGTTCTGGCTCCGGCACAGGCATCTTGAGCAAGTCAAACAGTCTTTGCTTTTCCCACTTTAGACTTTCTGTTGCAGCCAACAGCATCATGATGGCCAAAGGATCAAACACTATAACCAACAACATAATAACCCATGTCACTGCTTTTTCCAGCAAGTTGGCATCTGGGTTGTCACCGTAGATCAGTGTAGCAATGTACTTGATAGGACCTACTTCAGCTTCAACCTTGCGTACTTCAGCCGCAATGGGAGCTCGTTCTTGTCTGAGATCACTAATTGTTTTCTGCTCGGCTGCAATTTCAGCCAGTAGTCTAGTTCTTTCTTTCGCTTGGGATTTGCGTATAGCAACGGCTTTGTCTGCACCCGTTTCTGAACTCGAGCGGCCCATGACTTGGTCCACCGCCTCATCGAGTTGTTTAAGTGCTTTGCGATTAACATCTATATTGTCCTGTGATACCTTGATCTTTTCGTCGTAGACTGCAATTTTGCTTTGTACATCGCCTGACACTAGGCTTTGGTCTGAGTGTGCTTTGCTCAAGAAACCAAAGATGCCCATGCTGGTCACTAGCATTAGCACTGCCACAGCAGGCACCAAGTACATTTTCATGAGAAAACGGCACTGCCGCCAATACTCATGCAGCCACAGTGTGACCACAACTTTGCCTAGTTCTAGGATTGATCCCATTACAACAATGGGAATCACGGCCGCAGCAAAAATAGCAGCCAGGCCTGCAATTGAGTAGTAGGCAGCAATAACTGACAGGCTCAGTGCTACAGCCAAAGTGATATAACTAAGAAACATTGATTATTTAGTGACCACGTTCTTGGCGATCAAGCTGTGCTTAACAGACACCCAGGTTGCAAACGCAGGATCAGGTACATCAAACCATACTGGGACTGTCTTTTTCAGCCAGTGATTTTGCTCTAGTTTGCGCTTGACTCGCGGCTGACCTTTCCAGTTGTGAGAACCGTACAAGGCATTGGCTTCGTGAATAACCTTGTACCAGTCTTGTACTGTAACCAGTTCAAACAGCACACGATGAGGGTGCATGCTGGAAGCCGTTTCTTTAAGTGAGTTTAGGGAATTTGACATAATATTTAGAGATCAAAATGTTAACATGTACAAGACACTTATCACTGTTTTTATCCCCTTGGCTTACTCCCGGGTACCAGCCGGTTTTGACTTTCGTCGAGGTCAGTGTCACATCTTGTGGCCATTACGCGGACAGCCACGGGTTTTTAAACCCCCCGCAACCACGATATACTTCCAGCATGCACAGTAATTATACTCAAACAATCAGCGGGTGTCAACTGTTTTGGTATTTTTGGTCAATTCACATACTAGCTGAAACTGTTCGTAGGCCTCACGAACTGCTTGGTGTTGCATTAGTTTGAGTGCTTCTTCCTGCATGGCCTTTACTCCAGCTTCCACAATATCACGTGTGCTAGATCCTTGCAAGGTGCAGAGCTCATCGCCAAACTCTTTGGCCAATTTCTTCCAGGCCTTGCGTTGTCCTTCTGTAAGAGGAGTTCGCTGTGGTCTTAATTCACTAGCATCCATCATGGCCTTGCACATAGCATCTTCAGCCACTCGCCCTGCCGCAATCATGGGTGCCAGGTCTGGATCAATATCGAACCTGCGACTAGTACCACCTGGATAGCACATCACAAGATGATTGCCCTTGTGAAAACTATCCATGAGATCGTTGTCGTACTCGGCCACAGGTTTGTACCTGCGACCTTCTTTGACATAGTAGATCTTCTTCATTGGTAACTCTTGTCTATTTTGGTGCTAGTAAGCCCGGCCAACAGTTGGAACTGATCCCATGCTTCTTTCACAGCCGGGCGAGATTCTAGTTCTGAGTCAGGCAACACAGTTTCCAGCCAAAACTCTCGTCGACGTTGCGGGTATGCATCAAACTTGCGTGGCTGGTGAATACGACCAGTACTCCACAAAGTCATGACTACATCAAACACCACGTCGTGATCCAGACCATACCATTCAGGATTGATTGTGTTGTAGCCTTCCCAAATGCTTCCCCACTGTTCTTTTACCGTGGGATCAAAGTCTGTGCGAGTAATCAGTATCAGCACATCTTTGATATTAACACGTTTTTCTACAATGTCGCGAATGCAACGACTAAGGCTAAGACCAACTTTCATTTAACCACCATAATGTTTGATAACAAGATCCAGAGACTGCACCAGGCGAGTATTGTATACAACATCTTCAGGATGCAAGTACTCGCCTTTGTTGAACTGTGCTAGCTCTTTTTTGAGATACTTGCGCTGTTCTTTCAGCGCGATCAAAGTAATGCGATCTGCGGTGTCAGAGTCAATTTCAATTTTTTTGCTCATTTTGTACACTGTCCTGGTGCCTTGGCACACACATGGAAGTCAATTGCATTGATTGATCCCAACGCAAACATACCCCAAAACAAAAATCCAGTAACTGCAAAAAAAGTCTTCACAGTTTTTCTCCTGCTTCAAAACCACGGAATCGTTTGTGACGGGGGAATCTCAGTGAGTATGTTCCGTCTTGGTTTTGCGTAACTGCATCAGCTTCAACTTCACCGATGACACCAAGTAACCGATCCCGTGCGGCCCAAAACTCATCACGATCGCTATCACTATAGCCAGTACCAACATTAACCCGAATGTTTCGTTCATTGTCAACTCCTTCGTAAATTATAGCACCCAACCGGCCCTCATTGCGACCAGTTCCTTCTTCAAAACCCACAATGGTCAAGTCCACTGTGATTGTGGGTTTCCATTTCATCCATGAATCACTACGTTTGCAAATATAAGGAGCATCTAGATTCTTGATCATGATGCCTTCGTAGCCTTGCTCAACACTTGCTTCAGCAAAACGGCGCATGACGTCATGCCCTTCTGCGGTGTCTAGATCCACATTCATGCCAGGCATGATTCGCAAACAAGTGGTCTGTTCCAAAGCGTCGCGAGCTGCATCTAACCATTCCAAGCGAGCTTGTTGTTTTACGTTCCAGTGGCCTTCTTTGAGTGCATCCAAAGGAATAATGTCAAAGATGTGATACACCATACCATCAGTTTGGGCATCACTCTTGCGGTGTGCTTGCTTCATGAGCTTTTGAAAGCTCTCGCCCACAATCTCACCGTCCAGCACAAAGTTACCGCCAGTACCGCGACCGTATTGAAACGCCTTGCGAGCGTCTTCGACTGCTTCAGCAATCTGCGGAAAGTTTTCAAAAGTTTTGCCGTTGCGACTGTACAGTGTGCAAGTGGCACCAGTTACCACAGCAATCACACGCACGCCGTCCAGCTTGACTTCGAGACGCTTGATGCCTTTCATTTTCTTGGGCTGATCAGTACTGTCTTGTGCCAGCTGAACACCAAACACAGGGATTTTCCACTCTGTTTTGCCCACAACTTTGTTGATGGTCTTTTCAGAAATACCGCAACGTAGATCTTTGATGATCACAGGACGGCACACCAAGTTCCATTCTTCGCTGTCAAATTGCTCAGAAACTTCTTGAATTCTAGCACGGGCCGCGCCACCAGTGATGCTACGGGTACGCAGATTTTCCAGCAAGGCCCAAAACACTGGCCACGGATTAAGCTGGTTGGTCAAGCCTTTGGTCTCTGGTACTTGTTTTATGTTGAATGTGTAGAAAGGATTGTAGGCTTGATAACAATTGAACAAGAAAATTTGTGCATCAGCACTGCCCAACTTTGCGGCCATCAGGGCTTTTTCGATGACTTTTTCTTTATGGATCCGGCTGTCACTACTCTCCAGATCACGAATCCAGCTGGAACTCATGACGCCGTTAAACCTTTCGTCTGCATAATCAATCATATTTAACCCCTTGGTTCTTGTTACTTGACTAGTATTGTAGCATTTTTTTACTTTTTGGTCAACCGGCGTATGTCTTCAATCAAGGCATAAATTTCCGACAAAAGCTTGGGATTTGGCCATCTCTCGCTTGGTGCCTGGGATGCTTTGTGTCTAACAAACTCTTGCATTACTGGCATTTGGAATTTCAATTTCCAAACACCATTTTCTGCCAGGTGCAGGGTGTGACTAGGACCAAAGTTGATTCCGTGGTCAATAAAATACTGTTGTTTTTCTGGAGATAAATTCTGGTGGAAAAATCCCAAATTATAGATAGTCCTGGTCTTGACCAAGTTGATATCATTTACTGTTAGCTCGGATATTGTTATTGATTTGTTTTCAATAATACTACCATTTGCATCAACTGTTGTATCATTATCTTGTTTATTGTAATATTCTATATCTACATATACCTCATTGATATTATCAAATTTGGCATTATAGTTGATTTGTTGATATTCTTTTATTATCCCATCGAATACAACTTCATTGTTTACAGATACTTTGGCGTTGGGCCATCGACTATTACATGGTTCTGATGTCAAGGTTAATACAAAATCAAACCTATCTAGTTGCATCATCTCAAGTATGTCTAACGGAATCAGATGATCTAAATTATACATTGATTATTTGATTTTTCATTTTTTCTAGGCTCAATTTTGATTGAAACATATTAAGTATTGAATTTCCGTTCATTGGCACTCCAAGCTTGTCCAGCACAAGTTGCGCAACAAGACGGCGATAATACCGTTCAACCAGTGTGTTAGATGGGTCACCTTCAATAGACCAATTCTTGGTATCAGTTGGATCTAATATGACTCCTACTTCCTCTGCCAAGTGATGCAATGGCATCAGCTCATTTATATACAGCGGTGGGCCCATGCTAATAGCCGAAACTGCACCAGAGGCTATGTAATGTTGTAACTTAACAATGAATTTTAATGTTTCGTTATATCTCTCTGGTGTTTCGTTATAAAAGCCTGACAGCATCAGTAACTGTCCTTGTATTCCATGTATTTTAAATTGCTCTAGCTCTGCCAGTACATCTTCGGTGGTCATGTTTTTGTTCATGGCCTTGAGTACTTCATTGCTACCACTTTCAACACCAATGGTAAGATTTACACAACCGGATCTAACAATCAAATCATAAATGGTGTTTGATACTTCAGTCTGCGGGCGGCAAATGTACTGCCCGTACCATTTTATTTTTTTATATGTTTCTACAGAATCATTATATCCTGCAATTGGTCTCAACCATTCTTGGAACGATTTTAAACTACCGTTGACCAAACTGTCAGTAAAGTCAAATGTATTAACGTTATATCTTTGAGATAATTCAATTATCTCATTGGCAATATCTTTGCCGGTTCTAAATGTAAACTTTCCAAATTGCCCCCCAACATCGCAAAATGTGCAATCACGAACACACCCGCGGCTACCGGTTATAGGCAATGCTGGACCATCATTCCAAACATATTTGTCTAATTTATAATCGTCGTAATTGGGCACCGGAGTGTTAAACAGTACCGGTTTTTCCTTTTGATATTTTTCACGGAAGTTGTTGGATCCGCCCAGTGTACGTTGCAAGTAATTGACTAGATCTTCTAGAGCAGTGCCAAGAAATACTTCATCAGCTAAATTTTTTTCTTTGGCCAGTTGCCAAAACGGTTTTAGTAAATCAAATTTCTTTATCAGTGAACTAGTTTGTAACCCGTTACTGTTTACATTCAGCCCATACCCGCCCATTATAATTTTTGATTCAGGCATTGCGCCGCGTAGAGCAATAGATAATGCCACAGCGGCACGGTGTTGAAACACCGTGAACACACTTAACCCAATAATCTTAGGATTGACTTTTTTAATGTATTGTACACTATCTTGGACCCATTGGGTCATTGCTTCACTTGACTCTTTGGTGGCTGCACTGTTAGGTGTAAAGATCAAAGACAATTGATTGTAATTGTCCGTATTTTGATTTGCTTGGTTAATAAAAAACTCAAGATTTAAATCAACTGAGGATGCAGAATATCCAGCGTCCTCAGCTGTTGCCTTTAGTAGTGCTGGTGCGGCAGGGAGCCTATCAACAAAAAGTGCAGGAAGAGAACAGAATATTACATCAACAGAATTCATAGCCAATATTTATGGACCGGTATTACCATGAACTATTATAAAACACTTTCAGCCCCAAGAACAACTCAGCACGAGCATTCTTGATAAACTCCAGGTCACTTTCGTAGTAGTATTCGTCTGAAGGGTTACCAAAGAAGAAACCATCAGTTGCCGGCAGTTGTTTGTGTGTTACTGCACGTTCAAGTTCGTCAAGGTCTTGGTAGGTAAGTTCCATCTCAACACCGTTGAATGAATCGTAACTTAGTCCCTTGTCCTGGGCAAGTTTTTCCATCCAACCATGCAGATTAGGATGCTTACGCCAGTAAGCAATTTCACGTGGCTTGGATACGTTAGTATTCACCATTTCGTTAGACTCTTTGTCAAACACAGCACTTTCGTAAAACTCATCATGCTGTTTTGCTTTGCTTGCCACGTAGGCGTACATATCCAGTCCCATTACACTGCCTCCAGCATGTTAGCAGGAACCTTGAACAACATTTGACCAGTGTCAACTGTCACAAACTTGATGGCAATTTTGCGAACGGTGCCACGATAAGTCACACCGTTTCGGTTGCTAGTAAACTTCACAGTGTCACCTAGCATGAGACTGCGTTTGGTTTTCTGCGTGAGTTGAGCACGAGCATATTTCACAGCGTCGATGATGCTGGTGAGTTCAGTATTGGTAAAGTTACCAAACATGATTGCAGAATTAACGTCTTTGATGCTAGTCATTTCAACTCCTTATTCAGTGAAGTATCGCAGTTCGTCCAGAGCTTCTGCATAAGCGGCAGCTTCGTACTGTTCCATCAGGTTGCTGGTAGGGCTGGTGCTTTGGGCAGGGTAGCGTGCCTTGTTCATCACACGATCCAGGAGTGTTTCACGAGCAGCTTCTACAGAACACACAACTTCGCCTTCACGTTCGGTAAATGCATACACCAGCATGCCTGCTACCTTGAGACGGGCAGCACTTTGGAAGACACCGTTGCCCCAGCTCAGCGCATGAGCAGGATCCTTGTCCAGTTCCACCTTGAACTTGTTGATTTGTACTTGGGCTTGCTCTGCGATTGCAGTGAACTTCTTGAGTGCTTTGGCTGTCATTTCAACTCCTGTTTTGCTTTGCTATGTGTATATTATAACAAATTGGGCAATTTTGGTCAACCAGAAATTTTGTAGTACTCAAGTACTACTTTTGAAACAGGGTTTTTATGTTGATTCGCGCTTGAGCATGTTCGTCCCCGTAAAGTGCAACGGTCAAGCATTCTTGCAAGATCAGTTCAGCAAATTTTTCAGCATTGTCCACGCTCATCCACTTGCCGCTGGTGTCTGTGCCAGCTTGAGTCATGAGTTCTTGAATTCGTTGGTTCATCATTTGACACCGCCCATCCAATATTTTCGCACGTTTTTGACATAGCATTCACCACCGTGCTTGTAGGCATTGACATACGATTGTACAATATGCCCCACGATCCAAGCAGGTGCTGTGATGATAGCATCAATAATGGTCCACAAGTTCATTCTAATCCTTCAACGAGCGTGGTCAATGCCAAGCACAATGGCCAGGATTAGCAAGAATTGCCAAGGCTTGTCAATCACGCTGACACCGCTAGCGGCCAGGGCAGCACCTAGAGCACAATATAAAAATAGTGAAATCATTCTTCAACTCCGAAATGTTCTTTAATACCTTCACGGGCCGCTTCCAATGCCAAATCGTCAATGTCGCCTGACCCTGGCATAGGCTCAACAAAAGTTAAACATTCTTTCACAATCAACTCGGCGAACTTTTCAAGATCCACGCTCTTGCCTTCGTGAATTGAACCGTCGTTAGAGGTATATGTTTCTACTAAAGTAGCCTGTCGGCGAAGTTCTCGAATTCGTTCGTTCATTCCTGCTCCATAATTTTCTTAATTGCTTCGGGTAGGTACTGACGCATTTCTTCCATGCGAATGTATTCACCATCAGTGCCGGGTTCTCCACTGTATGTTTGATGATCTAACCATTCAAACAAGGCTTCAATTTGCTTCTCATTCATTTGTAGTCTGCCTTTTGCAACATTTTAATAGGAGCTTCGTGAACTGTGCCATTGCTCAAGTCCCACAGTCGGCACAACCAGTATCCACTGTGATACAAGCTCATGCCCCCGGGAATATAACGCACAACAAAATGGTCCATCATTTTACATGCTCCAGTAAGATTCTGATGCTGGGTTGCAACACCAGGGTGTGTCGCGATCAATTTGTACGTCTGCACCAGTCATCAAGTTCTTCACAGTCTTCATTGTGGGGTGAAACTCAATACGGAACCCCTTGCTCACTGGCCACAGTTCGTATTGCAGTTCCCGGACTTCGCGCTTCATTTCGGCAGCATCACGGTTGCGCCAAACACTAGTGCTGACCAGACGTTCGCCTGACTTGGTGCGACGATCTGTTTTGTAGATGTAAACTGTGTGATCTGCTTTGCTCATCATCAACTCCTGTTTTGCTTTGCTATGTGTATATTATAGCAAATTGGGCATTTTTGGTCAACCGTTTTAGTCAATTTGAATGTCAGCAATTTTTCCGTCACGAAACACAAAGTACATGTTAATACTTCCGTAGTACACCCAAATACAGTTGTTTCCGGGTGTCATTGTGTACAAGACATTGGGATGATTCTTTTCCATGTAGTCCCCTACTAGGATGACTTCAAATTCGTTCAGTAGTTCTGGGCGGTTCAATGTTGCATTTTTCATACCCTAATTATAGCAAATTGGGAATTTTGAGTCAACCAAAAAAAAGTAGTACTCAAGTACTACTTTTTAATCAACCATGCACTGCAAACAATTGTGTTACCACATTCCCTGTAGCCGGATACGTTACTTGTATCTGGTAAGTGCCCACTGGTGGTGCCGCAAGACCAGACACTGTGGCCTGACCCGATGAGTCCAATGTGCCAGATCCGCTGCCAAACGCACCAGAATAGGTATATGCTGCTAGTGCGGTACCAGTAATAGTCAACACCGCGGTGCTACCGCTGGCAATGTTGTTGGGTGTGTTGAACCAGCCAGTCTGGTTTACAGTGACTGATTCAGTTGTGATAGAGGCCACTGCATTTACCAAGGTACTGGCCTGCGCACTACCAACAGTGATTGTGATAGTTGCTAGTCCTGAAGTAGGAATCATCCATCCAGGTACTGAATAATACACTCCACCTTCTAGTGCCGCAGCGTCAATTACACGGACAGACATAGTGGTTGCAGATGCTGAAGATGATATCACTGCTGTTAAACTATTATCTGCTGGCAGTATTCTCACCTGCAACAAAAATGACTGTGCAGCCAACACCGTGGCATTTGTAGTGCCATTGATACCCAAAATCGCAACTTGTTGAGTTGGCATTGGGGCAGTTGGATCTATTGCCTGTGCTACTGAGTAGTCAGTGGACAATGAACTTTCAGGAGTTTGAAACTCAGGTGCTGGTAGTGGAGTTGGTGGAGCCAGTGCTGGTACTTGATCAGTTATCACTGTAGCAGAAGATCCCACATCAGCAGGTCCTGGCCATGTACCTGGCACTTGATTGATAGCAGTGATTCCAGCAGTGTTCAATGCAGCATTATTTCTACCTTCGCGCAATGCACCCACAATGGCTTGGCCACTCAAGTAACTGGTGTCAGCCACAGTGTTCAAAAACTCAGCTGGGCCGCCGGGAGAATCACTTTGTCCGTACTGTGCCAGGCCGCCCACAAAACTCAACACACTGGTTTGACTATTCGGCGTTACACCGTCATAGTTTATGCCAGCACGACTTTGGTTCTCACCTTCAGTTTCAATTTGTTGACAGATTGAGTTGAACGCTGAGTTTAGTGTTGTGGTTTCTACTGGGTACGTGGAAATCAATCCAGTAATTATGGTATTGGCTGCTGGAATCAAGCCGGTTGTGAATGCATCATTACCATCCGCATACACTCCTGCAGCCGGGCCACTAGGAATAGTCACTGGCCCTGCAAATGTACCGTAGTCGCCTTGCACAGTATCAAGCATGTTAGAATAGATGCTGGTCAAACTGGTCAGTGTCATGGAGTTTAGAGTTGCAGTAACTTCACTCATTAGATCAGCCACACCAGCTCCTGATGCAATACCCAACAAGTCGTTGATGGTAAAGGTACCAAATTCTCCTGTGCCTGTAGCAAAAGAACCTTGATAGTAGGTCGTTGTGGTACTTGGCACTGGCTGAGTCAAGTCTTGCACCAACGGCAGTCCTTTAAGTGTTTCAATCTTGGCCGCTGCCTCTGCCAGTTCTGGCAGGTCAATGTTTTCAATTCCTTTGATCTGGCTCAAGGATGCTACCACTGCTCTTGTGGCCACTGCTTGGTCCGGAGGAATAATCTTGGCCAGCTGGTCGCAGCCAGTTGGATTCTGAACAATGATAGCAGGGTTGATTGTGGCGTCAGCTTGGTATATCAGTGCAGATCCGCTGGCTGTTGGAGTCAACAAAGAGGGATAGCTGTCAGGGAATATTTGTACAGGGTCCAGCAATTGACTCATGTTTACCAACGGGTTGGTAGAGTCAAATCCAGGTGTGGTAACGCTTAGTATGTCCAAGACATTCTGTAGCCCTTCCCCTGTGACTTGGCGCATGCCCTGATAAGCTTTCTTTTGCAACACGTCAAATTCTGTCAGAGTCAACGTTTGTGTGCCTGATGGAGTAGCCAATTGATCAATTTCGTCAGGTGTAAGGCCTGCTGCCAGCAAGGCTATTTCAACAGAAGGAATAGTACCTTGTGCAATTCCAGCTTGCCTAGACAGTTGTTGCAACAATCCTGCAGGTGTAAGCACTAGATCAATTTCACCAAGGCCATATGCATTGCCCAAGTGTGCAAGATCAGATGCCAAGGCAGGCAGTGCAAGAGATACTCCAGTCATGTCGCAAGTGATCAAATTGGTCATGTTGGTGAATGAAGGACCAAGATATGTAGTAGCGTTTACTGCACTGTAGATCAATTCAGTACTTTGCTGTTGATATCCTACTGCGGCCGAAAACACCCCGGCAAATTGACTCAAGTCTCCGTTGCCTAAATATCTATCAGCAGTGTTTATGATCAAGTTTCCAAAGCCGCCGGTAACTACCACAGGAATAATAGGATCTTCCTGCACACTTACCACAGTGTTAGCATAGGCAGTGGGAATACTAGCACTTAATGCAGGACAAGTGTTAGCACTCAGAGTTTGTAGTGTGGTCACAATGCTGTTACTAACTCCCCAGGTATTGGCCAACGATACTGTGTCAATCAAGTTTTCAACAAAAGCCAATGACAAATAAGATGCCACTGAACTGGTCAGTGCTACAGGTTTAGCAATGCCAACATTGGCCAGCACGCCTGCTCCTGCTATCAGTTGCAGTGGGGTATAACTCATTAGCGACCACCCACAAACACATTGGGCGACCCACCAACTCGAGCATGTCCGCATGTGTCTTTGTTGGTGGTTACTACTACTGGTTTGTTACCAGCTCTAACAGATGCAACGCCGCCAGCTGTTTTTTGACTCCCGTCATTATGCACTGTTTTTGCTCCTTTTTTTCCATAAGGAGGATGTGCAGTCACAGGCTGATTAGGGATCATAATTGGAAGATTATTCACACGTACTGAGCCGACTCCGCCTTGAGCTGCTCCTTCTCCTGCATTTAAATCACCACGACGCTGTGCTGCTGGCATGTTATCCTAGTATCAGTTTCTTTTCAGGTACTTTAATACCTGTTGTGGCCTCTAAGTATTTCATCTTGACTGAATCATCTGTTTTAGACACAAGAGACACGCTATTGGTATTTAGTTTGATTTCTTCCTTGGGATCTGCGGTGAACAAACTAGGTACTAGACCCATGCCTTGTGGACCCGGAGCAATACTTACTGGTTCTTCTACAGTGATCCAGTCGCCACCGGACATTTTTACTTTGGCAACCATTTCTTCGCCAGAGTTCATTTTGAATGTGTATACTTGATTGTGTTCGAGTGCTATTTGCATTATGCTAGTTTCTTTCTAAGTTCAGTAAATCCGCCCACATGTTCTTCGTCTAGGAAGATCTGTGGTAGTGTTCGAGCTGTTGGCACAGCTTCTAATAGTTGTTCTCGGGTCCAGTCTTTGGACACATTACGTTCTTCGTATTCAATACCACGGCTCTCTAATAGACTCTTGGCTTGAACACAATAAGGACACTGGTCCTTGCTCCATACAATAGCTTTCATTTCAATTTCCTTCTTTTGATTTATCGTAAGTTTTTGCAAATATATCTGTTTTGACAACACCGTAGTCACCAGGCCCGTGTTTCACAATGTAGTCATTACCGCGAGTGTATTCCAAGTTGCCCCATGACGCTCGCACAACACCGTCATGGTCAGCAAGCTTTGCAACTTTCATGATCTTCTTGGGTGTTGCTGTGCCATCACTGTTGTCGTTATAGTAGGCGTTAAACTTGATAGGGCTAACAGGATACTTCTCGCCTTTGGGGCCTGTAATAATCTTGTGGCCCACTGTGTAATCCACAGGTCCTTCTAGTGTATCTACTGTGCCGTTATCAGTAGCAGTTGTGTAACTGATTGGGGTAGGGTGTTTATAAGTTTGGAACCCGTCCTTAAACCATTCATCATTCACTTGCATAAAAATCTCCTCGCTCGTTAACAAATTTTCTTACGCCAACTTGAGTGTTAGCAAACAGCAATTCAAAGTCTTTGGAAAACAGGTCTTGAAACGAATCAATTGCTGCCTTGGGACTAGGTGGGATCATGCCATCAGTTAGAGGAAAATAGTCATCGAATACCATGATACCCCCATCTCTCAACAACTTCCAACTCATTACAGCATCAGTAATAACTTCACAGTTGTGATGAGCGCCGTCAATATAGATAAAATCAAACTGTCTACGTTGAGCTATCAATCTTGCTAGTCCCACATAGCTGTAATCTACTATGGTTTCATAACGCTTGCCACTGGCAGCAGCGTGTGCAATATTTTGCTCAAACAACGCCTTGGTTGGCAAACTGTTGAATGGATCTATGCAACACAGTTGACCAGTTGAGGTCAACATGTTCTCCATGATCCAGCAAGCAGACCGACCTTCGTGACTGCCAATTTCTATAGCATGTTCGACTGGCCCAAGTATACTTTTGCACAGTTCTAGATTTGGAATTTTGTGTGCAAAATAATCGTCATTGAATTTAAACATTAAAGACTTGGCAATTCATCATAATCAAGCGAGTCACTCATGACGCCGATAACATAGTTAGTACTTTCGTTCTCTTGCAGTGCAGTTTGTTTCTTGCTGGTGTCCACGTGTTTGTTGAACCAAGGAATAGGTGTGGACTTTGGTGCTAGTTCAAGATACTTGATGCCAATCTCATGCAAGGCGTTCTTGGCAGTGTAGTCCACAAAGTCAATCAAGATGTTGGCGTTGAGACCAATCACCGGACCGTGTTTGAACAGGTACTTAGCCCAGTCCTTTTCTTCACGGATAACATCCAGATACATTTGGTAAACTTCAGCTTCGCAACGGATCTTGGCAGCAGCAAAACGAGGATCTTCCTTGACCACTTGGTTGATAATCCAAGCTGTCCAGTCTTTGTGTCCGATCTCGTCTTGTAAAATCAAACTGATGATGTTTCCGTTGCCGATAAAGATACGGTTTTCAACCATGGCCAAACTTGTTGCAAAGCTGACCATGAAGCGGAAAGCTTCTAGTGCATAGCTAGCGTTCAATGCCAACCAAATAGCATCAATGTGTTCTTGTTCGGTAACTGTCTCGCCCACTTCCTTGCGGCAGTTGATTGTATGCAGGTCATTGTAGTACTTGCCCACTGAGCTGGCCATGTCCACAATCTCTTGTGTGTCATGAATAGTATTGAATACTTCCTTGGGCACGTTGTAGATGTTACGAATGATGTGACTGTAACTGCGACTGTGAATGTTGGTTTCAAAGAAGCCCCAATTCAACATCAATGCTTCCAATTCAGGAAGACTAACTACAGGTAAGAAAATCTGAGTAGGGCCACGACCTTGAAAACTGTCTAATGCTGTTTGACGCAACAGGTTTGATGTAAAGATGTGCTTGACAGTGTCACTAGCATCTTTAAAATCTTGCGAATCTTTGGTCAAGCTGACTTCTTCTGGCACCCAAAAGAATCCACGTGCTTCTTGTTCAAACTTGGCCAGCTTGTTGTACTTGACTTCTTCAAAACGTTGAATGGTAACTGGGCCAGCTGGATCTAGAAACATCTTGCGATTCAAATAGTCAGTCTTGGCGGCTAGGTTGTATTGTTGTTTGCTCATGTTATTCTCTTTATTTTACTTTCCATTACGCAGAATAGCTACCATTTTGGCAGCTAATTCTTTAAACCATGCTTCATCATGGCCGCGAGTAGTTTCGGCTGCTACGCCAATCCGTACTCCTGATGTTTCTACAAAACTACGAGTCTCACCAGGCACCCCGTTCTTGTTAGCAGTGATACCATGTGCTTCAAGCAGGTCAGCGTATTCGCGACCACTCAGCTGCTCTTTGCGTAGATCTACTGTGAACATATGGCATTGTGTGCCACCGCTTACTACATCAACGTCTGCATCTAGAAATGCTTGTGCCATGGCGTGTGCATTGATACGAATGCGTTTGGCATACAGTTTGAACTCTGGCTGTAGTGCTTCATAGAAACATTGTGCTTTGGCTGCAATGATGTGCATTAGTGGCCCACCTTGTGTGCCTGGAAACACTGCGCCGTTAAGCTTCTTGGTGTAGTCATCATTGTTCCACAATATGATACCGCCACGTGGCCCACGCAGGGTCTTGTGTGTGGTAGATGTAACTACATCAGCGTAAGGGAATGGGCTTGGATACTCTCCACCTGCAATCAGTCCTGAGTAATGACTTACGTCTGCTACTAGAATCGCATCAACTGAGTCTGCAATCTTGCGAAAGCGAGCCCAGTCAATCACTTGACTATATGCACTTGCTCCGGCCACAATCATTTTGGGTTTAGCAAAAGAAGCCATTTCTTGTACAGCATGATAATCAATAAAGCCGTTGTTGTCTACACCGTAACTGATGGCATCAAACCATGCACCGCTCACGTTGACCTTGGCACCGTGACTTAGATGTCCACCTGAAGCCAAGTCCATACCCAACACACAGTCGCCTGGCTTTAGGAAAGCTTTGAACACTGCTAGGTTAGCGTTGGCACCTGAGTGTGGTTGCACATTGGCGTAGGCACAGTTGAATAGTTTTGTAGCGTATTCAATAGCCAAGTTTTCTACTTGGTCAACATACTCGCAGCCATTGTAGTAACGCTTGCCTGGAATACCTTCTGCGTACTTGTTGGTAAAGATGCTACCGGATAGTTGCATAACTTCTTTGCTGGCAAAGTTTTCGCTGGCAATCAGTTCAATAGTAGTATCTTGCCGTTGTGCTTCTCTATCAAGGATTTCTAAAATTTTATTGTCAATCATATTTTGCTTTTTATTAGGTTGGTTATTTCTTGAGCAGTTGCTGGAGCCAGTGTCCAACCCAAATGACCGTGTCCTGTATTGTAAAACACCTTGGCGTTTTTGTCGCTCTGTTTGACAATAGGCATCATGTCAGGAGTCATTGGTCTCAAGCATGCCCAACTGGAGTAGTCATGTGTGTTGATCTTGGGAAAATTGGTATGTACCCAATCCAGCAAAGGCTTGATTCGATCTCTGCGGATGTCGTAGTTTTCGCCTGCCAATTCAGCAGTACCTGCAACACGGAATCTGTTGCCCAATGTACTTGTAACGATCTTGGCCTGATCATCCAACAAGCTTACACGGGGCAAGAGCTTGGGGTCAACGTTGTTGATAGTGATTGAATAGCCCTTGACAGGATACACATCAATTGAGTCGCCTGCAGTCTTGGCCAATGCAGTACTGCCAACACCATTGGCAACAACCACTGCGTCATACCAGGACATTTCTTCAATGTGTTTGATTTGCCAGTTGTAACGAAACTGCACATTGTATTTGGTCTTTAACACTTCTGCAAGTTCATAGCAGAACTTGTGTATATCGCCAGTCCAGTCAGTCTTGGTCCATGCTCCACCTATCATGACAGGTACATCGCTCAGGGCAGGATCCATGCTGTAGGCCTGAGTAGTAGACAGGATGTTCCAGTCTAGGCCGTTGTCGTTGTAAATCTTCTTGGCTTGTTTGGCAGCTTCAAAGTATTGTTCATCTTTGTAGTAGTGCAGGATACCGCACTTGCTGGCATCAAACTTGATGTTTTCTTCTTGCTGAATTTCTTCGTACAAGGCTCGGGCAGCAAGCCCCATGCGAATAGTTTTGGCTGTGTTTTTTTCGTAAGCACCTCGAGCAGTGTTGTACAAGAACTTGGCCATCCACTTCCACTGTGCCCAATCCAGCCTGGGACGGATCAAGAGTGGAGCATCCTTCCGGAACATCCATTTGATGCCTTTCTTGACATTGCTCCATGTGTTCCATACTTCTGAGTTGCTAACAGATACCTGACCACCATTGGCAAAACTGGTACGCATTGCAGGATGCGGCTCTTGCTCAAACACAGCAACACTATAACCTTCTCGAGCAAGATAATATGCTGTGGTGATGCCAGTGATGCCAGCACCAATTACTGCTACTGTTTTCATAGTTTGCAGCTTTCGCATGATTCCTCATCATCAAAATCAATGACTTCTAGTGCTGCTGGTGCTGCTTCGTCTACTTGCTTTGACCCTTGCTTGTTGATCAAGCTGTAGTAGAATGTTTTCAAACCCCACATGTGTGCTTGCATCAAGTTCTTGGCAATCAGTGTAGTAGGAACTTTGCGGCCTTCAAAGTGTGCAGGATTGTAGAATGTGTTTGTTGAGATTGACTGGTCCACATAAGCTGCTAACACTGCGGCAGTTTTCAAATAGCCGTCGCAGTCTTTTTGTGCCCACATCAGTTGATACTTGTTCTTGAGTTTGTGGTACTCGGGCACAACTTGTGTAAGGCTACCAGCTTTTGATTCTTTGACACTGATCAAGCTCATGGGCATTTCAATACCGTTGGTTGAGTTGATTACCACACTTGAACTTTCTACAGGAGCAATTGCCATGCTGGTAGCATTTCGAACACCGTAAGCTCGCATTTCAGCACGTAGCCCTTCCCAGTTCAGTTCAGGTGTAAAATTGGTCAATTCGTTAACGCCGTTGGCTCGTAATTCCCACGGGAACACACCTTGTCCGTATCGTGTTTTGTCACTACCTTCGCAACGACCACGCTCCTTGGCCAGCTCCACACTCATTTCAGTGAGATAGTAGGCCTGGTGCTCCATCCAAGACTTGACTTCAGCTAGTGCATCCTTTTCACCGTATTGTAGTCCACGCTTGGCATGCCAGTATGCCAAGTTGGTAAGACCAATACCCAGTGGGCGAATCTCATCATTACTCAACTTGGATTGAATACTCAAAAAGTCTTGATAATCGAGGATATTGTTAAGACTCCTGTGAAGAATACGGCAAGCCCTACGCATATCTTCTGGATTGCGGAAAGCTCCCCAGTTAATACTACCCAACGTGCATAGAGCAATGCGACCATCAGGATCATCAAGACGTTTAAAAGACTTAGTAGGGAGTAGAATTTCACAGCAAAGGTTACTTTGATAAATGGTGTGGTACTCAGGATCAAACGGGCCTTGGTTCATGACGTTGTCAATAAACACAAGATAGATGCGTCCGGTATCAGTACGCTCTTTGAGAATGCCGCCTTTGAACACTTCTTCAGCGCTCATGACTTTCTTTCTCAAATCCTTACGCGATTCGTATTGAACATAAAGTTCTTCAAAGCGAGCAGTATCTCGGTAGAAGGCCTCGTATAGATCCGGCACTTCGTTAGGGTCAAAGAACGTGATATCTTGTTTGTGTTTAAATCTACGCCAGAAAAAAGCACTAAGCACCACGCCATAGTCCATGTGTCGGACACGGGTCTCTTCGGTTCCTTGATTGTTCTTGAGCACAATGAGGTCATCGAATTGAAGATGCCATATGGGATAGAAAACAGTTGCACTAGCATTGCGAATGCCTCCTTGTGAACATGAACGCAGGTCGCCAAACCACTTCTTCAAGAATGGGATCATACCTGTGTGTTGGATTTCGCCACCACGGATAGGTGCACCTAGTGAACGCAAGCGTCCGATCTCTAAGCCAATGCCAGCACGTTTGCTAGCATACTTGGCCATCATCTCGCCACTAGCAAAAATAGAGTCAAGGTCGTCATCGCTACGGATAAGCACACAACTACTAAACTGTTTAGTTGGAGTGCCAAGCCCAGCCAGCACAGGAGTAGCAAGAGTGAAAAGACCATCACTGGCAGCATTATAGTATTCTTTGATGTAGCGCATTCTTGCGCTGTTTGGTTCTTCTTTGTGAAAGACAGTTGCGGCTGCAACCATGTAACGAACTTGCGGAGTCTCATATGTTTCCTTTGTACTGCGGTTCTTGACCAAGTACTTTTCAATCAATTGTTCAATAGCCGCATAGCTGTATTGTTCGTCCTTGGCATGATCTATCATGTCGTTCATGCGGTTCCAATCAGCTTCATCGTACCATTCCAGGAGTTCAGGAGTGTACAGGCCTGTGGCCACGTTGCGCTTCACGATCTCATATAAGTGGGGAGGCTCGTAGCTGCCGTAAACGTCTTTGCGCAACATGCTGAGACGTTGTTTTCCGGCCACATACTGGTAATTGGTATGCCCTACATCTGGGTTAGACTCAACGTCAATCAAGTCCACAATAGCACGTAAGGTAATTTCGTCAATTTCTTTGGTGGTAATACCATCATAAAAATGTAACTGTGCTTTGATCTCTACCATGCTTTGACTTACGTCAGCAATGCCAGAGCATATTTTGGCAATTTGCGTTTGCCATTTTTCCAAGGCCAAGGGTTCACGCTGGCCACTGCGTTTAACAACGGTGATAATTTTCATTCTGTTCTTACTTAATTTGTAGTTTTATTTGAGACTGGGTAATACTGTGCCGAGTTTTCTTGGGACTCAGGTTGATATTTACGACAGTGTCTCGGTCCCAATTCAATATATATTTTTCTTGACTGACCAGGACTAAATTGTCACCATCCACCTCTACAAGCACCGCATCCTGCAGATCTTCACGGTCCAACATAGCTATAGTATACATGATTCCCATGCCCCGAGCAAGGCTACAGTACAAGTTGTCATCAAGTAATTGCCATGGATCGGGCCAATTTGCCCGATCGTCCCAGTGCAAGTGATATGGAGTCCATGGCGTTTCAAACCACCAGGAATTAATGGCCCCAAGGGCAGATTCTGTATCCAGTGTTTCGCACTGGCGACGAAGATTCGACCAGCTAGCCAGTCGTTCAGCAAAAGTTTTGGCCCACATTATGCTAAGTGTGTAATTGAGTAAGTGATAGTTCCGGCTGCACCGGTTGAAGTTGTAGCATACGCCACAGTGATATTACCGCCAGGACTGGCTTCAGTGGCTGTGAGGGTAACACCAGTTGTTGCATTTTCTGAATAGTCGTCAGTATAAGTGAAACCGCTAGTGGTGCCATTTACTACCAACATGCTACCAGTTCTAAAAGTAACACCTCGAGCAATAGTGTAGTCTACACGGAATGCCTTGATAGTGCTGGTAGAAACCACAAACAGTGTACCGGCATTGTTGTCAGCCAACACAGAGTCAATACCAGCAGTGCGCTGATAATTGCCTAGGTTCATCTGGTTAGCTACTGTGGTATTACTAACACCATCAATGGTAAATGCAATACCACGAATGTTCATGCCCAACGCAATACTGTTGGATCTAGTTAGATTGATTCTAGGATATGTTGCAGATTGTGCAGTGGTGCGTTCAAACATGTCACCAATGCTGACGTTGTTATCGCCGTCAATATCAATGATAGAGAACCCAGCTGACGCCAAGATCGAATTACCAACGTTATAGAAAGTATTATACGCAGAAGCGTTCAATGATGTGCCATCAAACACAATACCTTGTGCATAGATTTGATCAAACGTGTTTTGTACCAAACGCACGCCAGTAGGATTGGTTTCAAGCACTGCACCTTGATGCAGTGTGTCAAAGTAACTGTTGCTGACTGTAACGCCTTTGACCACTTGATCAGTAGCAAATGCATAAACCGCGTTGGAAAACTTACAGTTGTCAAACTTGATCTGGGTGCAAGGACTTGACCCTGTGCTGGCAAATCGCACACAACTAAGTTCATCAGTACTAACTGAAATATCGTCAGTAGTAAGCGGCCCAACAAAATTAACATTCTGATAGGTGATTTGTTCAGCATTTTCTGTCAAGCTGATACTGTGCGGTGCTGGCGGTATCGCAGACATATCGCCTACGTTTAATGTTTGCACACTCATGTTGGTGATTTCAACGTTGCGAGGAGAAATACCTCCGTTGGTACCAATACTTCCGCCCACTTGTTGTAGACTGTCAGATGTACGGATCACATACTCTGGCAAGGTTTCTGGTTGCCAGTATATAGTATTGTCGATACTTACACCTACTGGTACTTCACCTAGAGAGCGATAGTAGTCGCCACTGTATTTGACCAACACACCTGCTTGATATGCAATATTTCCCACGGTACCTGAGCCACTGAAAGTGTCAACTTGAAAACGAATTATACTAGAATCACTACCTTCACCATACAACAATGCATATGGAGGAATCAACAGTGTGCCAGTAATTAGATATACGCCAGCTGGGAAGAACAAGCTGCGGCGTATTTGTGGGTTTACTTCTCGGCAATAGATTTGAAATAACGCACGATTAACTGCTGCGGTATCATCAGTAATACCATCGCCCACAGCACCAAAATCAGTAACCACAGCATAGCTGTCCAATCGACTCTGTAGACTTTGACTAATAGGACTGCCGGACGTTGCACCTGTTTGCACAACATAGCCACCAGCGTTGCCTTCATATGTGTAAGCTGTAGAATATGCTAGCAGATCACTAAATTCTGTAAGAATTTCAGTGTTGCCCACTACTGGGGCGCCATCTACCAGTTCCCCGTTACCAATATACAGTCTGCGCTGGTCAACTGCCCAGCCAAATTCAGCGCCTGCTAGCGGTTGCGGAAGATCTTGCTCAAGTCCCTTGCGTTGGGTAATTCTAGATATTTGTAAAATGGCCACAGTGTAATCCTCAATTGATTACATATTTAGCATGTAGTACTGCTCAACTCGATGCCACCAAAGGCTGCGATATCGATCAAACTCTGCACCTTCCAACACAAATTCTTGATATTGTGGCGGTTTTGTAATGTTGAACTGCTCGTCCATGTCTGGTTTCACACACATTAGAATCACACCCTTGCGGATTTTGGTCCCGTACAGTTCATTGTGCGCTTCGGCATAGGCACACAGTTGCAAGAAATAGTCGTCAATATATTCTCGTTTTTTGGGCTTGTTGCTTTGCTTGTAGTCCAGAATAGCTTCTTGATTCAAGTGCATGCCTGCACCATCAGTTGTGCCAGCATATACTGCAGGGAAGTAAAGTGGTACCTCAATTCCCCAAAACTCAGTAACATTGCACAGACCTTTGGTAACCACTTCGTGCGCCATGGCATGACTGGCCCATGAATAAGGGTTTGTGGTACGTTCTTTAATCTCACCGTTCTTGACATAGTCTTCAAGATAGGTGTGCATGCGTGTGCCTCGATTGGCAGCTTCTGTTGTGATCTGCTGTGCTTTTTGCTCGCCAACTGCCTTGCGCCAATTTGCTAGAGCAATACGACTTTCAGCAGGCTTGGTCTTGTCAAGGATAGTTGTTACACTGGGTAACTTGTTGCCGTCAGGTGTGGCATAAAATCTCTTGCCATTTACTTCTACGCGAGGAATGGGATGGTATTCAAACTTGGGATTATACATTAATTTTTTCTAAATGTCATGGCCTGACTCAGGCTAGACGATGTGCTGGAATCGATCAAGATAGTTTTGAATTTTTCTTGATCATCTGTGCTTAATATATTATACAACCTTTCGTTGAATTTTGCAAAGGTGAGTTTAGTCTTTTGATCAAAATATGCAGTATGACGCAGAAACTTTTCCCACAGTTCGGGCTCATGCTGATTGTTTTCTAACTCTGCAATTGTGATTGTTAAAAATCTGTAGATTGCTCCTAGCTCAGTTGGATATGCAACAAATATAGGATGCGACAAACAACTTCTTAAAGATTCTGCCAACTGTGGTCTATATTGTGCAGGTAATGCTTGTACATCTAGATGATTGGTTTGCATGGTTAAATTGGCCACAAAGTTGTGAAACACAATACCGTGTTGTTGATACCATTGGTGCCAATAATCCAACCAGTTGTCAATGTAAAAAATGTTGTTCAAACTGAACACTGGACTCACTGCACATTTCCATTTGGGTATACGTATTTTTCGTCCGTTTTTTACAGTTAACTTTGCCCCATAACCAATCAATGTGTCAAGGTTGGTTTCAATCTTTGAGAACCTTGCTGGCCAACGAACATATTGATAGTTTTCACCCACGCTGTCTATACTGAGATTTATGTCTACACTGTTGAATTTTGTCAGCAAACTCATGAGTTCATCACTGGGGTTTACTGTCATTGCTGTGGTTAGTCTAATATTGACTCTGGGTGCCAATTTTGTTCTAACCATCCATTGTAGCAATCGAGTCATGCCCGGTTGCATCAGTGTTTCCCCGCCAATAAAATGCACAAAGAAGTGTTCTGCTTTTTTTATCAACTCAGGAATACGAGTAACAACAAACTGCCAATGAGCGTCATTATCGCTGATATCTATCTCGTATAATTTGTCTGTGTCGGCATTGACTATCTTGGCAAAAGTACTGCTCTCAGATGCACTGCAACTGCGACATGCAAGACTGCAAAGGTTGCTGAATTTTATACGAAATTCAAATTCAGCAATGGTTTGATCTAGTACAAAATTTTCAAATCTATCTTGCGGGATTTCTGCAAATGCACGTAGTCTCTCACTTTGTCCACCGTTTTGCTCTTCTTTCCAGCATCGGTAGCAAGCAGATGGCCATTCTCCTTCAAGCTGCTGTTGTTTGATTTCAGCAAATACATCATCACCAGCACTTGGTACAAACAATGCTCCGTCAAGATTACAACAACAAGTTTGATATATTTCTTGTTTTTTGTAGCTGCTGTGACGCATATCTATAGTGTTGTATGGTGCCAGACAAATTGTAGGATGATCTAGTGCCCATTGCATGCGCTTGGACATCTGGTCTTGTACTTGTTCAATCATACTCTAAAACTTTCCCCACATCCGCATCTATCTCGTTCGTTGGGGTTGCGGAATTCAAATCCCTCATTCAGTCCATTACGCACAAAGTCCACAGTCATGCCTTGCATGTACACACAACTCTTGGGGTCGATGAATACTTGACATCCATTGCAATCTACGCACTGATCTTCTGGATTAGGGGTATCTACAAATTCCAGTACATATGCCAGCCCCGAGCATCCTGTAGTTTTTACGCCAAGGCGTATGCCGTGGCCGTGGCCACGTTTTTGTAGTGTTTGTGAAATTTTACGGGCTGCTGATGGTGTTAGTGTTATCATGTTGGCAATTGTGTTGACATACTCTTGGTTGGTCATGCGTATTCCACGATGCAGCCAGATCGTCAAACCAATCTAATGCTGCTTCTATACCAACTGTGGGCGCATGGTTATGTCTAACATATTTAACCAACTCGTTGTTCCAGACAGAAACTGTGTTGGGAGATCTGTACTCAGCAGGATTGTGGCCAGTCCAACAACAAGGATACACATGCCCGTCAGCAGCCATGTACACACTGCGTTCTTGAATTGCCCAGCATGCAATATTGACTGTTTTTTTGTGTGCAGCAACTTGTTGAGCAACTTTTATTTCAATAAAAGATTTATCCAGCTGATCAGGCCAGTTCCAATCAGTCTTGATACCAGCAACTTTTTGTCCACGACGATTGTACACTGGTCCGTTGTCACGTGCAGTGGGGCGAACCTGCACTTCTGAGAATCCTATTTTTTCAGCCAGGGCATGAATTTCAGGAAGTTGTGCTTGGTTGTGATCAAACTGATTGATACTCCAAATAGCATTGCCGCCTGCACTTATAAAAGTTTCAGCATTTCGTATGATATTATCAAAGTTGGTATCTTGACGATACAAGGCATGTGTGTCCTCTAGACCGTCAATACCAAACAGTACTGTGACTCCAATGTTACCTAGAGTGTGCCAGAATTCACGATCCCTTGCACTGCCGTTGGTATGAATACGAATATCCATGTTGTGTCGGCTGCGGCGTAGATACTTGATAATATCTATACTTTCGGGATTCATTACAAAGTCCCCAAAGTTGCCGTTGATCACGGTTTGATGCACTCGTCCAAGGCGAGGAGGTACAAATGTTTTTTTAAAGTCAGCAAGACTTAGATTGGTCTCAACGAATCCCTGGTTTACAGGGTATCCCTGCACAGTCCTGGGACAAAAAGGACATCGTGCATTGCATAGTGAGCTTAGTTCAAGATGCAGATGATTGATTTCATACTGCATGATTACTAGGCTTCAACCAATTCCTGAGCCAGGTGCGTTGTAGCTTTGCAATTCCCTGGGCTAGCTCTTGTTGTTCAGCTACAAAGTTTGCGGTATAATCTAGCACAGTGGGATCTGGCAGTTCTACTTGTGCAGTTATTTCATGCCCGGCACGACTCATGGTTTTTAATCCATGCTTGCGAGCCAGATGTTGTATTTTTTGATTGTCTGTAATACAATGCATGAACACTGAATGAACTCCGTGTACCTTGCCCCAAGCAATCATGTGTGACATTAGTTCGTTGGCAATACCTCGTCCTTGGTACTCATGATCTATACTAACTGCCAGTTCCCAGTCGGCTCCTTCACGTGCCAAATGCCCAAAGCCCACAACACGATTGTCAATGCGATACGTAAACAAATGATGTTGACTCTGATTATACAGCATGTTCAAGATCATGGAGTCAATGGCAGCCGGTGATGCGGCATAACCAAACCGTGTATATCTATCTTGCTCGGTAAGATTCTTTAGATGAGTTGCGTATTCTGCTAGATGTTCACTGTGACTGTGTTGTATTTTCATGACGTTTACGATAGTCGTCTACTGCGGCTTTGATGGCGTCTTCAGCAAGGATGCTACAATGGATTTTGACTGGGGGCAGTGCAAGTTCTTCAGCAATCTCTGAATTTTTAAGAGCTGCGGCCTGGTCCAACGTCTTGCCTTTAACCCACTCGGTAACAAGAGAGGAACTTGCGATTGCACTACCGCAACCATAGGTTTTGAATCTTGCATCTGTAATAATTCCATCTTGAACTCGAATTTGCAGTTTCATTACATCACCGCATGCAGGTGCACCTACCATGCCAGTGCCCACGTCCAAGTCGTTTTTGTCAAACGAACCAACGTTGCGGGGGTTTTCGTAGTGATCTACTACTTTGTCACTGTAGGCCATGACAGTGAATCTCTCTGGTGTAGGAACCGTTGTAGTTGCGAGTTTCACGTACCACATAGCACTGACGCTCGGGCATGGGCTGTGGATACTGATAAATCACTGTGGGCTGTGTATACACCGGCTGATGAATCACTTGAGGCCTTGGTGGGTGATTTTGATGTTCTAGCTTTTGCCAAATCAATGTGCCCACAATACCTGCCAAAGCGCCTTGCTCACGATCGCCCCAGGCATGTGCATTGGTTGCAAACAAAAGTGCTACTGCTGTGATAATTTTGATCATTTGTAAAACTCCTTAGTGCATTATACACTATTTGCCGGTCAAGGTCAACCGGTTATCGTTTACGTTTCATCGCCGATTTGGCTGCTGCGGCCACAATGTCTTGTGCTTTGTTTACGGGCATTTGGGTAGGACCAGACTGTTCGGCACCTTTGAACACAATTTGGTTTGTGTCAGGTTCAAATGGTTCCAACACACTACTGAGTGGTGGTTGTCCTACAATTTCTTCAACGTTGTTTCGGTTTACGTTGATGTCTAGGCTCTGCGCCAAGTTCACAAACGCATCTACACTGATCTGTTTTGGAGCGCTAGTATCGTCAGCGCGGCCTGCAAGAAACTGCACCAGTCCCAACAATTGGTCAGGACTGGGTGTAGATGAGTCTCCGGCTACTTCAAATATTTTCATTATCTACGTGCGCGGCCTAGAGCAGCACCAGCTGGCTCTGCACCTAGTTCAGCTTCAGCATCAACAGCAGCTAGGTCATCTTCAGCACCAGCTTCTGCGCCTAGTTCAGCACCCATGTCAGCACCAGCTTCTGCGCCTAGTTCAGCACCAGCTTGAGCACCCATTGCCGCAGCGTCAGGAGCAGCTGGAGCAGCAGTACCAGTTACCACGCCCAGGGCTTGGTCCAGTTGTTGCTTGGCTGCTTGCAGGTTTTGCATGAGTCCGCTGAGTGCAGCACTAGCATCACCGTTGAACTGAGTGGCTTGGTCAATACCAACTTGGTTCTTGATTGAATCAACCAAGGCTGGCAGTTCTTTGAACTGTAGTTCAGATACGTCTTCCAACATACCTTGCATTTTGTCTACCATGTCTTGGGCAGCAAGAACAACTTGAGCTTGTTGAACTTCACTTTCTTTCAACATCTTGTAGGCACGGCGTAAACGACTTTCTTGCGCCATCATGGCAGCACCAGCTACCATCTTTTGTTCTTCAGGATTCAGTGTTTGGCCTGCTTGGCTTTTCTTCAGTGCCGCAGCCAACTTGGGATCTTTAGCCGCAGCGCCTGCCACAGCAGGGGCCGGTTGTCCAGGCTTGGCTGGTTGTCCAGGCTTGGCTGGTTGTCCAGGTGGAGTAGTTTGACCCACTGGCGGCACCATGTTTTCTTTAACTCGCTGAGTCAGTGCTTGTTCCATCATAACCAGTTTGAGGTAACTGGGATTTTGTTCGCTGGTGTGTCTAGCTGATGTGCTACGGTGCTCTTTGAGCAAGCCTTGCACACGGCTCAACAGATTTCGAGTCTGATTGCGACTTAGGCTTTCAAACTTGATACCAGTACCAAAGTAACTTTCAAATACTTTAGCGATTTGTTTTGTGGGACGCGGAGCGGCCAGGTCGTTCAGTTTCATGGGAGAATCCTCTTATTTGCCAATATTTAGCCGAATTAATGCATTTCTCTAATTCCTGAGTCAACACATTATAGTACTCAACCTTGCTTTGTATCTTGGTTGTTACTGATTCATAGAAGTCTTGGCTGCGACTTCTTTCGGCTAGAGCCCGTCGGCACTGTATGTCCGCCGCTAGGCTATGTTTTTTGTTGTCTAGCAAATGAATGCTACGTGCTAGAGCGTGCTGATTTAGGTGATCTGCTACACACCAACTGATAGCGCTGCGTTTGCTTCCAAAGGTTAGTGGATCTCTATTCTTGATACCAACAGTAACATGTTCAGTTTTGGGAGATACATGATACTTGCCAAATGCATGATAGCCGTCCTTGCCATCAGGCACAATAAGCCTGGTAGCTAGACTTTGCATTTCTTTAGTGGCAAAGCGTTCAAGTTTCTCGTGTTTGATCATTTGAATACGTATTGTGTCAACATCCATACCACTGTGGATGTCAACGCACCAATTATACCAACGCCCCAAGCAATCAGTTGATCGTTGCGTTTTTCAGCCATTTTGTTTACTGTGCTTGCAATAGTGGCAACATCTGCATGCACTTCTGCAATTTTGCCGTCAACAGACTCCAGCTTGAGTTCCAGCATCTTGTAACGTTCAGCACACAATTCAACGTGGGCTTCCAAACTCTTTTTTTCAATGTCAGTCGTGTCGACCATGTTAAATCTCCAGTGATGTATTTATGGGAGTAAACCAAATGTTCTGATCAGGTCCTGTGGTGATCAATACAGTTTCTTGAGTTAGGGACTCAGTTAGGCCAGTTATCATGGGAACGCCAGCACACTCATTAACCAACCCTGAAATATCATCCGCTTGTCCGGATGTACTGTATACCAAGCTGGATTCTACTTCAAATTCAAAACTCCAGATGCCGCGATCTTGCCCCAAGCTAGTTACTGACAAAGGTTGTGTTCTCAAACTGATCAATTGAGTTAGAGTTTCCCAGTTGCGTTGTTGATTTCGTGCATAATTCCAAGATCGTTGATCTTGAATTTCGCGGCCGCTGTGATCACTAAAGGGCACCTGGCTGGGCCTAAAATGCCCTGTAATACCGGTGGCACTGCAATCAAAAAAAGTTCTACACAATATTTTCATTCTACCAGTATTTAACGGCCAACAAAAAGCCCAGGATATTTCTACCCTGGGCTGTTCTGTTAATCAGTTATTGATTAGGAAGCTGCTAGTTTGAAACCAATGCTGGTTGCGCTGTCCAACTGGTAACCTGTGTAGGTAACGTTGGCAGCAGCCAAGAAAGCAGCAGCGTCAGCAAATGCGCCTGTTGGGAACACTGCGAAGCTCAACACTGTACCGTCAACTTGATACATTGCTACTGTGCTGGTTTGTTGTACAGCTTGAATAACGTTTGCCACGTACTCGTTCACACCTTGTTGTGTCACAACAGTAGTGTTGGCCACAGCGCGGAAGAAGTCCAGCTTAGGACCAGTAAAGTTTACTGGAGTAGCTGCGGTAGATGCAGAAGCTGCAACTGGTCCGTTACGAACGTCAATGTTAAATACCGGTTGTGCGTCACCGTTAACTGGGGTTAGATATGCCATGATTGTTTTCCTTTAAGTTTGTGGGCTTTAGCCCTACACTTATTTATACAAGTGACAAAAATCACCGGGTTTGAGGATTATTTTGCATTCTATTTTGAGCAGCAAATGCATTGGGGTCAAAGCGATTTACTGCCTTGGCATAGCCTGCAGGGGTAGCCATTACCCAACCTTCTTGTCCAGGATGCTCAAGATCAGCTTGTCGCAAGATATCCATCTTGATGTCATGCAACAACAAGAACGCTGTAAATGCAGCAGCCATGGCCTGTGTATTTGACGTAGGGCTCTGCAGGTATTCCACAATGTTACGGAACTTTTGCGGTGTTACCTTGGTCTTGAGCCATTCCCCAAACTCAGGCAATAGTGTTTGTGGGTTGAGTGGAGTTCCTACCTTGGTGTTGATATAGTCCACGCACAGTTTGGCCAAGTCAGTGATCTTGTTAGCACGCAATTCCACAGGGTTGAACAGTGTGTTGATTGCCGAACCACTGCTACGTACCAGTTGTTTGAGTTGCTTGACCTTGGCAGGTTCTGTAGTGAGTTGTCGCGGTGTAGCAGGACGCTCTAACATCAAGCCTGGAACATCATTGAACTTTACGCCGCTCAAGGGCTGACGTGCATCGCCAACATCTGCATACATGCTGTGAATAGCAATGCCAATGTTGCTGTTGCCAATGCGTTGCCCCAAGGAACTTCGTGCTGGAATTTTGTACTCAACAGTATTGGGACGGAACACATAGTTTCCTGCAATCTCAGGAGGTGTTGACATGTACAACAAGTCACCTTTGACATAGCCACGGAAGTTGGAGGGCAGTGCAGCCTCCAGTACCGGGAACAGAGTAGCATACAATTGAATCAGTTCTGTTCTGTCGCCCGAACGTCGACTTTGTATGTCTGCCATCATTCTGGGACTGGTAGCTAGACCATCGTAGCCCTTGGCTTCGAACCCTGATCCGTCTGTAAGCACAAACTCACCTGTACTAGGCTTACGACCAAATATCACAGCAGGTTTGCCGTCCCATTTAGCAGTGGTTGTACTGGGTTTTTCTGTGGCGTGTTGCACAATTTCCAAGGCATCTAGGATACCCTGGGTACCACGGCGAAACACTAGATCTTCCAAGTGTTCAATGCCCTTGGCTCTGCCGCCTACACCGGCTGCTTCTGCTTCGTACAATTCATAAGGGTTAGACGCTTCTACCAAGGGCATCATGCCTTGATTTACAATGCGATCGCGAAGTCGTCCCAAAAAGCCCACGCCATCTTCGGCCATGGACTGTTGTGGCTCTTGTAGGCCTTCACGTGCTAGATATTCACGGAAGTCTTTTAGTTTGATTTCTCGATCAGGATCATTGCTGAGTGCTTTGTAAATGCTTTCAACATTTTTTAGATTTTCTCGGGAGAATGCAGGTCCCAGCAAAACGTTGGCCACATAGTTGGGATCTTGACCGCCTCGAACCAATTCATTTGTGGCACGGCTAAACATGCCATTGGCACCCACTTTGAGTCCCAGTGCTTTGGCAATGCTTGACATCAGCACATTGCGATTCATGCCTTTGTAGTTGGATCCCTCTGCGCCACCGTAGAAGAATGTGCCCCAGTCCAAGTTAGGGAAAAACATAAAGTCTGTTTGTACGTAGCCTTTGTTGGGATCTCCAGCAATGGGAGTGCGGAAATGCACTTCGCCGGCTTTTTTAACCCACTCACGTGGGTCTTGTTTTTGACTTTGCACAAACTGTGTGAGCTTGGCAGCAAGTTGATCTTTGTTGATTTCGCCAAGATCCACAGCTAAATCCAAGTCTCCAGATGTGGGCTTGCGACCTGTGGATCCCAACCAACGTTCTTGGGGGAATTCCATGCCTAGAATGTTTTCAAGATAGGCAATGGTAGCAGGCACATCTGCTTGATTGATGCGCTGTGTTAATGGCTGTCCTTGTTTGTCTTTAAAGACATTACCGCCTTCTAATAGAGTTTGTAATAGTTTCATGTTTTGGGTGCGGCCTTGGCCTGAAGTTGTTGAGCCATGACATGGCTTTGATCTCTAGCGTCAAAAGGCTTGTTGTTGTACAACATTTTACCTTGTGCGTCGAATGTAATTTTTGCTGGCTGTGTGCCGCCAGCTTCAGCTGGCACAAATGCCTTGACGTTTTGTGCTTGGGAAATCATGGTAGCCAAACTGTTCCATGCACGACTCATTGCAGCAGGATCAGCCTTGGGTGCCACAGTGGCCTTGACCACTTCATCTTTGGCCTGCAATAGCTGTTTAATAGTAAGTTGACTTTGTCCACTGGGGTCTTTGGCCGATGCCAGGCTGGTTACATCAAATCCAGCCAAGCTGTTGATCAAGGCCTGAAGTTCCAATTCAATTGTGGGCAGTTTGATCTGGGACGCACTCATGATCTTGGGCTCACTTTTTACAATCATGTTTTGTACTTCTGTGGTCCAGGATTCTTGTGCTTTCTTGGCCAGGGCTTGAATAAGGCCAGCGTTCATTTTCATGGCAGCACCCTGTCGTTGTCCCACGCCCACTTTGTCAGGTTGACTGTCTAGGTCAATACCTTGTGTTGATGCAGCTTTTTGCGCTAGGGCGCCGCCCACAGCCTTGGCCATTGTGCCCAATATTTCGTTTATCTGTCGGTGTGTTATTTCATGAATCTGCATCGGTTTTCCTTACTGATCTGGAAAACTTTCCAGAGTCTTTTGTTCTTATGGCATTGAGCAGCTTGCGTGTGAGATTTTCTGCTTGTTCCCCGGGGAACTCTGACTCAATTTGTTCTATCAAGCGAATGGCAGAAGCAATTACATTGCTAGCACGAGTTTCAATAATATACCTGCGATCTCTCTCGGCATATTTTTCTTCGTACAATGTGTCCAATTCTTCCAAGATACTTTTTGTTTTCTTCTGCATTGTTCAAGGGCCTTTGGATTATTTAGCGGATTCTGAATTCTAATAAATATCTACAACTGCTGCAAAGCAAAGGAACAACATGACTAGTCAAATCAATCCCCAAGACATCAACGGCAACTACCCTGTTGCTGGACAACCCAATAATACCAAAGGGTTCCGTGATAATTTTACCAATACCAAAACCAACTTTGAGTATGCTGCTAATGAAATCACTGAATTACAGAACAAATCTATATTCAAAGAAGCATTAACTGGCAGCACGTTAGACAACAACATGTTGGGCGCACCGTTAGTTGGTGCTAAAGTACGTAATTTTAGCGCAACATTGGTACAGATTGCAACTACTTCGGGCTTGGTCAGCATTGACTACACTGCTGGGCATTACCAAACTGTTAGCACAACTGGCAGTATTCAATTGGGCTTTTCTAACTGGCCCGCCAATAACTCTGCAGGATGGGTTCGTGTAACAATAAACATTACCAATATCGCACACACTGTGACACTACCTGCTGAAGTAAGTTTGGGCACTACTGGTATTCAAGGCCTAGCAGGCAGTGTGATCACATTTGCTGCTACTGGCACATACACATTTGAATTTACCACATACGATAGCGGTGCAGCAATAACTATTCAAGACCTTAACCGTCCATTGAATCGTTACACCAATGGTGTAACTTCTAATTCTGCCACAGCTGGTATTGGCTACGCTACAGGTGCAGGTGGTGCTGTAACACAAGGTACCAGTAGAACCACAGGTGTTACACTAAACACAGTATCTGGTGCCATTACTTTGTTTTCTGCTGCTGGTACGACATCTTGGCAGAGCTTTACTGTAACCAATTCCACAGTGGCTGCAACTGACGTTGTTATTGTAAATCAAAAGTCTGGCACTGATCTGTATGAAATACACGTTACTGCTGTGGCTGCAGGTAGTTTCCGTATCAGCTATAAAACCACTGCAGGAACCACTACTGAACAACCAGTCTTTAACTTTGCTGTGATCAAGGCTGTAGCCGGCTAATCAATTCTGCCAATTCAGGAAACGTTTCAGCTAGATCTTGTTCTCGTAACAGGTCTAGCTTTTTTGTTGACTCCAAGAACTTGAGCCACAGTTGAGGTTGATTGTCCAGGGGCATGTCCATGAAATCCAGTATACTGGTTATTTGCCAATTGGGTTCAGCAGGTGCAAACTTGGCTCGTACCTGTTGTTTGATAGTGTCAGGCAAGGATCTCACATTCAAGTGTTGTGGATGATGTACCATGTTAAAAAATACAGGAACACCACGGGCACAAAAATATTCCTGCAGGTTCATCACTTGCAATACATTTAGAATACACACAGTGACACAAACATGCATGCGAATGTTGCTGTGGTTACGAACTAGATTCTGATACCTAGCAAGATTCAGTTCCACAGTGCTCCAAGTTTCGCCATAACGAATATAGTCATATTGTGCGCCAATCCCATCAATGCTAACGTCAATAACCACGTTCTTGAATTGTGCAAGAATATCAATGTAGCTTTGATTCCATATAGTACAGTTGGTGTTGATGTGTATGCCTTGATGTGCTGCTCTACCTGATGCCACACTTTGTTGTAAGATCACAAACACATTGTCCAACAGCATTGGCTCTGCCCCGTAGATGTCATAGTACTCTACGTCTGTAAACCACGATTCTAGGTCAGACCACAGCTTTACGTTATCGCGGTCATAACTGGTGCGGATACGTTTCCACCCATCAAGATACTTGCGGTAGTCTGGTTCCCATTTCTGAGCTTCAACTTCCCAATAGTCTCGATACCATTTGCTGCTGACTTCAGGCCAACAGGTTCTGCATGCCAAGTTGCAGGTATTGCCAGGTTTAAGGTCTACCAGTTGCGGACGGTCAGGGTTGACAGTGATATCAGCAAACTGTCGATTGGCTTCTGTGCGGCGACTTGCACGCCCTGCACTTTCTTCGTTCCAACATGCGCTGCAATTGGGATGCTGAATACCAGCTTCAAGATCTGCTTGAATTTGTTTTCTAGTGGGACTGTTCCAGGCCTGTTCAATAGAGCCTGTGTCCAGGTATATTTCCTGGCCATTTGTGTCCTGCAAATAAGTTTGGCTATGACAACACAGCAAGCATCGTCCTGAATTATGCAGTGCTAGGCCTGTGTCAGCCCAGGCACAATACAAATTTTTACCTTTTTCCATTGTGTGTGTATCCCATGATTAAATATGTATGCTATGACAGAACTATCCACTATATTCACTCCCATTCGTTATCTTGTGAGCAAACTGCATCTCAAAATGCCATTCAGCTACAGTGATATTATTGCAGAACTAGAAAATGAAGAATGGAAACCACACGGTGATGTGGCTCCTGTTGGGCACAACCCTTGGCCAGGCATGCGTTACAAGGTGCTGAGTCCAAAGTGGGAGAACAAAAAACTAACTGCTATCAGTCGATACTTTGGTGGTTCAGAATTCAAACGTCAAAGCATTGACTGGATGTACGACAACTATCCTGGTACAGATGTTGCGTGGGGCATGGATCGAGACACTATGTTTAGACAAAGCCAAACACACATTGAATTTACTCGTGACATGCCGGGCTTTGTAAACGGGCTGCACACTGACTACAGAAAACTAATTGCCACCGGCATGATATACTTTAGCGATCATGACACCGAAGATCTCAGCAGTTACTTTTACCGCACAGAACAACGAGATGATCCTGTGCGTATGACTACCAACTTTGGTGATGGATGGTGGCATCAAAATGGCAACTACACCTGGCACGAAGGTTGGAATCGCACAGATTCTGTTCGTTACAGTGGCTTGTTGGGCTTAACCATTTACACTGCTGACGCTCCAGTTTGGCCTTCACGCTAACTCTGGGAACACAAGACGCCAATTGGTTTTGCGTCTTTGATCTAGTGTGTCAAGGTGCAGTCGTACCTGTATAATATCAGATGTTATTGAAAATTTACCCAATGCATTCTGTCGACGATGCTCAATTGGATCACCAAATCTTGATTGGGTAAAATGCTCCAACAACCACTGATCAAGAGTAGCTAAGTTATTTTGATTCAATATCCCCACTGTGGTGTTGACTGCGAACATACAATTGTGCGGAGCAGATTCAATGTACCATTGTAAATTGTTTTCAATTGTATCCCATTGGGCAGGATATCGCTGGTATTCAAATCTTTTGCCTACATCATCAATACTAAAATCCAATTGTACTAACTTGAATTCAGCCCACAATTGTTGTAGCTCTTGATTAGGTAAAATAGTTCCGTTGGTATTGTAATTTAAATATACTTGTGATTTATTTGGAATTGCATGTAAAAATCGCACATGCTCTTTACTCAACAACGGTTCTCCTCCGTTGAAGTGTACAGATTTTAATGCTGTTAGATTCAGTTGCTTCCATAGTGTGTTGGCAACTGATGATTTTTGAATCCCCAATTCCTGTTGCCACATACTGCTGTTTTCAGGACCACATATTACACAAGCAAGGTTGCAGGTGTCACCAGTCCAATAGTCTATCCTAGTTAATTCAACTGAGTGGTTGTTTATTTGATGATCAGTATACCATTGGTTACTGCCTATCCGTCTACTAGTATATCCTGCTTGCTCGTTAGTTTTGCAATTAACACAGCTAGAAGGCCATGTTCCTTGAGAAAAACTTTCTCTAATAGAAGTTAGGTAGCTGTGGTTAAAATCCAACTGCTGTACCGGCACAGTAGGCGATATACAACAAGGCGATATTCTAGTACCACCTTGCTGTATAACAACGTTTAGATTTTTAAACGCATCTACGCAAGTAATCATGTTACCCTGCTTTGATCTTGCCCAGCATTTGTTTTAGTTTAGAACTTTGAACGTCTGCTGATACTTTGGGTCCTTGCTCCCATGCAGGGGTTCCTGTTGCACGTTCCCATGGAGCACTGCTGTTTGTTTCGGCATCAGCAGCCTTGACTTGGCTTTTGGCCTTGATTGATTCCATGATAGCACTTTGCGGTTTGTTGTATCCGCCTTCGTCCCCGCCTTCATCAGTAATACGCATAGTGTCAATGTTATACTCCAAATCAATTTTTTGACCAACGCCGGTCGAGCTTCGAGATTTCATACACTGTATTTGATACTTGCCGCGCTCTTTCATAGCACGACTAGTAAAGATACCAAACACGTTATCAGCTGTGTTGATCTTTGAAATACCACCACTAATGTGTGAGTGATCAAATTCAATTTCTTCCACCGCTGATCGATTCAACTGTGATGCTGTTACCAGCAACACACCCAGCTCTTTGGCCAAGTTTCGTAATTCTTCTGACACATACTTGTCTTTCACAAACAAGTCGTTGGGACTGACCTTGGCGCTTACTGGCATCAGCAAGTCCAAGTAGTCTACCATGATAAAGTCCACGCGGATACCTGTTTGTATCTGCACTTCTTTGATGTAACTGCGAATATCATTGATGTTGCTTTGTGCTGGCAATGCTTTAACACGGTATTTGCCTGCTGTGCGCCCTGTCATCTTGACCTTGAGCTCTGCTGAATCAATGTCCTTGCGAATGTCCTTGGTACTCATACTGGTCAACATAGCGTCAGTACGCAACGATGTCAGTTCTTCACTCAATTCAAGACTGATGTAAACACCACTTAGACCTTGTTGCAACCAGTTCAGCGCAATGTTCATCATCACAAGTGACTTGCCTGAACCTGATCCACCTGCAAAGATGTTGAGTTCACCACGACTGAATCCGCCATACAGCAGTCGATCCATTTGTGGCCAGCCTGTGCTAACTTGTCCGCCTGAATTGAAGTACTTGTTGATACGGCCTGCAGGGTCAGCAAAATAGTCTGTACCCATGTCCTTGGTCAAGCTGATCTGCACTGCATCCTTGATCAGTTTTTCCACAGGATCAAAATCACCCTTTTCCAGCAAGTCGGCTGCTTTGAGAATAGCACGTTCAAGTTCTTGACGCTTGGTAAAGCTTTCAAACTCAGACATGAACCATTCATTGTGCCCTTCGTTTAGATCAGGTACTGCTTGCAATGTAACACCACATGCCGCAGATATCTGTGTGCGATCTGGCAGAGTCTTGTACTTGTCTGAGTGTTCTTTAATAAACTCTGCGGCTTTGCGTAGACTACGATCAAAGTTTTCTGGATTGTAAATGTTTTGCACACGCACATACGAGCTGGCGTCTTCTAACATCATTTCCAAAAACAATCGCTGTACTTCAGTGTTGTATTCTTTTAACAAGTGCTTTTTTCCTTAGTTCAATTTTGATTCTGCTGGTTTCTCGTGCCTGCATAATAGTTAGCAAGGTACCCAAACGCCCGTATTTCTTCACCGCATCATTAACGTCCTTGACGCCATCATCCCAGTTGGGTATGCTCACTGCCCATCCCAATTCCACAGCACGATCAATCAGAGCCAAGCCTGCACTGTCTTGATCAGGTACCACAGTGATTTGACGCTCCAAACTGCGTATCAGTCTAGCCTGAGCATCATTGATGTCGTTGTGCATTAGACCTAGACCACCAATGCTGAGTGCATCAAAGATGCCTTCAGTTACAATCACATGCTGCCAGTCTGGATGTTGTAAATCAGTACCAAACACATAGCCTGGCTGACTATCGCTAAAGTATCTGGGGTTATGTGCATCCAGGAAACGCTTGGTCCATCCTACCACACGATTGTTGTGTGTGAAAGGTATAATGATACCTTTGCGCTTGCTCATGGGATCAATCATGAACGGAAAATTGGTCGGGGCATGGCGTGCGGATAGGTAGCTCCAGTAAGTGGTGCCAGGTTGCACAAACTCTGCGCCAGCAGGCAATTCACGTTCTTCAAACTCAATACCTTGCAGTACGTTAAATGTGCGTTGCCGATCCTCAATTAACCCATTGATGTTGCGATGTCTTAGACTGTCAAGGTTGATCAGTTCAATATCACGATCAGGTACACCCAGCCAGCTCAAGAGTCTACGGGCTTTGTAGCTTACCGAGCGGCCAAGAATAAAGCTAGCAGTATACCCGCAGTTGAAACAATGATAACTCCATCCTTGATCGGACAGTTTGATGCCGCCGCGACTGCGACGATCTAGGCTAGCACCATTGTGACTACAACATACTGCATTAAAGCTCAACCAGCCACTAGGGCTTGATTTACGCTTGGCAGGCAGATAAGTGAGAATGTCCAACATCTGTTAATTATAACAGAAGTAGACTCATCTATAAAGTAAATTGGTAACTGTACCGTTGTTTATGACAACATTGGCATAGGTAGGACTGCCGAATGTGATTGGCAAATATCCAGCGCCACCAGCAGTGACAGTGATAGCACCCACTTGTCCGTCGCCAGCATAAGACGCCACAGCTTCAGCACCTGCACCGTTACCAACAATAATCACATTGGGTGCAGCAATGTAATTCTGTCCTGGGTTCTGCAAAGTGATACCAGTAACCACACCATCTACTACTGTGGCTGTGGCTTGTGCGCCCCAACCTTGGCTTTGGTTAAATGCTACCCGAATTAGTGGATGAAATCCTGGTACATTCAGATAGATAGTACTGGTTTCATTTAGATACTGTGTGCTGGCAGTAACGTCATACCAAGCAGACTCATAGTCTTCTGCTGCTTGGGCCTTGATGGTTCCAGTAAAATGATGCAGGTCCATTTTGATTGTGGTCAAACTAGCCCCGTGTGTGGGGATTTCACTAGAGTAAAATTCAGTTGTTTGAGTGTAGTTTTGTGGTTGCGGGGTCAGTGCCCAGTCCGGCCAGCCTGCAGGCGGATTTTGCGGCCAACTAGTTGGGCCATATATTGTGGGAATTGTAAGATTGTTGCTGAGTTGGAATTCAGGAAACACAGAATCTACAATGTTGCAGTCGGCGCGAGCTTGTGAATTTGCATCAGTATACACTGCTTGAACATAATCGCCAGATGTGCGTTGAATACTGTAGCTGGCCGGTTGTGCCATGAGATTGATAGTATCTGCGGTATCTAAAGTGACTTTGACTCGCCCTAATGGGGCACTAAGAATGGTCATGTCCTTGGACAGCAACAGTTCGTCACCGTCTTGGCTGATCAATCTAAACACAAAGGCGCTGCCAGTGATGTTCACAGGCTTTTGGTCCTGATTGATGAATTCAAACAACAGAACGTTGTCCACGCCCTTGTTGATAGTTAGTTGTTTTGCGTACACTGGGTTATACCTCGCTTGGAAATAGCCACCACTGGTGTCAATCAATAATACTTTGGTAATTTGTTGGTATAAGTATGCTGTGGTGGAATACATAGGATCCTCGAACAATATTTATGGGCAACGACATCTTTACTAAGTTAGCAGAAAAATACCCCTTTATCACGCTTTGCTTGTACGCAAACGTGGAATACGTGGGCATAGTTCAAAACAGAGACGACACTGTTACTACCATCTACGACTTTGGTCATGTTACTGACTTACAAGACAAACTGGTATTCCTAGAACTAGCAAATACCTGGTGGTGGGAGAGCAATCGCAGCATACCCATTAACATTTTCTTGCGCGGAGAATGGGATCGATTCAGACACACCTTGCGTACATTTTCAAACAAAGACCTAGAAATACTGCACGGACCTGCTTGCAGCTTACTGGACATTGCTCGCAAAAAAAGCAAGAGAAAATCAATTACACTGGTTCGGCGGATTGATTAAGCAGATTCATGTGTAGCGCTACCAAGGCTGCATAGCTAATTGCATGTGCCTTTTTGAATGTGTAGCCCCGACTGGTATCTCCATCCCATACACTTGCAAACACTTCTGCCCAAGGTTTTCTTTGTAGATGTGCTTTTCCTGGACGAATAATTGATATAAAAGCAGCCAGTCTTGGTATACTGTCTGGTTTCATTTCTTTCAACAAATCATAATAACTGCCTACATGTGACAGCTGGCTGACCCAATGAGCATCTGTCCACAAGCGGCTCCATGGAGGAGTTTCTGCTAGCATAGCATCATAGTGTTCGGGACTTTGAATCAAACTGTACACGCTCATGTTCAGAAAATCCAGTTTGAAATAGCCACGAGCTTCAGCAGTTTCGTAGTCTAATGCAGATACACCATGCACAGGATCTTGTGGGATATCTGTAACATAGATACCTGAATTGTGTTTGCGTACAGATGTTCCTGATTCAATCCGTGCCGGAGTATGCTGAATCAACTTCAGCACAGCGTCCCTGTCGGGCATGTCAATGTCAATATCTGCGCTCATAATTTACCAAAGTAGGGTATAACAATCTGTTCTGCAAATGCACGATGGGCTTGAGCAGTAGGGTGTCCAATGTTGGGGCGATCTAGGAAATCTAACGGAACAAATCCTTGTTCGTGACACCAATCCACAAACCCAAATGATTCAAAGTCAATAAAGCAGTTGTTGTCCAGCTGTGATTTAAAAAAATCAACAAGATATTCATTTTCTAACTGTTCAGCTTGTGGCGATTGAAACATCAAGAATTCGATGTTTAAATCTTTCATTAGTGCTTGGAACATCACACAATCGCACAAAAGATTTGCTCTCTCAGCGTACGGACTGTAGTAGTATGCACGACCTTGGTTATATTTGTCAAGGAATTTGTTCTCTTTATCAAACATCTTTTTTCCTGCTAGCAGCAGGTCACGCCAGTTGTCTTTGTCAGCAAATGTATGTGTTTGAAAATTTGATTCTTGTGCTGACTTGGGGGTTGCATTTTCAATCCAAAGTTCTGACCTTATTTCAAAAGACAACCCAATTAATGCAATAATTCTTTGTTCAGGGTTTTGTTGTCGTTGTTGTATTAAATCATGCACTGAGGTTCTAATTATGCGGCGATTACAACTACCTCGTAGTGCATTGTTGATTACAAAACCATTTAAGTGTTCCCCTAGCACGTGAGCGTATGTTTTGCCCACAAGAGAAGTGTGGTAATTCTCATCACTGTAACTATCTCCGTTACAGTAGATCAATGGATGATCATTCATTGCACGTCACACAGGGCCACTGCAATGCGCACTGCTTCCTCGGCTCGTTGTTGTGCTGCCAATGCATCTGCCACTGCGGGATGAGTTTTGGCCAGCTCAAGCATGCGCTTTTCTTCAATCATTTTTCGTTTTACCCATTGTATTGCTTCTTGTGTTACTCCATCCAGTTCAATGGTAGGGTAGCCAGATTGCATGGTCACCCAGGAGCTACCATCATATACTTCAACGTTGCCGCTGTTGTACCGCACCATGCCAGCACTGGCTCGTGAGTTGTCGATATAAGGGGCGCTGTACACGCTGCCTGAAACCGTTATGCCGTTTCCGCCTGTGATACTTCTAATCATGTTACCATCCTGCTTGAGTTAAAATTGTTCTAGCATATGCCTGATCATCAGGATTCTGCTGTAGCTTTTTTAGCCATACGTCTGAATCAATATAGGGCCAGATCAAACTGACCTGCGCTGCATCCAAGTTGCTGAGAAACTTCTGTCCTGAATCACTACAGTATATGGTCCACGGACTTAGTCTGCCAGACGATATAGCATAGCACAAAGCATGCACATTGCCGTAACGCAAACAATCATGTGGAGATGCTTGAGTGTTTTCTGCCCAGGTCATACTGTACTCAATAGCTCGTGCCAGTGCATCTTCCACAGCTTCTACCTTGAGATAGTCCAACAAGTATTCTGTGTACACTCTGTCTGAACACCAGTAGTCAATCTTTTTGTTGTGCTTCAACAACCATGTCATGAACTGACCAGGATTGATTGTGCGAGTATCTACACAGTATCGTCCAAACTTTACAAATGCTTTGTAATATGCGCTGCCAGCAAAGTCTTCAAATGTCTTGGTCTTGGCTGATCGTTGTACTGTTGCATAGAACTTCACGTAGGCTTGAAAGCCCAGTCTTACACCAGGCTCGTTCTGCTCTTGATGACGGCGCTTGGCCTCACACATGTGAACTGCTATACTAGTTTCCTTAGCAAAGGTCTTGTTGCAAAAGTCACAGCTGAATTTACTTGGGGTCGTTGCCATGCTGACGAATGTATGCATCTAGTTCTTTTTTGGTAGTGATTGCTGCCAACAAATCAATTTCATCATTTTTCAAGTGTGGAAACAACTCACTCAGTTGTTTCTTGAACGAGCTTGCGCCGGGCTCTTTTTTCTTGGGTGCAATCCAGGGGTGGCGCGGTGTTCCCATGTCTGGACTTACTGTTGTGGCCAACAGCCATTGCAATTTAGGATGTTTTCCTAGATCAAAAAAGTGTTTGTTGAAACGTTCATTGCAACTGATCACATAAAACTCTTGTAGGTCTCGAGAACCTTCAACTGAACTGCCCCAACGCAACATTAGAAAGTTGCTGAACTTCTTGCGCTCTTCGGGTGTTAGATTGTCATAGAATGTTCTGTCCTTGCGGTCAAACACTCGCATCTCGTTGGCAATGTTTAGTTTATCACTCATTGGTTCGGCTCAGTTGATATATCATTATAACACGGTCCAGGGCATCTTGTAAAGCAGGGTTCGAAGGTGCTGCACGTCTAATCTCACCCCACATCTTGGCATCCATAATATGTTCGTGCAAGGGCCTACCATCTGAGGTACGATGATCGTACCCTACTACTTCGCGCTCTAAAGATCCTGGTTCTCGTCTAAACACAGTGTCTCCAACTCGTTCATATATGTAAGTGGCACCAGGAGTTAGATCGCCCATGATTACCACGCCTTGTTGTAATCCACGATCTCGCAGTTGCGACTAACATCTTTTACAAAATACACACAGTCAGGTTCAGCTTCATCACTCAAAGGCACAGCCAGCATTTGCCCATTCTTGAGCTTGGGAGCATACCACGAAACTTCATGATAAACATCCAAGATTTCAATGTCAGGAAAACTGGGCCTAAAGCTACTGAGTGGGTTGAATTGAAATACTTTGAATCCTCGATCGTTAATTGATGTTAACGGTAACACTTCAAGATCACCTACTTCAGGTTCGCCAATCAAGATTTGCCAGTCCATGGGCATTCGAATTGTGTTTTTGCCAATGCGCAATACTAGAGCAGGACTGTTGAAACTTTCTAGAAAGATAAGTGGTATAAACTGATAGTCAGGATCTTTGGGGTCCGAGTTATCTAGAATAGCAAAACGCATGTCATCTACTTCTTCAGGAAGATGATCAAGGTCATAAGCGGTGTTTTGGTCAAGTGTTAGAATTCGCATGTGTTAAGTGTACAGGTATTAGTAGGTAATGTCAAGCAATTTTCATCCAGTCCAGCTTTTCTGCTGTGAAAGGATAGTTAGCATCTTTGTAAAACTGCTTGCGCTTGGTCAAATGACGCTTGGCAAATTTGCATGTGGAAGTTATGTCCCAGATTTGCACATGATCTTTGTCTTCAGCTTTGCGAATGCCGCGTCCAATACTTTGAATGACTCGAACAAAGCTTTTGCCAGGCTCCACAAGTACCAGATTAAAAATACGAGGTATGTTGATACCCACAGCAGCCACACCATAAGTGGCCACAATGATTTTGTCTGTTGCATCTGCAACTTCAGCATATTCGTTTTGTCGGTCTTTGGATTTAGTAGCACCACTCACAAATACTGCTTTGTCACCCAGCCGTTCAACCAAGGCATGACCAGCAGCCACTCGATCTACCAACACAAGAGTGTTGCCTGTTTCGTTGATAGTTTTGATCAACCCAGACATTGCATCAAGCCTGCCCGACTCTTCCAGCAAATATTTAAGCTCGCTTTGGTATTCTTTGTACTCCACATGATCTATCAACTGCACAATGTTCACGTGACAGTTGGCCAGTACCCCGCGATCTTGTAGTTCACTAGCACTAAGATGACTAATCACTGGTCCCAAGCTTACCAACAAGCTCTTGAACTCATATGGTTCTTTTGGCACCGTACCAGTGAGTCCCCAACGAATAGGGATACGACTCATTACACCTGACAGCAGAGTCTTGAGTGCATCAGCTTTGGCCATGTGTACTTCGTCTACAATTACACATACCACGTCTTCAATAAACTCGTGTATTGTAAAGTCTCCAGTACCAGCTTGTGTGTTTTTTAATAGCACGTTGAGACTTTGCCAAGTGCAAATGGTGTGAGTACGACCTTTCTCTTTGCGGTCTCCAAAGTATACGCCTACGTCTAGACCTAGATTTATATAGTCAGCTTCGGTTTGTCGTACCAGGTCCTTGTTGGGCACAATCACAATAGTGCGGCCATATTGTTCTACACTAAGACTCAAGGCAGCAGTCATTAATGTTTTGCCTGCACCTGTGGCCACTTCTTGTATGCACTGCGGATTGCTCAAATAGTCGTTTACAATCTTGACTTGATAGTCTCGCAACATTACTGGTTGGCCAGCCACAGGATGTCCTTTGGGCCATACCTTGTGAGAGAATGAGTCTTCACGTATTTGTGTGAACTCAAAAACAGTTTGGTAGTCACGCTGATCATCTAGATCAACATCATAGTCATACTGTTCCAGTATAGGCAGTATCTCAGGTAACAGGTTGATATAGCTGGATCCGCCCAGTTGAAAGTATGCCACTTTACCATCCCACCTACCCAATCTCACAGCAGGTTGATATCGTGCACCGGGTATTTCGTACTTGAAGGTGTTTACTAATTTTTTGCGACAGTCAAGATCCAGGCCCTCTATCTTGATGTTTACTTCGTCTTTGATTACTATGGTTGCTTGTTTCATTGTATTTGTATACTGCTCACTTGTTGTCTGGCTGCTATCTCCTGTAACAATCGAGCTCTTGGCATAGTCTCTATTAATTGTGCTACTGGGAACCGCAATGGTTGTAGTCGGGTGTCATCAAAAGATGCAAACCCACGCTTGTGAAAAAACTCTTGGTGCGTATTGTAGTATTGTTGCATATTTGCACGGAGGTTGTCAAGTGTTTGTGGCAAGTGTTCAAAGAATCTCACTACAAAGTCACTACTGTAATGAGAAAATGGCCGAAACGCATCATCACCAATATAGTGATCGTTGTCACGAGCCAGGTCTTCTAGTGTTTTGCCTATTTCGCAGTAGTTCAAGCAAACGCTGCCCCAGGGCGGACTTGTGGTGCCATATTGCTGTTGCATTGTCAGCGGCAAAGTGTACTGTTTGGGTTGTCCGTACCAGGTGCAGACCATCCTGGGGTTTGGTGCTGATTGTGCAGTCTCACATCTATGCACAGCCAAGTTGAGTTCTGCTAGTGCCACACGAACCTGCTCCGGAGCAGAGACCCAGTATTCATTGTTCTGCTGATCCAACAAACCGTGATAGCGTTCAAATATGTTGTGCAGATAATTCAACGTGTCTTGATCATGCACATCTGTTACGCCACGGTCAATAATTTGCTGGTACTGGTTGATTGTGCTCACACAGCGATTGATCTCAGAAATTGCACGATCTGCTTCAATTTTGGCACTGTCAAATCCATAAAAACGTTTGGGATGATCCAAAGGCCAAGCATGACGTTGGCTCATTCGCTCCTGCCATAGCTCTGCTACAGGAGTGGCCAGCACACGAAACTGTAGTGTTAGATCTTCAAGTTGGATATACAGAATGCTCATAACTGTAGTATATATTGTTGCGAACCTCAAGTCAAAAAAACAGGTACCGTTTTAAGGGTACCTGTTGTAAAGCCTGGGCCGGAGCCAACCGTTGTTGCCCAGGAAAAAACTGTAGTTAACGCAAGTTAGTCTTCATCCTCATCGTCAAAGTAGAAGCCACACTTCTCAAGATCCAAATCTGCTGGGAAGGTTAAGACCATGCTAGGTGTACCTTCGTTGCCATACATCATCTCATCCCAGTCTGGGCCATCCTCATCTAGTTTGGCGTCAACGATTGCTTTGTTGCGATACCAACGCATTCCGGCACTTCCGTCACCGTAGTCATATGTTAATCCATAAATTGTTTGTGTCATTTTACATCCTGTTTTTTGATACGATGGCATTTGCCACATTGGTAGGTATAACGCATGCCATAGCCTATTTCATCTTTAGCACTGCTTACGAGTTTGGTCTTTTCCATGGCACGCCACTGATGCCAGCACCCGTGAACCAGGAACTCCCAAAGCCTAATCATTTTGTGTCTTTCAGCACATTAAACAGTTCCTCACGATCCCGTTTGAATGCTTCGTACATTATTGTAACACCATTCACCGCAAGATACAACACTGCGATAGATATTTGTGCCAGGAGAAACTGTCCCAGCTGTTCTGAAGTGTCCACATAGTTCAGACCAAACAATGACACAACCGCCATAAAAATTATCGTTCCTGTGATCCAGGCAAACACAGCAATCCACGGTGTTTCTCGCAGGAGTTCGCGGAATGTTTCGTTGAGTTCAATTACACTGGAAAACACTTTGCTAAAGATCCAGCGCACAAATGCAATCAATAAAAATGGTCTCATGTTATTCCGCAACAGATTGTTTCACAGTAAAGCCAGCTTCGTCAGCTTCGTCAGCTTCGTAACGAGTATCAACTGAGTACAAAAACAAATCACCATCCCAAATTTCAAACATAATGTTCCTTAAAGAATTGCATTAGCGGCTGCTGCCGCGTTCCAAGCACTGAAAAAGATATTAAACCAGCCTGTCTTGTTGTGACCGTTTTCAAAGTCACGTTGGGCCCAGGTCCATAAGAGCCAAGCACAAAGGATGTTAACAATTGTCCACGCATTCATGACATCACCGCAACCAAAAATATAAAAAATGCCGCAACAGGATAGCCAAACAACAAAGCCATCATGGCAAGTACTGTTCCAAAGAAGGCTTTATCTGATTCCATCACACGCCACCATTCTTCAACAAGTGCAAGGTCACATCTGCTGCCGGCACTTGCACCATTTCTCGGCTGTACTTTCGCGCAGGCTTGGATGTTTTGCTGGGCGGATGAATCATGATCTTGGCATAGCCGTGTCCTGAGATTGCATGAGCACCCAGGGCAGTGACTTGATAAAGGTTGGAGTAGAACACCACAAAGTCACCTACTGCAAGTTCACGACCCAGCATGTCTTTCATATCAGCCCCAAAACCCAATTGAACTTTCGAACGCTTCCAACAGTTGCTGGTCGGTCATGGTGTTCAATTCTTCAACATCAGTAATGTGCTCTTCCTCATCGCAATCAATGTGTCGAGGAATACCATATTCTGGGTCAACTTCAATCATGCTTTTGAGACGATCAATAACCAGTTCACGCATGGTTTACTCCTGCTTCAAACAAACAAACTTGACTTCTTTGGTGGTGCGCTTGCCCAAGTCCAGGCTGGCTTTACCAGCTGTTAGACAAGCCACTTCGGACTTGAAGCCCGTTACTGTGGTCAGAGCCATGCTGTCTTTTTCACTCAGCATGCCAGCATGCAAGAACAATACAAGTACCCAAGTCATATTATGCTGCCTTCATGCAAGTTGTTTCTGCCATGCGCTTCCAGTTGTTGGGAAAGCTCTTGCGCAAGTCTGCAATCTTGATTGCCATACGCAGGCTCATTTCACGCAAGCGATTCTGATTATCATTCATAAAGTTAATGATGTCGTCCTGTACACACTCATCAAAGTCATAGTCTGCGAACAATACACCGTCTTTGGCAATTTGCTTGATACGCAGGATCTTGTCACGCATGGTGTCCAGAGTCAAGTCCAAGTAGTGGCATCGGCTTTGCAATGCATCCAAGTGATCCCGCAGTTTCTGCGACTTCATCTTGTCAAACTTCAAGTTAGTGATAAAGATAGCACTGCCTTTGAATTCAAAACTGTCTGGGATGCCTTCACGGCGCAGTGAGCTGGATTCGCTCAACCAAGAAATCTTGCGCTTCTTGCCTGAGTCCAGGGCACCTTTCAGCAAGTTCAGTGCAACGTCATCCAGCAAAATGCTGTCGCAGTCGTCAAACACAACCACGCAGTTGGGGTCGCTATACTTGTAAAGAGTCTGGTACAGGCCGATAGGAGTTGCTGAGCCTTTGACAACTTCTGCTCGCAAGCGCTTGCCTGCCAGCTTGTCAAACATTGTGGCTTTTTCAATTTCTTGCTCAACACCAAAGCTCTTGCCCACGCCTGGAGGGCCGCTCACAATCATGGCGCGGATGTCGCCTGTTACTGTGGCTTTTGTCATTTCGTGCAAGATGTCAAAGCGCTCACGGATACGATCCATGGCTTGCTCGTCTGTTTCTGTTGCAAGGGGTTCTTGTACTGGAGTGGTATCTGTATTCATGCCGCTAGTGTACACGATGTCTGCGATATTGTCAACACGGATACGGATAGTGTCACCAAAGCGCGGGAAGTGTCCGTTGTTTTTTACTGTGACATAACTGCCTTTGGCGCCAGTTTGAAAACCTGACACCAGTTCAAACTCAGTGTTCTGAACAGTGTAGCCGCGGTAGTTACCGTTAAGGACTCGAATTGCACTCATGGTTGGCTCCTTTTGTGTGCGTTAAAATTAAATTATAGCAGATTGGGAATTAATGGTCAAATGGTTTCAAACCACCAGCCATTAAGGCGAAACGTTTCAATGTCTGAAGGATGTGCCCATGCTTCCATCCAAATGCTACCGGCTTTTTGAAGGTCCAAACTGGTATAGCGCAGAACTTCACGGGAGTCTTTGGTATAAAACAAAATGCGTGTCATTGCTGGCTCCTTTTTTCTTACTATGCCACTATTATAGCAAAATGGCAATTATTGGTCAACCGTTTGTTCCGCAAGCACTTGTGGCGTAATTACAACACCGCCATATGCTTGCTGATATGTTTCAGCTACTGCACGAAGGAAAAAAGTGTATACTTTACCATTACCTGAAATCAATGTGTACTGCATCATGATCCTTTTTGCTTTGCTATGTGTATATTATAGCAAATTGGGCATTTTTGGTCAACCTTTTAGTAGATTTCTTTTACAAAATCAAACTGATCTGCAGGAAATTTCTCTTTGCACTCGTCGCTTTTGAGGTACTGATTCATTGCAGCCGCAGTGAAAAACACTTTGCGAGTCACTGCGGTGTGAGTGCCTTTGGCACAAATTGTTAGATAACAAGAAGTTGCTTTGCCAGCCATTGTAGATCCTTTGTGTTAAGCGTTAATTATAACAAATTGCCCAATTTGGGTCAAATGTTTTTTTGTACTACTGAAGTATTAACTTTTAATACGTCGAAAATTGTGTTCTGCAACTCTGCAACTTCGTCGCGGGGCACATAAAAATCTGTAGTAGGATCGTAGTACTCGCCTTCTTTGGGATCGTAGTACAGCACCGCTCCGTTGGGGTAATGAAACGGACCCTCTAAACCCTTGCGTGGACCATAGTCTTTGTTACGATTAAAAATGTAATATGACATGTTGCTCCTTGTTGCTATGTTGTTATTATAGCAAATTGGGATTAATTGGTCAACCTAATGCCACAAATCTGCAATTACAGATTCTGTAATTTTGTGTGGTTTGGGGTTGCCGTGAAACACCACTACACTGGTGTCATTGTTGATTACTGTGCCTGTGCCCGGACGACGATGTGCTCTATATGCAAAGTCGTAGCCACCGTCCAAGCACTGCCAGCGCCAACTTTGAACATGTTGTGTTTCAAAATAACGAATACGATTGTGTCCCAAGGCAGCTTGTATGTAATCTTGATCTCCGGGATATCTACGTGTAACAGTGGCAATGTCTTGACTGCTGAAATTGTGCCACACATCGCCAAAACTGGGCACGTGCCACCACATGATACTGCTGTTCAAAGTCAGCTTGTTGGGATTCTGCAAGTACTTGAAATCTTTTATGCCCCACAAGTATGCAGGATCCAAACGCAGTATCCATGTAAGGTCTCGAACAATCACAGTATCAAGATCAAAGTACAGCATATTGCCTTGATGATGCCTGGGGTCAAACAGTTGTAGCTTGTACCACCAGCTGCGTCTAGGACCAGACACATTGGGCCAGCTTACCAAGTCATGCCGGATCATGTGTGAGGGAACTGGTCTCTCAGCTTCGGTGTACACATGCATGCGAATACCTTGTGGTATGTTGCGCTGTAGCATGTTGTATAGTCGTTCTACATACACCCAGTCATAGCCAGTGCCGTGTATCACGCATGCACAGTCTACAGGTTCAGTGCTGGTGCTAGTCTGTTTAGCCATAATCCTTGTTTGATTTCTTCTACGGTATATTCTGTGTGGCAGATCTGTGTGAGCCATAGATCTCTGTCTACCAGATAAGGTTGTTCCAGGTCCGCATACCCTACTGCTACTGGATATGCAAGACTACTTGAATCCACTACAGGACGCACGCCTGCTATTGCAGCTTGAATGCCAGGACCAGAATTATAGTTGATCACAGCATGACAATCATAGTGCATGTCGTAACTGTCGTAGGTGCCAGTTACACGATTGGGTCGTTGTAGTGTTACACCTGGCGGCAAGTTGCGTATGTTCAACAGTGACCTAGGATGTGATCGCACCACAATGGGACGGTCACTGTTGTTTCTGATCAGTTGTATTTGAGTATGTACCCATTGATCAACAGGAACAATAGGTTGAGCCAACAAGCTGTGTTGATGCTGGGCCGCAATAACAATCTCAGAACGTGTGACTAGTTGCGTGGCCAAACTGATCTTTAGTTTGCGTGGACGATCCCAATCCAGGTTATCTTGATGTCCGTAATAGCCTGTGCCATTCACGTGATTAACTGCAATCTTCCAGGTGTTGCCCCTGTACAGCGAGCCAACTTCTACCACTATAATAGGCTTGTTTCGAGCACGATAGTGTTCATACACTGCTTGATTTGCAGCCATGCGCCCGTGCCACAATACTGACCATATTACTGCGGCATCTGACTCCCATGAGTTCTCTTGTGTTTCGTGTCCAGCGGCTTGCAAACAGTCCAACAACGCCTCCATCACAGGTGCGCCGTTGAGTGCAACTTGTGCAGGGAAGTAGGCAATTTTCATACAGGATATTTACACCGTTAAATACCCACATATGATATTACCACAAATGCACGGCGCTGCGCCTACCGCAGACTTTTTTATCTATTCAGCATGTGATCAAAGCTACTTTGACCAGTTTGCACGTGAACTAATCAACAGCTCAAGAGCCAACTCGCCAGATCCTTTACACTTGCATATCTTTAACCCACGTCAAGATCAATTGGACTATTGTGCTGACCAGGTGGGTGTTACTGTAACCTACGAGTATGTGACCCCAGATCAATTTGACACAGCCGCTGCTCAATGGGACATGGCCACTGACCCAGTGCGCAGGGCACAACTGGAACGCACACGAAATGCCATGAAAAAAGGGCAAGATATTGACCTACACCATCGCATGCAAAAAACCTACTATGCCTGTGCAAGATTTATTAGACTGGCTGAACTAGCCGGTTCTGCATCATTCATGAGCATGGATGTGGATGCTGTGATACGTAACACTATTCCTAGACTGAGCCAGCAACATGATTTTTATCTGCACAAGATCACTGGCGCCAAAGCTCGCATTCTAGCTGGCGGAATGTATGTAAATGCACAAGGGCGAAGCAGTGAGTTCTTGAATCAGTATTCGCAAGCGCTAAGATCCAGTATTGAAAATGATTATATCTACTGGGGACTTGATCAAGACATTCTAGATCAAATTGTGCCACGATATGCCAGTGGCAATTTGCCCATTAGTCTGATTGATTGGGACATGAGACCAGACAGTGTGATATGGACCGCCAAAGGCACACGTAAAGATCTACCCAAGTTTATCGCAGAGAAGAACCGATATACTTTTTGATAGCTGACCAAAGCAGGCCTGAACGTACTTCAGTATTGCTCCAGTGTATGTTGGCAATTTTGTGAGACCAGTCTGTACGGTCAGGCAAAGGTGGGTTTTCGATCATGGATAGATCAGTAAATGCCACGTCAGCTGCCCATGACCGTGTGGTGTCTTCAATGTAACCTGGCACACCTTCTATAGCTGCCACAACATTGGGCGTTGAGTTAAGACCCACAGTACACCAGCAGTTTACCAAGGCATCACGAATATTGGCATGTTCACTAATAGTCACTGTGGTGCCGTACTTTTTCTGTATCTTTTCTATTTGTTTGAACCGTGCGCCGTCACCAGGGTGCATGCGAATCATGATGTCGCGGTTACTGTGTTTGCGTATTTTGCTAATGGTTTTGTCCAGCCAAACTTCTTGGTCTGTAAACATGTTGAATCCTTTGGGGCGTTGACACAAGATCAAGATATGACTACCGTGTTGGCGCCAGGGTCGAAGTGTAACGTTGTGCCATCCAGCAAATTTATACCACTTGCTAGTGTCCAACTGATCAAAAAAATACGTGCCTGAATTGGGGTATACTGAACCTATGCTGTAACGATGCCATTCGTGTTCGGGTCTAGCATAGTGCAGGATGTTGCTGTCCACAAACACACTGGGCGTTTTTTGCAGGCGTAACTGATCAATAATTTTTTTCCTAAAGTTTTCTTCTAGTGTGTAGCCCAGTACGAATCCAGCATCCAGTTTTTGATCAGGCAATCGGTTATCTCGAAATTCAATAACTTCGTCACCTTGTGATCTTACTCCTTCGGCAAAGTTGTCCATGAGCATGACCTTGTTTGAGAACTTGGCAGGGTTTGATATTGAGTTGTAAAAAATTCCTACTTTCATACCCAATCCTTGGCTTTGGTCATTGATATATTGCCTTCTTCTGGCAAAGTGTTGCGCCCCATCAAGTATGTGCTGATCTGCAAAGGCACCACAAACTGATTGATAGCATTGTCTGCGGGATACCAATAGGGACGATAAAACTTGGTCAAAGCCAAAGCAGCATCTGGAGTAATAGCATAACCGCTGGCTCCGGGCATGCTAAAATTCTGCCACTTGCGAGCTTGAGCAGGACCTGAGGGGTTTTCCAAGTAGGTCTTTTGGGGATCACTCATGAACGAACTCTTGCCAAGGCTTAGAATCAGTACACCGTCAAATGCCACAGGAGTGTAACCTCTATAGAACTTGACATCGTCTTCAAAAATCATGATAGGCTCGCCAAGGTCTATACACTTTTTCCACAAGTTGTAATGACTGTAAAAACAACCAATTACTCCTGGACGACTCAGTTTGCCTTTATCTTTTTCACCTATAAGCTGACGTTCAATTATTTCGTAACGATGTTTCTTTTTGAATTCCTCGTACAGCTCTGGACGTATCAGTTGCTCAATATCATGATCATCCAGCAGTCGATTCTTGATGCTGTAAGGGTACAAGGTTTTTTGTGCCTTGTTGGCCATGGCCACTGCTTGATCTCCAGGTGTGCCTTCAAACAGTTCAGCATCAATGTTGTAACTCTTGAGACTTTTTATCATGTCGCGAGAAGATGCCACACTGTGCGGGCGTTCAGGTAGGTAAATTACAAATGCTTTCATGTATTATGTGTGTATATAAATATTTAGTGGCGCAAAACTTACAAGGAAAACAATGTCGTATAGTCTAAAATCAGGAAAAGCCGAAACACTGGCTTGGTTCCAATCCAATCAAGAAACTATCAAAACTGTAGTAGATATCGGTCCAGGATCAGGAACGTATGTCAAGCTCATAAGAGAAGATGCCAAATGTTGTGTAGACGCTAACTGGATTGGTGTTGAAATTTGGAAACCTTATATTGAAGAATTTGAATTAGAACGCAGATACAATCAGATACTAAATCAAGACGTTCGCACTGTGGACTGGGCAGCGTTCAATCCCAACGTGGTCATAGCCGGCGATGTACTAGAACACATGACCAAAGAGGACGCCGTTGCTCTTGTGGATCGTATTTTGCAAGTGGCAGACATGCTGATTGTTAGTATCCCTATCAGGCACATGCCACAGGACGAACATGCGTATCCTAACCCGCACGAAGCACACATCAAGGATGACTGGAGTCATGACGAAGTTGTAGCCACCTGGGGACACTACATCAAGGACTCGTATCGCAAAAGCCAAAAAAGCAAACTGGGCGTGTATTGGATGTCAAGATGAGAACACTGCAAGAGCTAAAAGCTGATTACATTGATTTAAAGATTGTCCCAACCAACTGGTTAGGCGATAGTCCCACAAGGTTTGATACCTACAAGCAATACGCCAGCAGGGTTGATAGTATCATAGAGTTTGGAGTGTACACCGGTCTAAGCACTTGCGCATGGCTGTCTGGTCAACCCAAACGCTTGCGAAGTTATGATATCACTGACAAGTATCTAACTGTGCTTGACGAATTAAAACACAATGCTGATCAAAACGGAACTGACTTTGAGTTTACTGTGGGTGACAGCCTAAAAGTTGAAGCTGAAGAATGTGACTTGTTGTTTATTGATACTGTGCATACACGAGATCATTGTATTGCCGAGCTAAACAAACATGCTGGCCTGGCCAAGAGATATGTTGTGCTACACGACCCCAGTGATTGGCCAGGTGTGTTTGAAGCTGTGATAGAGTATTTGCACTACAACAGAGATTGGCACATTGTTGAACACTGCAACAAATCATCTGGACTACTGGTATTAGAACGCTACAATGATTAACGTAGTTTGTTTGCTGCGCCAAGGCGGCAAAGTTGGGTATGATGCCTCCTGGGTTGAAAAGCTTCAACGCGGAGTTCAACGCAATCTAACACTACCTCACGAATTCATATGCTTTAGTGACTGTGATGTACCATGCAAGCGGATTGAGTTGTTGCCCGGTGATCATGGTTTCTGGAGCAAGATGCAGTTGTTTCGCCCTGGAGTGTTATCGGGCCCAACCCTGTTCCTGGATCTTGACACTGTGATTTGTGGCAACTTGGACGAAATGATCAGTCGCATACAACACCAAAAGTTTGTGATGTGGGTTGAAGCCGACAAGAACATACACTCAAGTGCCTTGATGTATTGGAATGATGATTACAGTCACTTGTGGGATCTGTACAATAGTCGTTCACTTGCGCACTGGGAAAAACTGTATAGTGTACCACCGTTGTACGGAGACCAAGCTATTGTGAGTGAGCACACTGCCCACACGTTGCTAACTGATCACTGCCCAACCGAATGGTTTCACATAGCATCACGCAGAGATATGAATTACACTCTTGACCAAGTCAAGCTATTGATGTTTAGAAAAACAAGTCAAAAACCCAGCACCATGATGGATCATGCACTGGTCAAGGCACACTGGCGTTAACGTTGTTGACAGTATTCAGTTAGAATACGTTCTCTGTGCCATTCGTTGCCTTGCGGCGTATCAGCAAACTCTTGAAAGCATGGCGTGCCAAGTGTGTAGTGCAGTAACTTGGCGTCGGCATTTGGCCCGTATTCATCGGGCAACCAGTTCCATTCAGGAGGGAGTTCGCCAATTCGTCTGTCATCTAGCCAGGTAAAACGGTGAAGCTCAGCACCGGTAGATCGCTGGATGAAATCAGGAGTAAGCTTCCTATTAGGGAAACTATTACAATTCCACAAAATAACACTACTCCAATTTTTTCTTGGGTAATCTTCATTCTTTGCTCCTAGGTATTTTACAGGCATGCGAGTTTTATAATCATGTTTGACCACTTGCACATCACAGACTGAATCACGCATGTTCCATAGTTCAGCAATGTCACCGCGTACAATCATATCGCCATCAATGAAGATAGCATGACCAGAGAAATCACAAAGATAAGGAACCAAGAAGCGTGTGTAGATAAAGTGGTTAGATCCATCAGTATGGGTTTCAGAATAGTCTCGAAACAAGTTCAGTGCAACTGGCACAATAGCCACAGGTTGAGAGCTGTTACGAATAATACTGTTAACGCAGGTATGGTAAGCAATAGCTTCACGAGGGTCGTAGCCCACAAACACAGGAATTGGCTTCATTTGCGTTCAATGTCTTCCTCAACACATTGTTCACCGTATTGAATTTCAATCAACCGTAGTGGTTGATCTGTTTCGTTGCACAGCTGATGCCACTGGTTGAGCTGAATCCAAGTGTGTTGGTGACGAGCAGGACTGGACAGCAAGTCATATTCTGTACTATGCGGGTCCACAGTGTACACAGTAGCTTCACCTTCAGCCACAAACCAAAACTCCGCACGATTTTCATGCCGTTGCATGCTCAAGCATGTTTTGGGGTTTACAGTAAGCTCTTTGAGTTTGACGTGATTGCCCACTTCGTGTAGCACACGATAATAGCCCCAGGTACGATCTGTTTTGGGCTTTTTCCAATCTTCAAGAATCCAGCTTGAGCTGTTTTTCTTGTCCTCACCGCCTACACCAAACACAAACTCCACATCATCAAATATCATTTCAGGGATATTGTCTCGAGTGCGGTCGCCACCGTTGGCAAAAATAATTTCGTGGCCAGGGTAGGATTCTTTGACTTTGCGAATAGCATCACAACTACTGTTGTCGTTGTCGTTGTAGATCACAACTTCATCTACCATAGACAGCGCACTAACCAGTGCATATCTTTCATTCATGGGCATGAATGGCCTGCCCTTTTTTCGAGCAAGCCATGCATCTGAATTGAGACCTACAACTAGCATATCTCCGAGTGTTCGGGCTGCTTTAAAGTAAGCAAGATGACCAGAATGTATGGGGTCAAAACCACCTGTAACAATAACAATTTTCATGCAGTTATTTACTGACTCAAACTATTACAGTGTAATATCTTCCATACCGGCTGCACGAAGTCTAACAATGTGACCTGACATCCATTGCTTGCTATCAAGCCCCTTCATGATACCCAACCACTTGTTGCGCAATAGTGCAACTTCATTGATAATGGTCTCAAAGTCAATTACTTCGTCCTCACCATCCACGTATTTTTCAGCGTCACGACTGGTAAGTGCCCGAGCGTAGCCTTCAAGATACTTTTGAAAATGCTTGCGACGAATTTTTCGTAATTGAATGTTGAGAAAGTTCAACACAGCTTCAATTTCTTGTAGCTGGTTGAATCTTTGTTCTGTGATACCGGGTAACTCTTTGATATGATGTTCCATGGTGCCGCCAATCTTGCAATCTCTCTTGGCGTCAATCAGCTCAGTCTCATAGTGTGCAATGAATCCCGGAATATTACTCAAGTCCGATGTTACACGATGGTACCACATTTAGTCTTCCCAGTCGGTTTCGTCGTCTAGGTCGTCGGCTTCTTCATCGTCTTCGTCATCATAACTTTTGTCATTGTCAAGATATGCCGTAAGCGCTCGCTTGATATCACTGTCATGCTTGAACGCATCACGAATGTCTTCAACATCTTCGTCATGATCAATCAACACTGACACCAGCGTTTCAGCAGCTTCCTGCCGATCCACTGTGTTTACGTAACGCTTTAGTTCGTTCCAGATTTCGCTTGCTACAATTGAACTCATTCTGCATCCTCTAATTCAGTTTCAGGAGTACTTACCTCCTTGATGTTACCAAAGTCATTCATTACAGTATCCAGGCAACCGTCATCGTTGCGTTCCCATCCCTTGCGGAACTTCTTGATGATCTCGCCTTGGCTTGTGGTAAACACCAGGCTGTTGCCTTCTTTCTTGAGCAGGCCTTTTTTCTCAATCAAGTCAGTAAGACCCGAGTAAGGACTCATACCTGTTGTGTATGGAATCTTGACCTGCACACCTTCAAAGGGCTTGGCATAACGTGTTTTCATGACCTTGCAGCCAGCACGGATACCATTGACTTCACTAACTTTGTTACCGTCTTCGTCTTCTTTCAGCTTCATCTTTTTCATAGCAACAACAATTGAGCTAGCGTAAATGAAACCCTGACCGCCTGAGATTTTATCATCGGGGTCAAACATGTCCTGACTTGCGTATGTGTGGTTGGTACATACCAAGCCCACGTTGTATGAACCAAACATGTTCACACAGTTACGCACCAAGGCAGTGAGCGCTTTTGGCTTACGGCCAAGATCACCCTTCATTTCGCCTGCTTCAAACTGGTTAACGTCTGTTGGAGTCAACAACATACCCAAGCTGTCAATAACAAACAGTACCTTAGGACGCTCGCCATCAGGCAGTGCTTTGTAATCGCTCATGAATGTAGCAATAGTCTTGGCCACATCATCAATCATGGCCATACTGAGTTTGAGCAATTTTTGCTCACTAGTGTCAACGCCAAGTGCCTTGAGCCAGTTTTCGTCCAAGGCGTTTTCACTATCAACCAGCACAACAAAGATGCCTTGCTCTTGTGCATGTTTGATAATGTTGCCTGAACAGATATAGCTCTTGCCTGCACCTGAGTCACCAGCAAACACAGTGACCTTGCCCAAGGGAATGCCACGTTGGAAGTCACCTGAGATCAGGTAGTTTAGTGCATAGTTGCCAGTGGAGATCCAGTCTGTGGGATCGTTGAAGCCAATACTTAGGCCGTCAATGCTCTTGGTAATTTCCTTGCGGAATTTTGAAATATCAAATGGTTTTCCCATATCAATCCTTAAAAATAGTAATTAATTCTTTGTTAGAATTTAGCTTGCCAATAGTGTCCCACGGCAATTCCCTTGGATCTTTGTTGTATTGAGCACAAAACATTGCCATCAACAAAGCCTTCTCCCAAGGATCTATAGTAACTTGAACAAGTTGTTTATCAACTGTTTTGCTAAACAATTCTCTAAGGTTATCAAGCCATGCTAAATAGACCTGATTGTTCTTTAGAACATGTTGTTGAAATATGTCACTTTTCTGATCGTCCCAAGTCCAACCTAGATAACAAGTGATTTGCTTTTTTACAACATCAATCTTGCTAGAAAAATAATCATCTAGTAAAAAAATGTCGCCACCAAATCTAGACTGATGATTTTTAGAACTCAGTAAAACATCATAGTATGCAAATGTCAACAAACTTATCCAGTTGTCGTCAGTAATGCCAACTTCTGGTGTTTTGTAATTTTTGTATATTTCAGTCTGAATATCTGTTGCCAACAATTGAACATCATTGTATGTGTCGCATACTGGCCAAGATGGATCTTTAAAGTTCTGGTAGAATTCCTGCCATGCTTTTTTATGATCAATCTGTTGCTTGTTAATTGCAAAAAAATCTAGAACATTTGTAAAATTAGGTTCTTTACCTAGAAATTTACGATATCCCATTTTGATTTCCAACAACTTGTACCACAATGATGTTTTAACTTCGATTATACAACGACTGTTTTCAGGAACAAGTTCTGGGTTTTCATCTATGTGTACTGGAATCAACTGATCATAAAGATAGTTTGGTCTAATTTTATGTGCGTTTCCAGTGGATGAGAAAAAAGTATCCAGGTTCAAATCAACTTTGTTGCAAGCATACATGGCATGGGTAAAAATAGTATTACCCATGCCACCTACTCGATAATCTATCAAATAAGTCATTACGTGTGGTTAACGCAATAGACTTACTTTTGTCTAGAACGAATCATGGCCAAAATGTCTTGTGCATTTTGTGTTGCCTTGGGTGCAGTAACTGGTGCTGCGGCTGCTTCAGCAGCGTCTTCTTCCCAAGGTGCTGCTTCTGCAACTGGAGTTGCCACAGGTGCTGGACGAGCTGCTGGTGCTGGTGCTGGTGCTGGTGCTGCCTCATCTGTAGCGCCGCCTGCTGGGGCATTAACGCCAGCTGGACGGAAGTACTGACCCCAACGCTCTGTGTCGTAAGGCTGGCCATCTACAGATGCTTCAAACATCTCCTTGATCACTTTCAACTCAACATCAGTTGGCTTCTTGGGCAAGAATGTGCTCAAGTCAAACAAGCCATGTGTTTCTACGGCTGCTTGTTCAGCTTCAGTCAATGCTGATTCCTTGCGAGCCCACTTGCTAGTGTTGTAGTCTGCGTAACCACCTTTGGAGGTCTTTGCAATACGGAAGTCCAAGCCACGCAGAGTGTCTGTTGGCAATTCTTCCAATTCAGGATCCATCAAGGCACCTTTGATCAAGGTGAACAACTGTGGTCCAATGATAAACTTGCGGATTGGATTGTCCGGAGTCTTGTCGTCAGCAATTGGGTTCTCACGCACAAAGCCTTGCATGATGTATGAACGCTTTTTCCAGTACTTGCGACCCATGTCTTCAAGACTCTTGTCCTTGAACCAGGTGCGCACTTCTGCCAAGATTGGGCAAGCTTCGCCCCACATCTCAACGCAAGGTACTTGGACCATAACTTGCTTGGAATCCATTTCACCTTTGACGCCGTTGAATGGCAGTCGAATCATGGCTCGTTCTGCCCAAAAGAAAGTGTTTTTGCTGTTGCCGTCGGGAAGAAAACGCAGTGCGGCACTTTGGCCTTCTTCCATGTTCCAATGCGGATAGATCGATTTGTCTCCGCCCCCAGTGGATTGCCCACCTTTGTTCTCTGCTGCCTGTAGTCTTGCGCGAATTTCTGCTAATGATGCCATAGTAATATCTCCTGTAAGTTGCCTATGTTTTGCCTATCTAATATTCTTAGATTGTATGTTGCCTGTGCATACAAGTTGTATTGTATACGACTTTATTTAGCATTGCAATACAAAAGGCAAAGTTTTTTGTTCAATAAGTATAGCAATGGACAACAATGTTTTTTATGTATGGGACAATCATCGCAGGGTCTGGACCAGCAATCCTGACATGCGACATGAAACGGAATGGTTTGTATGGGATCCGCATTCATGGTGGGAGTACAACAAAGCCTTGATGCTGGGGCAGGAATGGTTTCCACGTGCTGAGATCTATCGAGGTGTGCGACCTCCGGGCCCCGGGGAATTTGGGCACAATGACACCAGAAAAAAAGTAGCGTTGTTGTTTTTTGAACATTTTGCTAGGCCACTGAGTGGTGGACAAATTGCTGACTCCGGACCAATTGAAGATCAACCAACCTTGATAGCCAACATCAATCTTAATTGGGCAGACATTGTGATAACTCACAGCACCGAACCCATGCAAAGCTGGTGGCCGCGCATTTATGGTGATATCAACAATGCCATACACAACGATCAAATCAAATGTGTGTTTGCTGGCCATCAATCATATTCTAACCCGCCAACTGATAGATTTTTTAACGATCAAATGAGTTTCTTTTCGTATGTGGCGTGTTCTAACCAAATTCAAGATGTCAGCGAAACAACAGTACCTTTTCGCAAATACATGTTTGATGTGCTAATGGGCACACTCAAAACAGGTAGACTTTACCTATTGTATCGCTTGTTGGAGTCTGATTTTATCAATCAGTGTTTGATAAACTTACAGCCAAGGCCTTGGCCAGATCCATTATGGATTGACCAAGTTGACCCTGAGGGAGTAGCAAAGCACGGAATTATTGAGTCTTATACTTCCCCTGCTTTGTATGATCTTGAAGAGCCTATAGTACAAAAATTCAAAGACCGAACCAAAGATCTGTCTCCAAGAGATCAGTACAGTGTAAATTTAGTCAATAGAGTAGGGTTTAACATTCCAGGCGAAAATGCCCCCATGAGTGTTATTGTGCCTTGGGGAGTTTATCAAAGTAGTTGGTACAGCATCATATGTGAAACAGCCGATTGGGGATCGTCAAGTAATTTTTTAACTGAAAAAACTGCCAAATGTTTGTTTGGTCGTCGTATTTTTATTATGTTTGCAGCCGCTGGGTTGCTGAATCGATTGCATGAATTAGGGTTCAGAACATTTCATGGTGACGATATTGACGAAAGTTATGACAGCGAACCTGACAATGCCAAACGTTACACTATGGCCTGGCAGCAGATAGTACGCTTGTATCATCATGATCCAAGAACCATGTATGCCAAATATCGTGAGGTGCTGGACCACAACCAACAACTACTGATGTCTTTGCCTCAGCAGCAGCTAAATGACATCTGTGAGTTTATTCACAAACCTTTCTACACACAGCAATAAACATCTTGTAAATAACATTATGACCATACACCGCATTTATGATACTGATTCTGACGTTACCTCTGTTGCTAGCCAACTATGGAGCGTAAAAAACTGCTTTGCTGACAGCACCTTTCAACAGTTGGCCACCACACACCTAAATCATCAAGACTCTTGGCATCGTCACCCTGACTGTTTGGAATATCGGTTGCAATTGACTCCAGATAGTCCTACCCTAAAACAATTGCAAGCCATGGCTCCCAAAATCATGCCTGAGCTAGAAAAAATTACTGGGGTCAAGCTAATGCCCGCAGAGTGCAAGATGTGGCTAGATTTGAGTAATTGGCATTGCCCATATCACTCAGATGCTGACTTACTGGTTGTGACTTATCAAGTGTACTTGTGGACACACGGTGATGTACATGGTACTGAATTTACTCACAGTGATCCTCGCACACGTTTTGATTTTGTTCCCAACACAGGCTATATCAACTTAAACACTGATCTCAAAGAGCATCATGCAGACACTATCACAGGCACACGGTTAAGTGCTTGCTGGCAGTTCCGCGCCAAAGTGTAAGTTTACAGTTTCACGCACCGAGTTAGGTGCAACTTCATGTGCCGTTCCAAAGAACGTTCTAGGCTGATTGATCATGAGCCAGGCTTCGTTGGGGCGGTACTTTATTTTGACTAAATCTTGTGAACTAAACTCTGATATGTCAGCATAGTCATTTGGGTGTTCGGCATTTACAGTTACATTGTTACAGAACACACTGCTGAGTTCAGGTGCTGGCTCTTGGCCCATGTACACCTGTATAAAACACTTAATGTCTGGATGCAATCTATGCATCATAATCTTGCTGCCGCTTAGATCCAAACTGGCATAGGACACTTGCGACTGTACTGCATGCCCGGTAAGTTCTTGAATCAAGTCAGGTGCTTGCTGTAAGGCTGCTTCCAACAAGGAATTAGTAGCCCAGGGTGTTAGTAGTCTGTTGGGATACTGTGTGGTCCACGGCTGCTCTGCTCTGCGATAACTGCGCTGCACAGATTCGTAGTCCAAGAAAAAGTCTGGCAAGCGCCAGACTGTGGGAAGGATTTGTTGGGCATCTTTGAAGTTTAGCATGCCCATATTTAAATCACTTGATCAGTGCCAGACTTTTTATTCGTGCCAGCAATGCATCACTGTCTCGATTTTCACCAATCACAGGCGCTACTGATCCAGCTACAGTACCCATTTCGTACATGCCTCCACACTCGGCTAAAGCATGTTCTGGGCAGTACTCGCCCTCAGCAGTCATGTTGCATGACCCTTCAGCAACTGGTGCGTCAAATCCACTCATGACTTCAAATGTAGCAAGTGCATCTGCTTCTGATACTCGCGGAGCGTAATTGCCTGTACTAAGTTCTTGATCTAAACGATCTGTGATCCATTCAAAAGGATCTCCATCACGACCCTTAGCAATGCCGTATGGGATCTCACCGTGGTCTGAATAGTAGTCAAACAATGCATAGTACAAATCGTCGTCTAGGTCGCCGCCTTTTTCAAACTGATCAACTTCGTGTTTGAACCGATCCATGATATGACTCAATGTTTCGCCGCTTTCGTCAAGCATACGACCTTCTACCACTGGCAACCCAGCTGCCTTGCGCATGACATTGATTTCTTCTGCTACCCCTTGCTTTTTATCGTTTTGGCGATAACAGTAGGACGTGTATTCTTTACTGTCGTATGCTGGAACTTTAGCATCACTACCGTGTTTAGCACGCCACTCACGCTTGAATGCGCTGTATTGTTTTGCACCGCCAGCTTCTGCTATCGGTTGTTGCTCAGGAGCAGGAACTTCAGCAGCAGGGTCAACTGGTGCTGCATCACCTTCGGCACCAGCAGGTGCTTGTGTTTCTGTTTCGATGCCCAACTCACGCAGACGATCCATAACGTCTGTGTCGTTCCAGGCGTTTGCTCGCGGATCACGTTGAGCTAGATCACCAAGACGATCAAACAATTCGTCATCGCCTACCAAGTCGTACAGTTGCTCAGTAGCATTGGTAGCATCAGGGCCCACAATAAGTTCTTGGCTCATGAGGTCTTTTAGTTTGGCCACTTGCTCAGGTGTTTCTGGCAAGTTCCATGTGCCTTCAGTTATATTGTTGATCCAGCTTTCAAAAATTTCAGCTTCTTTCATAGCATTTCCTTGTTGTTGTATGCGAGCCAGCAATGGCAATGCTGCTTCGATTCTGGTGTCCAATGTTTGTTGCACAAACATGGTTTTGATATCTTCTACTAGGCTTTCGTGTTCAGCAATTTCTGCTGGGTGCCATGACTCAAAGTAGGTAGCGTAGCCGCGACTGTGACCCAGGCGTTTGAGACTTTCACGTAGGCTTTGGTAATATGCTTGTGCTTGTTCCACAATGGCTTGTGTGACACCTTCCATTACACGGCCAGCACTGGCTCGATTAAAACGGTTCAAGACCTTGAGTTCACTCACCATCTCACAAATGTGATTACCACGCACATCATAGGGCTTACCGCCTTGACGCACATGCTCTAGTATGGCTCGAGCTCCAGTCATGTTTGTAAATGGTAGTTTGAAACGTTCTTGGTCAGCTGTTTCAATATAGATACTTTCAATGTATCGGAATCTAGCATCATTTTCGCCTAGCACACGACTGTGACGAATCATCATTCTGGCTTCTGTGGGCTCGCCAGCATAGCTCACACGACGATTGCCATAGTAGCCTTCAAACAAGCCTTCTTTGATAGCAGCCATGCCAGCTTGCACATACTTGAGCTTGCTGAGATCTTCAGCAGAAGGTGTCCAAAAGTTTCGTACAGCAAACTGATGTACGGCCTGGAGAAAGTCAAAGAACTCTTGCTTGTCGTTGCCTTCCATGGTCCTGCCCAAATTGTCGCCGTACATGATTTTCATTTCATTGTCATTGGCCAACACAATTACCATGGTGCCGTAGTTTTTGCCAGTACTGCTAATATAGTCAAACGTGAATGTTTTGGCTTCAGCAGCATCGCTTGGACGGCCGTCTTTGCCAGTTAATTCAGGATGAAAGTCCCGGCTGATCAGCAGGTCGTGTAATTTTTGTTCAATGTTGTGTTCTTGGGCCATAGTAGTATATTTAGCGCATCATAGAAATGAAAGGCATAGGTTCAATGATGTTGTCCCCATGATCTTTAAGGTGCGAATCTAGTTCTTGGTGATAAGTTTGCAACAACATCAGCATGCGGGTAGCTAGCAAAGTACTCATTACTAGGTCGTCTGTTTCGCCAGGCTTGGCTGCATAGCTACTGCCCAGTGCAACAAAGTTTTTGAGTTCACTAATCAAGGGTTTACTGTACAGTTTCATACGCCCCGATTCCACTAGAATCTTGAACTTGTTACAGGCCACAATCTTGCTTTTGTTTGTGGTGGTAAATCCCTTGCGAATTCTGCGCCCGTTTTGTCCTTGTACTGAATTGTCACTGAGAAAATAACCCGGGATGTTTTCTTCACCGTATTCGTTGATAGAAATTAGTGCTGCTTCGCCTAGAGTGTTGTTTTCTACAGAGTAGTAGATCTTTTTTTCGTCTTTGACCACAGCATGTAGTTCTTTTATGATATCTACCATGATCTTGATTTGTGTGGGCACGTCTGTTTTGTTGTGTCGCCATTCAGCTACTTGCTCTGTGGTGTCTGCTTCAAATACTTGTATAGCAGCAGGGTCACCCCCGGTGCCTAGACTAGGATCCAGGGCCACAATATAGATCTTGTCTGCTTGTATAGGTCTGTACCAACGCACTTGTCCAGTCTTGCTGGAGGGCTCTACACCTTCGAGATCCAACAATTTTAGTGGACTAATCAAGGTCTCGTCGTTGATAACGAATTCGCAGTCCATTTCTCGACGGAATCGTTCTTCTCCCAACTGTGCTCGTTGTTCGTCAGCCCATGAATCATCACGATCAGGATGTTCACGCCAGAACGCACGAAACGCTCGGAATCCATTGATACCCAAGCCATTGGGTCTAGGGTTTCCGTACTCGTCTTCGACTTTGTTGGCACCTTTCCAAATCAGCGCAAACTGATCTTCGTCGGAGTTTGGAGTACTTGTAATAATAGCTTTACCACCAGTACTCAGTGTAGGCGTAATAGAAGTCCAGAACTCTTTGGCAATTGTGGGTCGCACAAACGCAAATTCGTCCAGATACAGCAGCGTGATAGACATACCACGACCAGTGTTTTCTGTAGTGGTTTGCGATACAATACGTGATCCGTTGTCAAACTCTAGCGAGCCTTTGTTGTAGCTGGTAGCACCTGCTCTAATGTGATTGGGGCACAACTCATAAGCATATCTTATACGTTGCATAATCTCTTGTGCGCCTAGATACTTGTGTGCAGCCACTAGAATAGTAGCGTCAGGAACAAACATAGCATACCATAGCAAATAACCTGCTGCTGATGTTGACTTACCAGTTTGTCGAGGCATCAAGGAAATTGAGAATCTGCTGTTGTGATAATTTTCAATCAGTCGCTTTTGATATTCAAATGGCTGATACAACATCTTGCCTCGTGTGGGATGCTGAATATAGAAAAAGTTATCCATGAAATACATGGGACCAGTTACAGGGTCAGCACAACGAGCAAACTCAGTTAGCTGGTCTTGTGTGTATGTTTCTTTACGGTGCGGGGATTTTACCAGCACTGTGTCTAATGTGGGTTTGATACTCATAAGTCTTTCACGTGGTCATATACCACTTGCGCAAATGCACGATTATTTAAGCGTCCAGGATGCAACAAGTCGCGACCCAAGTCCAGTTGTGTTTTGTCTACCACAAGATCTAGGTAGTCGTCGGGTGCATACATTACTACAGGAATACCAAGTTGAGCACACACATGCGCAATTGCTGCTTGATTCTTTTCTGCGTGTAGCTGCAAGTTGGTATCATTGCTTAACCAAGTTTTTGTATAGGCACTGTTGCCCCAGGAAGCAGCGTCATATGCCCAGTTGATCACATGTGGCGGTTGGCCTGCGTTGTGATGTAGCTCAGTTCTATTGATTCTAGGCTCCAGCAATACCACAAACTGTGGCTTGAGTATTGGTGCATAATGTTTGATGATTCTGTAGCAAGTGTCTGAGCTAGCTCCAGATATTCCAAGATTGTACACAGGCAATCCCAGTTGATCACTAACCAATTGTGCCCAAGTGTCTTCACGATGCACTCCAACACCTTGAGTGAAACTGCATCCAATAGTTACAAAGTTGGGGCCGCCACCAAACTCATTTGTACGAAAACCGTCACTGTTGAATGTATACTTGATCTGTTGGTGTTCCCACCCAAACAATTGCAACAGTTTGCGTTTGTCAGGATCATTCATGTGCTGTTGGTAGTTTTCTTTGCTGTCAGGGCTGATCCAATCAATCGTTTGTCCTGCATAGCTACTCCAAGCGTGTAATGGTTTCATAGTACTAGATGTGATAATTCAGGCCACAACTGCGCAAACTTTCCAGCTTGGTCTTTGTGGTATTGAGTTTCAATCTCGGCAATATGTTCTCGAAACTTGCTGGTGATACCTGATCGTTCTTGTGTAACTGCACGGTATGTGGTCAAAGCATTGTCAAAGAATTGACGCTCTGCTGGTGTTGCTAGGCCTGTAGCATAGAATCTTTCAATTTCAGCTGCGGCAGCGGCAGCAACTTCTGGTCCGTGCAAGAACGGATCCAGATAATCGGGTTGAAACAGATTCTGCCACAACACTGACACACCTTGTTCAGCAGCCCATTCACGAAACTCCACAATACGTGTGGCATTGTAGATGTTGTACACTGCATGAATACCACCCCACTGGCCTTGTTTGAACAAGTCTTTGACTTTGACCAAGTTCTCTGTTAGCATGCTCCACTTGCCGCCATAACGCACATATTCAAATCTGTCGCCAATGTTGTCAAAGCTCATGCTCCACCCAACTCGTTTGCGTTGTGCTAGTTTCTTAAAGATCTTGTTCTTGTCAAGATCCACATTCATGTTGGTGATCAAGGTCACAGCACAATCTTCTGGGATAACATCCAACAGTCGTTCGTTTTCGGGTAGCAGCAAAGGCTCTCCGCCCACAAGTGCAACGTCTTGAATGTGCGATTTGTGTTGTTCAAGAAAGTCACACACTTGTTCATAGTAGGGCCTTGAGCCTGACTTGAACGGAATGCCCTTGAGTGCTGACCATTTGGAGCTGGCCCATTCACTGCAATAGTTACAACTGAGGTTGCAAGTGGTGTTCCAACGCACATCCACAATCACAGGATAGTGATACTGCTCTCCAGCTGTGGCATAGTCAAAATTGGGATTGGTGTCGTTGTGCCACTTGCGTTCTGAATCTGCACCAAAGCGTTCGGCCTGTACACAGTTGGAGCAGTATTTGTGTGCTCGTCCTTGTGACATTTCGCTGCGTATTTGTTTTAAGAGATCTGAATCCAGTATCTCTGTGATGGTGTTGCTGTTGAGGTTGCCCAACATGTTGGGGTCGCCGGCACAGCAGGTTTTGACATCGCCACGGGGATTGATATGCAGCCCACGCCAAGGGGCTGCGCAAAAGAAATTACTCATCCCGTATTTACGGGCAGTTTATTGACACCAAGAAGTTTTGGCTTCGCCGTAGTACTCACGGGCAAATCCATTGGCAATCAGTTGTTGGCGTAGGCTAACACCGTTCAGCAAAACGTCGCCAAGCACACGTCCACCATACTTGTCCCAGTCCATGAGCACAATCTGTCGCTTTTGACTGTTGGCAATTGCTGCCTTGGTAAAAGCAGTGGCTGCTTCGCCACGTTGAGCTTCGCTAGCACACTGAGCACGATGTCCTTTTTCAGGAGTATCAACGCCAAACACTCTAATGCTGAGTTCTGGTTTGAGTGGTGCTGGCAACCAAGTGGCTTGAATGCCTACTGTGTCGCCGTCGATCACTCTAGTGATCACAGCGTCATACACAACACCAGGTTTTTGTTTGGGTTGTGCAAATGCCAAGCAAGGCACGATGAGTAAAAGTGTTAGAAGTTTTTTCATAGTTTGATATTTATGCTTCTTCAAGACGGTATCCGCAACCAGAGTATGTGGGGAAAGATGTTAAGGAAAAAACATCTGGATACCTACGGCATCCTTCGGGACGAGTTTCGTATATTTGACACTTCAAGTTTTGTTGATCAAAATGCTCGCACCATGACTCTGTGTATTCTGTGGAACTGGTATAGTTTTTAAAACGACAGCAAGCACCACCGCAGAGTTGTGAATTACAACTGCCCCGGACTACGGGATTAATCCAGGTAACTTCCAATGTTATACCCAGGCAAAGTATTGTATGTTTGTACTGCCAAGATTAACACCGCCGCCAGTGTAGTTTTGGAACTCAATGCTGATTGTATCAGCTGCACTGGCCCAAGCGGCCGCAATGACAACACCATAAGTTAGTGCTGTTCCCGAAGTGATTACAATTTTGTGGCTGGTGGTCAATCCAGTTAGAGTAAAAGTCTGTGTGCTGGCTGAAGTTTTGTTGATGTTGGCAGGGTCTATGGTCAATGTGCCGGCCAATATGCTGGTGGCTGCGGCGAGGTTTGTGGCCGTGGTAGCTGTGCCTATAAGGTTGGCAGTAACTGTGTCAACTATGATGTTACCGTTGCCTGTGAATGTGTTGTCTGTATTAAAATACCAATAGGTCTCGCCGGCTTCAATTTCAACATTGCCTACATTACCAAAATTGTTGGCTTGTACATAGTCAGCTGTTATATTTCCAGAAAGATTGAGATTTCCACCAGAGATATTGCCTGTTGTAGTAAATTTAGTAGCTGTAATGCCGTTGGCTACTGTGACGTTGGCAACATCTACCCTAGCACTTGCTGCTGATCCAATAGGTGTCACCGTAAATGTGATTGATGATCCTTGGGCTGTGGAAGTTTGATTTTCTAGAGCAGTGGTACGAATTTGTGCCATGGCCACGTTGCCCACGTTGCCGCCACCAAGATTTGTGGCCGCAGTTGAGTTGATGCGTAACACATCTTGTCCAGCTAGGACCTGCGTAGGCACAGCAACATTGCCGTTGAATCGACGAGCCACAAAACTGGCGTATTCAGCATTGCCGTCAATATACAAGCGAGTTGGTACTCCAGGATTACCAGTGAGGTGTAGCATGGTACCGGGACTGCCGGGAGCAAGGTAATTGCCTGTGGAACTTCCAATGATTTCCACACCACCTTCAAAGGGATCTTCAGCTGGTACTAAAATTCTCAGTTGTCCGTCACTCTTGGCTCTAAAAAACGGTTCCGTAGATGGAGGGAATCCATTGGGTTTGTAGAAGTTTACTCCGCCAATGAGATTGATGTTGCCTGTGCCATTGGATACCAAGTACATAGCCTCATTAGCATTAACCATGCTCAACTGATTTACGTTGGCATAAAAGTCTCCAAAACTAACAGGAAGTCCGGCTGAGTCAATTGTGAGCAGACCAATGTTGGAAATGTTAATACCTGGCCCAGGTGCAATACCGCCAATCTTGTTGTTGGCTGCTGGGCTAATGTTGCCAGTGACCACTAGGTTAGTGTTGATTGTTGCAGTGTTAGCCGTAAGGCTGTTGATTGTCAAGTTAGCGGTAGCTGGCAATGTTACTGGGGTACCGCCGGCCACATTGGCTGAATTTACATAGATTGCATTAGTATTAGGATTCCACCACAGTCGATCCTGTTGCCCTACATAGGTATTGCCATCTGTATTGTTGTCGCGACTGGTATAGAAATTTTGAATAAAGTTCATTGCAGGCTACTCTTAACTGTCCAATGGCTCGTCATCACCAAGATCATGCACAATCAGTGCATTGATGCCAGCTGCTTTTTTCATACGGTCCAGTGCATCTTGTTCATCAGGTTCCATGGGCGTTACTTTGTGGTTTGATGCTTCGGGATCGTCTGACTGGTTGCCTGCGTTCTCATCAAATGCATTGTCCACACCCACTGCTTTTTTCAACAGTTCGTACTTGCCTTGTAGTGGGGGCAAAAACACACCATCGGGTACCGGAATCAAGTCACTGTCATGCGTATCATCATGCGAATGTTCAGGTTGTGACTTTGCGTCAATCATGTCAGCCATTTGGCGTAGTATTTCTGAGGCTCTCATTTCAATATCCTTTAAATGCTTTAATTGGGCTTTGTGTGTCCACAAACGTGGGTTCTGTACTAGCAGGAGTAGACACTATTTTCTTGCCGCCGGGTGTTTTGGTCATGCTCAATGCTTGATCAATAACTTGAGCAATACCGGCATTCATGCCAGCAACCACGCCATGTTCACCAAATGCTGTTTCGTTATCCCACTCAGGAAATTTAGCATTGATACCATCTGTGCCAGCATCACTGCGGGCTCTGGCCATGGCCACACCAAATCTATAATTTTTATAAGGGTCAGCTGCACTTAGACCAGGAATCACATAAGTGTAACGCATGGGATTGGCCTGCTCAGCTGGCAGTTCTTTCTGCTCACGAATAAACTCACGTGCTCGCATCAGTATCCTCGAAACGCCTTGACAGGACTAGTTGTGTTTACCGCTGGATGCTCTTCTGAATCTAAATCACCGTGATTCAAATCTTCATGGCGACTGCCTACTGCTTGATATGCTTTTTTCAGCATGGCTTGTTCTTCTCGAGTGTACGGTGCTGCCACGTTGTTGCGACCACTCCAAGATTCACTATCAATTTCAGGTACATTGGTCCCGTCAGTAGAAGCCACTGCCATCATGATACGGTTGAGTTCATACACACGGTCAGCAAACTGCGGATCTCGAAACTTGTTCAAGCCCACAGTGGCATTTTGATTGCGTTTGCTAATCTTGCCAACTGCATCTTCTGCCATGAACTCTCGTGCTCTCATTATTGGCCTGCTGAGTTGTAAACGCCAGCAGTGGCTGAACTGGCTGTGCCTAGTTCTAGTGCAGTAAAAGGTGTGCCGGTTACTGTGACTTTGTTGCCCGCGCCTGCATACACTTCAAACACTGTGTTTGCAGGAATGTTAATTGGAGCAGAATAAATGTTGCCCACTGCATTAGCTGTACCCAGCGACACTGCATATGACTGGTAAGTCACTGCATTTGCCGCTGTAGAGATTTGTAGCTTGTCAGTGTAAACCGTTGCATTGGCCAGACTGGTGTATACATTAGCCATTATTTGCTATCCTTGTTGGGGTGACTGACCACAGGTTGAAACAGCTCACGAGTTTGATACATCACTCCTGGAATTTCCACAGGTGTTTGACGACCTGTTTGTGGTGCAGGAGCATGCGGGTTCATGACTGGTACAGTGGTCAATACAGATTCTTTAAGAATTTTGCTCATGATATTATCCTTTGTATGCTTTCCATTGATTGGTCAAGTCAAAAATACTTTCTTGAACTTTTTCCATGTCGCCGTCACCGTCTAGGTCAGCTTCTTTTTTGCCAGCAGCACGAGCCTTGGCCAGATTGCCAGTGAACTTGTTGCCTTCGTCAGTTTTTTCTTCGTCAACTTCTTTTTTCTTGACGCCGGCCATTTCCATCATGCGGTGCAGGGCATCTTCTTCAGCTTCAGCATAACTTTCTTGACGATCATCTTGGCTAGCAATAACTGGAGCGGTTGTTTGACCTGTTGCTTTAGGCTTGTTGAGGCCACCTGCGTATTGCAGTGCATCACTACTGGTTTCTGTTTCTGTTGGATAGTCAGGTTGATTCATGGACACTTCGTCTAACTCGTCGTCACCACATGAGCAGTCAGGTGTTCCGCAACCGCATGCGCTCTTGTATCCAGATCCGCCGTAACCTTCTTCATCGCCGCCGCCCAGGCCTGCGCTTTTCAACAGCTGACTCAGTTTCATTGCATCATCGTCAGTAGCAGTCACAGTAAGGCTCTTGGTAGGGCCGCCGTGCTCATCATTGTTCATGCTCATGTTGATGCTCATGCTTTCGTCTAGACGAGCCATGCTTTCTTTGATCATGTTTTCAAGTTCACGATTCATGCTGTCATAGATGCCGCCACCAAACTTCATACCGCCTTTGGATGGAGTGCTGTCTGTTGCTTCTTCAGTTTTTTCTTTCTTGCCTTCAGGCTTTTTCTTTTCAGGCAAACCTTTGTGCTTGGTGCTTGCAAAATCTTCTGCATCACCTTTCTTCATGGTCTTGGCAACTTTAGCAACTTCTTTGCTAGGAGCTTTTTCGCCCTTTTGTGTTGCATGGACCATGCCCATGAACTTTTGTTGCTTCTTGCTTACTGCTTTTTCGTCCACTTGTTCAGCACCGTCAGCTGCTTTGCTAACTTTATAGCCGGCTTTTTTCAGCATGGCCATTGCTTGTTTGATTTCGTCGCTTTCGTTATCGCCTTCTTCGGCAACTTTTTTCTTGCTTTGGAATCTTGTGCGATCGGCTTTGCGACTGTTGGCTGTTACTCGCTCTTGTGCAGGGCCGCCAGCTTTCTTTGGACGACCACGTCCGCGCTTTTCACCGCTTTGTGCAGCTTCGTCGTCAGCACCAACACTGATACCACTCGGATCAACTCTGCGAGTTACTCTACGACCACCAGGGATTTCTTCCACATCGTGTTTGCGACCATGTGTGATTGTACCAACTTTGGGTTTGTCAGCACGTGGCTTCTTCCAGTTTGTGAAAGGATTGTTATCATCGTCTTCACTGGCAACAACTTGTTTGCCGCCACCAAGTGCTTGCTTCATTGCTTCAGCAGCAACGTCACCTAACATCTCGTCAACTTCTTTCTTGGCACCAGCGATCTTGTCAGCAAAAGTAATTTTGTCTTTGGGTTCAGCAAGTGCAGCAAAGCTCTTGGCCTTGGCTGGATTCATTTTTTCTTTGACTTGCTTGGGATTTGGTTCTGCACCTGGCTTCATACCAGTCTGTGGCACGCCCATTTTCTTTTGTAGATCACGAATCATGTCAGCGTCATTGCCATGTCCAATAGTATCTAGTGCTTTACCAGCTACCTTTTTAACAGCACCGCCCACCTTGCGAGCCATGTCGCCTAGACCTTCTTCCACTGACTCGTCATACTTGTCGTACTTGTTGCGAACCTTGTCAAGGTCTTTGCCTTCACGTCCAGCCTTGGCCAAAGCTTCCATGCCTTCTTTGCCATACTTTTCATAGCCCTTGGCAGCACGGCTCATGTCACGCTCATTGAGTTGTCCGTGAGTAGTACTGGGCAAATCGCGAATAGCGTTTAGTTTGTTGTTTAGATTGTAAAAGAAACTCATGTTATTATCCTCTTGGGTTTGCGCCAGTTGCTGGCTTGGGTTTACGCTTGATGTTGGTCATGGGGCTTTTGACACCTTGTGGCAACTCATTTGTGGTCTTGGCTGGGGGAGTTTTTTCGCCAGCAATAGTAAACTTGGTACGATATGCATTTTTCAGCACAGCGTGGTCATATGGGCCAGTTGCGTAGTCCTTTTTCAATGCACGTTGTTGTGCATCATCTTGGGGATACTCAGCAGTGTCCAACAGGTCTTTGTTTTGATCAAGAATTTTTTTGTCTTCGTCGTCAAGACTTTGTTCGTATGCATCTGTGTTCATAACAATACGATTTGGGTCCATGCCCAACAACTGTGCCAACTGTTTGATTTGTGGCTCAATGGCTGGATAGCGAAACTCCACATCCACAATGGTCATGGGCTGATTGGGAAAAGCTGGAAAGTCTGGAATGTTTTTGCGCACAGGTGCAGTCTTGGGCTTGCCCATCTTGACTACATCAAATTGCGACATCTTTGATTCAAGATCTTTGATAAAGCCTGTGGGCACGTCGCCAACTATCTTGATACGATATTGGTATGTGCGTTCACTCTCGGCCAGGTATTTTGCAAATGGTTTCATGTCAGTGTCCTATTGTATATTTATTCTTTTGCAGCATTTTGGTCTTTGCCTTTTAGCAAACGCTCCAGCAAATCATTGCGGTTTAACACCATGCCCTCGGCGGTTTGCATGGGTTTTTGGTCCTCGGGCACATCTCGATCCAGCTTGATCTTCTTCATTTGTAGATCAATCATCTTGAGTTTTTTGTTGAGCTTGGCTGTTTTGGCAGTGATAGCATGACCCAGCATGTTTGATGCTACCGAGAATATTTCGCTAGCAAATCGACTATCCACTTGCATGCCTAGATCCATGAGATCTTTGTAGCTGTCTTGTGCCAGCTGTGCTAGATCGTCCATTTCTGTGTCGCTGGCATCAAGTCCGCGCACTGCGGGCAATGCCGCATCTATTTTGTCTATGGTAGAGTCAATTGCTGCCAACTGAGTACGAGTTTCCTCGATAGTGGGGGTGTCCGATTCAGTTGGTATTTCAACTGAAGATGGCAAATCAAAAAGTTCTTCAAGTTTCCGCGTCATGCGGATATTTATGGATCAATTACGACCGTTGGTAAACATATCTTGTTCGGTAATCACACGAAAAGTCAAACCTTGGCGAGCACACCACTTTTGAGCAGCACCCCATTTGGCATAGTTCACTGCTACTACAGCACGATCCCTGCTGCTCATTTTTGATTCAATCACACTTTGTTTCTTGGGTTTGATTTCAATCAGTTCAGCTTTGATTGTGTTGTCTTTGTTGCGATACATGATCAAGAAGTCTGGCACATAGTTGCTTTTCTTGCCTGTAACAGGATTCATGTAAGGTATAGCAATGCTTTCGCTGGCCCATTGCAGAATGTTGTCATTGGTGTCGCAGAAACGCATGAAGCTGTGTTCCCATCCTGAACGATAGCGCGGTGTTCCACGACCCACATACTTGTCGCGGTTGATTACTTCATAAAGACCGTTTGCCCAACGACTCATTGTAGCACTGCTCGGGCTGCGTAGAAGTTGGGAGTTGCACTGGCATTCACTCCCAACAGTGTGGCCTTGCTACGAATCAAGTTGAGATAGTAGGCAAGATTCACTGTGAGGTTAACACCTGATTGGCCTTGGAACCCGGCCAACAGTGTCATTGCTGGAATGTTGGTGGTCTGTGCAATTCTAAACAGGCTCACAGCAAAATTTCCTGCTGCACGGTCTGTGGTCATTACACTGCGAAAGTAAGAATACACAGCATCGTATTCGTTGACAGGAACCTCAACGTCAAAACTGTAAAAGCGATCAAACACTCGTACTGTTAGGTCTTGCTGTAGGTTTACTTGATTAACTGTGCTCATGATTTAGTTGCCTGGGTTTGTATTAGGCGGCGTCTTGGTAGTTGCTGTGGGAAAGATCATACCGTCAACTGCATTGGTAACTGCTCGCACACCTCCAGGCAACACTGCTTTAACAGCGCCTACGCCTAGGGCAGTAGCTTCACTGATAGCAATACTCTTGAGGTTTGCACCTTTCATGGTGTTATAAGCAGTACCTGCTTTTTGTGCTGCACCTATCAGGCCCAACACACTGCCGCTTTGCAAGTCTTGACTGATACCGCCAACCACATCCAACAAGCCGCCTTGACCCAGAATAGTTTGTGTACTACCTGCTCGTGCAATTGGACTTGGCTTGCGGTCATAATGAGCTTCATTGGCAAATCCACTGGCTGTGGTATTGGGCGCACCTTGATAGTATTTGACTGTTTCGTAATTGATAGTCATTGAATGTTGCATGGTACCCGAACCTTGAGCATAATCATACTGATCATGACTCCAGTTGGTTATCAGCGGATTGATCAACACGTATTCAGCATACTTGTGTTGGTAGTCAAAACCATAGATACGAATGTCTGTAAAAAACGGTGGCTTGCCTTTGGCTCCGTCACTTGTGCTTTCGCCAATGTAACCCCAGTCGTTGACCAGTCTATCATTGTCGTATATGTCTCGTGTGTTGTATCCAAATCCAGCGGTGCGGTTGGCTTGTGGGCCAATGCTGCCATTGGTGTTGCTGTCGTTGCCGTATTTCTGAGTAGGATCTTTGTAGTAATAGCTGTAGTAGTTGTACCACATGTTGCGCACAAGATCACCACCGTCGTCATGAAAGGTGATGTTTATGGGATCATAATTGATCTTGGTTTGTATTATGCGCTTGCGATTATACTGATTCAGAGTTTCTGTTTGGATTGTGTACTTGGGTAAGTCAACAGTTTTTACCACTAGACTGAGGTTGCTTACATCAGACAGCCCCATGGCTCCAGCAAGATAAGGAATTTCTTTAACGTTGATACTAAAGCTGACATGGAATAAAAACTTAAGACGTGGCTTGAGTTCATATCCGTTACTTCGAAACACTTTGCTTGCGTGAGTGTAGTCACGCAAGGTGTCAGTGCCAAAGAAACCTTTTAGGAGACTCTGCCCCCAGGTGGTATCTGCCATTTGCTATTAGACGCCGGCGCCTGTTACAATATCGCCTAGTGTTCGTCCAACACCAGTTGCTACGCCAACTCCATAAGGAATTTGGTTTGCATTATCAAACGCAATAGTCAAGTTGATGGTAACTGGTGCGCTTTCAGCATAGCTCATGCCGCCGTAATCTGCCGACTTCAAGTAGCAGCCATACAATTCCCAAGTTTCAAGAACTTGTGGTTGTTCAGCTCCGTTGCCGCCGTCAAGGATTTCAAAGCGTGTGGTAAACTTGTAATCGATACCAGACGCTGCTGATGCCATTTCCAAGAAGTCCATTTGCTTCTGCAACTGTTCGCCTACCAAGCGACTGACTGCACCAGATGCATCATCACGGATTTCGCATGTGGTGTCTGCCCAGGTGTGTTTACCAGCCAACTTGAGTGTGCTGTTGTAAATTGGCAATGTGATTTCTTCAAAACTCAAATTGGGTCTTGCAAAAGTCATCACTTGCTTGGTTAATTCAGTTCGTGGAGTGCTAATACCGAAGTTTTCAAACATCACTCTAAAGCGATATTTGAGTTTAGGCATCAGCAGACCTTGAGTGCTTGCACTTTGATCGCTGGCCAACGGTACTGTCATTCTCTGTAATGATGAAACTGCCATTTTTGATATCTCCTATATGTTTTATTTAGCTGTAATCTCTAGCCCAAAAACAGGGCCGAAGCCCTGCTTTTAGTTTCATCACGCTCCACCAGATATTTCACCAGTGTTCTTGATTCGCAACGGAATGTAGATAAACTCAATTGCTTTGACTGGTTCAATAGCAACGTCTACCCATAGTTCGTTACGATCAATACGACCCGGGGTGTTGTTGCTCAAATCGCACACAACCAAGTAGTCGTAGATTGCTCGTTTGGCAATCAGATCAATCATCAAGCTGTTGACAGTGTTGGTGATTTCGTTACGAGTAATCTCGTCGTTGGGTTCGAACAAGTACAACTTACCAATCTCTTCCAAGCGTCCACGCAAGAACGCAACCAGTCGGCTAACGTTGATACGATCCAGAGCACTAGTAATACTAGTTGTGGTCTTGTTACCAAAGTTGGTAATACCCACACCAGGGATGAATGTAATTGGGTTGATATCGTTTTCATACAACACATCACGCAAGCCTTGGCCCACGTTGATCTGCTGGAATTCACCAGTTGCAGAATCAATGTAACCAATTGCTGTAGCGTTGTCAACAACACCACGACGTGTACCAGCTGGAGCCAACCATGGGTAACTCACAGCATCACTACGAATAATGGTACGCATCATCATGTGACTTGGTGGCTGTACTACCAACTGACCGCCAAGGTCTGTAGTCTGGCAACTTGGATAGAATGTAGCCAGGTACTGACTAGCAGCTACCAAGCCGTCTTGTGTTTCCAAGCCCAGGCCACTGTTGTTGGTTGCCCAAGTTGTAACGTCTGTTCCGTTAGCAGCCAGTCTCATTGGTGTATCACCAACCACAAACAATGTGTTGTTGCGTTCATTGCTGAGTGCAACCATGTTAGGGATCAGTTCTGGATAAGCTGGAGTAGCAATCAAACTGTACTGTGCTTGTTCTTCACGAGCAGAAGCGCTAGTATCTATTCCAGCTCTCATGGCTTCTACAACCATTTGACGTTGTGCTTGACGTCCTGACCACATGGCACCATTGCTCTTGTTACCACTAGCAGTTAGCCAAGTGTTAGTTTGAGCTGGCAATGTGTCATCTGGGAATGATGTAGCATTGAAGTAATTGTTCTGGAAGCTCTTGATGTTGTATCCTGAACGGCGTGTGTTGAACAACAACATACCTTGTGGATATAGAGCAGGATCTGGTGCATCAAGATCCAAGTAGTTGCTGGTTAGCAAACTAGCAATAGTTGGAATAGGATCAGCAATAGGATCTGTTGTACCGTTAGGTGCCCAACGTGCATCTGCAAACAAAATACCATTTTCAGTTACTTGGTCAGTAGTATCAACTGGAACCCACTGGTCAACACCGCTTACTGGTTCCCAACGATACAATGCTGGATAGTTTTCTAGGTCACTAGAATCAATCCACAAATCGCCATATGCTAGCGGACTTTCTGCAATGTCTGTCTGTGTGGTTGGTGCAGTTGCAGCCACAATTGGTCCCGAAGCATTGGTATCTTGCAGGTCAAATCCTCGCACATCGTTTGCAACGTTTTGATATCCAACCCAGGCACCGTTGTTCTGAATCATGATATCAGCTTCGCTCACAGTGCTGTAGTACCATAGACGTCCTGTAGCAGGATCTTGATCTGGTTCTGTACTGCTAGCTGTGTATGTGAAGTCTGGAGTTGTGCGCCAGTTACTCAACAACAATGTACCAGCTGTTGTGTTGCTTTCACGGACACCATCAGTACTTGTGGTAAATCCAGCAAGAGTTACAGGAGTTCCAGATACGTTTTGCAAAGCAATAACACCACCAGCGCTGTGTGTAAACACAATATTTCCAGCTGAGCTGACGCTAGCACTAACATATGGAATGTTGGCTGCACTTACTGCGGCAATAAAGTCAGACACACCAGTTCCGCCCAATGTTGCCACAGCACTTACTGAACTAGAAGTAGCTGGTTGGCTTGCAGAAATTCTAAAAGTACTGTTGTTTACAAAAGGCCCAGGTGTTGTTGTGCTACCAGTTATTACTGTAGCACCAATTGCGATTCTTTCAAGAATAGTAAACGAGAATGATTCGATAGAGCTACCAGCAGCATTGGTGTTCCAAGCAACATATGTTGAGCCAGCTGGAATATTTTTGCCACCACCTGTGGGATCTAGTCCATAGATTGCAGTCACGTCTGAAGCGTATGCAGGACATGCTTGTGACACAAATGTGTCAAGAGCTGCGTTGTATTTTCTAACACGCAAAGCAAGACCATTGTTGGCTGGACTAACGTTGTTCCATACAGAACCTGTTGGTCGGGGGCTGGTGTCAGTAGTTCTCCAACGTGGCACTTGGTAGCTGTAGCTAGGCAAATAGTTTGGAGCATAAAACTCACCTGTTGTGAGTCCTAGTGCAGTTAGCAAGGCTTGGCTAGATACTGGCTCAACACCAATATCAATTGTAACAATACCGCCGTCAGCAGTGGATCCATCATTGGCCGCTGTTGAATCTGCATAGATTGCTAGTTTGCCACTGACTGCTGCTGCGGTTACTCCAGTAATAGCAGCGGCGTTGATTACCGCAGCAAGACCAGCCACAGTGTTAGTAGAACCAACTGTGATCAACGAATTGTTGAGATAAAATGTTGCACCAACAGTCAAGCTAGTAGGAGTTCCGGTACCAGTAACAGTAGCCCATGATGTTTTCCAATCATCGCCACCAATCAATACCCACTGGTTTGAAGTGTTCTTGTAATAGCCAAGATTCTTGGGTGTTACTGCACTTACTGCATAATCACCAATGCTACCTACTGTTGCTAGAGGTGTAAAGTTGTCATTTTCAAAGTCAACCACATCAGCTGTATCAGTAATCACAATTGGAGTTTTTACTGTAAATGTTGCAGTAGTTTGATTCCATTCCTGAATACCCCACAGTGAAGTACCAGTATCAAGCCAGTATGTGCCGTCAGCAGGGTTACCAGTAGGACGAGTCAAGCTAGCAGTGAGTTCTGCCAGATCAATATCCACACGTTGTACAAACGCACGATTAGTTACTCCCAGCGTAGAATACGCTGCCAACAAGCCGTACTCATTGAGTTCGTAACCGTTGATTGGAGTACCATTAGTAGTCTGATAAAAGAATGGCACACCAAAAGTAGCTGCCAAATCTCGCTGACTAGTAATGAGATAAGTTTTGTTTGCGTTAGCTGCAAGCGTTCCTGCTGCCACTGTAGCGCCGTTAGCACTTACTTTGTTTTGCGCAGTAGCAATCAGAAAGTACGGTACTGTGTTGACCGCAGATGGGATATATTGACTTTCGTCAATTACTGTTACTTCTACGCCTGGTGAAATTAAAGCCATGGTCGATTCCTTTTCAAGTTCTAATATTTATGGATCGCCACTAAAAAAGGGCTGTTACGGTGCCCTTTGCCAAAGGTCCGCCATAAATATCCTGTGAAAAGACCTTTATGCCCTGCTTGTAATCAACGCCCTTGTGCTGTAAACTATCACAAAGACGGCGTGCCACACTATCGTGCTAGATGCGACTCATGTAATCGCAAAGGGCGTGGCATAAAAGCAAGAAAACCCAGCTGGGAGTCAGCTGGGTACAAGAAAAAAATGCAGTGTGATCGTTGCGGATTCAAGGCACGATACTCCGCCCAAACTCTAGTGTATCATGTGGACGGGAATCTTGCCAACTGCGACACAAAAAATCTCAAAACAGTGTGCCGTAACTGCGAAGTCGATTTATTGAAATCTGATTCAGTATGGCGTCCTGGTGATCTGCAACCAGACGGCTAACCAGTTCACGAGTGTTGCGTTTGAGATCACTCAACGTACCGTTATTGTCAATCACATAGTCAGCCATCCAGATCTCCAAGCTCATGCTTGATTTGTCTTCTTGCGGCAAGTGATCGCTACGATCTACCCAGATAGCATAATCAAACACGTTGGTATTCTTCATGGCATGAAATTCTGCCTTGTTTCGCAAACCACAGTAGATTTCGTTTTCAGCAAAAATTTCTCGGCCCAGTCGAGCATAATCATCACGGCAATATTCGTGAATCATGTTGTACCACTCTGCTCTGTGATTGTGTCTATCTTCAAAACACTGCTCGTAAGTGGTGTAACCGTACTTGGGTGCTAGTTCAGCATAGATAAACTTTTCAGCACAAAAGTCTGAACTGGATCTAAAGTTGTAGCCAAATTCTTCACGCAGGATATCACACACTGTATCTTTGCCGTGGCGTGCGTTACCAATAATCAAGAGTTTAGGTATTTTGTTCGTTTTGTTCATACAATTGTTTCCTCAAACCAAGTCTTGCAAGTAGGCCAATCACGGTACACATGCGCTTGCCCGCCTGCTGCAATCCATTCGCTACAGTTGCTGTGACGATCATCAATAAGAATATCAGTTGGATGCTTGCAGTGACGCCATTTGTCATGGCTAAACGGGCCTAGGGTAACAGGAATATCACGAAAGTGTTCTTGCGCCCAAAACACTTTATCGCTAGCAGCAAAAGGCATACTGTAATCATGTGGTAATGCTGTTAAAAATCTCAAGTGTCCACCAGTTTTTTGTGTGAGATCACGACAGTAGTTAACCAGCTCAATTGCGCCCGATTTAAGGGGCAAACTGCGATAAAAGTGGGTGTCTGACTTGAGGCGATTCCATTCCTCTTGGGAAACACGTTCACCGCTGTTGTGATCCCAGCGCAGTTTCAAAAAGTTCTGGGCATGTGCTAGCCAGTCAGCTACTACATCATCCATGTCGAGATAAATGTTCATTTTAGTTCCTTAATGTTTAGGTGCCGAAGTGTGCGTTGCAGCATTCCGATTTGTCTGCGGCAGTCTTCTAGCGCATGGTGACTGGTAGGAGGAATAGGTTGATCAGGCCATAATCTAAACAGTGTTCGACTGTCGCATACTTGAAAGTATTTCCAGGGCAATGATTTGTTGTAGCTTTTGTAAGCATGCTCTAGAATGTTCATGTCATATGTAGGGCCTTGTGCCCAGATGCGTCCGGAGTGCCAAATCAGTTTGCCGAGTTCATCCAGTGCTTGATCTAGTGGTATACGGCCTTCTTCGTTGAAGGCTTCTTCCCGTGCATGCGCCGGTTGGGTAGCCCACCATTCAATCGTGCCTTGATCAATTGCCCGATCTGGTTGGCTTTCCAGCGTTACCCTAGCATAGTAAGACTTGCCAGAATAGCCTTGCCCAAAAGGGTCAAAGCTCTGGGCCGCAATAGTGAGTATGCATGTATCTGGGCCAGTTGCTAGCCCTTCAAGATCGATCATTAAGTCTGCCATACTGCAAGTATAACAGAACTATCAAACAAAGTCTATCGTTGCTTAACCAATTACCCAGGTTAACGGCTGACTTGCATCCACGTAGTTTTTGAGCTCTTCAATTTTGGCATCCATTTGGGCCTGTGCTTCAGCTTTCATAGCAGTGCCGTTCAAGGTTCCACCGCCTTGTGGGCCAGCAATAGAGCCAAACTTTTCACGAGCTTCGCCCACAATCATTTTACAGTTGGCCACCATGTAGTCCTTGATCCACTGTTGAATTTGGTAGTCACTCAACAGATTGAATTCAGGTTTGAGGTTGTAGCTCCACAACAACACATTTTCGCCAGTGCCTTTTGGATCACGGATCAGTTGCAGTTTTTTGGTCACAGGGTTGAATGTGTAGTTCATGTAGCCGCCAAACATACGTGCCGCTAGCTCAACATACTGGCTGTAAAAGTCATAAGTGGCTAAGCCGCCAGCCACGTTAAAGTTCATGAGATACACATTGAGAGATGCTTGTGCAAACGGATCAAAGTTTGATGCAAACGGGCCAGTTGAATCACCAAATGTTCTACGAAAGATCTGGCGCACACTCACAATTTCTTGCGGCAAGGTGTAGATGTTTACGTCCTTGACCAGCTCCATGAAGCTGTAACTTTCTTCATAGGCATTGCTGGCACGTTGTCTATATGTGCCAATGGTCTTTTGGTATGCTGCTTCATAATGAGAAGGGTCCAGCTCAATGTCAATAATTTGATCACCGAGCTGGAGTTTCACATACTCTATCAAGTTTTGCTTGAGTGTGTCAAGCGAGGATTGTTGCTGTTCTGCCATTAGGGACTCCGTCCCTGTTATTTACCAGCTTTTGATAACAATCAAGTTCTCAGTACCACGACCGTTAAACGGTGTTTCAGTAGTGGTTAGATCCTTGTAGATCTTTCTAGCAGCCGGCTTGCCTGCGGCACCTAGTGCTTTGAGAACATCAGCTGGTTTGCGCACAGTTTTTTGCTGGCTTTCCACAGTGCTGAATCCAATTATGCTGTTGCTCTTGATTGTAAATGACTGAGTATGCGAGTCTGCAACCAGGTGAATCAATTTGCGCTTTTTGGTATCATACAACCAAGCTTCAGCTTTGTCTACCAAGCTAGCAGCCGGCAATCCTTTGAGTTTGAGTTCAGCAAACTCTGTAATATGCTTGAACTTTGCCGCACGTTTTTCTGGACTTACTGCCTTAACTGCACGTGGCTTGCGCTCAACTTTCTTGATTTGTACATACGCACCACAATCGTTGACCACAGCTTCACAGAATTTAAGCACATTCCGCATTTGGATTTTGGTCAGATGCGAATACGCTTCAACCAGTTGCGGATCTTTGCCACCTATTGCTAGTTCAAATTCAGCTTGCTTGCGTTTCCAAATGTCTGAAATCATACTAACCATTTGTGGAGCCACATTCATGCCACGAATGGTCATGATTGGTTTGTAGTCTGCTGACATTTTGGCACCGCTGGCCACAAAATCATCAAACAATCCGTCTAGTTCGCCAGCACACTCGCTGACCTTTTCACGTAGACGATCTTGAATGGTAATGCGTGGCACTTCAGGCACAGACGCTTCAGCAGTATCTGTTTCAACCTGTTTGGCTGTTAACATTTCCTTTAACAAATTATCCAGCTTGACTTGCTCTTGTTCTGTAAGTTCTAGACCTACCAGGGTCATGCGACACAACCAAGCTGTGGTCAATCGAATAGCTGAATCTGGAACTGAACGAAGGGTGCGCACATCTGCTTTGCGGTCATGGGCTTCAAGATAACTTACAACCATGTCTCGAGCATCTTTTTTGCCGTAAAAGTAGTTGTACCAAGAGAATGCACGACTCAGCGCACTGATGCGATTGAGTTCTGGTTGCACACGCCAAGTGGGTTCTGGACCCATTACATTGGTATCCGAACTGCGGGGGTTCAGCGGTTTTACGGGTTTGGTAGCTACTTTCATAGGACTCCTTGTTGCATTGTTGTAATTATAGCAGGTCTAAGAATTATGGTCAACCAGTACATAAATAGTATTACTATGCCAAGACTTAGCTTATACCGCCCCAATCGAACCCGCGACTACCAGTTTCTGGATCGTACCATTGCCGAAATGTACACTGTTGGCGGCGTTGACATCTACACTCACAAATATCTAGGTCCCATCACAGGCGAGACCAAAGGTACCAACGATGTTACTGTGCCCATTTACGATGACCAAAGTCCACTGAACATACAGGACTTGTTGCTGTTGGAAAACCGTGATCGTGTTTACGATCCCGATGTTTATGTCATGCGCGGTGTATACAACTCTCAAGATATTGATTTTGATCTAAGTCAGTTTGGTTTATTTTTGAACAATGATACACTGTTTATTACGTTTCACTACAACCGCATGATTGACACTGTGGGACGCAAGCTCATGGCTGGTGATGTACTTGAAGTTCCCAACTTAAAAGATTACAATCCCTTGGATAGTTCAATTCCATTACCATTGCCCAAATACTATGTGATCCAAGATGCAAGTTTTGCTAGCGAAGGTTTTAGTCAAACTTGGTTACCGCACTTGTGGAGAGTCAAAGCTACACCACTAACCAATGCGCAAGAATACAAAGATATCTTGAAAAAGCCAGTTGTGATGGAACAAATTTGGGATCCAGGAAACTTTTATCCTGCTGGCGATATTGTAAACCAAGGCAACGTATACTATCAAGCTATTGCCAATGTGCCTGCTGGAACACCTATCACGGACACTTCTAAATGGATTGAGTACACACCGCCCACACAAAGTGATGTGTTTAGTACACGTACCAAAGACAACGAAATCAATGATGCTATACTGGCTCAAGCCGACATTGAAGTACCACTAAGCGGTTACGATGTTACTAAGTTTTACATTACTCCTACCTTGCTAGACGGACAACCAGCTAACCCTTATGGTCTCACTACCGACGTAGGTACTGCTACCGCCGATGGCACCGAGGGTGGCATGAATGTTACTCCTAGAACTGACGGTTATACCATGGGCTATTTGACTGGTGACGGATTGGCTCCCAACGCCTTTCCTGTAACCCCAGGTGTGAGTTTTCCGCCCAATCCTGTCAGCGGCGATTATGCATTGCGCTTGGACTATCAGCCCAATAGGCTGTTTAGATATGACGGTCGTCGTTGGATCAAGATTGAAGATCGTGTACGCACCAATCTCAACAATGGTCCAGAGAACAAAACATTACGCTCGGGCTTTGTAAACAATACATACACAGTGCCCACCACAGACATGGGCAATATTCCCAGCCGCCAAAGCTTGTCAGAAATACTGCGCCCCCAAGCAGACAACGGCGATGATGGTGGCAACTTACCGCCTAACCCACGCCCACCAGGATACTAACAATGCAGCAATTCTTTTATGATGACGCATAAATAAACTTATGCACATATACAAAATAACCAACCTTGTAAACAACAAGATTTACATTGGACAAACCATACAAAAAAATCCAAAGATGCGATGGTACAGTCATCAGGCTGATGCTCGGGGAGGCAAAAATACTCATCTTTATAACAGTATGAGAAAATACGGAATTGACCAATTCCTATGGGAAGTGATTGATTCTGCTCATTGCTTGGACGATCTTAATAACAAAGAACAGCAGTGGTTAGATGAATACAGAAAAACAAACGAGGTTTACAATCTCAGAGAAGCCGGAAACAACAAGATACACAGTGATCAATCAAAAGAAAAGATGAAAGAATCTCAAAGACAAGCTCATGCCCGACGACGTGCCAGTGGCACAGATACATGGACTCGTCGAGATGGTGGCGCAATGAAAGGCAAGACGCATCCTAGAAAAGGGGTGTCAGGATTGTGGCATATGCCCAATAGTGCAAAAGAACGCCTAAGGCAAGTGCAGTTAGAAAGAAGTGGGACCAAAGGAAAAACTTGGCAACTAGTTGATGGCAAAAGAGTATACACGGAGAAACAACAATGAGTATGTCCCAATTTTTTTACGATGCTCAAATACGCAGATTCCTTTTGCAATTTACTCGTATCTTTAGCAATTTTCAAATTGAATACGGTCGCGAAGAAGAAGGAGATGCTGCTGCCCTGTTGCGAGTACCTGTGCGATATGGCGATGCTACCCGTAATGCTCAAACCATAATTCAAGAAAACTCTGCCAACAGCTTGCCGGCTGCACCACTCATGACTTTTTATGTTGCTGCCATGGACTATGATCGTCCCAGAATGCAAGAGCCATATCACGTGAGCAAAATTGCAGTACGCCAACGCACATATGATGAAACCACAGACACATTTGAACGCACACAAGGCAATGCATTCAGCATTGAGCGTTTGATGCCTGTGCCTTACAAGTTGACTCTGAATCTGGATATTTGGACCACAAACACCAATCAAAAAATGCAGTTGCTAGAACAAATTTTAACCTTGTTCAATCCCAGTTTGGAAATACAAAGCACTGACAACTACATTGACTGGACCAGTTTGAGTGTGGTAGAACTAGAAAGTGTGCAGTGGAGCAGTCGTACTATTCCCATGGGAACAGAAAACCCTATTGACATTGCTACCTTACGATTCAATTTGCCTATCTGGATTTCAAGTCCTGCCAAAGTCAAGAAGCTAGGAGTCATTGAGCGTGTGATTGCATCCATCTACGATGCACAAGGCGATGCTGTGAACGCTATTACTAACAGTGACTTGTTACTGGGCACTCGTCAAGTGATTACTCCTTACAACTACAAAATTGTGTTAATTGGAAATCAAGTACAAGCCCTACAAGAACGCACTATTGTGGATCAAACCAACCAAAGTCTTGTGCCTCCTTCCATTGTGTCTAGCAGTAACGTGATGTGGCCTGCTATAATAGGTATGTATGGTGTGTTGAGACCAGGTATCAGTCAGCTGAGGCTTGATCAAGACGACGGAACACAAGTGATTGGAACCATTGTGGTTGACCCTAATGATGAACGTTTTTTGTTGCTCAGTGTGGATCAAGACACTGTGCCCCAAAATACATTGTTACCAGTTGACGCTGTGATCAATCCACTAGTAAGTGGGCCTGGTCAAGGTTTACCGGCTGCGGTGGTAGGTCAGCGTTATTTGTTAACTGAGTCCACTGGTGCTGATGGCAACGTTGGGCCAGCAACTGCTTGGGTAGGACCCAGCGGACGTCCACTGGTTGCTAACTACAACGACATTATCGAATTCAATGGATCACGTTGGGATGTGGCGTTTATTGCCAGTACCCAACCTGGAGATCAGTACGTTACAAACTTAACTACCTCACTACAATATCAATGGACAGGTCAGCAATGGATAAAAAGCTATCAAGGAATTTACCCCGGCGGGCAATGGAATCTAGTACTGTAAAAGCAGTAGGTGTTTGGTTCCGCAGCAACCAAACTGGTCGTTATCTTTATCTGTTACGCAACGATCCCAAGCACCCTGGAGCTTGGGGACTACCTGGTGGAAAAATTGAAGATGGCGAGACTTTGCTAGGTGGCATGGAGCGAGAATGCCAAGAAGAACTAGGCAGCTTTCCTGTTTATCAACGACTAATTCCCATTGAGAAATTTACATCGTCAGACAACGAATTTGTGTATCACACATTTGTTTGTGTAGTAGAAGATGAATTTACTCCTGTGCTCAACGATGAACATCTAGGGTACGCTTGGATAGACGAAGGTACATGGCCTAGACCTATGCACCCAGGGTTGTGGAGTACTGTGAATATCGATGCAGTGCAAAACAAGATCCTGCGTGTGCAACAGGATCTTGTTCGCAATTGATCAAGCTTGAGATTCTTGGAACTGCAACTGCACGTCAGCAGTTGGTGTTGTTACTGTGCTCAACGCAGTTACCTGAATAGCCAATACTTCTGGACCGTTAGGATATGTGCCTGTACCGGGTACAGCACTGGTTCCAATCTGTTTAACTGAACTCAAATCCAACACACCTGAGTTAGTAGTTGAGATTGGAATCGCAAACAGTCTTTCACCACCTGTAAGTTCAGTAGTAATCGCTTGCACAGTCATGTTCAAGTCGTTCAACGGAGTTGCTCCGCCCAAACTTGTTCCTAGAATCTTGACTGTGTCACCGATTGCATAACCAGTACCTGGGTTCTGTACACTGATCGCCACTGTGTTGTTGTTGTACAAAGTGCTGGTAGGAGTCAGTGTAATTGTTACGTTAGCTGAACTACCTGAACTAGATACGTTGGTTAAACTCAATCCAGAGAATGTACGGTTCTTGGTTCCTGAGAAGGTAACTTTTGTTCCTGACTTAGAGAAACCACCTTCAGAGCCAAACAAAGAACTAGTTACACCACCTGTGGTTTCACCAGTGTATCGAGGTGCAGTAGTGAACTGACTAAAGCTAGGCTGGAAGCCACCTCCGACGTTGTTGAGTCCTGCCCATACTGTGTTAGCACTGTCAATATTGCTGGGGTTCAAAATACCTTCTACCAAGAAACGACCACCAGTTAAGTTAACAGTCATGTTACTCAAGGTCAACTGAGCACGGTTGATCAGTTCGCGTTGACCAAGGTCACCAATGATACCATTACTAACGCTAGGGCTTAGACGCATAGCAAACACAGTTTGTTTTTCACCCACTGTAGCTGGCATACCATAACTGGTACGGTTGAATGTAAACTGATAACCTTCGTCGCCATCAAAGCTACCGTCCATGATAACTGAACTACCCCAGTGGTTAACTAGTGGAGTACAAGTGTTTGAGATCAATATCACGCCAGTATTATCTGCGTGACTTGTTGCTGAACTAGATGTAAAACTACGGCTAGCACCTTCAACCCACTGTGTAAACGTAGCAGCTCTTGTGCAACCAGTTAGGTCATTACCACTCTTGCCTGAGTACTTGATCACTTCGCTGTCAATCATTACAAACACAGGATATGTGACGCTGGCTGCAGGATACTGGCTAGCATCTCGCAAGGAAATAGTTGTTTGACTGCCATCAATTGCACCGTCCAAGCTTGATACTGGTGTATCGTTGATAGCTTCATAACGTCCTGGCAAGTTACCTGAACGCATGTATGCTTCGTTGTTGCGGTTGTTGTTGGGCAAACGATGTGCCATAACAAACTTGCCGTCTTGTCCACGAACCATCCATTGTACATAACCAGCACCGTACCATGAGTATTCTACTCCCAACATCTGCATTTTACTTGCATCAATAGTGTATCCACTATAGCCAGTACCATCAAGTTGGTCCACGTTAAAATCTTCCTGCACCACGCGAATCTCGTTGCGCAGAGCCATTTTTACCCTGGTCTGATTCTGTACACCACGGAAAGTAGGCACCACAGTAATTCGGTTGTTGTCTAGCACACTGGCCACAGTGTGAGTCATACCCTGAATAACCACAGTATCACCGTTGTTGAGTTGATCCTGGAATCTACATGTTCCGTCACCTGTAACCAAGTTACTGCCAACACCGACTGATACAAAGCCAGCCAATTGTAATGTGCTAGAACGTTGCACCACATTGAGTGTTTGTCCGTTATGTTCCCAGAACAAACCGTTTTGATCGTCCATCATACCAGCACGAATGCTAGAGCCGTGCCAGCCGGTAACGTTCACACGTGGTTGTTGTCCCAATTCAGGACTTACTGAACCTAGACTGTTTTGTGCTTCAACTACAAAAGCAGTATCACTTCCAATGCTGGTCACTGTGTAACCGGTATCATTGTATCCCGAAGTCACAATACCTGCTAGATCAATCACAGCACCTGCATTGAGACCGTGTTCAATATCGGTAGTTACTGTAATGTTGCTGCCCACACTGGTGCCAGCTGCAATGATGCTAGCAATATCAAATGTTGGCTTGAGCATGGTACCTGATGTAAACAAGATACCCTTACCTGATTGATAACGAAAGTACTTCTTGGTTTGACGTACAGCACTAGCACCACGAGTTGGAGTACCAGGTCCAAGAATAACACCACCATCAAACGGTCTTGGCAAGAACACCGCATTACTACGAACGTTCACTGTACCACCAAGACTACCGCTTACTGCTGCACCTGCTTTGGCAGTGTAAGTGAATGTTGTAGTACTGGGCACTTCTGTAACAAAAAAGCTACCTGTAGCATATGCTTGGTTGGTTCCTGATGTTAGTGCCACAATGATTGGGGTACCAGGTACTAGGCCATGTGCATACTGAGTTGTAACTGTAATTGTACTAGGAGTAGAGCCATTGCTAGCGATACTAACAACGTCAAGATCGGCACCAGTATACTGGAACGCCTGACGTATAATAGAGTCAATACGATTCAATGGATATCCTACTGCTAACCCAGTTGAACGTGGAGGATAGAACGCAAAGTTGTCATCGTTGGAGTAATACACATAGCTAACTCCGCTAGCATTGGTACTGGCTTGGTTTTGTGCGCTGACATAGTCGCCAGCTACTAGCCCGTGACTGGTAGCATTCACGGCCACTTGCGGAATGTCAGAGTTGCCAGTAGCGTTAAAGATACCAGTCATGCGAATTACAGGAGAACCTACACCAGCAGCAGTTAATGCTGTGGTTCCAAATTGGCCACGAACAATAGTTTGTGTACCGTTTACTGCTGTGTTGATTGCACTCATGTTAACTAGTTCAACGTTACCACTGAGTTTTTGTATTACACTGCCAGTAACAAAACTGTTAGCAGCTGGAATATTGTACCAACCACGAGTGAGTTGCAGGGTTGTACCGTCTGTCACTTCAAATACTTTAGCAATCTCAATATTGTTCACTGCAAATACATCGTTGCCAATGGTGATGTTGGCCGAACTGCCGTTAGAGCGGTTGCTTTGTCGTACCACAGTAAGTGCATTACCAGTCACGTTGGTTACTGACATTACTTCAAACACGTTTGCAGTGTCTGTTTCTACAATAATATAACTGCCGTCACTGATACCAGCGGCTGCTACGTTGGCCACGTTAACTGTGGTAGTAGCCACACTGGTAATGTTGGCTGTAGCCACTGTGGTACCACCTGTACCTGGATTGCCAATGATTATGATATTGTCGTCAGCTGTGAATCCTGTGGTGCTAGCTACTGTGAATGTTCGTTCAGCTGAACTGTTGATGTTTGCAGTAAGATAGTTGCTGGTGAACGGAGTAACGTTGCCTTGAGTTTGGCTAATCATCAATGCAAAATCAGCTGTATGCCATTCTGGTGTACCTTGATTTTCTAATCTAACCGCAGTGTCTGAGTTGCTGGTGATTTGATCGTCACCAGCAATCATGCTAACGTATCCATTGGTGTTGATCGTAATATCTGCGCCAATGTCTTCGTAGAACGCTGGAATGTTATTGATGGTACTGACGTTTTGCCATTTGGTATTTTGTAAACCATATTCAAAGTCAGCGTCAATTAGGGCTTGCGGATTTGAAACTCGCTCGCGACCAATCGCATCCATGCCAAACGCCCAGGGTTGCACTGTTAATGCTTGAGACTCTACATAGATAGCCAACTTATCGTTAGCATTCATAGAACTAGTATCCCAGTCTAGGCTCAGAGTAGTTACCCCTGCATAAGCTGTAGGGAAGTCCGCAGTTACTCCTGCTACCCAGGCTACAGATCCGCCTTGTGCAGTATCACCAAAATTGTAGATTGAAATCTGGTCAGTTGTGTTATAAATGGCCAAAAAGTCTTCTAGGTTTATTCTGCCAGGAACTTTGATGGTACCACTGCCAGAAACTCCTGGGGTGAACACATATTCACTAATTCTTTGTCTTGCCATTTCTTAAACTCCAAAAATAATTTGATTAGCTGTCAACGTTGCTTGTGTATTCGTTGAGAACTTGTTGTAACTAATTGTACCATCAGCAATTTTGCTATCAGTAACTGTGCCGTCGCTGGGCGTGCCAGTATATAGCGTATCCCCAAAAAGCAAAGCAAAAAATGGGGTAAATGCTGCTGGTGGCGTTACAAAACTAATTGTAGGACCACTGATACTAAAATCCACTCCTGGATTCAGTACAACATTATTGAGACTTACCATCATCGCAAAAACTGTGGGCGGCGTAAATGCTGTGCCACTGACTTCAATCGGAAAACTTGTAGTACTCCCGTCAAACGTCAGGGAGTCCATTTTTCTATATTGTCCAATCTGTGGCGTATTACCTAAGTAGGCCATTTTGTATCCTTACATTTTACCTATAACAACTTCGATCACGCCATAAGCGCCATCAAAGTTTTCTAGAGCTTTGCCAATTACAGAGCCCATTTCTGGTCGAACAGCTGATTTTGCACGTCCGTGTCCGTCTGATATCATCATGTCGCCCTTGCGAACTGGTCCTGTAACTTTGACTGGAACTCTTCCCATCAAGGCCACTGCTGCAACATATTCAGCTTCCATGTGACTGTTCATCAAGTAAGCTGGTTGTGTAGAAACCACACCAGCAATTCTAGTGCTTCCTGATTCATGACTCATAGTAACTTCGGCTGCACCGCCAAAGTCAACCACTGTGCCTGGTTCGTATTCAGCATCTGCTGCATAATTTTCTGCCAAGTCAGCATACTGTGCTGTAGTTGCTTTGGCAAAAACAGTGTTGAACGTAGTGGCTGCACTACCAATGTTGCCCACACCACTTGAGGTGCCGTTGACGATAGCAGTTGCTGCCCCACCTGAGTTTACTGTGATTGCACCGCTAACAGCCAAGCTAGTCAACGTACCAACTGATGTAATGTTGCCTTGTGCCGCTGTAGTTACAGTACCTGCTGTGGTTGCCGATGTTGCTGTTGGTACAGTACCTGTAACGCTAACTGTAACTGCACCTGTTGCGGCGCTGACTGCAATGTTGGTACCTGCCACAACACTAGTAACACCTGTGTTAGTTAATGTGATTGCACCGTCTGCTGCACTTGTGCTGATACCTGTTCCAGTTGCAACACTTGTTACACCTTCGTGTGTGTGATCAGCTCTAGCATAACGCAAACTTGTGCCTACTACACCAGCAGCGCCAATTACTGAAGGAGTTGTTGAACTTGCTTGGCCTATCACAAACGCTGTGGTAGCTAACTGTGTTGTGTTTGTGTCTGCTGCGGCTGTTGCAGAACTTGCATTGCCGGTTACTGCCAGGCTACCTAATGTACCCACTGCTGTGATGTTGGTCTGTGACGCAGTAGTCAGTGTACCTACAATACTAGTACCACTCAAATTACCTGATGTGATATTGCCGGTTACCGCCAAACTGCCCAACGTACCTACCGCTGTAATATTGGTCTGTGACGCTGTGGTTAATGTACCTACAATGCTAGTACCACTCAAATTACCTGATGTAATATTGCCAGTAACTGCCAAACTGGTCAGTGTACCAACACTAGTAATATTGGCCTGAGCGTTACCTGTAACAGTACCTGCTGTGGTAGCGGTACCAGCACTAGTGGCTGCGCCGCTCAAAGTAGCTGTAATTGTGTTGGCTGCAAAGTTACCAGCAGAGTCACGTGCTACTAATGTACTGGCTGAGTTAGCAGTGTTTGCATTACTAGTCAGAGTAATAGCACCTGTTGTGGCATTAACACTGATACCAGTACCAGATGTGGTTAAACTACCAACGCCTGTATGAGTGTGGTCTGCACGAGCATATCTAGTACTAGTACCAACAGTATTGGTGCCAATTGAAGTTGGAGTCGTTGCACTGGCTTGTCCAATTACATATGCTGTAGTAGCAACTTGATTTGTATTGGTGTCTGCTGCGGCATTGGCTGCTGTGACAATATTGGTAAACGATGCATTGTTTGCAGAGATGTTGCCGCTTACACTTAGACTTGCACCATTGATTGCTGCACCAGATAAAATATTTCCGCCACTGACGTTGGCAGTTGCAGAAATATTGCCAGTTGCTGTAATCAGTCCAGCTGTGATAAAATTACCGCCTGTGACGTTGCCTGTGGTGCTGATTATACCACCACCAGTGATTGATCCAGTAGTTGCTAGATTACCACCTGTAACTGTGCCGCTGGCACTGATTGTGGTTGCTCCTGTAATAGCACCAGTTAGAGCCAAGCTAGCTGCATTAACTGCACCAACTGCACTAACCAATCCGCCTGTAACTATGTTACCACCTCGGATATTTCCTGTAGCAGTAACTAGGCCACCAGTAATCAAATTACCACCGGTGATGTTGCCAGTTGCGTTAACACCACTAGTAGCACTCAATGTGCTGGCTGTAATAACGTTGGCACCAGTAATGTTTCCGCCTGAGCCTGATGTAATAATGTTGCCACCAGTTACGTTACCTGTAGCACTAACATCACCAGTTACATAAACACCGTCGGTAGCAGCAACCAAAACGTTGGCTGTGCTATTGACTTGAATAGTAACGTTGGCGTTGGCAATAACTCTAACGTTGGATGTTCCATTGCTGATACTGCTGGTGCTTAAACCAGACAGCAATGATCCATTACCTAAAATGTAGTTACCAGTGATATTGCCCACAGCACTAACTGTGCCACCTGTAGCAATGTTGCCACCAGTAATGGTTCCTGTAGCCGATATAGTTGAATTAGCTACCAATCTAGCTGTATCAATGTTGCCACCGGTAATGTTGCCGGTTGCACTGATAGTTCCGCCAGTTAAGATGTTATCGCCGCTTAGGTCTCCACCGGCTTGAATGTCTCCAGCTGCAATAACTGATCCACCGCTACGAAGGTTAGCACCTTGAATGTTTCCAGTTGCTGTAACCAATCCTCCAGTGATAACATTACCACCAGTGATGTTGCCTACTGCGCTGACTTGTGCGCCCGAGCTGATGTTGCCGCCAGCGATATTAGCAGCGCTGGTGATATTACCAGTTGCTGTTATCAAACCTCCAGTTTGCACATTTGCACCCAAGACGTTTCCAGTTGCGCTGATATTAGCTGACGCAGTTACTACTCCAGTAACTGCTAGACCAGTAGAGCTAACAACACCAACTGTGATGTTGTTGACGTTGGATACAATGCTGCCGTTAGGACTAGCAATAACCACTTTGGAATTGCTGTTGGCAATTTGAGTTGTGTCAACTGAAATACCAGTTAACTGACTTCCATTACCAATAAAATAAGTTCCAGTTACATTGCCAATAGCTTGCAAGTTTCCGCCTACCACGTTGGCATATGCAAAACTTGCAGCGTTAGTATCTACTGTGGTAGTAGGCTCTGTTAACAAGTTTCCAAAAAACTTGTATTGCCCATCAGTTACGTCTCGAAAATAACCAGTGTAACGTGTGTTAGCACCGTCAAAATATTGAGCAACAATACCAGTATCAAATGTGTCGCCAGGATTGTTGTTGGCCAAAAAGATAAAAGGATCTGTAACGTCCAGGCTGTCAGTACCAGTGGTTGTAAATGTTCCATTTACAGTAAAGTCCCCTACTACCACAATGTTGCCACCTACGTTGACGTTGGCTGTAACGCCAAGTCCGCCAGCAATAGTCACAGCACCAGTACTGATATTGCCACTTTGTGTGGTATCTGTTACTCGAAGTTGTCCACTAGAGTTAATGTTGCCACTTACACCTAGGCCACCGTTGAGTGTTAATGCGCCAGTAACGTTACTGGTACTAGCAGAATTGGAATTGAATGTAGCTTTGTCTACTCCAGCAATGGTCACTGCCATTGATGTTGCATTACCCCAATACAAACCTGAGTTGTTGGCTGCTAAACTGTACACTCCTGGTGCACCTTCAGTTCCTGCAGGAAATGCAGTTGCTTGCAGGTCTAATGTGTTTAATGCGCCGCCACGGAAAGTAACAGTGATATTGTTGACACCAGCACCGGGTGCAACTGTGAATAATAGTGTAGTACCTTCTGCATCGTAATCGGTCCCGGGACGTTGGGCTGTGTTGTTGATCAACACATCCAGATCACTAGCCGAAGCAACGTTACGACTTAGCGTAAACTGTTGTGACGAACCATTGCCACTAAACTGCTCAGTGCTAGCGTTCAGTAGTGGTACATTTGGGTTGAGACCGATATAACTCATATTATGTAATTTCCAGAATACTTAGGACTGCATCCAACGAGCTGGCTGCACTGCTTTGAACGTAGATTTTGTCTCCAGTTAATAGCACAACCTTTTGATCGCCACCTACTGCAACCAAGCTTGATCCTGAAGAAATTGGAGCGTTTGCAGTGACATAAGTGTTAGCTGCTCCATCGCTGATAAAAACGTTGGCTGCTATAGAGCTTCCGGTTTTGTTTGTGATAGTCAATCCCACAACCACAACTGTGGTGTTGGCTGCTACTGTGTAGCCTCCAACATCAATTGCCGAAGTTCCGATGTTTTGACTCAGTTTTCTTGTAAAAGTGTTTGCCATTTCGTTTTATCCTAATGCTATTGACAACGCAATTGCGTCATCTACTGTTGCAGCTCTCTGGTTATTGATATTTATCACTCCCGAAACTGCCAAGTTAGCGCCGGTAATGTTACCAGTTGCGCTTACCTGACCACCTGTTGTGATGTTACCACCGCGAACATTACCTGTAGAAGTTACTATGCCTCCGGTTGTGACGTTGCCACCAGTAACATTACCAGTAGCTATTACGTTGCCAACTGAACTAACTATGCCGCCTGCGTTGACGTTACCACCGTTAACGTTGCCAGTAGCAGATACCAATCCACCAGTGTTGACGTTACCACCAGTGATGTTGCCAGTCACACTGTGAGTTGATGTCACTACCAAGGTAGCTACGGTACCTGTTCCAGTCACTTGCAAGTTGCCGCTGTTGACATTACCCACAGCACTTACTGCACCAGTACTGTTGAAGAATGCGCCTGTAGCACCACCGTCAATATTGAGGTTACCTAGTACGTTACCAGACAAGCTTAGTGTTGAACTGATCAAGTTACCGCCGGTAATGTTACCTGTTGCACTAACTCTGCCACCAGTTAACAAATTACCACCAGTTACAGATCCTGTTGACAACACGTATCCACCAGTGATCAAATTGCCACCAATGATGTTGCCTGTAACCAGAGCATATCCGCTAGCGTTCAAATTCAAGCCAGTAATGTCTTGACTTGCTACAATGTTGCCACCAACTGTGAGTTCGCCACTGGTGTCAATGTTGCCACCAGTAATGTTGCCTGTAGCAGTAACTGTACCAGCAGTAGCGATGTTACCACCAGTGATGTTGCCAGTATTGGTTGTGATATTACCAGTTGCACTCAGTGCCCCAGCAGCAGTAATATTGCCACCATTGGCTGTGCTGATTGGGCCGCCAACTGTGAACACATTGCCCACTTTATCAAATACAAATCCTGCGGTGCCACCAACAATACCATTGTCATTGAATGCCACTTGGGTGTTAGCAGTTGACATTACCAATGTACCAACAATATTGTTGGCAATGATGTTGCCAGCAGCACTAATTAGTCCTGCGGTAATCAAGTTGCCACCAGTAATGTTACCAGTAGAGCTTACAACACCAGTTGAATATACATTTGTACCATTGATGTTGCTACCGCTAACGTTGCCGCTTGCAAAAACAAACCCACCAGTGATCAAGTTGCCACCAATTACGTTGCCAGTTACAAGTGCAATGCCACCAGAGTTCAAGTTGCCAGCCGTAAAGTCAGCAGTTACTGTGGTATTACCAACAATGTCAACGGTGCCATCAACGTTGATGTTACCACTTGCACTAATGTCTTTGGTAGAAACCAGTCCAATTGCTGAAATGTTGTTGCCTGCAATGTTGCCAGTTACTGTTAGTCGACCTGCTGTACTGATGTTTCCACCAGCAATGTTAGCAGAGCTTGTGATGTTGCCAGTAGCTGTAATCAGCCCTGTACTAACATTGCCACCAGTGATGTTGCCTGTAGCACTAACTGTTCCGCCTGTGGCCAAGTTGCCACCTGTTATTGTACCAGTAGCACTAACTGTGGCTGCGTTTACTCCTCCAGTATTAACGTTACCACCTTCAACGTTACCAAGAGCAAACACAAAACCGCCTGTGGACACGTTGCCGCCTGTTATAGTACCTACTGCGCTGATTATGCCTGTAGCGCCAATATTGCCACCAGCAATGTTAGCAGAGCTTGTGATGTTTCCTGTGGCAGTAATTAGGCCTGCTGTGCCAATATTGGCACCGTTTACGTTGCCAACCGCAGTTACAAATCCACCAGTGATCAAATTGCCACCAATGATGTTGCCGGTTGCTGTGACTACGCCACCTGTTTCAAGATTACCAGATACAGTGTTACCAGTTACACTCAACGAAGCCAGAGTACCAATACCAGTTGCTACTACGCCAGTTAATTGACTTCCGTTACCAATAAAGAACGGTGCTGTTACATTGCCAGTTACATTCAATGCAGAAACAATGTTACCACTTAGGCTTACAGTAGCTGCTTGTATTGCGGTAGTAGCAAGGTTACCACTAGTGATATTGGCTGTGGTAGTAATTGCGCTGGTGGTATTGATTGCACTCAATACATTTCCGCTTAGGCTTAGGCCAGTTGCGTTTACATTGCCAGCACCAACGTTACCGGTTACTGCAAGTGATGCTAGTGTACCAACTGCGGTAATATTGGTTTGGCTTGCTGTCAGCAAAGTACCTTCAATGCTGACACCACTTAGGTTTCCACCTGTAATGTTACCAAATGCACTGATCAATCCCAATGTAGTAATGTTTGCGCCGGTAACGTTTGCTGCGCTAACAATGCTGCCTTGTGCAGACACTATGCCAGTGGTGTTGATGTTACCACCAGTGACGTTACCAACAGCGCTTACGGCGCCTGCTGAATTTACAGTGCCGCCAGTTACAGTGCCAGTTACGTTTAAAGCACTTACCACATTTCCGCTTAGGCTTAGGCCAGTTGCATTTACGTTGCCGCCAATGATGTTGCCAGCAGCAGAAATTGTAGTGGTGTACAATACAGTGGTATTAACGTTACCACCTGTAACGTTACCTGTTGCACTAACTGTGGTAGCTGCCACAGTTGCAGTATTAACATTGCCGCCAGTGATGTTTCCGCTTGCACTTACAGTACCACCTGTAGCAATGTTGCCACCAGTTACTGTACCAGTCAGTGTTGCACTTGCCGCAGAAATTGTACCAGACGCATTAACGTTTGCAGCGTTTACATTTCCACTAGAGTACACTGGTCCCACAATCAAGTTACCGCCTGCAATATTGGCAGTGGTACTGATGTTACCAGTAGCGTCAATATAGCCACCTGTAAACAAGTTACCACCAGTAACGTTGCCTGTAGCTGAAATTGTTGCGGTCGCAACTGAAGTGCTTTCTAGGTCACCAACTACAAATGTTCCGTATGAATTAACAGTGACCACTTCGTTAGCAACACTAACGTCAACAGCCGCAAACAGCTTGTCGTTTAGAGTGTCCAATCCAACAAAGGCTTGTTTTTCTGTTGAGTCATAATACCAAAGATCAAGACCTCGATCCTTGCCGTCGTTGGCTACCAATGGTGCATTGTTAGGGCCACGGCCCATTTCAATAATTGGATCTTCAATTGCTAGAGTAGAGACGTTTATGTAACTGATGTTGCCATTAACTGCTAAGTCGCCACCAATAACCACGTTACCAGTTGTGCTCAGACTAGCCGCAACTACTGCTGCATTGGTTGTGATCCCGCCAGTTGCAGTGATCAATCCACCAGTGATCAAGTTTCCAGATACAGTGTTACCAGTTACACTCAATGAAGCCAGTGTGCCAATTCCAGTTGCAACAACACCTGTAAGCTGGCTACCATTACCAAAGTAGTAGGATGCTGTTACGTTACCAGTTACATTCAATGGAGATATTACATTTCCACTTAAACTAATTCCTGTGCCATTAAAGTAGGTGGCTTGTACATTTCCAGTTGCGCTGAGGTCTGCCGCAGTAACAGTGCCAGTTGCACTTACGTTGCCAGACGCTGCAAGCCCAGTGGTATTGATGTTACCACCAGTGATATTGGCTGTAGTAGTAATTGCGCTGGTAGTATTGATTGCACTCAGTACGTTGCCACTCAAGCTCAATGCACCAGTATTGACGTTGCCACCAGAGATATTGCCAGTTGCGCTTACTGTGCCTGATGTAATTAAGTTGCCACCAGTGATGTTACCAATGGTGTTTACTCCACCAGTTGAACTAAGCACTCCATCGGTATTGATATTACCACCACGAACGTTACCAGTTGCAGTTACTACTCCACCAGTTGTGATGTTAGCACCATTAATATTACCGGTTGCTGTGATCAATCCACCTGTGCTGATGTTGCCACCGGCAACGTTGCCAGTTACTGCCAAACTACCTAGAGTACCAATTGTGGTGATATTTGGCTGACTTGCAGTGGTCAATGTACCAGTTACAAACGTACCTGTTAGGTTACCTGCCAACAAGTTACCAGCAACAGTTGCGCCGCCTGGATGGAATGTACCAATTGTGGTACCAGCTACACCAACTGTGGTGTTGCCGCTTGCTGCCACTGTTACATTAGATGTTCCGTTAGTGATAGCAGCGCCAGCTGATGCAACAATTCCTGTAAGTGCAGCACCATTACCAATAAAGTAATTGGCCTGGACGTTGGCTGTGGTTGTTACGTTGCCTTGCAATGCAACCAAGTTACCTGTGTATGTAGGCAAGTATGCAGCAACATTTGAGTTACCGTAACTTGCAGCAACACCTGTCAAGAAAGCGCCGTTACCTAAAATGTATCCACCTGAGATATTGGCTGTGGTTGTAATATTGGCTGCTGAAACCAATGCACTTACAACGTTACCACTCAGACTCAAACCTGTAGCATTTAGGTTGCCGCCTGTGATGTTGCCAGTGGTCAATATTGGATTAGATCCAAATGCTGCCAAGTTAGCTGCTACGTTAGCATTGCCATATGTTGCTGGCAAGCCAGTTAGTTGACTACCGTTACCTAATATAAAGTTACCGCTGATATTGGCTGTGGTTGTAATGTTAGCTGTGGTGTTGATTGCGCTTACAACGTTACCACTCAGACTCAACCCTGTGGCGTTTAGGTTGCCACCACCGATGTTGCCAGTGACCGCTAGACTACCAAGGGTACCAACTGATGTGATGTTTGTTTGAGCAGCAGTAGTCAGCGTACCAACAATGCTAGTACCACTCAAGTTACCACCACTAATGTTACCAGTTACTGCCAATGATCCCAGCGTGCCAACAGACGTAATGTTTGTTTGAGCTGCGGTAGTTAGCGTACCAACAATATTTGTGCCGCTTAGGTTGCCGCCAATGATGTTACCAGTAGCACTGATCAGGCCAGCTGTGTTAATGTTACCGCCGGTTACGTTGCCACTTGCACTAACAGTTGCTCCTGCAACTGCGCTAGTAACTGAAATATTACCAGCGCTGATATTGCCAACAGTGCTTACGTTACCAGCAATTACATTGCCTTGAGCACTGACGTTTCCAAGTACAGCAAATACATTAGAATCTTTGTTGTAAGTTAATCCGCCAACTGCATCTGCATTACCATTGGTGTTGAAGAGAATTTGTGTGTTAGCGCCAGGCACAACAATGTTACCAGTGATGTTGCCAGCAAAGTTACCAACAAAATATCCGTCAGTTACAATGTTACCTACTGCACTCACAATGCCTTGTGTGGTCAAGTTGCCGCCAGCTACGTTTCCTGTAGCAGCAACACTAGCAGGAGCAAATGCACCGGTTACTGACAAATTACCACCTGAAATATTAGCAGTGGTAATGATGTTACCTGTTGCACTTAAGATACCAGTAGCAGTAACGTTCCCAGGGGTAGTTAGCGAACCAGCGTCGCTAAAGTGCCAGTTACCGCCATTAGTTTGCAAACGAATACCGTTGCCTAGACTAAACTGGTTGATAATAGCTATCTGCTCACCACCAAATGCTGTAGCCGGCAAACTGATGATGCCTTCCCCTAAGCCATTACCATCAATGATCAACGCACCACCATTGTCACCAGAAATATTTCCAGGCACATACATAGTGCCGTCAGTATTAAATGTCCAATATGGTGCAGTGTTGCTGGCTGCGTTTGCGGTAATTTGGAAAAGGGCGTTTGCTGCCAATACAGCGATGTTACCAACGTTGCCTAAACTTGCCCAAGCTGCATTAACATTACCAGTGGTAATCAAGTTGCCACCACTGACGTTGGCAGCAGTGTAAATGTTACCAGGAACTGACAAGACGCCATTGTCACTCAATTCCATTGAGCTGGCGGTGCCAGCTCGGTTAGCTGTAAAAGTTAAAGACGTAGTTGAACTTAATCCTGGAGATCCAGTGGCAGTGGCTCGACCAAGTACCAATGTTCCAACACCAGGAGTTACTACCACATTAGCAGCACTAATATTACCAGTTGCAGATACTTGGCCAGCTGTGGTTAAGTTACCACCAACTACGTTACCATTTACGCTCAAGGGAACGTTTTGCACCTGCACCAGCACGTTGCTTACCACAAGATTGTTGTTTCCGCCAGCACCGATGTTTACAATATTGCCGGAACTTGGTGCAGAGATATTTGTAACTGTTAGGTTTGTACTAGTAACATTGAGTATATCCCCTGTTGTTCCCTGGATGTTGCCACCAGCAATGTTGGCAGTGGTTGTGATATTGGCTGTGGTATTGATTGCACTTACAACGTTACCACTCAGGCTCAGGCCTGTAGCATTTAAGTTGCCGCCAGTGATATTACCTGTAGCTGAGATCAATCCTGCAGTTGTAACATTGCCTCCAGTTACATTGCCAGTTGTTACAATGTTAGCAGTATCTGTACCAGATGCTAGATAACTCGAAACATCTGCATTGCCATAACTTGAAGCAACACCTGTCAAGAAAGCGCCGTTACCTAAGATGTAATTACCGCTGACGTTAGCACCACTGGTGATGTTACCTGATGCACTAATTACGCCTGTTACATACTCACCTGTGGTAGCAAATGTAGCAACACCTGTACCAGCTACACCCACAGTAACGTTGCCACTTGAGGCTGCTACTACGTTTGATGTACCATTAACAATTGATGTTGGTGTTCCGCCACCTGAAATACCTGTTAGGAAAGCACCGTTACCAAGAACATAGCTAGCACTAATGTTGGCTGTTGTAGTAACGTTGCCCTGCAATGCTACCAAGTTGCCTGTATATGTTGGCAAGTAAGCAGCTACGTTGGCATTTGAATAATTGCCACTTGGCAAGTTTGTTAGTTGGCTACCGTCACCCAAAAAGAAGCCTGCTGTAACGTTGCCAGTTGTTGAAATTGTGTTTGACCCAAACCCAGCCAACAGTGTAGCCACGTTGGAGTTGCCGTAAGGAGTCACTGTGCCTGACCCTGTGAGTACAGTGGTTTGCCCAGACTCGTTGGTCAGGATAATAGAAGTTGCATTGGCACTGATTGTAGCATTACCAAGGTAAATTGTACCATTGGCCAGAAACAAGTCATTGAATGCATTGGTTGCGCTACCAATGTTCTTGGATACGTTGCCAGTGGGCAACAAGTTTCCTGAAATTGTTAGGTCTGTTTTAGAGAAAACTGCCACGTTGCCAATACCGTCAACACTGACAGTTACATTGGCTCCTGAGCCGCCAATACTGACGTTGGATGTTCCGTTGGTGATAGCAGCGCCTGCTGAGGCCACAATCCCTGTTAGTGCAGCACCGTTACCGACAAAATATGTAGCAGTGACGTTACCACTCGCGGTTATGTTTGCCGCCTGGATATTACCTGATGCGCTTATGCCTGTGGTGCCGTCGAGTTCGATTGCCATTTATTCAGTCCTTTAATCTTATATTTATGGTACCACATTGAATGTTGATGAGCTGGGTACGGTAATTTGCAATCCACTAGGGATTGTTAATGGGCTTACCATCATTGCAGATACGTTTGCTTGAACTGCAATGTTGGCAGAAAGTGTGCGAGGAGTTGCTATTACGCCATTGACAAACAGTGACGTTTGGCTTACTGTAACTACGTTGCCGGTGCCGTTGATACCAATGGTTACATTGCCGCCGGATGTGGAGATTGCTACATTGGAGTTGCCATTGACGATTGCCTGGCCGTTTCCTGAGCCTCCTGAGATACCAGTAAGCAATGCACCGTTACCCACAAAGTAACCAGCATAGATAGTGTCAAATCTCAGAGTCGGGCTACCAATGTCGTACACGTTGTCGATACTGGGCAGCACTGCGGCGTTGGCTTGTATAACGCCAATACCATTGGGTTTTAGTACCAGGTTGGTGTTTGTAACTGTGGTGGTGATAGTGTTGTTGGCAATTTGGATATTGCTACCAACTGGACCAGCCGTGTAAATTTCTGTAAAATTAGAATTTACAGCTTCAAATGCGGTACGTAACGGTTCACCTGTGCCGTCGTTGGCCGCAGCGCCAACATCAATGATCTGTTGTGTCATGTAGATTCAAGTCCTCTGGTTGTATTTACCAAAAGACTTTATCTACTAATTCAGCAAAAACTGCGCTTACGGTGTCAAAAGATTAGATTCTGCCTACTACAACTTCAATTGTGCCTTCAACACCATCAAAGTTTTCCAGGGCTTTACCAATCACAGATCCCACTAGTGGGTTTTCACAGGCTTGTGCTCGGCCGTTGCCAGCTGATATCATCATATCGCCTTTTTGAACTGTACCAACCACCTTGCATGGCACACGACCTTGCAGTGCAACCACAACAGTATGTGCTGACTCAAGTCCAGCGTTCATCAAATAGCTAGGGTTAGCAGATACTACACCAGCAATTTTTCGATCAGCACTGACTACGCTGGCGGTGACTTCTGCTGTGCCGCCAAAACTTACCACAGTACCTGGTTCATAATCAGCGTCTGCTGCATATTTTTCTGCCAAGTCAGCATAAAGTGCAGTGGTAGCTGTGGCAAACACCTGGTTGAAATAACTGCTGGCACTACCAATATTACCCACTGCATTTGTGCCAGTGTGAGTGATACTGTTAACACTCAAAATGCCTGTAGTACCACTGGTGATTAAATTGCCGCCAGTGATGTTACCCGCAGAAGTAAGTCGATCAGCAGAAACATTCCCAACAATCTCAAGGTTACCACCAGGCCCAGACATAAAGGTTGGCCCAGTAGGTGTTGCACTACTATCAATTATGAAACCGCCAATGTTTGCAACACCGTCAACCAAAAGTAGGTCAGCTCCACTAATTGAACCACTAGCGCTAATTGTACCACTAGCAATCAAGCCAACAGTATTAGTTGTACCTGTTGTTCTAATATTGCCGCCTGATATGTTAGCAGTTGCACTGATGTTACCAGTTGCCGTAATCAATCCTGCAGTAATCAAGTTACCACCGGTAATGTTGCCAGTAGCACTAATTGTTGTACCTGCACTCACAAGCCCAGCGGTAATCAAGTTGCCACCAGTGATATTTCCAGTAACACTTACTGTAGTACCTGTATGAGTGGTAGCGTTTACATTGGCACCGCCCAAGATGTTGCCACCAGTGATATTGGCTGTGGTAGTAATTGCACTAGTAGTGTTGATTGCACTTAGTACATTGCCGCTCAAACTCAATGCGCCAGTGCTGACGTTTCCACCAGTGATATTACCAGTTGCGCTGAATACCCCTCCAGTGTTGATGTTGCCACTCACACTCAAAGAAGTCAATGTGCCTACTGAAGTAATGTTGGCTTGAGCACCATTGGTTACTGTAGCGGCTGTACCACTCACGTTACCAGTAACGTTGATCACATAACTGCCACTTAGTCGGTCAGCTGACACAGTACCTGATGTCAAACTGGATGCATTTGCTGCACCAATCACAGTGGTAAAGTTACCAATGCCACCATTAACGTTTCCACCATTGACGTTTCCTGTTGCGCTGACCAATCCTGCAGTATTAACATTGGCACCAGTTACGTTTCCAGTTGCTGACAATGTGCCAGTAACAAAAGCACCAGTGTCAGACAATACCAAAATATTTCCCACAGCATTGACTGTAGCAAAAATATTGCCATTGGGGCCTGCAACGGCCATTACTGTGGTACCGTTAGTAATCTGGCTTGTGGTAACGTTTGAGATAGCCGTAACGTTGGATAAAAATCCACCATCGCCTACAAAAAATGCGCTGGTTGTAATGTTGCCTGTAGCAGTTATCAATCCGCCTGTAGTGATACTTCCGCCTGTGACTGCACCTACTGCTGTAACTGCGCCACCAGTTACCAAATTTGATCCAGTAACGTTGCCAGTTGCGCTAACGTTACTGGTGGCATTTAGAATACCAGTATTGATAATGTTACCAGCACTGATGTTGTTAGCAATCACGTTGCCTTGTGCGCTGATTTGATCTTGGGCTGTTATACTAGCGCCTGACGCAATGCTACCTGTAGCAGTAATTGCAGCGTCACTTACCAAGTTGCCGCCACGAATATTGCCAGTGGCTGTTATTCCAGCTGCACCAGCAGAAATTGTGCCTGCTGTAATAATGTTGCCACCAGTAATGTTACCAGTAGCTGTTACCAGGCCAGCAGTGTTGATATTACCACCAGTGATATTGCCTGTTGCTGCGATTAATCCAGCTGTGGAAATGTTGCCACCTGAAATATTGGCTGCAACTGTGGTGTTACCACTTATGTACGCTGTACCAGTAACTCCTATTGTGGTGTCTGGGGCTGCGTTAGCAACACCCACATTTCCTGTATGCAATACAGTAACTCTGGCTGCAAGACTACCCGGAGTTCCTGTTAAAATTTGTACGTTACTGTTTCCGCCAGTGTCAACCAGTGTTGCTCTAATTGCTGCGGTCACGCCTGCAGCGGTAACATCACTAGTAAACCATTCAACTGCGCCTAGCACTGTGCCTGCGGTACCAGTAGTGTCTGTGTCTGCAAATCGTATTGTTGGTTGACTCACACTAGCATCACGTGTGATAGTTACATTACCTGCGGTGTTAACGTTCCCACCATTGATGTTACCAGTAGCTGACACCAGGCCAGCTGTGTTAAGATTGCCGCCAACAATGTTGCCACTTACGCTGGCTACCCCACTGATGTTAAGGCCTGTTGTGGTAAACACTGCTACGTTAGATGTGCCACCTACTGTTACATTAGCGTTGCCGTTGGCTGCGGGGATTTCAATTGACGTTGTTCCGTTAAACAGTTTGTCGCCGGAAATATTACCAGTCAAAGTAGCGTTGCCAGTTACTGTGAAATTACCGTCCACCACAACTGTGACTGCGTTAGCAACGTTACCTGCAAAGGTGATGGTGTTTGCACCAAGTGTTTGAATTGTATAATCGCCGTTAACACGCTTGTAGGTAGACATTTAAAGATCCTTTGTGTTATTTATACGGTTTTGAAAGTCCACCATGGGCATGGTTCTGAAGTTTCGTGAGCTAGAAAAATCATCAACGGGTGCTGTGGTATCTCCCATTACCCTTACAAAAGCCGTGTTGGGGAAATCACGCATGATTTGTGTTAGTTGTCTGGCCCAATTACCAGTAAAAGTAGGCGGAGCTGAGCTTTTTTTGTAAAATTCAGTATCAGCATACACATTGTTGAAATGGCTATTGACTGGGCCCATGTCAAAACCCACAAGATAAATTATTACAGCGCCATCTATTGCTGCAATGCTAGCAGCAATGGGCCCTGAACTGTAGCCATAGTACTTTTGTGGAACAGGATGAGCACCATTCCCAGGTTCAGGGCGTCGAGTGTAAAATCTGTTGTTATGAGCGTATCCCGAATCTTGTATTCTAGTGCTGATAGGTTTATCTGTGCTGACCAACACATCAGGAACAAAATCTCTGTACAGGGCGTTGCACCCATAAATCTTGCCCAAATGTCGTAGATTGTTTAGATCAATCTGTTGTCGGCTTACGCCATTACCCAATACAAATGCTCTGCTCATAAAAAAATCCTCCCAGTATGTAGCTGAGAGGATTTGGAGTTGGGAGATATTACGAAGTAAAGTTCTCTACAATTGCCAAGCTAACTTGGTTTTGTTGTCCGGTTACGTTGGCGGCACCAGTGGTACCTGACTTGATTTCGTAACCTTCGTCACTGAAGAAGTTGGTCAAATAACGAACTGGCGGTGTGCTGTAATCCAAAGCAAACTTGTTGGTCAGCTTGCTGATCAATTGAGCAGTACTGTCGCCAGTGCTGAATGTGATGTTCATGTTGCCCGAAGTCAATGCAGTATCAGCTTGGTTGGCTAGAATACATGTGCCCACTGCTTGCACAGTACCTGTACCTGCACCAGCACCTGTGGCTGTAAACACATCGCCTACCGCAGCGGAACCGCTGGCTCCAATGGCTGCCCAGTTGGTAGTTCCCACTGCCAAGATTCTGTATGCACGTCCGGCCACAATGTCTTCGTCATTGATAGCACTTACTGTAGCCACTTGATACTTGGTTGTGCCTTTTTGTGTGATGATGTATGCATCATCTTCTGCGCTTGTACCTGCGATAAACGCACGGCACTTGACTACTGGAAATGCAGTAGATGCTACGTTGGCATTGGCACCACCAACAACACCCAAATACTCAGTACCATCAAACACAGTAGGAGTTGATGGATATACTGGGTTTGTTAGTGCGCTGAACGGATTGAAACCAATATCGCTAGTGGTAGATTTTTTAATTTTTAGAGGACGACCCATTTGTTTTCTCCTTAAAGAAGTCCGATGCGGGTTCTAGCCGCTACGCTGTGGGTAGTTAGTCCCAGCATAAAACACCTGATTGTGTTGACAAGTATTTATGAAAATCTACACTACAACTACCGCAGCATTAAATATTCAGTGAACACAAATCAACTTATAGATCAAGGCAATCAACACCGGTCCGATGATCAGCCCGAACAGGCTTTGCAATGCTACGCCTTGGCATTTGCACAGGATCGCAATTCGTCGGCTGCATTCAACAACTACGGTAATGTGCTACGAGAAGTTGGAGAACCCCAAGCAGCTATACCGTTTTTGCAAAGGGCTATTCAATTGGAACCCTCCAATGTAACTGCAAAATTCAATCTTGCAGTGGCTCATTTGTTGTCTGGAGACTATGCCCAAGGATGGCCAGCATACGAAACTCGATGGGACTATGAACATCTAGCCAATACAATGCCACCATTTACACAGCCAAGATGGCGCGGTGAGGATCTTCAGGGCAAAACTATTCTTGTGGTAGGCGAACAAGGACACGGAGACAACATTCAGTTTGTGCGTTTTGTATACAATCTGCATGTGATGGGCGCTGAAATTATTTTGCAAGTTACAGATGGTTTGGTTCCTATGCTTAGTGCCAGCCCAATTATTAAAAGAGTCAGCGGTTATGACTACACTGTGAACGACTTTGATTACTGGACTCCGATCATGAGCATCCCGGGTATACTAGGAGTCACATTGGACAACATGCCTCGTCCAGTAAATTATCTTAATGCTGATGCAGGACTGCAACGTAGATGGCTAGACTACTTTGGGCCCAAGCATCGTATGCGTGTGGGGTTTAGCTGGAGTGGACGTAGAGATAACTGGTTAAATCGTCACAAAGGTATGCCCTTTGAACAAATGTTAGAGTTGATACGTAAAAATCCTCAGCACGAGTGGATCAACTTGCAGGCTGATTGTACCGCTGAAGAAGAAGATGAATTAAAAGCAGCAGGAGTACACTGTTTGCCGCCTAGTCAATATCAATGGGCCGACACTGCTGCACAAATGATGCACATGGATGTGATTATTAGTGTAGATACCGCAGTAGCGCATTTGGCCGGTAGTTTAGGAAGACCAGTCTGGATCATGCTCAATTGGTTCAGCACTGACTGGCGTTGGTTGTTGAATCGAGATGATTCACCTTGGTATGCTACTGCTAGATTGTTTAGACAACCTGCCATGGGAGACTGGAACAGTGTGACTGATCGTGTTTCCCAATATCTCTCGTGGTTCAAGGTCTAATATGTTACAATAAACGCTAATAGCAAGGTCGTTAAACTATATTACTCAATCCGCACCACTCCTGAATTGACCCGTCAGGATGTGCGGATTTTTTACGGCCACTAAATAACACATGCTGATTGAAGATGTTATACCCGAACAAATAGTGGACGAATACAGACTGCTTAGAAGTTATGATCCCATGACGTCAGTTCAGCGTGGTGATCGCAAAAAGTCTCAGCTGAAACCGGTCAAAACTCCTCTAGCTGACTTTGATGTGCGCTACGAACAAGCTGAAAACTATCATGACTACTATCTATACCACAAGCAAACTGGACGGTGCGTGGGACTGTTTACCATAGAAGACACTGGTGATCGCATAAAAGTTCTCCAGCCCGGAATACGAGCAGTGACTCCACACATGGCCCTGGCCCCTGAAGCACAGCGACAAGGCATCAGCACACGGGCATACACCACATTCCTGCGTGGCGGGCCTTGGGTGTTTGTAACAGATGAACACACTCAAGGTGCGTCACGACTCTGGGACAGTATTGCCACCGGGGACATCGTGAGTTTTTATGTGAATCAGCAGGGACGACCAGTACCCAACCCCGGATCAAATGACACCAGAGTTCTAGGTCCCCGGTCAAGATTCAAACTTTGACGGCAACACAGTTGGTACCGTGCCAACGGGAGAATGTGTTCACAGCAATCATTTGGCCGCAGTGAGGGCACAGCTTTTTCTCTCTTTTGATTCCACGAATAGCATCTGCTTTCTTTTGGATTGTTTCTGCTGACTGTTTGCGGCCTGTTGCTTTCTCTCGTATTTTTTGTTTGGTTTTATCACTGAGCTCAACGCCATATCTATTGTTGTTTTCGCCTAATTTAGAAGCAGACATTTTAGCACGCCACTCGTCTGAAAACGGAGCACGTTTTCGACCAGTGATAGCCGTTATCTGTTTTGCTTTTTCTTCAGGCGGTTGGATACGGCCTTTATTGGCTTCACTTATCTTACGCCTAGCTTCATCAGTATGTGTTTTACCGTAGAATCCGTTGCCTTCGCCAGAACGCAAGATTGACTGTAGCTCTGCATATTCTTGTTTGATGCTTTCATATACTCTGCTAGTTATTGAAGTGTTATAACGTTGCTGACCTTCTTTTTCTGCTCGCATCATTCGCAGTGCATTTAGCATTTTGTATCTATCTTCACCTGTGGTCATTTTGGTCAACAACCAATGGCAAACAAAATGTTCACGTGCAGTCAGTTCAACAAGATTGTCTGGTGTATCTGCTCCGCCAAGACTACGTGGTTGTATATGATGACGTTCAACATACCCTTCTGTTACACGAGTTTGAGCGTTTTTGACTATTTGGTTGTACCAACGAGTGTATTTGTTCATAATGTTATTTATGTATGTTAGCACGAAATAAAGTTTTAGTCAATGAAAAAGGGCCTTGCGGCCCTTTTTGAGTTTGATAAACAAACGTTTTCGATTAGCTGAAGGACAAATTGCTCACGGCAATTTCTCCGACATAATCGCCCGCATTGCCGAAGCTTGATGCAGTGTTGGTGAGTTCTATGTACCCGTAACGTGTCATGAAGCTCACGACTGGTTCGAATGTTGTTGGGTCAAGAACAACACCAGAACTCATCAACGGGATGTATGGGCAATAGAACGCTGGAGCATCAGCTTCAGACGAACCTTTGTAACCAACCAACACAGGTGTTGTGTCGCTAGCATAGCTATCAACAAACACACGCATTGCGCCGTTCAGTGTACCAACAAACTTGGTGTTTGTGGGAGCTTCAAATGTACCTTCTGTAGTACGAGCAAATGCAGAAGTAGTTGCAGATTGCAACACTGTCAATGCAGCGCTAGAAACAACAGCGTAGTTACCTGCGCCACGACGAGTACGTTGGGCGATCAAGTTAGCAACACGGTTGATCAACACGGCCAAAGCAGCGTGTTCGTCACCAACGAATGTAGCAGTACCAGATACGGTAGCTTGGTTGTATGTGAACTCAGTAGAAGCCAAGCTGCGTAGACTCAAGAGAATCTCTTGGTCAATTTCAGCTGTAATTTCTTGAGCCAATGCTGCCATGATTTCGGCTTCAACGTCGATACCATGCATAGCTTGTGCATCTTGTGCAGATTCAAAAGTCCAACGTGCTTGCAACTTGCGAGTCTTGGCTTCAACAGCCTGCTTCAAGATTTGCACGGAAATTTGCTTACCGCCGTTACCTTCCATAACTGCTGTGTTGTTACCAGTGTAACCAGTAGCAGTAGCTGTGTCTTTAGGCACAGTAGAATATGCAGTAGCGATAGTGAACGGGCTCAATGCTTCTTGACCAGCAGTAACGCTAGTTGCAGCAGCAGAAGAGTCTGTCAAGCTTTGGGCATAACGCACACGTAGAGTGTGGATCTGACCAACTGGACCAGTCATGGGCTGAACGCCTACCAACTCGTTAGCGATAACTGTTGGCATTACACGACGGATAACAGGCAAAATCACACGGTTAAGTGTAGCGATGTTACCGGCAGCGGTGGAACCTGCGGAAGCGTTTTCCTTCAAGTACTTGCGAGTGTTTTCGAGGATAACACCCATGCTATTGCGCTTGGTACCGTTCAGACCTTCAAGCAATGCTTCTTTGGTCTCGCCCCAGCGGCTTTCTAATAGTTGTTCTGACATTTAAGTCTCCTATAGTTTAAATTACAGTCCAGCCAAGCGCTTGAGGTCAATCACATTGCTGCGATCTTCCTGTTCGACGTCACGGTTAGGAACAGTCTTATCACCGGTAACTGCGGTAACCGATTCTGTGATCACTTTAGAAGCTTTCACGGAGCGGTCTTCCAACACTGCTGGTAGATACTTTTCGAATGCGTTTTTCAGACGAGCTGTTTGTACGCTTTCGAGCAAATTACGCATTACTTCTGCTTTTTCCTTGTTCAAAGGAGCTAGCAACATTTCCATTGTGCTTTGACGCTCATTGGATTCGCGAATCATGCGTATTTCGCGTTCTTTAGACTCAACGACGACCTTAGCCTTCTCGGTGAGTTTGATGGCTTCCGCCAGTTGCTTGTCTTTATTGACCAGCAATGCATGCAGTGTACGAACTTCTGCTTTCTCATTTAAGTGAGTAGCACCAAATTCTGCTGCGTATGCTTCAAAGATACGACGACCGAAACTGTTCTCACGAGCAATTTTGATGTCTTCTTGTAGTTGGTTTAGTTCAGCCTTTAGATGACTGCTAACAGCACGGCTCATTTTCTCAGCACTTTCTTTAACGAAACGTGACTTGAGAGTTTCAAGTTTGCTACGAGCTTCACGGACCAAGCGGACTTTTGTTTCCACTACATCACGCTTGTCTGCGGCAAATTCTTGAATTTCACGAGCTAGAGCATGCACCATAAATGACTCAAGTTTCTCAAGTCCTTCGCTGTGCATTTGTCGGTCTTTGCGCAATTCGCCAATTTCTTCTGCAAGTTTTGTTACCATGAAGCTGTTAAACTTTGTGGCGCTTTCGCCCATCTTGCGTTGGAACTTGACGCGGTCTTCAGCCAGTGAACGCTTTTCAGCGGCTACTGCTTGGATCTCTGCGGCCAAACCTTCTGTTACCATTCTATCTAGGGCTTCTACCATGACTGTTTTGTCGTGCTCATAGCGTTGCGCGAATTCTTCACGAAGTTCGGTGCGAGCTTGTTCACGAGCTTCACTTAGCTTGGCTTCCCAAGCTTCGTTGATCTCTGTACGAGTTTCCTCGGTGATCAAGTTGCTATCTAGCAATGGTTTGATTGCATCTAACATTAGTAGATTCTCCTTAGATTTTAAGTTCTCGAATGAGTTTTACAACTTCACTCTTGAGATACTTTTGCACTTTGTTGTCTTGACCAGCTTCTTTGGCAATTTCAAGAAGTCTATGACCATATTTCATGTTCATCATACTTTCATAAATTGCTTTAGGATACGCATTTGGCGCACTGGGTTGGGCAACCACATCGATTGTGACTATTTCAAAGTCACTCACATGTCCTGTTCTGTCGTCAACGTTACCGGAACCACGGCTTGAAACTCCAAGTTTCACTCCCGATTGCAACAACGTCTTGATCAATTCTCCCATAGGTGTTGGTAAAATTTTAAGTTTACCGCAACCAGCATCACCGTCCATCCACATGTTTTCCACGCTATGGCACACACGATCCAAGTTAATCTTCAAATCATCTGGGTGATCCACTTCACCTAAAACGGAGTTACCTTCTCTAATCTGTTGATTAATAGTGTTAACTGCTTTAGCAATTTCTCTCAAAGGGTATGTGCGTCCGTTAGCGTTTTGTTTATCGCCTTCGATGCAGATACCTTTGAGATAGAGATGCTTACCACCAGCCATGTCAGATTCTTCAAGAACCTGAATGTTGGCCTGGCTAAAAGTAAGTTGTTCTCTTAGAGTTTTCATTAATTAACCACGTCCACCTGGGGTAATGCTACGGTTGTTAACACCAGCAGCTTGACCAGTTACTGGCTTAGGAGCAGCAGTTTTAAATGCTTTCTTACCAGCTTCTTGTGTACTAGGTGTACCAATTTCTTTTACAGTGTTCTTGTATGGGCTAGCATCATGGTGACCGCCGCCATCAGCACCTGTGTGTACTGGCTTAACGCTATTGCCGATTGGGCCTTTTGCGCCTGCATTTGCAGCTACTGTAGACTTCTTGTTTACGCCACCTTCTTCACTGGTAACTGGCTTTGGAGCTGCCTTGAGATCCAAGGATTCCATCATGCCTGGTTCCATTTCTTCAGTGTCGTCCATTTCAATAGCGTCGCCGCCTTCGTCTGGACCAAATCCGTCGCCATCACCAACTTCATCATTATCACCACCCATAAGGTCTTCAAATTCTGCCATCAATTGGTCTAGCTTGTCTTCCAAGTTAAGGATGTCGTCTTTGGTGGCTGCTTCATCGCTACCACCCATGTCGTCACCGCCAAAATCATCGCCGCCCATGTCTTCGTCGCCGCCAACTTCAACGTCCATTTCCATGTCGTCGTCGCCTTCAGCTTCCATGTTCATGTCGTCTTGTTCTTCAGCTTCAACATCGTCGATTAGGTCATCAGCAGCATCGCCGCCCATGTCGCCTTCTTCTAGGTCTTCGCCTTCGTCAGCTTCGTCAATTTCTTCTTCAGACATGATGTCTTCGTAGATTTGACGGCTTTTTTCCACTACAATTTCGTGGAACAATTCTTGTGCTTTTTGTGTGTCATCATTGATCACGTATTCGATCAATTGTTCAAATTTGTTCATAAGGTAAACTCCTGTTAGGTAAAGTATGTTGTTATTTACACAACATGTAAAAACTCTGTGGTTTATGGGGTAAAAACTATGCTAAATTGCCAAAGTTATGCAATTGGTGCAGGTGGTGGTGCATATTGTTGTCTCACCAGCTTGAGTTTTTCTTTGTACTCATATGTGCGGACATCGTTCATTTTGCGAAGCTTGTTGATTTGTCTCAAGGTCAAGCGAGTCTTGCGCAAGTCTCCCAACTTGGGTTGGCTGTTGTCCTGTGACAGGTCCTGATATGCTTCAGGTTCTTTATTGAAAAATTCGTTGAGAATCATACTGGTATTTATACTGGTGGTGGTGCTGCTGCACCTGGACCTGCTGGTGCTACTCCAGCATCTGCTGGGCCGCCTGCCATAGCAGGATCCATGCCAGCTACTTCTTCGCCTGCTGTTACATCACTTTCCAATCCGCCAGGAGTGATACCCACACCACGTAGGTCTTGACCAGTTGTAGCAGGTGCATCAGGCTGGTCGCGTTCTTCACGCCACATCTCTTCGTTTTTCTTGATTTCTTCTTCAGTTAGGCCTAGGAAACGCTCAAGCAAGAATCGCTTGCTCATGTAAGGCAACTGTTCTAGACCCTGGAAAGCAGTAATACGAGTGTTGTCCAGTTCACTTTGGCGATAACTAGCAAAGTTTTGCGGTGCATTGAATCCAATTGAGAACAAGCCAGAATCAATGTTGAAACCGCGCCACTTCAAGAACATCTTGAATTCGTCGTCTAGTTTCTGTGCAATTAAGGCCTGCAAGCGCTCACAGTACTGGTTGAAACGATATTCTTGAATCAATGCTGTGCCTACTTTGCCGTCGTTCATGGTAGCACCTGAGTCATCAGGGCCTGTAGGCAAGTAGCTTGAGGGCACACGCAAGCCGCGAGCCATCTTGTTGTTGAAGTACTTCAAGTCGTCAATCTCGCCTAGGTTCTGGCCTCCAGGCAATGTTTCAACACTGCTGCCGCGACCGTCTGCTGTTTGTGGAAAGAAATAGTCTTCGTTGATACTGAGTGGATTGTAACTGGCATCCATCATGTTGCCACCACCGCCATTGGTAGTGGGAATTCTGCGCTGATGCATTTCGTTTTTCACACGTTCCACAAATGCCATAGCCAAGTGGCTTGGCATATTACCCACGTCAATCTTGAAGATTCTGCGTTCCGGAGCACGTTGTACACGATAGATCAAGATAGCATCTTCAAGCAATTCTTTTTGTTTGAACACTTTGAAAATGTTTTCCAAGATGCTTTTGCCAAACGGCCAAAACACATCCAAACCTTCGTTAAGACTCAGGTGCACCACGTGCTTGGAATCCAAGCAAACTTCGTTCATGGCCTGCATAAAGCGACTGTTGCCCACACCGCCACCTGTGCCGCCGTTGGGCATGGTGTAGTTGCTGTTGCCAGCTACTGATCCTGTGGTAGGATTGGTCATGTAATCTGTAGTGGTTTTTGCTGCCACAGTCATGTTTTGAAAGTTAGGGTTGATGTCACGAATCACATACTGTTCTGGGCGCTTGCCTTCAGATTCGTTTACAATCACACGAGCCAATTTGCTCATGTCCACCCACATCATTTCAAATGTTTCTGGGTCACGCACAAAAATTTGGTCGCCATACTTGATAGTGTTGCGAAACAGTTTGAAGATGCGTTGATCTAGTTTGTTCAGCTTGACCCACTGTTGCAATTGCTTGCGCACAATGTCAATTTCGTGATCAGTAGGTTTGTCATTGTACTTGACGTCAAACGGCGTGCCGTTTTGTTCGTTCATCTGTGTTGAGAACTCAGCAATGATGTCTAAACATGCATTGATTTCTGAATCCATGTCCATGTTTTCGTACTGATTGTATCGCTCGATACGGTTGGGGTGGCCCGAGTACACTTCAGGCAGACGGCTAGCATAGTTTCTAAACACCATGTCTGTTTGTGTTTCTGTGCCGGAATTTCTGCCGTAGTTGGGGTAACCGTCAGCGTGTCTACCAGAGATGGGACCGAGCTGACCTGACGTATCAGCTACTTTAAAGTACTTTTTCCAACCGGGTTTGTTTTGTTCTGCCATGTTATTATTTACCGTTAATTGCTACTGACTTGCAGGATCCTTGTACTGATGTCATTGGCATTGCGTTGCTCACGCACAAGTTCTGAAATCATGTCAATCAATGTTTTGGTCTGTACTACGTTTTCTTTTATTGATTCTGCTACTACATCATCGTTGTATCTGCTCTGTAGATCAGCTACATCTGCTTCAGTTTTGTTTCCTGCTGATTTGCCTTCTTCTCCGTAGTTTTCTAAAATTTCCCGATCAAAACCCTTGGTTATTAAATCCAATTTTATTTCTTCTAGTTTAGCAAACATCTTGACTTGACTAGCAGCTACCACAGCATCAACATCTTCATAGGTGGATTTTTCGTCGCCCCCTTTAAGGAATTTGAGATTGTCAGCCTGAGCTTGAAATTGAAAAAATCTTTTGACTTCTTCGGGGAAGTCTACAGGAATTCTGTTGCCTTTGAGAGGAATAACTGCTTCAGCATTGCCACCTTCGCCAATAATAGCCGGTGTTCCTCCCGGAGTAGGCTGTACAATACCGCCTTCTGCCATCATTTGCACATGAGGAGGATCATTGGCAATGAAAGGACGGAACAAACCAGCATTGGCCAATAGCTCGTCAATGGGGCCTTTGCTTTTTCCCATACCTGCTACACTAATGTCTACTGCATTACCAACTCCATGTAAACTGCCTTTGCCTGAGCCCTTGACTTGATAAGTTTTACCTTTGTAGGTTATTTCTTGATCATCTTTAGGAGCAGCAGGCATGTGTACACCTGGCTCATTAAGTATGTGGCCTCTTACCCAGAGTTCTGCCTGTTTCTGATCAGATCTAAAAGCACTGTTTACATCTACGGATTTTCCAGTTGATAGTGCAAATTTTTCCAATCTTGAAATCATTTCATTGTCAAGACCAGACATGTCTGCTGCTGGACCTATTTTGAGACTACCTCCGCCTTGTGCTTGTCCTGCGGCCGCGCCTTTTCCTGGCTGGCCGTCTGGGGCACCAGCTGATGGTGACGGTGATCCAGAACGTGGCGCCATTGATCGTGATGTTGCTTCACCTGCTGGTGCTCCGCCACCCCCTGCGCTAGCAGGAGCAGTTGGAGTTGCTGTAGCTGTTGACGCTTGCCCTCGCGATGCACGATTAGCATTGGTTTGCGCTGCTGCTGCTTCTAATTTTTTCGACGAAGCAATTTTTGCTTCTTTGTTTAGAGTCAGTTCTTTGCTTTCTGACTCTGCAATCTGCTTCTTGAGTTCAGCAATTTTGGCTGTGGTTTCTGCTGATTTGTTGCTGGACTTAGTGATACTCTCTAAATCCTTTTTTAGCGCTTCAGTTGCAGCCATTTGATCAGCTAACTTTTTGTCTGCTTGCTCTGACTGAGTTCTTGCTGCGGTAACTGCTGCACCAGCAGCTTCTTGTTCTTTAGTAGGTGGTGCTGGGACCTTGGGTTCTTTAGTACCTAACCCAAAGATATTCAAAAGCTTGTTTACTGCTTTTCCTAGAGTTTCAAAACCTGTGGCCAACGTGTCAGTAGCATTGCCCAATTTGTTAGTGATCACAAGAGCATTGTCAATACCTTTGAACACAACATCTTCCATTTTCTTGTTGAGATCTTGCTGTTGCTTGATGTTTTTAGCGTACTGGTCTGTGATGCCGTCTGCTGCTTTACCGCCTTCTTGACCTTGCTTTTTCTGGTCTGCTGTAATCTTGTCGTACTGTTCTGATAGATCTTTTTGTGCCAACAAGCCTAGTTTAGCGCCCTCGTCAATACTGAGCAAAAAGTTTTCTGCTGCACCTGTTTGGTACAGCATATTCATGTCTTTGGTGGTTTGACCAGCTGCGGCTGCAATAGCCTGTGTTCCTGCTATAGCATCTTTTTGCCCAGCAACCATTTGGTTAGCAGTTTGTAGTGCTTCTCCATTGGTACTCATCAGTAACTTTTGCGAAGCTTCAGTACCTATCATGCCAGTGGTCATGTCACCGAAGCCTTGCGCTGCTTCTTTACTCTGACTTCTCAACAACACATATGTTTTTTCCAGTTGAGCTGCTGCGGCAATTTGTTTCTCATCGCCTGATCCGCGCATTTCTTCCAGTTTGGCACGAAAGCGCATTTGGCTTCGTGCTTCTTCTAGTGCTGCTTCTTGCTCTTGTCGTGTTTGCCCAGTTAGCTTGGTCAGCGCATCTTGTTCTTGCAAGTACTTTTTGGCACCGTCTGCTAGTTCTTGAGTTGTTTTGTTTTGTGCTAGACCCACACGAGTTTGCAGTCTAATGTACTGCATTGTGCCTTCGTTGATCTGCTCTTGAGTCATACCAGCAGCAATCAAGCTCTTGCGGTAAGGCTCCATTGCTTGACCAATGTCAGCAAACTGTTTGCGCCCTTCAAACACAGACCCAGAAAACAGTGCAAGATCTTTGGCATTTTCGCCTACTAACCCCACCAAGCTGTCCAGGTCGTTCATGCTGAGACCCAGCTTTTTAGCGTCATTGTACACGCCGGTCATGCCGTCACTTGCTGCTGCACCTGACTTGGATAGACCTGAATAGCTCTTGTACAACTTGTCGGCCATCTCGTTGGATGCCTTGACCATGCCGGCTACTGCACCAGTTAACGCAGTTATACCAGCTATCAGTAGCTTGATTGCAGGGCCGCCAGGTATCAACAGAGCCAAGGCAACGCCTGCTGCCTGAGCAGCTTTGGCCATACCGTCAATACTGTCGTTGAATACTGCTGCGCCTTTTTTGCCATCCAGCATGGCTTTACCAGCAGCCATACCAGCATTGGCCAAGTGACCCACTGCATCAGCTGCTGATCCAGAAGCTTTGGTGAAGTTTTTCATGCCTGTGGCTGCTTCAATCTCAGCATCACGCTTTTGATCAGCGGTGGTCTTGGTAATTTGGCCGTATAACGCCATTTCCCGGTTGACCTGTTCCATTATTCTTGCTAGTTCTTCTGTTTGCTGATTTATGTCTGCCATGGTCTATCGCCTATAAGTAGACATATATTTATAGGTGATTCATGACCCAATTAGCTAACCCATTGCGACAATTCTTTAGACAACCGGCAATCTATTTGACCCTGCCCACTCGTGGAGAATTCTGGCATCAGGATGCTATCAGCATGCCTGAAAATAAAGAACTACCTGTGCTGCCCATGACAGCCATTGACGAGATCACGTACCGTACTCCAGACGCACTGTTCAACGGACAAGCTGTGATCAATGTGATCCAAAGCTGTTTGCCCAACGTGCTCAATGCCTGGGCTGCTCCTGCTGTGGACATCAATGCTATTTTGGTAGCCATTCGTATTGCCAGTTATGGGCACGAAATGGGTTTTAGCACTCAGTGTCCTGCATGTAAAACTGATGAAGAATATCAACTGGATCTGCGCACTGTACTGGCACAGCTGGACAGTCCTGACTTTAGCAAAACTATTCGTCATGGGGACATGGAGATCTTTTTCAGACCCATTACCTACAAAAATCAAACAGACACCAATCAAACTCAATTTGAAGAACAACGAATCATTCAACAGATTCCCGGTAGCGATCTGTCCGACGAAGAAAAACTAACCAAGTTGAATCAAGCTCTGCGTAAAATTACTGAGCTTACTGTACAAGCACTCAAGCACAGTATTGCTGGCATTAGAACTCCCAACACTGTTGTGGTTGAACCTGAATTTATTCAAGAGTTTTTGAACAACTGTGATCGTAAGCTGTTCAACGTAATTCGCGATCACGTGATTGAACTGCGCACTGCTAGTGAACTCAAGCCCTTGCACTTAAAATGCAACAATTGCGAACACGAGTACGATCAACCCTTGACTCTGGACCAAGCAAGTTTTTTCGAAGCCGCCTCCTGACAGCGTCTGCTGACGAAATTTCAGCACTAATCGATCAGATGGACCAGGAGGCCAACGAAATGCGTAGGCAGAGTTTGAAAATGTCATGGTACATGCGAGGCGGCGCCACCTATGACGATGTTATGCAAATGAGTCCGTCTGAACGAACCTTGATCAGTGAATTGATCAAGGAAAACTTAGAAACAACTAAATCAAGCAAATTGCCTTTCTTTTAATGGAACTAGAACAACTACGCCGAGACATCCTGGAATGGAGCGAAAACTTTGTGGAAAAGCCGCATCCTGCGCTAGGCGGATGGCCACCATGCCCGTTTGCAAGATCAGCAAGACTCAAGAACACCATAGGTATCTTTGTAGGGTCCGATCCTTACTATGATCTAAAGCATCGCAGTCAGCATGGCATGGGCTCGCACGAAGTAATAATATATGCCTACGATCCTGCAGAATGGAATTACGAATTGTTCTCTAGCAGTCTTGAACAAGCCAATCAAGAGTTCTTGCACCACAACGACTTGATTGCGCTGGAAGATCATCCTGCAGATCCTGAAATAGTCAATGGCATTGTAATGAACCAAGGCAAATATGCACTGGCTCTGGTGCAGCCACTTGAGGATCTTAATCAACGAGCAGCAGGTATGGCACGCAAAGGATTCTACGATACTTGGCCAGAAGATTACTTAAAAGTGCTGTTTCACCACAGAAAGGATCCTAGATGACTTACCAGTTCGCACGTATTGATTTGTCAAAAACCAACTACAAACCCACGGTAAAATGGGAGTACTTGCGTGAACCCAATATCACTCAGCTGAACAGCATCTACAGAGACTACTGCAAATACAAACATTTTGCCAGTGTGATGCCTATATTTGACAGTCGTTATACAGACCCAATGACTGACGTAATAGGGTATTACGACGGGGACAAACTAGCAGCGTTCAGCTTGATCCGACGCTACGACGAAAAGAATGCACTGTGTGATCAATTCGCATGGAACTACAACAATCCCCGGCTACGGCTAGGGATAGAGACACTACAAACAGAGTGTGCTATCTACAAGGCTCGCGGGTTCCAATACCTGTATCTTGAACAAGCACACCTGTACAAACAAAGCATGGATGGCTTTGAACTACTGGGACCACTGGAGTAAAACATGGCAGACGTATATACAATTTGGGCCAACAAGGCCGGCGACATTTCAGACCTTGAATGGGTCACAAACATGAAAAGCTTTTTTGATCACTTGATATCAGAAGGCAAAATGGAAAGCTACAGAATCACACGCTGTAAAATGGGCTTTCGTTCAATCGCAGACATGCCAGAATGGATGATACTCATGGAGTTTACAGGAATGGCTCAGATGGATTCGGCATTCAAACGAGTAGCACCACTTGAAGGTGAACTAGAAGACAAACACAAGAGCTTTAATCAGTTCGTGGATTGCTCAACTATTCAACATGCACTGTTTAGAGACTGGCCTGATCAAAATCTATGATAGTGCATGTCCCGGTTAGTGTAGGCGAGTTGATTGACAAGATAACAATCTTGCAGATAAAATTGGCTCATGCCCGCACACCCACACAAACACACAATGTTTCTGTTGAGTTAACCCAGCTCAACAGCACTCTCAATCAGTTGGCATTGAGCCAAGACATCTCACAACAAACCATACAGCTACACGCAATAAACCAAGAACTGTGGAATATTGAAGATGCCAAAAGGCAACACGAACAACGTCAACAATTTGACAGTGATTTCATTGCTTTGGCAAGGGCTGTGTATATCAAGAACGATCAAAGAGCTGCAATCAAACGCCAAATCAATCAAATCACAAACAGTGATATAGTAGAAGAGAAAATATATTAACTGTGTTTTGATGTGCTACGCACATCAGTGTTTCGCTATCGCTCACACATACTGTTAGCTCAAGAGCGAAGCGACTAAGTATTCATCCAGATCTTATGGTCACACTTTGCCCGCACAGGGCAAAGAAACTTCATCCGAGTCGGGCAAGTCACTTAGCGTTAACACATTACAGAGGCGGTTGTCCGGTACCTCGAGTGTTGTCTTTATCACAACGGCAATTGACACAACATACGCTAACATACTGTGCCAACCTGCTACCCCACGGTAGCGTCTTTTTAGCTTTTATTCATCTTCAAACAATCAAACCGCAGCAATTAGCGATCGTGGTCCTGTCAAGGATACTGATTGAGTGCTTGCTGGCGCGGCAAGACTTCCATCCCTGTGATCCGTGATCCAGGTCTAGGGCACACGATATTGGCTTGTGCGGGCCGAAACTGCCTGACTTAAATTTTGTTTATGATATGTGAGCCATGTACTCTAACCGAGATATGGCCGTTGTAATAATCTGTTGATTCTAATACTTTACGATCAAACTGCTCGCGAGCTTCAATGTACGAACACTGCGCTTTTGATGTGCAATAGTAAAGTATTTCTCTGGTAAAGTTTTCGGTGCCTAATTGTGCGATGTCTGCGGTTAGATGCTCGCTGCTACCATAGTAGTCGCGCCAGTCTGAATCGACTTTTGATCTAACCTTCTTTTTCTTTTTGATGCCGTTTTTTTGCTTGACTGTTTTGTAAGTGGTCTTGCTAAATTTTGCTAGTTTTTTGCCTATGTACTTGCGTCCAGATAGATTATTGGTGATTAAGTATACAAATCCAATACACTCTTCGGGTAATGTCTCAACTGGGGTGTTTTGATATAACCAAGTCATGTTTGTTTTGCGTTGCTGCCTTATGTATTAGTTAGCATGATCAAAGTGTTGCCTGTTATTTTAGTGGTATTTTTGCTGCCAGTGATTTGTCAAAACGTAGATGTTTGTATCAAGCAACATCTACGTCTGTATTGTAATTTGTGAAGCCGTTCTCTTTGACTACCTTGAGTATGTTTTCAACTCGTCCGGCTAGTTCGTCTCGGTGACTCACAAGCCACACGCTCTTGTTGCGTTCGCGACTCATGCGTTTCAACAAGCCCAGTGCATTCTCCACTCCGGCTGTGTCTAGTCCGTTGTCGATCAGTTCATCAATAAACATCAAGTTAATGGGGTAATACAAACTTTCCCACACATCACGAAACGCCCAGCTCATGCTGAGAATCAATCTGGTACGTTCACCTCTTGAAAGATTGTCAAAGTCCAGTTCTCGACCCAGTTCTTCAATGTTGACTGACAAGTCATTCATGAATTTAACTGTGTGCGGGAGGCCCATGCGATCCAAGTAATGTGTGAGTCGGCTGTTGAGATAGCTCAAGTTTTGATCAATAATCTTTTTGCGAACAAATGAGTCTTTAGAAGTCAGCAGTTTGAGCAAAAAGTCTTGATGGTCTTGAACTCGTGTAAGTTCATTAAGATGACTGTAACTGACCGGTTGCAAAGCTTGCCCAGTCATTTCATCAATCTGTTCAGTGTAAGGATCAGTTTCAGCATGCTTGTTGGTAATCTGTGCTAACAAACTGGCCACTTGACTAGAATGTTTGATAGCTTCAGCTTCGGTGTCGTAGTGTGTGACTGGTTGTGGTCCAGGCACAACTTCTTCCAGCTCGGCCAACTGTTCAGCAAACGGGTTGACTTCCGCTTCTTTAGCATCCATGGCCTGTTTCAAGCTGGCTAACTCGCCAGCATGGCGAATTGCTTCTGCTTCAGTTTTGTAATGAGTAACTGGCTTTGTGCCCAACTCCCCTAGCTTTAGCAAAGCATCAGTATGTTCGACCCATTGAGTGTTAGTGGCCAGGGCCTGTAGTGCAGCTTCTTGAAGGGCTTTTTCCTTGGAGACCAACACACTTTCGTGATTGGCGTCATGAAAGTCTTGACCACAAGCATAACATTTGTGATTCTTGAGTTCTTGGATTTCGGCTCGTAGTTTTTCTACTAGCTTGGTTTCTTTCTTCTCGTCTTGAACACAGCGTTCAATTAGCTTTTGTAATTCAGCAATGTCTTTGGACTTTTGATTGTAAGCAGACAACTGTGCCCAGGCTTCAAGTTCAATATCAATGTTGATGCGATTTTTGTCCAAGTACGCACTGCCAGCAGCTTGCCATTCAGCTTGTTGCTTTTGTTTCCAAGCGGTACTACGGGCCACCAACGAGTTGTAGGTTTCCTGTTGTTTCTTTTGATCACTCCAAACTGCTAGGTCTCGGTGTGCTTGTAATTCTACTTCGATGTTGATCTTTGACAAGTCATCGTATTGCACAACCAGGCTCTGTAGATCACTGTCGTATTTTTTCTGCCACATCACTTGGCGACGACGCAAACTTTCGATCTGTTCTTCGATACGTTTGTTTGCTTCTTGTTCAGCTCGTATTCTAAATTCTTCTTGCGAGATAGCATCTTTGGTTTGCCGGTTGAGTTCTTTGATACGATCAGCACGTTCGCTCAACAGTGTGATACCCAACAACTGTTCAATGATAGCACGTTGGTCGTTGGCTTTCAAACTCAGGAACGGTTCGGTATAGGTATTTAGAGCCAACACATGTTTGAACATGTCGTGACTCATGCCCATCACACGTTCAATGGCTTCTTGTGTTTCTTTGTTTTCGCCTTGTGCTTCGTCTGTAGCAGCTTGTGCTTCGTGATTCACATAGAACTTTAGAACGTTGGGTTTGCGTCCACGTTCAATTCTGTAGTCCTGTCCGCCTACGCTGAAATCCAGACTTACCAACATGTTCTTGCCGTTGGTTTTGTTCACAAGATTGTCTTTGCGAATGTTTGACAGGGCATTACCATACAAAGCATAGCTGAGAGCATTGATGATAGTGGTTTTGCCGGTGCCGTTGCGACTACCGTCGCCACCAAGATCTAAATTTTCCCCTAGTACCAGTGTTAAGTCTCTGCGATCAAAGTCAATACCTTGCGTGGCATTGCCCACGCTCATAAAGTTCTTGACAGTGAGTTTTTTAATTTGGATCATGATTTCTTTTGATTTTTAACTTGTTGGATATAGCGTTGATAATCGTCATTAACATGATTATGCAGTCTTTTGTAATATAAGTCAATGACTGTTTTTGCAGCGCCAAACGGGAACCAGCCAGGATAAATTGCATGAAGCAGACTCATGATGCCAGCCCATATCAGCTGGACACCTGAAGTTATTGCCCATACCAAATGTGATTTGTAGCTTTCGTTGCTGTTATACAAGTGTTGATGTTTTTTCATATGTTTTTTCGAAAAATATTTCGTATGATTTCATGGTCTAATTTGATTCCGTAGCTACACTCGTCCATGGTTAAGTGCATAGCAGAACTAATAACTACTTTGTTGCTGTAACGATCAATAATCTTATCGTTTAGCTGATCAGTTACTGACTGTAAGTCAGTTTGATCCCAAACAGCTAGATATAGTTTTTCCCGATCTCGGTCTAGTACAATTTGTGCATTGATCTGTTCGTTCTTTGCTAGATCCAAAATCCAAAACAGATCAACCTCAACATCATTGATTCGTACAAGATCATTGCGGCCATGGTGGGTAAAAACATTATTGTTCCGACTGAAAGAATCCTGCATCACAATAGATGTGTTGTAGTCATTGATATGCACTACTAGTTGATCTTGCTGATTAAAATCAAATTGATAAAAGTCATCAAGGGCCACAAAAATTTTGCAATCAAACTCTACCTGATTCGATTGTAGACTGTTAGTAAACAAAGGCCCACTAGTTTCGTTGCAACCAAATATACTGACAATTTTTACCAAGCCGCACTGTCGGATCAATGATTGCCAGGCCGGATTGATGTATGATAGTACATATATTGTAAGATCATTGAACTTGATATTTTGTAAAACTGCCTGTTTTAAAAATTGTTCAGCAAAATTTACATATGGAAATTGTATATGATTGATATCGTGATCAGCACAGTACCGAACCAGGTCTGCTGTTTGATATTGGGATTCTACATTGAAAACATAGTGTCCGGTGCACTCATCAGACATTAGTGAAGGAAGGAAGTACGTTGCAATACTGCTGCCATGATGCAAATTTCTAATATGCATTACATTGCCCCGGAATTTCAACAGATTACAATTTCTTTTAGATATGTTGAATATAAATTTGTGACTATGCTCAACTTTTTTTGGACGATTGGTAGTTCCTGAGCTAGTGCATGACAATAGCGCAAGATCCTGGTCTATACTAGATCTAGTTGAATGATCCCACCAACCGTCAGACGTAGTAGTGTAATTGTCCCATACATGCCAAAATTCAGTTTGTAAACTGACTGTACTGTAATACTGATGTTTGTCAGGTGACAACATGGGACCAGACACAAAAAGATCAAGGGGGAAAAAATATTCAGAGGTTGCGTTTTTTGTTGACGACACATCGAGCACAACCAACTTGAGTCCAAGTTCTGCAGCAGCAATAAGTGCGCCGAAATAATATATGTCAGTGAGTGCAAATCCTAGACCTATTTTATCTCCAGCTTTTAACTGATTTTTTTCAACAAAAATCAGTTTCCAATGATCAACAAATTCAGTTAGTAGATCGCGTGAAAGCCACTCATCATTATTGAAGAGTCTAAAATTTTTAGAAATTGCATTCAATGAAACAATCATAATGTTTGATAAATCTTGAGCAAGAGTTTATTGTCGTAAAATTCAGATTCGATGTTTGTGAGCTGGTCTGTAACAATCTGATCTACTGATTCAAACTTGACTTCACCAGGTGCCATGTCTTCATCTACTCCTGCAGACTTGTTGGGAATCAGGGCCATCTCACGTAGATTGTAGTCCCGCACAAACGTTTCCTTGATAAAGTTAGCTTCTTCGTAACTGATCTCAATATCTAGGTTCACTCTAACATGCATTTTGGGCTTAAGAAGTGTTGCAGCGTTGTCAATAAGGTTGGCGAGTCCATATACACGATATGTTGGTTGAGCAGGCCAAGCATGAAATTCAGGCGCTCTTCCCCACTCCAACACAGTGAGACCTCTTTCGTCGTCACCAGCGTCTGCATAATTGTGAGGGAACGCATTACCGATATAGGTAATGTTCTTTTTAGTCTGTCGCTTGTGGAAGTGCCCAGTGAACACATGACCAAATCCCCCAAGACTATCTCGTTGCAGTTCCCCATGATCTGGCATCTCCACCATTGCGTTCATCAAATAACCGGGCAGCTCAAAGTGCCCAAACAAGTAATCGCCTTTTAGTTTGGCCAGGCGTTTATGATCGTCTCCACATAGCCAAGGGGCAATAGTGACATTACCGTCGCTGAACCAATCATTACAGATTTGAACATTAGGGAGGTGCTTTGCAAACTCCACGCTTTGAATGTCACGTTTATCGCGATAATATAGATCATGGTTACCAGGAATAAAATAAACACGTTCAAAATGCTCATTTAGGTGCTCCAGGGATTGTAAGCTGTAGTTGAGTGTGACAATGTTAATAGTTGATCGATTGTTGTGCCAATCGCCCAAGAACAAACAGGTTTCACAACCTTCCTCTTTTGCTTTGGCAGTTGCCCACTTGACAAACGCCAAACAGTCCTCGTTGTGAAGAACTGAGTTTGACTTCAAGCCAAAGTGGATGTCGGTAAAGATTGCGGCTTTTTTAAATAGATTACTCATTGCTGTAGTTTACATGATTCAGTATGGATTGCGCAAGAGCCTTGTGACTCAAAGGACCCATGTGTTCTCCATCTGTTCCTAAATCCAATAGGTAATTTGGCACATGACAAAATTCTGGGTGCTTGCTGTATTCGGTCAAACAAGGATAAAACAGCGGCGATGATCCACTAATGGATATAACTGCAAATTTGACTGGCTGACATCTTAAATGTTGTACACCTTGATTGAACAACGATAACTGATTGAACAATAGCTGTTGATCATTGTACGTTTCAAGCAAATGTCGACTCACTGCTTGAGAGAATCTAAGCTCTGACGGTGGGTACCCGTAACTGATGCGTTCCGGAGATGTAAGTTGCCAGATTACAAAATCTCCTTCTTGGAAGTTGGCATGCATCAAATGTCGCAAACTCCATTGAACACTAGAACCTGATTGTGCTACCAATTTCAATGGCAACTTGGTGTGCTGACTTATGTGTTGCCCAAAATTCTCTTGATCGGCCGTTAGCCCTACGCCATAGCTGTGACTGCAACCAAAAACCCACACTGTTGGGCCATCAGATCGATCATGAACATCCAGTGATAAAAATTCCTGTTGACCAACAGGTGTGTATCCAGTTACTGGTTTTTTATGAGACAAATAATTGAGTATGACAACAGTTTCGTGGTAGATGGAACTGTCAGCATCAAACTTGTCGGGTATAAAATTTATAACATCAAATTGCTTGCTGATGCACAACACTTCTTGTACAGATAAATCTCCCAAGGAAGTATGATAGCACTGTCCCGAAAGCAGTTGAGTACTATCATTCAACAACACACTCCCAGGAAGCACCAAGGATACATCAAATTCAGGGTGAGTTAGATGTAGAGTTTTATTCATCTAGGCTGGAAATAACCGGACCAGACATAGCTGCCATGCTTTTGCTGCCGGAGTTTTGGCGTGTCCATGATGGGTTGAGACCGTTGATCTCCAAAATGTCATCGCGAATGTTTTGATTTTTCTTTTCGATGTTTAGGATACGTGTAAAACTGTTTGTAATAGCCGCCGTATAGTATGCAAACGGATTCTGACTCTTAGACTCATCGAATTGAAGACCAATCTGTGATAGTTGAAGTAGGGCTTGTCCACGCATTTCTTCATTGTAGGTGTATCCTCTCCAGTTAGAGCGTGTGGCATAACGCTCACACAGTTTCATAAACATAGTGGCCAACTTGCGAGTCATAGTACCGTGTTCACGACAAAACTCGCCTGTGGCCAAATCGCCTTTCCAGTGACTGCGGCCCACAATAAAAGGAACCTTGTCTTCGTCTAGTCTGTAGTGCTCAAACGGCGGAAAATTCAGTCGCACATAGTTCATGTTCAGCACAGGTTCGTCCACAAGATCAGCCAATGGATCATCAGTTACAGCATCTTCTAGTTCAAAGATGTCTTCTAGTTTTTTGCGTTTGGCTTCGGCTTTGGTTATTTTCTTGGGTGCCTTGGGAATATGATCCCAAGCAGTGATTCGAAACACTAGATCAGTGTTGGCAATTTTCTTTTGATCAATTACTTCACCTGTTTCGCGTTTGATACGGTCAGCACGATTTTTACGTGCTTCTACCACAGTGCGCTGATTGATCTTGTCCACTGACGGCAGAATCAAATCAAATTGATGATCAAGGTCTCTGTCACGATACCAGCAGTAGGTATTTTTGCTGAGATGAATTTCTTTGAGGATATCTCGGTTGTTGAGATAGTTTACTTTGGCAGGAGGTTTAGGGATTAAGGACATATAGTACTTATTGTAGCATAAACGCCACAGATGTCAACCAGAATTGGGTAAATATGGTAAACAGGAGCCACCATGGACTACGCACAATACATAGCACAACAACAATATTATCAGTACCAAGCACAACAACAGGCGTACTATCAGTATCAACAACAACTTGCTCAACAGCGAGCTTATGAGCAATATCAGGCCCAACAACAACAGATTGCACAGCAACAGGCCTATGCACAGTATCTTGCTCAACAACAGTATCAAGCCCAACAGCAAGCCCAGCAGGCTGCACAAGCAGCCGCACAACAAGCAGCCGCACAAGCCCAGGCTGCTGCCGAGCAAGCGGCAGCACAACAAGCCGCTTACCAAGCTGCACAAGAAGCTGCTGCCCAAGCACAACTAGCAGCTCAAGCTCAGGCTTCGCAACAAGTTGCCTATGAAGAAGCAGCTCGACAGGCAGCTATTCAAGCACAACTGGCTGCACAACAAGCCGCTGCTGCACAAGCTGCACAACAGGCTGCAGAAATTCAACAGCAGTTGTACCAGCAACAGCTGGCGCAAGATATACAAACAGTGCAGATAATAACGCAAGCAGAGTCACAAGCACAGGCTCAAACAACTGCAACAGTAGCAGCAGCAGGCAGAACAATAACCATAATTGACGCTGAATCAGCTGCACTAGCGGCTGCTGCGGCAGAAGTACCAGTGTACTATTCTAGTCCTCAGTACACAGCAACTCGTCCAGTTTCAGTAAGAATTGCACCAACGTCTACTCAATCAGATCCTGGTGTACCCACAACTGTTGCAACTACCACAGTCAACCCCACAGTAAACTACACAGTGAGTCCAGCAGTAGATCTTCAGCTGGCTATACAGCAGCTTGACAATCAGCCATTTGTTGGCATACCTGTACAACCTCCAGTGTAATCAGAGTAAACGGCGCAGTTTTTTATACCGGTAAATAAGCCATAAGAAGGCAAGCAAACCAATGGCATACATCACCGTAGGAACTGGAGAAAACTCATTTACAGTCTGGGAAGACGATCCTGTACCCGCTCCGCCACCACCACCCCCACCTCGGGTAGAATCTGCTGCACCTGCTCCAGTGCCAGCACCGTTGCCAACAGTAACCAATACTGGTGTAGTTGCTTCTCCGCCACAGGTGAGCATTGCAGCTGACTACGATAGTTACTGGAAAAACGCTCCAGTGGGTTCTTATACCGACTTTGCAGGCGGCGTAATATATCGCTACAGCGAAGATAAAGCAAATTTTATTTCTGGTACTGATAGAAAAGATTATACCATTCGCTCCAACAGCAATCTTAATGAAATTGCAAACATTATTCCTGAAGTTGGAGCAGTCTGGAAAGAAGAGTACGGGTTTAATCCCACTCCCCTTCCAACAGCACCTGATTATTATTCGCCAGTCCAGTTTTCATATGCAGATGCTGCTCGTGATCCTTTTGCGACCCGGCGTGAAGTTGCACTAGATCCTGAAATTCGAAATGTTGATCTAAGCAATGTCAAGAACGGAAACCAAGCCTGGGAAAAACTAGCAGTTGAATTGTATGGCGGCAAAAACATGACCGTTGAGGACATTGCTAGAATTGAAGGTGCTACTGGTGCAGTTGGTCGCTACAGCCGGGCCTCCGACGGTACGTATTTTCTCCCTCCAGAAGCTGTTCAAGAAATTGCTCAGTTAAATCGTATTACGAATTCACCTTCGCAAGTAGAACCAGGAACACTGAATGCCAGCGGAAATCCTCAGTTTTATCGAGGCACTACTGAATTTATTCGGGCCGAACAACTTTCAAGACAAGAGGCTCGCGATGATATTCGAAGAGCAGCTATCGCCAATGGATTTCCGCCAGATGCTGCAATTCCTACTGTTAGTGATCCAAACACTGGCCAAGTTTATATTACACTAGAAAATGGTAGAAATATTGACATCACCGCTTACTTTGAAGGCAACTCAAAACCACCAGTAGCTATAGATATCAGTGTGCCCACGTACGGTACTACTACTGTAGACACTCCGTTTAGAACTGTGACAATAACAGCGCTGCCTGAAGTGGCTAGAACTGTATCTACTTCTGAAGGCAGCATAGTAGTTGATGCTAACTCTGAAACAGCTAGATTTATTCAGTGGCAAGGATCACAGTACGATCCCAATAACGGGGGATTAGTTAGAGAAACCTGGGCTCGGCAAGGTATCTCCGACCCTTATGCTGATCCAAAACTGGTTGCGCAGGCACAAAATCAAATTAATCGCGCAGACGATCGAACAGCACTGTTTAGTCAAAATGGAGTAACACCTCCGGGCAGCACCATTGCACCTTGGAACGATCCAAATTGGCCAGCATATCAAGGCAGCAACAAGGAAGCATATGGTATTGCCAGTGCAGCTCTTACCGATGTTAATGTTAAAAATCAACTCAAAGCTGAAAACGGTTGGGACGAAGCCACTTTTCAAAGCTGGGCGTTAAACGCCACCAATCCTACCGAAGCAGCTAGACAAGCTGCTATCAATGATGCCGCTGCTGGTCTAGTAGCTGGTCCAGGTTCAAGTGGCTCAACAGGGTTATCTGCCAACGGCGCCACTGTGGTTGCAGTAACAGGTCTTGTTAACTCAGCAGGATTTGCTAATGCGTCTTTTTCATCAGTTGCATCAAACGCTGGAGTACCTACTAACCTAGCAGGAGCAACTGGTGTAGTAACTGGTGCAGTCAACAATGTATTATCGTCTGTTCCATCTGTGCCCACTGACCTAGCAGGTATTGCTACAGGCTTTGCAGCCGGATTTACTGCTGCATTGCCAGCACTTCCGTCTGTTACTGGTGCATTGCAACTTACTGCGGCTCAGGTTGCTGGACTGGCACAACAAGCTGAAGACACTGCCAATTCGTTAGTGGCCGGTATTAGAAGTTTACCTGAAAGAATTCCTGACAATCTAACAGGATTTGTAACTGATACTGTAGACAGTTTGGTACAGGCCAGCGGCTTGGGTGCAGTAACAGACTTGCTGTCAAGGCAAAATGCCACTATACAAAAAGCCAAAGAACAAGCAACACTGGAGGCGCGAAACAATGAAGCTGCTGCACCAGACTGGCGTGTACGATTGCAACTGGCACCTGGCGCACAGTATCTCTACAAAGATCCTGAGCCAGGTATACTGGCACCACTGTTTCAAACAGACGGGGTAGTGTTTCCCTACACTCCAACTATTGAAACATCCTATGCTGCCAACTATGACAAGTACGATTTAGTTCACAGCAACTATCGTGGATATTTCTACAAGAACAGTGTGGTCAACGACATCAATATTCGTGGCACCTTTACTGCTCAAGACACTGCTGAAGCAGAATACATGCTGGCCGTGATACACTTTTTTAGATCTGTAACACGCATGTTCTATGGCCAAGATGCCTTGCGTGGTGCACCACCTCCTTTGGTATATCTCAGCGGGTTTGGCGAATACCAATTTAACGAACATCCTTGCTTGGTATCCAACTTTAGTTACAGCTTGCCCAACGAAGTTGACTATATACGAGCATGGGGTCCGAACAACTACGGGAACCTGTTTAGCCAACGAGCCAAAACAGGTGGTATCAGTACCAATCCGTTAAGTGCTGCATTGAGTCGGTTGACCGCAGCCGGAGTGCCCAAAGGCGCTGAGCCTAGTTCCCCAACACCTGGTTCTATAACTCAAAACGTCGACAATCTAACAGGAGCCACTTACGTGCCAACCAAGATAGAAATCAGCATCACACTGTTGCCTACCAACACACGCAGTCAAGTTAGTCAACAGTTCAGTGTCAAAGAGTTTGCTAACGGCAGCTTGCTCAAAGGAGGGTTCTGGTAATGGCCACATACGGAGCAACCAGTCCATACTATGCAACTGGCTACAGTCAGTTCTTTTTGGATGTCATGGTGGATAGACCTATACCTAGACTCACAGACGACTTGTCATTTGTGATCAATCAAACTTATCAGTATCGTCCTGATCTGTTGGCATTTGACCTTTATCAAAATTCTAATTTATGGTGGGTGTTTTATCAACGTAATCCCAACACTTTGACTGCCCCACCTTTGGACTTTGTGGCAGGAAAGAAAATATATTTGCCCAAGTTATCAACTCTGCAAGAAACACTGGGATTCTAATAAATGAGTACCACAGCCCAAAGCGAAGTTGTTCGCATACAAGTTGATATCAATGTCACCCTTGCAGATATTGCTGCTTTTCGAGAACGACTTGAAGATCCTAACTTACGCCCAATTCAGCGTGCCACGGCTCAAACCAATCTTCAACGTGCTGAAGCACGTCTGGCAGCTCTAAGACAAGAGCTGGTTCAAGCACAACAAAAAGTTGCTAGTGAAGGTGGGGTCGTGCCACCTCCACCAAAAACAGCGGGACAAACTGTTGGCGATGACGCAGTTCCAAACCCGATCAAGCAGCAACCGTTAGAAACCAACCCTGATACAGGACGCATACAAAACTTTGTGCCTGAGACTGTACCGTCTAATGCTGATCAGGTACCAACCACTGCCGCTGGCGATGCAGACATCAACACCAACGGGCCGCAAAAAACTTTTTCAACTACTCAGTCATCGTCTAACGAGCAAGAGCAAACTGGCGCCGGTACAATATCAGCGCCAAAACAACCAGAATATCCACCAGGTACTGAACAGCCCAATGGCGAAGGCAAAGTTACTGATCCATCGCAACAGGGCACTGCCGGCGGCGCTGCTCCGGCTGTTACAGTTGGTAACGGCGCTCAGGACGATAATCCATTTGAAACATCACAGTCCACCAGCGCTGCCACAAACAATGCAGCCAATGAACCGCAACAGATCAAACCACAAGACAATGTGCTAGATCAGTTTGCTAGCTACACATATGGTATATCTGTGTACTTGATGACTCCAGAAGCATACAAATCCATGATAACTAGTAAAAAGCGCACTCTCAACGGCAGTAATCTGTTGTTTCAAAGTGGCGGAGCTCCGGTTGGTGGGTCTCAATCCCCTGGTGGCATGACTTCTCTTGAGCCAGGAGATGCAGGACGCAATCCTTATTTTGATGTAGATTTTTATATTGACAGTTTGACTTTGGAAAATGCATTTCCTGGCAAACAAACTGGTGCGGCTCACATGGCTAGTGAATTAAAATTCACAGTGGTTGAGCCCAATGGTATTACCTTGCTGGATAGGATGTATGCAGCAGTGCAAGATTTTGTGCCCAAGGACGGAGCAGGCAAAGTAAACTACACCGCAGTGCAGTACTTGTTGGCCATTCGTTGGTATGGATGGGATCTTGACGGACAGCTCATACGTGGAGTTGGTCAAACTCAAGGTCTAACTGATCCCAACGCTGCAATTGAAAAATTTATTCCTTTTAAAATACAAACAATTAACTGGGGCGTTCACAACAAACTGGTCACATACGATTTTGTATGTAAGCCTGTGGGTCAGTTGATAGCTGGTGGACAAAGCCGTGGCACCATTCCTTATGATATAGAATTAACTGACAGCACTGTGGGCGGATTGTTAACTGGTGACACTCAGTATGGAACAGCGTCACCTAGTGAAACACCAACAACCAATCCTACAGCTCCACAAAAGGCCAATGCAGCTCCGTCAAACAAACCTACTATCCGTCAAGGCCTCATGGGTGCAATGAACGATTTTCAGAAAAAATTAGTTCAAGACGGTGTGTACGAATATGCAGATCAATATGAAATAGTCTTTGTTAACGGTGCAGAAAGCATTAGAGACTCGTCTATCATCAAACCAGAAAACAAGATTAAAAATCTAGCAGCAACTCCAATGGGCAAACCGGCCACTACTGATCCTAGTGGCCTTGATCCTCGAAAAAATCAAGTTGACAATACCTTGAGAAATTCAGCCGTGACTGCAGGACAGCAATTGTTGCAAGTTATTGACTTGACTATTCGTAATAGCACGTTTATTACGCAACAAGCTAGAGTGGTCAATCAAGAAGAAGAAGAAACAACAACCAGCGGCGATGTGGCAGGAGAAACTCCCACAGCCTCACCTCCAACAGCCAAAATCAACTGGTTCAATATTACCATGGAAGCTGTGCCCCGTGTGAGCGAATATGATTACAAACGCAACGATTATGCATATGATATTCGTTATATTATTAGTCCGTATGTGGTTGTAAATCTTGACAGCAAATATTTCCCTATACCTAAGTTTAATGGCTTGCACAAGAGCTACAAGTATTGGTTCACTGGTGAAAACAAAGACGTACTGGATTACCAGGCCAATTTCAATCATCTTTACAACATGACCATGACTGGCAGTGACAGCAAAGACTCAGGTACTGAAGCTATCAGAAGAAAGTTTACTTCTAGCATGCGAGATATTTCTACCTATGTGTATCAAGCTCGAAGTTCAGAAAGCAACTTTGGTGCTGATGGCAAAGGTAATGAAACATCCGCAAACGCAGCTGAATATTTGTACGCACCTAGCGAACAAGGAACAACCAAGGTTCGTATTGTGGGCGATCCAGCCTGGATACAACAAGGCAGTGTGGCAGCAGGAGTCAATCCCACCAACTTTGACTACAAGGGATTTTTACCAGATGGTACAATCAACTTTGACAGTAGTCAAGTGATGTTTGAAATTGCCTGGCAGCGCCCTGAAGACTACAACATCAACACAGGACTAGCAGATCCGTACTCAGGTGCATATTCAGGAAACGCAAACTTGGCACGACAAGCAATACAAAGCAATGTTTATTTGGCAAAAAAATGTGTGAGTGAATTCCGTCAAGGTAAATTTGAGCAAACAGTTGAAGGATCATTATACATGTTCCCAGTTCCAGCACAACAAAACACCGCTACTGCCAAAACAGCCAGTGTAGCAGCAAATGACAGTGGATTAGCAGAACGTAGCTCGGTACTAACCAGCATGGCTCAGAATGTAATTCCAGGAGCAGGAGCATTGCCTGCCCCTCCTGTGCTAGATGTAGTAAATCTTGCTGGCAGTAGTGCCACCGCTAGTGCCACCGCAGCAGTGGATTTGATTCGCCAGTCAACAACTCCAACCACCAGCAACGGTTCAGAAGTGCAGTCAGTTAACTTACCAGCACCTGGGGTACTGAATGCGCAAAATCAAATAACAAATACTCCTAGCCAGCAAATGTCTGGTGAGGCATAAGGACGCTCATGTCAGAAAATATAGCACGCAGTAAAGGCACACCACAGAACTACAAACCGGATCGAGGCGGAGTACCTGCTCAACCAGGTCCGTTTATTGGCAAAGTCAAGAGCAATGTTGATAACACTAGATCAGGTAGACTACGTGTGTACATTGAAACATTCTCAGACGGTGCAGAAGACGACGATACCAAATGGACCACTGTAGAATATTTGCCAAGCTTTTTTGGATCTACTCCAGCAAACGCAGGTACTACCACTGGTGTTGGTACATACCCAGGTAACCGTAACACATATGGCATGTGGTTTACTCCGCCTGACATTGGAGTCAAAGTCATGTGCATCTTTGTCAACGGTGAGCGAGACAAGGGTTACTACATTGGCGTATTGCCTGAGCAAGGCCTTGGGCACATGGTGCCAGCAATAGGTGCAAGTACAGCAGCAGATACTGCCAATCCCAGTCAAAAAGCCTATTTTGCTGATGCAGCACAATTGCCGGTAACTGAGATCAATGCAGCCAACGCCGGTATTATCAACAATCCAAGATTCTTTGACCAACCTAAGCCGGTACATGCTGTGGCAGCAGCCACAATGTTTCAACAGGGACTGATAACTGACACTGCCCGTGGACCAGTGGCCAGCAGTAGTCAACGCGAAAGTCCTAGCCAAGTGTTTGGAATTAGCACACCAGGACGACCAATTTATCAAGGTGGATTCAAGCAAGAAGAGATCCCAAGTCGTATTGATCAAGGAGCAATATCACCTGTTGATACCAAAGTAATTGGACGTCTAGGTGGTCACACTCTGGTCATGGATGATGGGTCTGTAGACGGCAAGGATCAAATGATCAGACTACGCACTGCTAAAGGTCATCAGATTACCATGAGTGATTCTGGAGACTTTTTCTATATCATTCATGCCAACGGACAAAGCTGGCTGGAGTTTGGCAGTGAAGGCACAATAGATCTTTACAGCAGTAATTCTGTAAATGTGCGCACACAAGGTGACTTGAATCTGCATGCTGACGGCAGTATCAACATGTACGCTGGCAAAAACATCAAGGTAAAAAGCAAAGAGGCCATGCAGGTCGAAACTGAGACTGATTTAATCATGATGGCTCGTAAAAGTATGACTGTATATTCTCGCGCCACGCTAGCACTCAAGGCAGACGGTACCTTGGGCTTGCAAGGCAAAAACACCAGTATCAACGGTGGCAGTTCTATTGTGGCCAGTGCTGGTACTATTGATCTTAATGGACCAGCAGCATCCAAGATTCCGACGCCACCTGTAATTCCCATGAACCTTATGCCTGACGTGACATTTAACGCTAGCACCGGGTGGAAGCCAGTGGACAAAGGAATAGCCAGTGTGGTTAATCGAGCGCCCACACATGAGCCATATCCGTTCCACAACACAGGTGTCAAGGTCTAAGTTATGGCATCTTTTAGTTTTATCAATCCATCGCCACAGTCCAGTACCACAAATACTGGTACACAAACACCACCTGGCGCTCCAGCAGTTCCTGCTGGTGTAACTCTTACAGCAAGCACCAATCAAACTATTGTGGTGTCTGGACCTGAAAGCTTGGATAGAGATGCAGCTCAGAGGATTTTTAATCAACAGTTGGCCAGTGGTTCTTTGATAGGACTTGCGGTTGGCGATGTAATCAGTCCGGCCACTCAAGCTGCCAATGGATTGATCACAGCTGAATCTCAATTGTTGCAACAACTAGCTCAAACACCCAGTCAAGCAGAGCAAGTAACTCCAGTCAAGGTCATAACTGAAGTATTGGCAAAGTTTCCGGTTACAAACGGGATTACCATATCAGACTATGCAACACAACCAGCAGAAACTACTGGACTTGGTAACATGACAGATACTCAATTTACTGGAGTGTTGGCACAAGCACGTAAACTAGCGGCACAACCAGCTGGGGTAGTTACCACAGTGGGACTTGGATCTTATGCACTCACTGCATCACAACTTGCAGCAGCAGGATATGTAAAAACAATAGCAGTGCAACTGATGCAAACAGGACAAAACTCGCTTCCTAATGTGTTAAAAAGTCCTGCGGTTTGGACCGGTCTCAACGGGGTTGAATCTCTACAACAAATGTTATCTAACGAAACATTGCAACAGCAAACACAAGTAAGCTTGATGAATTTGGGTCTAAACTACCTTGCTCAAGTGGGCATAGCAGTAGATCAATTTCCGCCACGCAATCAAGCTGGTGTTGTGCTCAGTGCTGCAAAATCTCCAGCAGCAACCGAAGCATGGTTGCGTGGACAGTCAGTAAGCGCTGCAGACTCTGTTTTGTTTAGTCAGTATGTTAGAGACGGTGCATATGCTGTAGACTTTGTTGACAACAAAGTTAACAATTCTATGGCCAACGAAGCAGACCCTGTGGGAGTAGTTAATACCACTGACCGTGCTAGACTAGACGCTGCCACCAATAGAATTGTGGGCAACCCAAAAGTCCCTCAATTGATTTATGGTCCAGAGCCAGTTAATCCAGTGCTGGTTACAGAATATACACGTTTACAACTGGAATTGACTAATACTCAAGATGCAGTAGCCTCAGTGGTAGCACAATCTACAACGGTGCAAAACGCAGTGTTGCGTAGAACCAAGTTGGAAAACTACCGAGCAACATTAGGTACTTTGCGAACCCAAGTATCTACAATACGCCAGCAAGCATCAACTGCGGCTCCTATCTCTCCTGCACTGGTAGCACAGCTAGATCTATTGCTACAACAAATTGACAATTTGATAATCAAGATCAACAACAGTATTCAGTTTGTTGAACAAGCTAGAGCTCAATTGCAACGCCGATAAATATTGTTATGTCTACATTCATCGGCTTTAACACAATCAATCAATTCAAAAAGTTTACTCTAACAGATTTTGAGCTGATCAAACGAGATCTGTTGAATGCATTCAACATTCGACCAGGACAACTGCCTGGCCGCCCTGCCTATGGTACCACACTGTGGAGTTTTGTGTTTGAACCACAAACACAGGAAACACAAACATCAATCCAGCAAGAAGTGCAACGAGTAGCTGGGGGCGATCCTAGAATATTTGTAAGCCAGGTGCAGGCATTCCCCCAGGAAAACGGTATCTTGTTACAGATACAACTTACTGTAGTGCCCACAACAGATGCCAAGAGACTGAGCATCTTCTTCGACCAACAACAACGCACAGCCAGCTACGTATAACTGCGCCGTTTTTAGTCTCCATAAATACTTCAAGGTGACAAAAAGGTTCAACGAGCATGGCAAAAACCACTAGACAAACAGCAATTTTCGGTGTAGAAGACTGGAAACAAATATATCAGACCTACAGGGAAGCTGACTTCCAAAGCTACGACTTTGAAACTCTGCGCAAGAGTTTTGTAGATTATTTGAGATTGTACTATCCAGAAACTTTCAACGACTATATTGAAAGTTCAGAATTTATTGCACTGTTGGATATTATTGCATTCATGGGACAAAGTCTTGCGTTCCGTACTGACCTTAACACTCGTGAAAACTATTTAGACACTGCTGAACGTCGTGACAGTGTGGTACGCTTGGCCAACTTGGTCAGCTACGATCCCAAACGAAATACTGCATCTAGTGGCTTTCTCAAAGTATTCAACGTAACCACTACAGAAAACGTCACGGACTACAACGGTATTAACCTAAGCAATGTTACTGTGGACTGGGCTGACCCCACAAACCCTGATTGGCAAGAACAGTTTACCACAATTATCAATGCAGCTCTAGTAGACAGTCAGCGTGTGGGACGTCCTGGTAATCGCCAAACAATTCTAGGTGTACGCACAGAAGAATATGCTATCAATCTGTTGCCAGGCTTTTTGCCAGTGGTGCCGTATACTGCCACAATTGACGGTGTATCAATGCCGTTTGAAGCAGTAACATCAACCAGCGTGGGTCGTGACTATGTGTACGAACCTGCTCCAACAGCAAATTCGCCCTTTAACATCTTGTTCCGCAATGATCAACTGGGCTTTCAAAGCGCCAACACTGGCTATTTCTTTGCGTTCAAACAAGGAACTTTGATCAACACGGACTTCAACTTGAGTGAACGTATTAGCAACCGCACTGTAAACATCAACGTGGAAGGTGTTAACAATGAAGATCGTTGGCTATTCCAGTTGGACAACGTTGGTAACATCACTCGTGAGTGGCAGTATGTGGAAAGTGTTTACACTGCCGCAGCAGAACAACAAGTAGAACTTCGTCCAATCTACAGCACAACCAGTAGAACCAATGACCAAATTACCTTGGTATTTGGTGACGGTGTGTTTAGCGAAATCCCAGTGGGTATTTTCCGATGCTACACTCGTGCTTCAAACGGTTTGGAATACATTATCAATCCTGCTGAAATGCAGAGCGTGAGTATCCCTATCAGTTATACCAGCCGTAGCGGTAATCTTGAAACAATTACATTCACTTGTGGTATTACACAACCAGTGACTAATGCACAGGCTCGTGAACCTATTGATGCAATCAAACAACGTGCTCCTGCTAGATACTATACACAAAACCGTATGGTCAACGGCGAAGACTACAACTTGTTTCCGTTTACTCAGTACAACAGTATTATCAAGAGCAAGGCGCTTAACCGTGCATCGATTGGTACCAGCCGTTATTTGGATCTAGTGGACAACACTGGCAAGTATTCTAGTACCAACAGTTTCTCTAGCGACGGCGCATTGTGGGAAAACAACATACTGCCCACTATCTTGTTTGGGTGGACCAACCGTAACGAAATCGCAGACTTTGTGACCAACTCAGTACAACCGCAATTGACTGAAGCCACAATGAAGCAGTTCTACTACGACAATTTCCCTCGTGTGTACACCAATGCAGCACCAGCAGGCAGCTTTGTAATTGGGCAACCGTATGTAATTGCCACTGTGGGCACTACCAACTTTACTGCTATTGGTGCGGCAAACAACACCGTGGGCACAGAATTTGTGGCCACAGGAGTAGGAGCAGGAACCGGTACTGCATTTGTTAGCATTGCTGGAAGTACATGGCAACAGTCCACTACCTTGGCCAACGAAACTACTGGTTATTTCAAGAATTCTGCAGGCACTGCTGTTCCTGTTGGTCCCAGCAGCGGTACTGATTTTAAGTATGTGCAAGTTGGCAGCTTGATCAAGTTTGTGGCTCCAGTTATTAACGGACAGCCTTATTACTTTGATCGTAACAATCGACTGCAAGCTGGCGTACCTACCCGACCTGACGAACGCACAGAAATTTGGGCTAGTCCACAAGCCATTGTAGGCGATGGATACAACAATGGCCTAGGCAATTTAAGTTCAGGCGCAGGCCCAGTCACAGTCAACAACTTTGTGCCCACAGGCGCAGTGGTCAGCGAAATTATTCCGCTATTTGTAACTGACCTGCCAGTGTCGCTAGAACAACAAATGGGCGACCAAATTGAGTTGTTCCGTGACTTTGGTCTAGGCTACAACAACCTAACAGGCACTTGGTATATTATTACCAGTACCAATTTGGATCAAGATGCTGCCTGGAGCGATGCCAATGCAGGGTCAACAGCAGGCACAAACAGTGACGCAAGTTGGCTGATACAATTTGTAGTGGAAAATCAAAACTACACTGTGACATTCCGTGGCCTAGCCTACTACTTTGGTAGTGTGTTGCAGACTCGCTTTTTCTTCTACGGCGATCAGTTGATCTATGACAGCAGAACTGGCACGATTATCAAAGACTTTATCAATGTGTTGGCCATGAATACTCAACCTGACGACTCAGCTCCTTTAGAAGGCGATGTGGTCATGGACATTATTGGTCAGCCAGTTGAGTCAGACGGTTATGTTGACGACTTCCAAGTCTTGGTCAGCTTCCGTGACAGCGACAACGACGGTGTACCAGACAACCCAGACTTCTTTAAAGAAATTGTTGCCCCTGGTGTAAATTCCAACCAGAAACTGGTGTTCTTGCAACAAACTGTGGACTTTGACAACTTGCAAAGATATCTCTTGGTTGAAGAAGGTATTGTAAACAGTGACTACGCTACTCTGGATGACATTGAATTGGTCAAGAGCGAATGGAGCCCTGGACAAATTTTCTATGCATACACTGATGACGCATTCTACTTGTTGAGCATCAACGTTGCTGGTGTTCGCACGCTGGTAGAACAATCAGGCTGGATTGCACGCACTGGACGTCAAGATTTATACTTTCAGTATCGCCACAACTCACCACTGACCACTCGTATTGATCCAGGTACTACAAACATTATTGATTTGTATGTGGTCACACAAGCCTACTATACTGCATATCAAAACTGGATTCGTGATACTACTGGCACAGTGACTGAGCCTAGCGTTCCTACTATTGATGAACTGAGCACAGCATACCAAGGCTTGCAGGATTACAAAATGATCTCTGACAACGTGGTGTTGAATTCTGTAAACTTCAAGCCCTTGTTTGGAGCCAAAGCAGCACCACAGTTGCGAGCTACCATCAAGGTGATTCGTGCTCAAGGGTCTACTGCCAGTACCAGTGAAATCAAAAGCTCTGTGATTGCAGAAATGAACACCTACTTCAGTATTGACAAGTGGAACTTTGGTGACACCTTTTACTTCTCAGAATTGGCAGCGTACCTGCACCGCCAGTTGGGAACCATTATCAGTTCGGTAGTACTAGTACCACTGGACCCACAAAAGAGTTTTGGCGACTTGTACGAGATTCGTTCAACTCCCAACGAAATATTCGTGAATGCAGCAGACATAACTAATATAGATGTGATTGAGGCTTTGACCAGCACCAATCTCCGAACAGCCCCTGGTAGCGGAGTAATTTAATGGCAAGAGTACGTAGTGTAGAATTTTTACCTGAAATCTTTCAGACTGATGTAAACAAGCAGTTTTTGGCTGCAACGTTGGATCAACTGATTCAGGAGCCCAAGTTCAAAAAGACTCAGGGCTTTATTGGTCGCAGTGTAGGGCCCGGCGTAAACCCCAATGACCGTTATGTGGTAGAACCCAACAAAACTCGTGCTGACTATCAGTTAGAAGCTGGAGTTGTAAGTCTGGAACCTGATACAAACAAGGTTCGCGACGTAATGACATATCCAGGCATCCTGGATGCAATAGCCTATCAGGGAGGCAATGCTAGCCGTCCTGATCGACTGTTTGAGAGTCAATACTACACCTGGGATCCTTTTATCAACTGGGATACCTTCATCAACTTTAGTCAGTACTTTTGGATTCCCGGCGGCCCTGCATCAGTAGATGTAGCAGCAACTGGAGTTCCAGCCACTGATGACTTTGTTGTAGATCGTGCAAACGGCGTGTACTCATTCTCAGGTCTGGCTGGAACTAATCCCACTATTGACCTGGTGCGTGGTGGTAGTTATACTTTTGAAGTTGCACAAAACAACAAAGAAACTGTCAACTACAGAGTAAGCAATTCTGGCATCAGTAGCTATGTAATTGATTCACAAAGCAATCCTACGCTGACGCTGGTTCGCGGTAATACCTACGTGTTTACCATGAACCTAGATGGTGCATACCCATTCTATATCAAAACAGCTCCAACCACAGGCTTGAGCAACGTTTACAACTCAGGTGTAACCAACAACGGAGCAGTTGTTGGACAGGTAACATTTGTAGTACCACAAGACGCTCCTGATACTTTGTTCTATGCTAGTTCTACACAAAGCAACATGCAAGGCACCATCGCAGTGGCCAACGCCACTGCTGGTACTGGCCCAGGCTTTTGGATTCAGTCTGCCCCAGGTGTAAACGGTAAAGTTCCAATCACTCCCAACATCAGCAGCAGAGATGTATATGGCGTCACCAACAACGGTGAAGACCTTGGCACAATTACATTCAACGTGCCAACCAAGACAGCACAAGATTTTTACTACGGTTTGCCTAGTATTGGCACAGTAGATCTGCTTACTGAGCTCAAGTTTGATCAGTTGGACAATGTGTCAGTGGCTGATTTTATTGCAGCCTACGGTGGTATTGACGGTATTACTGAACTCAATGGCCGTACCATAGTGTTTACTCAGCCTGCATTAGACGCTGACCTAGGCGGCTGGTTCAAGACAACTGTATATGATCCCTTGGATCGAGACAACTCTCTCAACGGACAACCAGGCAGTTATGACAGCTTGTTGTATTCTGAAACCACCGAAGTACCGCTAGATCAACGCTCTGGTATTTGGCAAATTGAATACGTCAACGACGATGGCTATGTGTACATGACGCTGAACAGCATTCAGTTGATCAACAATCTTGAAAAATTCACTGTGCGTTATGGCAATACCTATGCTAGCACACAATGGTACAAAAATGACGCAGGTTTCTTTAGAGAAATACCTTTGTTGACAGCAGCGCAAGATACGCTGTATTACCAAGACGGTACAGATCCAGAAATATTTGGTCGTATTCGACTGATTGAACAAACACAAAGTGACACTTTGTTTATTGACGAGCTGCTGGGCAAGCCAGCATACACAAGCCCTAACGGAGTAGTGTTTACCAACGGACTCAAGGTAGTGTTTCGTGGCCAAGTAGAGCCAGCTGAATACATCAACAAAGAATATTACATAAGTGGAGTAGGCACTGCTATAGAGTTGTTGCCAGTTACCAACTACATCACTCCTGAAACCTACGTAGTTGACGGGGATGGTAGCACTGAAGCTACTGAACCTGGTGAACTAGATTACTTGACCATTGATCGTGCTGCCTTGGACCTTAATGCCTGGAGCCGTAGCAACCGCTGGTTCCACATTGATGTTATCAACGCCACAGCAGTTTACAACAATACAGAAGCAGTGATTGACAATGCGTACCGCGCCAAACGACCAATCATTGAGTTCCGTCCTGGCCTGCGTATGTTCAACATGGGAACTGAAGGCAAGCAACCAGTTAACATCATTGACTTTACAGAAACAGATGCATTCAGTAACATTGAAGGCTCTACTGGATATTCAACCGGGGGCTACACCTTTACTGAAGGTTCTCGAGTTATTTTTGCAGCTGACCTTGACGTCAACGTACGAAACAAGATCTGGGTAGTAAACTTTATTACACCAGATTCTATTGCTCCGTATGTGGAACAACCTTTGATTCATTTGACATTGGCCACTGACGGTGAAGTCCTAGTTGATCAAAGCACAGTTTGTCTTGACGGTACCACACTCAAAGGAATATCTTTTTGGTATGACGGTGTTGTATGGGCTGAAGCACAACTCAAAACTGGTGTTCAACAAGCACCGTTGTTCAACATCTACGATGCTGATGGAGTGAGTTTTGCTAATCTTGCAAAATATCCAAGTACAACATTTGCAGGCAGCAAATTGTTCAGCTATGCTGTAGGTGACACTGGTGTACTAGATCCTGTGTTGCAATTCCCGTTGCAGTATCTCAACCTCAACAACGTGGGCGACATTGTTTTTGAGAACAATCTCTACAAAGACACCTTCTTGTATGTGCGTGACAACGTTAGTACTACAGAGTCCATCAGCATTGGCTTTGTTAGAGAGTATGACTCCAGAGCAGTATTCCAACGACAAATTGGATGGAACACTGCGGCCACAGATACATTAATAAGACAACAATTTAAATTTACCTACTCTGGCGAGCTACTAAAACTAGACGTGCAGGCACAATCATCAAATGTGAATATACCTGCGGTACAAGTGTATGTGGGATCAGCATTTCGAGATCCAGGAACATACACAGTTGAAGTGTTTGATAACTCAACCACTATTGCATTGGACAACACATATGCAATTGGTGATATTGTAGAAGTGTTGGTACTGAGTGATCAAATTAGTCAGGTAGCGTTTTACCAGATTCCTATCAACCTAGAAAAGAACCCAATCAACGGCAACAGTGACAGCTTTACCTTGGGTACTGTTCGTACTCACTATGAGTCAATTTGCGAGAACTTGACCACATTAACTGGTCCAATCAACGGTGCCAACAACACACGAGATCTTGGCAACATTGGCCCATATGGTCAAGTAATTTTGCAACAAAGCGCACCGCTGGTATTGCCCGGTTATTTTAACCGCTCGCAAGAGTACAACATTTTTGCCAGCCTGCAATACAATTCTAGAGAATATCAAAAGTTCAAGAATTTGATGCTGGAAGAAGTTACTAGACTCACCATTGGATTTGAAACCCCTGGCCAAATTCTAACACAGGCCATGGAAAACCTCACAGCTGGTAGAATTGAGATCAATCCGTTTTACTGGAGCGACATGCTGCCAACTGGATCGGTGTTCATTGAGAACTCCTACACAGTGGGTCTAATCACTACCAATGTGTTTGACACTGTGCAGATCTATAACTATACTTCTGCCAACTATCTTGGCCTGTTGGTATACAAAAACAGTCAGTTGTTGACTCGTGGTTTTGATTACACTGTGGCTGTAGACGGTCCTCGTGTGACCATACTAACACCGTTGGCCGTGGGCGATGTTGTTACCATTCAAGAATACACTGTTACCTACGGCAACTTTGTGCCTAACACTCCTACCAAACTAGGTCTGTATCCTGCATACCGTCCAGAAATTGTAGAAACCAAAACTACCACAGGCACCGCAGTTGTAATTGTGGGTCACGATGGTAGCCAAACTCCTGCGTTTGACGACATAAGAGATCAGGTGCTACTGGAATTTGAAACTCGCATCTACAACAACTTGAAACTGGACGGAAATCCTGTACCGTTGTTAATTACAGATGTGTTGCCTGGCAACTTCCGTGAAACAGGATATTCATATTCAGACATCAACAGTTTGTTGAGTACAGATTTCCTAAGTTATGTAGGCTGGAACAAACTGGATTACACTTCGCAAAACTATTTGCCAAGTAATGAGTTTTCTTGGAACTACAGCAGTAGTCAGAACAAACTAAGCTTTGACCGTCTCAACAACACCAACTTGTTGGGTGCTTGGCGCGGCATTAACCGATACTTCTACGACACAGAAAACCCTGCGTTGACTCCATGGGAGATGCTGGGCTTTGCAATCAAACCCACCTGGTGGAACACTGTGTATGGTCCAGGACCTTATACTAGCGACAACTTGGTGCTATGGGACGACCTTGAAGCAGGTCGTGTTGCTGACCCCGACGGTGCGTATATATTACCAGCATATGCTCGTCCAGAGTTGACCACTGTACTGCCAGTAGACAGTGAAGGTAACTTGGTAAGTCCATTTGTTAGCGTAGTGGGCGGTTATGACGACACCAGTTTCCAAAAGTCATGGGTCGCAGGCGATGGTGGCCCTGTTGAAGCATCGTGGTGGAATTCTAGTGCTTACCCGTTTGCAGT